TATTTTAGACATTAATATAATTACTCCTTTCTATATTAATATTAATAAGTATAACCCAAAAGTTTTAGTATAGTTCTATAAGACAAGAATAGTCGGTAAAAATAAAGACCCCCAATGGGGGTCATATTATTTCTTGTTAATAGAGTTAATCAGATCTAAAAGTGCTTTCACATCTTTAGCTGTGTCTTCAGGTTTAGTCTGTTTAGTTAAATTATTTACTTGTTGCTCTAATTTACTAAACATATCTTGACTCAACTTGATAGTTTCTTCAGAAACAGCTTTAGCTGATTTGTCAACAAATTTAATTGTGTCAGAATCTTTAGTCTTAGGTTCTACCTTAAGAGCAGCTTTAATATTATTAAAAGCTGTCTGTACAAGTTTATTCACATATCCTTCTACAGCAGAAGTAGGTAGTATTCTTAGTAATGGTATTTGTTGTATAACAACAGCCATTACTTGAACCATTCTTTCATCTAAATCAGATCTTTGAATCTTATCCAAAGTTTCATAAGCACCTTTTTTAAGGGTATCTTTTATAGATCCGTCTTCAGCTTCTGGTATATATTTATATGCCATAGCTCTAACTTTACCATTAAATTTAATAGCAAAGATAATTAATAAAAGAATTACTACAACAACAACTGACCCATAACCAGATAAGAATTTTAAAAACATGTCCATAATTAGTTCTCCTCTCTACAAGTATATTAGAAGAGTTGTTTTACATATTATATGATGGTATAAAAAATGGAGTTATGTTAAAGGACATAAGGTTTAAATTGAATGTATTTGGTTTATGATTAGCTAATTTAATATACATTCTATCTGTAGTATCTGAAAATTGTTCTCCTACACCTAATTTAAAAATACAATTTAAATTATGTAAATCACCATGTGTCGGGTTAAAGTTATGATTTTCATGTGTTTCTGAAGACGGTGTTGTACCACTTTCATCTGTATCAAACTTATATTCTTCTCGTAATCGAGCTGCTATGTCATCTGATATTCCACTGTGAACATTACCGTACGCCACCTGAGGTTCGAATAAAAACGAAAATGTTTCTTCAGGAAATATAGTAGGTATAAAGTCAATATATGCATTAAGTGTAGATGTCACATCCGACAATAAAAAACACGTTCTTTTTGAAGTCTGTGGTATACGTTCAGATGCATTTAAAATTACCTTTTCAGTTCTTTTTCCAACAACTAATAATCGTGGAACCAATCTAGATTTAGTATTGAACGCGAAATATGGATTTTTTCCAAAGTTCTCTAGATGAAAGGTAGTTATAGCACTGTTGTTGATTTCTGTTCCAGAAATAGATAACTTATATCCCATTTCATTAAGCAATAATTGATATTTTTCTGGATGTCTTTCTTTATCTATAAATCCTATAACGAACATCGGATTAATAGTTTTAAATTGTCGTAATAATTCAGAAAAATATTCTTCATTATCTATTAAGTCATTAACATTCTCTGGTAATGTGCCTATAGCATATTTATCGTTACTGCATTTAAGAGGATTATCTATATTAGATGTATTAGTTCTATCTTGATCGAATTTACCTAAATGAGGATGAATGTTATTATCAATCATATTTTTCGGTCCTAAATAACAAGCATCAACCCATTCTTCAAATTTAGTTTTATCACCAAGTGGTGCATTGAAAACTACTAGGTTTTGTAGAACTGCGGTACTAGCCATTCCAGATGGTAAAGTGTTATTGAATGTACTTGGTAGCATTGGGAATGACACCCAAAAATTCTTTATAAGACCGCCTGGTGCTTGAGTAAGAGTGGGTACGCTTACTTGTAAACGATTTCGGAATGCTTCCTGATTTCCTATCATTTTTATGTATTTCTTATTAACATAATCATACCCAGTATTATCAATACCAACACCTAGCATTAAACAAATTACATTTTTAAAATAACGATTTTCTTTTAATAATGTATCTCTAAGTTTCTGACAGAAAGTTTCATATTTATCCCAGAAAGTAGCGTTATTATAGTCTGGATATTTTCCACCTTCGAAATTAACTGTTGGAACATCGTCCGGCACATAAGAGTAACCATAATTTTTCGCATCTATAACTACTCTTATAACTATACTTTTTTCCCCATGTTTTTCTTCATTTACTGCACCAGGATATATTCTAGAAATATTACTTAGATCTACTTCTCCTCTATTATCAACTAGATCTTTCCATGTCATGTCATAAAATATTATATGAGTATTTTTTTCTATTTGTTCTCTTTGTTTATCAGATCTAGGAATATAGTTAGCTCGATGAGAATATCCCATAAATGGATTGTCTGGTGTATCGGATAACACTTTATAAGATTTAAAACACGCATTCAAGTAAGATGATGACGAATTGCTAAAACGGTACTGAATAACTTGTCCATTTTTATCTTCGTATGAAATCATTTTATTTGTTCTTTCTCCATTGCTTGCTAGAGTAAGATAATATTTCTCATTTACAGCTACTTCGACAATTTTAAAGATACCTTGTAAATTATTTTGTGAAGTATATGATTTTAATATTTTCATAGCATATTTAAATGTAATACGATCTGTTTCTTTGTCATTTCTTATACTATAAATAAAATATAAATTATTCATAATCATTCTTAATAGAGGATGTCCTCCAGTATTATACTGAAGATTTATATAATGACCTGATTGTTCATAATATATGTCTATTTTCGTATTAATCCAATCTATTATATTTTGTCTAACTGATAAAATCAATTGAATGTCTTCTTCTTTCGCATCAGGAAAAATATCTTTCAATAATTTTTTAAAATTATCAAGAGATCTGTAAATAAATGTTGGCTTATCTTTTTGGTTTACATAAGATAACAATATATACATTAACCAATACCAAGTGTTCATAACACCATAAAACTCGATGTAGTTAGGTGAATCCATATCTAAGAAACTTAAATCAGTTTTATCTTCTAGAGAGACTGGGTAATTCATAGTTCCGTCGTCATAATATGTACTATACGGATCTTCTGGTAAAGCGTCGTTGACATTAAAAAACTTATGTAAAAAAGTTACTTTCGGTATTTCTACAGATATCGTAGTAATAGCACCGTCTGTGCAATAACAATTAGGTGTTCTGGAATTATCTAAACTTAATCTTTTTCCATTCACTACTACAGACTCAGTATTAAATCCACCAGTGTAGTACTGTTTTAACATTTTTCTAACAGGATCATAAAGTTCATTTCTTTTTTGTTCATCCTGAACTTGATATAAATCTTCTTCTACATTACCTCCAAATCCTTTTATATCTCGATAATGTACTAAATCACTAGGATGGATAAAATATGATGTAAATAATTTTATGATTTGTCCTTTGTGAGTCTTTAATATCTTTTTATCTCCTGTAAAAGGTATTTTGTCATTATTTAAGAATGAATCATTTCTGAATATATGATTTCTAAAATGAAACTTTATCGAGAATCTTTTTAAAGGTCCTAATGCCGGATAAAAAGAGAGCGATTTTTTACTACTTTCTGGTGTCTCAGCATAGTAAGACATAGGTATTCTTAAATAGTACCTTCCATCAGTATCTTTCTTTAAATTAAATGAACCAGGTTCTCTTGTGTCTGGAAAGTTAATATTAGGGTATGGGTATGATGTATTCTGTTTAAAATAGTTTTGAGTACTATCATTATTGGCCATATAAGGTACAGATATACCTATTAAAGCTGCGAAAAATAAATGAATTCTCCAATCATCCTTTTGTTCATCAAACCCAAATAACAAAGATCCATCGGCTTCTACTTTCTGTAATGTAGGAATATTATCGGGATCATAATACGGTGCATTTTTGATAGTAGCTTTTTCACAATCAACTATAATTGGTTCTGTAGCTAAAGTTGAATCATTTGGATCAAATAATGGTGGTTCACCATTTCTACTCTCACTTGTAGATTCTATAGCTGTATAAGCGTATTGTGACATATCAGTAATCGGTAAGTTAACATCTTTACGTTTTATCTGGAATAATTGTATTGCAATTTTACTTCCTGAATTTTTTTCAGAAAAAGTAGTAAATTTTGTGTCAGGTTTTAATTGAGCATTAGAATCAGTAAAAAATTCTTCTCCAAACATATAAGCCTTTATGGTGGTTAACGCTGAACCGCTCAATTTAGCTGAGTTGGAGTCCTCGTGCATAAATTTAGTTATTGGATAATAAGAAAAATTATTTCTGTAAAAAACATGTCCTTCTTGTAAGGTTCCATAATTAACACGAGATAATCCTTCATACATTTTGAAATGATCGCTTCTATAGCCAGGAAATCCTAATAAATTAGATTTGTAATTATATTTATCGACATATTCATAAATTGGGTTATATCTTAAATCATATTTAGGTTCACCACGTTCATCTACTTCAAATATACCTAATAAGAACATCACTTCATTATTTTCGATTTTATTTTCTATTTCTGCAGGAAATTTTATAAATAATCCAAAAGCTTCTTCATTAGGATCAAAGAAATCAGGTCTATTGACCATCATCATTTCATTTCTATTATCGTTTCCTGTGAATAACTTCCCTCTATTGAACATATAAACATCTGGTGTCCATTCTAAGTTTCCTTGTATGGTTATAAATCCACTATTAATTTCTTTTCCGTATTTAGTTTTATATATAACTGGTATTTTAAATTTTGCTGGATGTGGTTTAGCTATACCTTTTATGCCTTCATCTAATCTATAAGGAAAATCTTGACCTTCCATATTAACAACCATATTAGGTTGTGCATCTTTAAAATGCACTTCTTGGTTACCATCAGATTTCTTTATTTTTTCTGGTATTTTTAATGGTGGTATAACAAAATCTAATTCTTTCATAAATTCTTTTACCATATTATCTAAAGAAGCATCAGTATTAATAGCAGATGTTCTTAATGGATTAACCTTCATTTCATTTGTCATATCCTGTTTCCATCTTTTCATTACTTCGAATTTATCGTCCAAAGAAGCTGTTTTATTATATACAGAAAAAGGAGTAATAGTTAACTCTCTACCTGTAGCTGTTCTATAGGCTTCTTTTAATTTTACTAAATTTATATTATTAATTATATCATGTCCATCTAAAGGAAAGTAACTAGCTTTCCATACTTTCATTTTTTCATCAAATATACGTATTTTATAATAAAAATATACAGAATACATAACTTGTGATAAGGTAGCATCCTGCCGAAGCAGGATACCTTTATTATTCAATACTTTTATAAATTCTTTTTTATATTTATTAAGATACACTAATTTGTCTTGTGTTGTTCCCATTTAACTTTAAACCTCCGTTCCATTAATTATATCTAAAGCTCTATTTATCTTTTCTACTACTTTATTTATTTCAGTATTCACATATTGTTTCAACCTAGTTTCTAACGCAGAATCTTTATTGTCTGCATATTGTTTTAATCTTGTTTCTAATGCTGTTAAATCTTGTGTTCTAATTTTACTTATTTCTGTTTCATTTTTATTTGCCTTTATAGAAACAGGATTTACTTTAGCATCAATAGTAGCAGGTATAGCTGAGATATCTTGGTTATGTTTAGTTAAAGTTGTATAATTAGATAGATCTGTTTTAACTTGATTGATTTTACCTTGCACTTCTTGTTTAGCAGCAGTTATATCAGTAGATATTTTAGATTCTAAAGTTGATTTTGTTTGATCTATCTTAGAAGATAGTTGAGTTACTTCTGTTCTAATTTCTCCTGTCCTCATAGTATTTATTTTCTCATTAACGAATGCTTCTGTTGCAACTGTATGTACAGTTCCAGTAGGATCATAATAAGAGTTACCACTTCTAACATTAACTGCAGAATTTTGATATGTTAATTTATCTCCATTAAATTTAATAAAAACACCATTAGGTTCATTAGCTGTCTTATTTTTAGTGTTACCTAACATAAATCCAAAATTATTAGAATCATATATAGGCATAAATTTAACTATATCATTTTCTTGTGTTAATGTTGATTGATTTTCTACTAATAACTTTTTCTTATTTAAAATGTTATCAGTAAAAACATTAGTAACTGTTATCTGTTTAGCATTGATATCGCCTGTAGTATTAAATCCTGTAGCACTAACTAATCCAGTAAATGTAGCACCTGTCAAATTAGCTTTTTTATTTAATTCAGTATCAACATAATTTCTTTGTGTATAATTAGCTAATTCTACTTTAGTAGCATATTTACCATCACTAACATTTCTTTCATTAGATACAGATTGTGTGTGAGTTGTTGTTAATACATAATTATTAAATTTAGCAGTATTAGCAGCTATCAACCCATCTTGTTCAGTATCTTTATCTTCTAATATCTTTTTAACACCTTGCAAGCTAGATTCTGCTAATTGTTTATTTTGAGTTATAGTAGTTTTCACATCTTCTATTTTCGCATCTACATCAACTGTTTTAGCATAAGGTGACATTTTCTTAACTACTATTTTTTCTACTTCTGTTGCTGTATCATCTTTATTAAAATAATTAGTAGATACAGTATCTTTAAATGCGTCTAATGCAGATTTAGTTTTATTAGCAGTACTTAAAGAAAGATTTATTTGAGTATTCATGCCTTCGTGAATCAAATTCATTGCTTCAGTATTAGTATAATTACTTAATTCATTAGATAGCTTAGTATCAGTAATATAAGATCTTAATTTTATATTAGTCTCTTCTTTTGTGAAATAGTTAGATAGCTTTTCTCCTAAAGTAGTTAATGTTATGAATTGAGAATTAATATTATTCATTATGTCAATTCCTGTTTGAGTTAACATTGGAGTTAAAGCAGCTGTTGTTACATAAGAAGTTAATGTATTATCTAAAGCTGTTCTAGATACATAGTTATTACGTAAATTTTCATTTACATCATTCATTAACTGAGGTCTCCAGATTTTATTTAATTCCTCTTTAGAATATCTATTATTAAGACCTGTTGTCATATCTGATCTAAAGTTCTCTAAATCAGTTCTTAAAGCTTTCTTATTTAATTCAGTATCTACATAAGACTTTATATCTAATCTTTCTAATGATGTTTGTATACCTTTAAATCTTTGATTTAAAACGGCTGTAGTTGAGTAATCAGCTAAAGTTGTATCGAAGTTAGATTTAGCAACGTAATCTTTTAATTTATCATTTAAAGATGTATTAGAAACAAAGCTTGTTCTAAATGTATTTTCTAAATTTGATACATCAGACAATAGAGCTAACTTAGTCCACTCTCCTTCAAAATCTACTTGACCTACTGCTCTAGTAGATAATGATCCATCAGAATTAAATTTAATCATTCTGCTAGACAATAAGTTACCAGGTCTTAATCCTACATTCAATATAAATTCTAAATTATCTTCTTGTGTTATTAATCCTAGATTACTTTTTAATACTCCATATTTTTCTATAGGAGAATTATCTAAAGTATCTCTTTTGGAAATACTAGTTTGAGATAATGTTAATCTACCGTCATTTTTAATAATTACATTTTTTAATTGTGCATTATTAGATGCTTCTATATTTGTAGTATTTACATTAGTAGATTGTATTGTTGGTAATGTAGCAGTTCCACTTGTTGTAATATCATTTACATTTCTGATGTTTCCATTAGTTAAGTTAACATCATTAGTAGTAATACCATTAACAAAGTCAGTATTTTCTCTGAATGTTGTTTTACCGACAACAGTACCACCCTTAGATAACGATAAATAATCCTTAATTGTAGTATCGAAAGAATTTATTGTCATATAATCATTTAAAGTAGATTGTAAAGCATACTTAGCATTATATTCAGTATCTTTTAAATCTAAAGCATTATTTAAAGCTGTAAGATCTATTTTATGACTCAATATTTCATTTAATTCAGGTTTAGTATAATTTTGTCCACCTGCTGATTGAGTTAATGCTATAATTTCAGCATCAGATTTAATTTTACTTTCTATAGCTCTTAATTTACTATCCATTACTTGTGTAGTAGTATATCTAGAGAAAGAATTCTTAATATCATCTACATATTCTTTATTGTACACAGTATCTTTAAATGTATTAAAGTTATCTTTAGTTACATAATTAGTAAGATTATTTAAAGAAGCTAAATCATTTCTCATTTGAGACAATTTTGTTTCTAAATTAGTATTTGTTACATAATTACCTAGTACAGGTTGTAGAACTAATTCTGCTGATGTTCTAAAGTCAGAATCTCTAACATAGTTAGCTAAAGTATTATTTAATACTTCTGTCGTAACAACATTATCAGCATTTAAAGTTAATACTTTATTTCTTTTTAAAGTATCTATATCATTTTTAATAACATTTACTTCAGTAGTATAATTTTCTAATTTTACATATTTAGCTAATTCACTTTCCATTTTATCAGATGTCCATACATTTCTTTTCCAATTATTAAATGTATCTAAATCTAATTTCTTTAATAATAAAGTATCCATATTAGTCTTATTATAGAAAGAATCAGCATTTATATTAGCAGCTGCTATAGATATACCATTTAATCTAGCTTCCATATCAGTAGTAGTAGGATATTCTGAGAATCTTCCTTTAAGATTGCTTATTTCTTGATCTAATTCTCTTTTCTTATTATTAGCTTGTATTTTAGTCTCTAATAAGTCTAATTTATCGTCCATTATTTCTTTACTATAAAATAATGATGAGTTAGATATTACTAAATTCTTAATAGAGTTCATTAATTCATCTACTTTTGTAGAATCATAATATCCTCTTAATATAGTTTGTATTTTATCATCTACTATAGAATATACACTAGTATTTGTTACAAAATTAGCTTTTTCCGTATTAAAATCATTCTTAGATAAGTAGTCTCTTTCTATATCTCTCATTTTAGCTTCAAATACAGATTTATCTACTTTATTATCTAAAGCATCTCTTAATGCTACTAATGTTGTATAAGTTTCTAATAATTTACTAATATATAATTTATATGCATTAGTAATTTTTAATTCACTATCAGCTATTAATTGTATTACATCATCTCTACTTACACCATTAATATCTAATATTTTCTTTTCTAATGTTTCTAATGTTGTATATTTTTCTAATTCACTATTTAAATGCTCTAAAGTGGTATAATTAGAGAATATATTATTCAATGTCTCAGTAGTTGTATATTTTAGTATAATATCATTCCAAAATGATATTTTAAATCCTTCTAAAATATTATTTATCTCATCTGAAGTTTTAAATTTCTTATTATTGTTTGTAATAGCAGATGTTAATTCAGCATATGTAGGTCTATCATTAAATTTATTAGTATCTTCTATAACTTTATTTTGATAAATAGACTTATCTACTTTTTCATCTAATTTAGCAGCTACAGTATTAATATTTCTATTAGTAATATCAGAGCTATCTTTTATAGCTTTAGTAATATCTGCATTAGTAAACATACCATCAACTTTAGTAGATACATCATCTACTTTACTTTTAGTAGCATCTGCTTGATTTTTTAACGTTTCGATTAATTTATTTACTTCAGTCTTTCTAAAGACATCATCAAAAGTAATTATTTTAGATAAAATTTCAGCTTTAGACATAGTATTCTGTACATGATCTTCAAATACTGATTTATCTAATTTTTTATCCTCTAATTTACCTATTTCTTCTTTATTCTTATCTATAAATACTTTTAATTTATCTTTTTCTTCTGTTATTTTATTTTCTACGACAGTAATATCAGATTTAAGAGCATATTTATTCTTTTCTAAATTGAAATCTTCTGTTTTTAAATAATCATCAAATTTATTTACTGTATCTGTTATCAATTTATTAACTTCTGTAATCTTTTCAGTAATATTATTTTCCAACGATTGTTTTGTTTGATCAATTTCTAATTGTGTTACTTTTTTAGCTACTTCTTTTTGTAATTCTGTTATGCTAGAAGTATTAGCTGTTATTTTAGGAGTTAATACATTCTCTAAAGCGTCTATTTTATTTTTATTTTCTTCTTTAACAGCTGTAATCTTTTCTTCAACAGATGTTTTCTTTTCATAATCATCAAATTTACTATTAGTTGTAGCTATTTCGGTTTCAAAATGATTATTTTTTGTTTCTTGTTCCACTTTAAGATCTTGTATTTTATTATTTACACTTTGTTCTAAAGTACTAACTGATGAAGAGTTAGTATTTATCATTCCTTTAACGGCTTCTATTTTAGTATCTATCTTCTCTTCAGATTTTTTAACTGCTTCTTTTAATGTTTCTTCAGTTATTTTACTATTTAAACCAGAAGCAAATGTTGTAGTAGTAACATAATCATTCAATGTAGTACTTAAAGAATCATTTGATACTAAATTAGCTAATTTATTATCTAAATCTATTTCTGTTTTTAAATTATTAATAGAATCAGTTACTGATTTATTAGATGCTTTTTCTTCTAATGCTTTATTAACATCTTTTTTAAGAGCATATGTATTATCAGAATAATTTCTTAGATCTGCTATCTGTTGAATAAGTTCACCTTTAATAACTTCTATCTCAGGTTTAGTATAAACATCTTTTAAAGCATTTAGCACAGCTGTTAATTTATTATCGACTTCTTCTTCAGTTATGGTTCTTAATATATCTGATTTAAATTCATTCTTAAGACTTAATAAAGATGTATCTAAGTATTCTTTTGTTACATGATTTTTTATATCTTCTCTAATAGAAGTTCCTAAATCATTTAATGCAGCTGTAGACACAAAATTTTGTTTCTCATTCTCATATCTCTCAATAGTAAGATATTTAGCTAATTCTGTAGTAATAGAATTTCTTAAGCTACTTAATTTAGCATCATTGTTAAGTATTGTCTCATAGTTATTAAATAGATTTCTAATAGTATCTAATTGTGATTCTAAAGTATTTGTAGTTATAAAGTCTTTTATTTTATTTTCTAATGTTGTTAATTCTACAAATTTACCTAATTTCTTTTCATAATCAGCTAATTGAGAAGTAAACGTTTCACTAACACCTTCTATTGTTTCATTATCTACTTTATGCAATAACTTTTCTTCTAATAAATCATTAGTAACATATTTTTTAAAGTCTTCAGTTAACTGATGTTTAGTTACAAAATCTTTAATAGAGTTAGCTAATGTATTAGTAGTTACGAAATCTTGTATTGCTGCTTGTAAAGCATTTTTATTTACTAGATCTGTTACTAAATGATTATATTGATCAAATGTCATGAAGTTAACATTCTTTGCTTCTATTTCTTGTTTAGTATAAAAATTATTTATTCTATTATTTGTGTTAGATATATCTTCTGCTATATTAGCTCTTACTGTTTCTAAGTAAGCTTTAGTAACATAGTCTTTTAATTGATCTCTAACAAAATTAATTGATGCTAATCCATCTAATGATTTGTACCAAACATTATTATTTCTAATTACTTGAGATGTTAACTCAGCAAATTTCTTATCTATAGTAGCTATACTATAAGTATCTAGATTACTTAATAAAGTATTTATTTCATGCTTAGAATAAGCTTCTTCGGGTAACTTAGATAATTTAGTATTTATATCTCTTTTAATTTGATCGATATCAGCATGAGATATATAATCAGCCATTCTAACATTATAAGAATCAATCGGTAGATATTTTTCTAATGTCTTTTTAAACATTTCCTCTGTAACAGTATTACCAATCATAGATTTAGTAACTACTTCTGTTGGATCTAAATCTTGAAAAGTTAAGAAATTAGTTAAGTCTAAATAATACCCATTATAGAAATAGAATATTTTACTACCATCTAAATATTTAGGAAAGATTTTAGATCCTGATGGTAAATCATATACTTTAGTATTCTTATGTGTCTTTTCATCTATTTCAGAATGAGCATCTTTCCATAATAAAGCATTAGGCTTATCAGGTTTCATTTTTAATTCTATTATTTCAGATCCATCAGCTTGTTTCCCAGTTACTAAATTAGTAGTTATTGGAACACCATGCTCATCTGTCTTTAAAGTAATAGAATTTTCAGTCCTACTAGAATTTCCAGTAGGAGAAGTAACAGCCCCCTGAGGAGCTGTGTTATTAATAGGTTCAGGCATTGGCTTCTCCTTTCTTTATTTTATATTTCTACAATTCCTTTTGTAATAATTTCATTTATATAAATAGATTTCTTTAGAATTCTATTTTCCCATCCTTCATCAAATGTTCTTAATTTAGAATTATTTCTCATTAGATCTTCATATTGATCTTCTTGAAATAAAGTGTATCCTAATAAGAATGCTAATGTAGGAGTATTATTGATAGCCTCAAATGATTTAGGTCCTAAAACACCGTCTTCAGCTAAAGGTCTAACATCTTTCATACTATCTTCAAAAGATTTTATTATCTTTCTTTCTGCATATAATCTATTTACTGTCTTTTGAGCTATCTTAGCTCCTCTATTACCAGAATTAACAAAGAAATCAAATATAGTTAAAGCTTTTACGAAATTATTAATATTTTTTAATCCATTAGCTTTCCAATATTTTCTTTTATATATTTCTACTGCTACTTCTTTAGGTAAATTTTTCATCTCTCCTGTATAACCCCAATTACGAGCTTCTTGTTTAATTATTCCATACATTGTTTCTCCACCTGGGTCATTAGGGTGATTAAAGTATCCTCCTTCTACACAGAATATATATTCCAATAAGATTTTGGATTGTTCATCTGTAAGACCATATTCATCTTTCTTAGGAGTTTTAGTAATAGTATCTGGATCATTAATATGATTTATTGCTTCATCAGGAGAACTTTGTTCTTGTGCTTTAATGAGATCCTGTATTACTAATTGTATTTCTTCTTTTTTAATCCAAACATTTCTATCTGGCTCTGCTTCTATTGATGGACGAATATTATCATACACATATCTATTATCAGCTTTTCTATTAGTTGATACTTCTTGTTCTAGTTGTGGTTTATATTCTTCCAGTACTTTTTGTACCTCTTTTAATACTCTGTCCAACACTTCGTTTTTTGTTTCCATAACAATTACCTCCGTGTTAATTTATATAAGCCTTAGGTTTTTACTAAGTTTGGGTAAAAAAAAAGACCCGCAGGTCTAGTCGATGTAGAAAATTACTGCGAAAGCTTCTTTATCGTTTCTTCTTTTAATTCCTCTTTTTTGGTACTCAGGTTTAATGTACTCCATCACATCGTTGAAGTATTCCCATTCTATGCTGTCTTCAAAATGATTGTATAAACCATCGTCACAATTGACGTATGTTGCAACTAGATCTTCGTTAGAGATTTCTGTTAATGGATGTAGATCCCAATTCCAATCGTCAGTAAGTGGATCTATAAAATGAAGTACCTTTCCTTTTTTAAAATTTATTACTTGCATTTTTTCCTCCTAAATTATATTATATGTAATATTTTTTATCCTTCTCGATGATCCCCCTTTCTTTCATTTCTTTTTCCAACTCATCCTGATACTCAAACCATCCCCAGAATTCTGCATCATCGGGGTTAACTGTGTATAACTGAGCTGCCATTGATTTATGATCTGTTACAAGTTCTTCGTTGCTGTATTCCTTAATACTTCTATTATTTCCTTTTACCTCTTTTAATATTTTTATCTCTGTCATGTGTATCACTCCTTATTTATTTTTTGAAGAATTTTATTCCACCTAACAATTGTATGAAATATTCTTCTTCAATATTCATACCTTTTAATTCCAGATTCATATCTCTGAAATTTTCCAGGTCTTTTTTATCCTGTCCGATACTCTCGAAGTAAAATGTATTTGTATTATCGTCCAAGAAGTAATTTCTATTAGCGATTTGTTTAAATTCATTAATCGCTTTTCCGGTAGCAGAAATAATATCGCCTTTTCTGTCCACCATAGCTTCCACCAGGTAAGCCTTGTATTCTTCACTCTTCATGTCGAATGAATATAATAAAAATAATTTTTTCATAATAAATCATCTCCTGTATATTTTATTTTATTTCTATCACATTTATCATATACATTAATATATAATTAACATCATCTTATTCGTAAAAATAAAAAGACCCCCAATGGGGGTCATATTATCTCATCATAGTTGAACTATTAAATTGTTGTTGAAGAATATTAATTCTATTAATAGCTTCTTCTTTTCTTCTTCTTTCTCTTTCTATATCGGAACCAATATTTCTAATGTCACCACCATAACCAGTAATTGTTACATTACCTACTTCTTTTGGTCCATATTTCTCAATAAGTTTATTTATCTTTTCTGTACTGTCACTTCTAGTAGCCCATTGATCAATTACAGGTCTAACATTATTAGCCATTCCTACAGGTAATAAGTTATTAGTCATATCTTTGAATTCTTTTTCGGCATTCTTGAATTGTTCCTTAATAGCTTTCTCTTCTTCTGTTAATTCTTCTTCTTCATTTCCTTCATGTGCATTACCATCAGGATCCTCTTTCTTTCCTTCTCTTCTATCTAATAAATCTTTTACATTAGAAGATATATTTTTAGCATGTAATGCAGAATTAGCATCTTGGAATTCTAAAGCTAATGAACTAAAAAATGAACTAAACAAAGCTAATGCTCCTCTTATTGTTTCTATATCTGTTTCTACAGGAGATATAACAGTTGTCTCACCAAATTTATTTGTATCTGGATTTATATAACCTGACATAAATCCTTCTTTAGTTGTCATATTATTTGGTAATAAATTAGATATCAATAATGTATAAGCTTCTCTTATTTTAGTTATTATGAATTTAGCAGTTCTTAAAGAAACTAACTCTTGATTTAATGGATCTCTATTTTCAGATTCCATTTTATTTAACATTTCTGTAAGTTCTCCTTCTACTCTCATAACTGCAAAATAAACTCCTATAGATCCACCCATATGATATCCATATTTAACAGATGAATTGATTGCCATAGTAGCATCTCTATAAGCTGTATTTAATCTTTCTCTATCTGCTTGTACAGGAGCTCCAATTTCTATTAAGTAATATTTATTATTTAAATTCTGTAGTCTATTAGCAGCTTCCATAGCTACTTCTTTATCATCATCTTTAGCTAATTTTTCTAATTTAACTATATGATTCTTTAATAATTGAGAAGGCTCTTCTGTAGTATCTATAGAAATAGATAAAGAATCGTCTCCTGCAATATGAGTAATATTTACTGGATAACTATTTACTAATGCTGCTGACAATGTTTTAAATAAGTCTCTTCTAGATGTTTGATGATCTCTTTCAGTAATCATTATAGGATTACCTTCTTCATCTTTTTGACCTGTATCTACTTCTTTAGTATACATCTTCATTTTCCATAAAGATTTATTATCAGCATTATCATATTTGTCACCGTATACAGCGTGTCTTAATTCAATAAAATCATTTAAGAATACTTCTTGTGTATTAAGTAATAAACAAAGGTCTTCTCTTTTATCTTTAGTAAATCTTCTTAAAGTATCCATTTCCATAAAATCATAATACAATACTTCCTGTGTATCAGCCCAAGCTGCTTTAGCATATTTTCTTAATAAATCTGTGACAGACGGATCTAATTCAGATACAACATAAATTATTTTTTGTCTTTCACCTTTTTTATTTTTGAATGCATTAGTTTGTGCAAACTGATGTAATTCTTGTATAGGTATTTGATATTTTAAATCTAATACATTATGAATGAATACTAATTTAACATCTTCTAAATCTCTAACAGATTCATCTATACAAAGATGAGGTACACTTAATCTGTAACCTGGCTGCTTAATTAATCTAGTATTCTCTATATCAGATACTGTAGATAATACTTGAAAAGAATTATCTAATGATATATTTTCTTTTTTCATGTATTCAGCTAATTCATCAATAGGTTTAGTTAACTCAGGATCATTGTTTAAAGATATATATCCTATATTTCTTATGTCTTCATATGTAACAGATTTAATCTTATTATATTCTATATTAGCTTTTACTTTATCTAATATCATTTTAATTACTTTTGGTGTATTTATTCTATAAGAATATATTTCTTTATTATTTTCATTTCTTATAGAATTTGCAGCTAATTTAACTAAGTTATAAAGTAATCTAACAGCAGTAGTAGATCCATCTCCAGATTTCTGTTTAATTTTAGCCGTTAATTTAGTAACTTCATTAGCTATCATTAAATCAGTAGGTATAAAAAAGTTCATACTAGCTAATGTAGTCATTCCATCTTTTGTATATTTCATTTCACTTATTTTAGTTCTAGAAGAAACTGTTTCACTTGCAACATATCCTGAGAATGGTCCAAATGTTTTACTAACAGTTTCGTCTATTTTTTCCAATATAGATAATATGTATAATAAATCATTATCTACAGTATTAGACACTGTAGTATTTAAGTTATTCATATGATTATTTACATTCTTTACTTCCATCATATCTATGATATTCATTTAATTCCTCCTATTATTCTCTTACTGTCTCTATTTTATATGCTTCTATATTACATTCTTTTGGTGTAACGAACATATCATACAATTTTCTTTTTAAATGATAACTTATATATTCTTTAGGCTCTATAAATACTTTACCATCTTTTATTTCTACTTCTTTATATAAAGACATCCATTTTAATATAATTTCGTGTAATTTATTCATTAATTCATACATATTCTTGTCTTTGTATTCTTTTAAATCATCTTCTTTAAAAAGTGAAAAAAATGTTAGTCCAGTAATATCAGAATCGGTAGTATTTCTATCAATAGTACATATAAAATACCCGTCATACACTATAAAGTCATCATATTCTCCATCTTTTACTACAAGGTTATTACATACATCATTTAATATATAATTTGCTAATAATGTGTATAAAGAAATATATGTAGCATCTTTATTAATCATATCTGCTTCTTTTCCTACAGTAACCATTAATCTTTGACATAAGACCTGAGAAAAACCTGCTACATCTTCGTATTCATGTTCATTACCGTCTCTAAAAAAAGCCTTTATCATTCCATTTAATGAAGTATAAAATTTATGATGGTCGTGATTAACCCCTCCTCTACTGGCTTCTCTTCTTTGTCTAACAATAGTTTCAATTTTTAATTTATCATATTGTTCTAAATCGTTTATCATTCTTTTCCTCCTACTCAAAGTTTATTATTTTACAAGGTTTCTTAAAATATTTCATAATATTTATCATCATTTCAGATCCTTTAGATCCATTAGTAAATATAATACCCCTATCACAATATTTACCCATTTCTGTATTTCTTAAATAACCAGCTTTCTTTCCATATTTGTCCCATTCAGCTGGAAATTCAATTACTTTAATATTGTTTTCTTTAGCCCATCTTTCACCAAGAGCATCTGCACCTTTAGCTTTACCAGATACTACTTCTGTAATAGGTAAATCTAATTCTTCTTTTAATTTATTTAATTCATTTTTCAATAATTCATAATCGTCAAATATTCTTGTCCCAGCTATTAAAACTCTGTAACCTTCTTGCTTATCTTCTTTAACAGGATCTCTTGTAACATCCCCTACAGAGAATTCACTTGTTTCAGTAAGATGTTCTTTAAAGAATCCATTTTGTAATTTCTTTAAATAATTATCTTTTACTGTACCTATAGAATAATCTATTAATTGTATATATGTACCAACAGTCTTCATTCCTGTTCTAGACACACGTCCTATAACCTGTGTAGTCTCACTTTCAGATGCACGAGTTTCCATATCTACAATTATATCTAATCCTTTTAAATCTATTCCTCTTCCCATAGACTTTGAAGTAGATACTATTAATTTAGAATCTCTCATTATTCTATCTCTATCATTTTTAGGAGTATCACTATTTAAGATGTCTACATCTGTATCTTTTAGTCCAAATGCTTCTACAATATCTTTTTTAAATTGTTCTGCTAATTCTCCTTTACGACCAATAAAGAAAACAGTCTTTAATTTCTCTGGTGAAAAGAATCTTTTCTTAATCATTTTCTCCCATATGACTTTTAAAGGTTTAATATAAGTTCTATTTTCTACTATATAAGCGTGATAAGCTTGGTAATCTAACATAGTACCTTTAGGAGTCCATTTTAAAAGTTTATTATATGTTCTTTCATCTGGATTAGAAGAATATATTACAAATAGTCCTCTTCTAGGAACTGTTACACGAAATTCTTTACCTATATCTTCTACATCTGAAAATATTCTTTGGAATACTCTATTGTCATCTTTAGAAGATTTAAATGTAGTAGCTGATAAATATAAATTATATCTTAAAGAAGCCATAGTATCTAAAGTAAACATAGAACGGTTCTCTAAATCAAATTCATCACAAATCTTCATACCAAATCCTTCTTGAATCATAAATTTGGTGAATTCTTGTGGTCCTAATTTATCTATAAACATACTCATTGATTTATGTGTAGAGATAACTATTTGTGGTGTTAAAGAATTATTAACTCTTAAAGCCTGCCAATCATCTCCAGTATCTATAGAATAAATATCTTTAAATTTTAAATCTGTATGTGTAGCAAAACTATTTATCCATTGTTTTTTTAATTCATTTGATTTAACTAATACAATAGCTCTAACCTTTAAATGCGACAATATATTTGTCGCAACATAGGTTTTTCCCTGACCTGTTTGCAAAGATATAATACATCTTTCTTCTCTATCTAATACCTTTAAAGCTTTCTTTATAACATTTGCTTGTAGATCATCTTTTGGTTGATTTACCATATTATAACCATCTGCTTGTAATATTGGAAAATTATCAGATCTATTTATTTCAGGATCAAAGAATCCACATCTGCCTAATCCATTCATTAAAGAAACTTCTGGTATTTTACATAGTCTGTAATGTGTTTTATATTCAAAGTATCCATACGGTTCATATTCTTCTGTATAGAAATTTAAAGTACTTACGAGACGTGTTAGTCCACTATAATCATGACCTGGTATCTTCGGAACTTTATAAAATGTACTGAATTCGATAACATTTATATCCGACATTAATTTACTCCTTTCCGACAAAAAAAAAAACGTAAGTATTTCTACTTACGTTTATTCTTCTTAAAAATATTGAGGGAGTTTAGTTTTTCTTTGATAAATTCCCAAGGAGTTACTGGATCTTTGAAAGAAGGTGGTTCTTTTCCTGCTTTTTCTTCCTGTTCTATATAAGCTTCCATCTTTCTGTTCAACTTATTAATAGGCTTTGCTATTGCTTCTGAGATCTTATCCCACATTTTGCTCACCTTCTTGTGAATCTTCGACTTTAATTTCTGACCCCGGAGTGTTGTCTTCATTTTCATAGGGTGTACCTTGTAACGGTGCAACAACTCCTTCTTCTTCTAATTTTTTAGCAGCTTCGTCTTCGTCAAATCCTTCAGGAAGAACTTCAGGATCGATGATATCTTCCAATTTAGCTTCTCCGACAACAGCATTTGCTTTGTCTTTGTTGACTCTTTTAACAACTTCCACACCCACTGTTACTATAGCTGCAGCTCCGATTACTGCTAATACTCCTCCAATAATTTTTCTCATAATTATTACCTCCATTTTTTTTTTTAGATTTTATGACGTCCATACTATGGACACCATCGGTTTCAGTTATATTATATACAATTCTCTTTAATTATGTTCATCTTTTTCAATAGCATCTTCTTGATCATAATCTTCATATTTCAAAGCTCTTAATTCATGTTCTAAATCTGTTAATAAATCTAATAGTCTTATATTTTCTAACTTTACTCTTTCTACATGATCATTAATTTTCTTTAGAACTAGTCTGACATTAATAATTTGTAATAATATAATAATTAATATTACGAAAAGACCTATAAATTCTGATTTCATTATTTTTCCTCACTTTCTTTTATTTTCTCTAAAGTAAAGTCTACTAATTTTTGACAAACACTTTCTGTCAATTCTGGTGTATATTTTTCCATCGTATACCCAAAATGATCAGTTGTGAATCCTACTTTATATATAGTAGTACCATTTTCATTTTCTGCTACCATATAATCAACGTCTAATCCTTCTTCGTTAAATTCATCCCAGAAATCTATTAAAGAATGATTCTTTATGACTTTATGTGGTATATAAATGTATCCACATAAATAATATATCCATACATCATCATAACTTCTAGGTACGACTTTATATTTCAACCCTTTATGTTCTCCTTCTATAGGTTTCCAATCCTTTAATTGGATAGGAGTAAAATTACCAAAATGATCTGTCATTAATTCATCTATAACACCAGGTCTTTTTTTATCTTTTTGATATACACTAAGAATATTTTCTTTTACTAATTTAATAAATAGATCTATTAAAGATTCATCCATGTCTTTTATGTATTCATTTCTTTTAAATGATTTACTTATCGAAGACAATACAGTCATTTCCATTTGTTCACTGTCTTTTATATCTACATCATTAATAATAAAATTTAAACTTTCCTTTTTTGATATACATGCACATAGATGTTTATTAGTGACATCATGTATGTTTTTTTGATCTAGTATAGATTTAAGATGTACAGTTAAATCAACAAATAGAGTCATACTTAATACTACAAAACTTATATCAGCTTCTAATTCTAAATTATATTTGTCTTTAGCTGGTAAAGATAAAGTAATCTTTCTATCACGTACAGCTTGAATATTATCTTCATAACATAGAACTTTTATCCCATCTATACCTTTAAAATTAGGTTCAGGTTTAAATATATGTGTCTTACTATCTTCTAAATATTCCGTATTTAATTTTTCAAATCCCTTTACTTCTTCAAATACATCCTTTACAACGTTTTCCATTTTTTTCATTAAAATCACTCCTTATATTTGATTATAATTCTTCTATTTCTTTTTGTCTTTCCTTAATACATTTTTCTGTACCTATTCGTAATAATAATCTGAAAAATTTATTTATCTCAGGTTGAGTTATTATTGGAGATAGATCCGAATCATTTTCTCTTATTGTTGTTACTCTATTAATTTGATTTAATAAATCGATAAATTTATGCTGGAAACCTAAATATCTTCTCATACTATGTGGTGAAACATCTTTGTCGTCATAAGTGAATGGAAGATCCAGTTGTTTATTAACTCTTTCCCATGTATCTTTGGTAGATGTAGTTATTTCTGTTGACACTTCAATAATATTCTTATCATGATACACTTTCAACATCATTTGAGCATTGTATTCAGTTTCATTGTCCGTCCAACTAAATTCAACTGTTTTAGTTCTATGTCTTTCGTACATACCTTGATCGAAAGATACATCAAACTCTTTGTTGTCTTTAGTGATACATGTGTAGTGTTCTCCGAATAGACCTTTCTTATTTTCGTTAGGTTTGATCTCCACCTGCCTAACTTCTGCTGTTCCATTAATTGCTTTAAAAAGTTTTTCTAATAACATATTATTTCCTCCTTTATTATTGGTTTTCTATAGCATTTTTAGCCATTACTTTATCTTCATAATCATTTTCTTTTTCTAATTGACCCATAAAATTAGCATGTTCTTTATCGATTTTTCTAATCTCTTCTGCTATTTGAATTATTTTTGGATAACGGTCTTCTCTTTTCTTCTTTAAAGAAAGTGCTTCATTTTTTAATTCTTCGATTTTATCTATTATACTTTTATAATTCTCTTTTATATGTGGATATTTTGTTTCATTCATTAAAGAAGTGTACGCTAAATTTAACTCAAAAGCTCGATTCATTAATTCTCTTAAATCATCATTAAAATCTGTTAGATTATATGATCTGATACCATTCATATGCATTCTGTCTTGAATATTATGAATTATAGTATTTATCATAAATCTTATTAAAGGGTCCCATCTAGAAATTAATTGAGTTAAAGCTAATCCGGATAAGTAGTAAACTTTTCTAGGTCTATTTCTTTCATCAGGTTCAGTTGTTTCTCTCAATCCTTCTTTTAATCGTTCTAACCCAACTGCCAATAAGCCGCCATTATAATTATCATCTGTAAACATTATTTTTTCGCTTCGTTTTTTTACTATAGAAAATTCTTCTATAATGTCTCGATTCACATTTTTAACTTCTTTTCCTGTAGCTTCCGCTAGCTGTATGTTGGAAATTTCTAATTTACCTGTCGAAAGTAAATTCATTTCAAAAAATTGTTGTAATTTTAATCCTATCTGTAAGTCTTTTTTGTTAATATCGACGCTATTAAACTGGTCTAACAATTGTCTTTCTTTCATTATTCTTCTCCTTTATTTGTTTTTTGACTTAAGCTCAAATTTGAGCCGAAGTGTTTATTATGTTACATTTATCTTATATATAATTAAAAATTTATAAGATCCTTTATCAAAGCTTTTACTAATGTTATGTTATTTAATCCTCTACATAGATCAGAACCCATAGCATCAGGATCTTTTTTTAATTTATTTAAAGTTCTGTGCATAGTATGATATAATTTATTCTTGTCTCCCATATCATATAACTTAAATACTTTTTTCATGAAATTGAACATTTTACTGACTTCATTCAATTTGGATCCTCTACAAAATAATTTTCCTGATATTAGATTATAATAGAACCTAAGATTCTTTCTTTCATAAATGTATGTGATGTGGTAATGTTGTTTTCTTCTAAACTTAACTTCTCCAAACTCTAATACCTCAGGTGCTTTACCAGATACCCATACAGCATCGTTGACTATTTCTATTATATGATGAGGCTTTAATTTATTTTCTTTAATAAATAAGTCTGTAAAATGTTTATATCCTTTAGATATAATCTTATATAAATTAGCATCATCCCGTATCATTAATCCAGTTTGTACGACACGTTTGTGTTTTTCTAAATTACGTAGATAATCATATCTTTCTTTAGTAATAGCTTTGAATTCGTATAATATCGAAATTCCTGCATGTTTAGCATCATACTCATAAACATCATTAGTCAGAATCATTTTTTTCCTTCTTTCTTTCTATTACTATATCATATCTCTCACAATATTTTCTTATGATCTTTTCGAATTCTTTTTTCTTTCCACCAGGATAATTTATCCTAGCTATTTTATGTGTTAATTCATTTAACATTTTTTCTGTTCTAACATCTTCGTAATATACGTTTAACTCATCTACTGCATGTGACGAGAAATCAGATATCCTGAATACATCTTCCATACCCAGACTAGTTAAATAGAAATCTATCATCATCTCTAATCCTTTTGGTGTAAATTTATGTGTCTTGACTGGAGGATCATAGCATGGGATATAATACGGTCTTTTATCTTTATAATCTAAAAAGACCGCTTTAATTTCCCTTACTATTAATTTATGAGTCCTACCTATTTCTTTAGAAAGTGCATAACTAGTCATAGGCAGATCTTCATGTCTACCAGCACTACAAAGTTCTTTTAAAATAATTACTTTCTTTTTGTTAATCTTCGTTATCATTATCAGTATCCTCCTCGATGTCTAAATCATCGTATATTCTGTCATAAGATGTATTCATTAGATTTCTAACATCATGATAAAAAGGATCATTTAATCTTTGATTTATACGTCCTGCAGCAATCTTTAAAGATAACGATGGTCTAGCGGCAATAGTTTTATCACGAGATAATACAATTGCTTCTGGATTACCACTTTTCCAATCTGGTCTTTTATGAGGATTATTAGCATCCCTTATTTTATTACGGAAGACTATTTCTGTTCTTACTTTTGGTACATAAGGGAAACACTCATTAACCTTTTGTATAAAGTCAATATAATCTCTTACAAGATGTTCATCATTGTCATCATCCCATCCGTCTTCATTATCTTTCATTTTAGATAATTGTGTATTATTTGGTGTAGCTAATCTATATAAATCTTCTACGTCATAGAATTTTAACGCTTTAGCTTCATTACGTATAACGTATGTTATAGCTTGATTTATTAGATCAATTTTAATTGGTTCATTATCTGGTAATGATAAGAATGTTCTAGTATCGAATCCTGATATTCTGAATTCTGAATTAGCTTTTAATATAAATTCTCCATCGAAAGTTTTAATACGTAATTTATTTACACGTATAATATCATATTCTCCAAATTCATTATCCATATAAGTAAGACTTCTACTCATTTTTTCTTCAGGAGTTAATTCTTTCTTTTTCTTCTTTTCTTTACCAGGTAAATAGACCTCATTGGTACAGTCTTCTTTGTATATAAATACTTCTACACCTTCTTTAAATATAAACCTGTTAAATTCTCTTTTGAATATATCGTTATTTTCTAAATCTGGTAATTTCTTTTTCTTTTTACTATCAGAAACAATCCACATTTCTAAAGGTATTAAATTAGGTGCCACTTGGTGCTTAGTAGATATTACGTCTTGTGCTATTCCTGTAATCTCTTCTTTAGTAGATGCTGCTCCTAAATCTATTCTGTATTCGTCTGTAGATTTATTCCATCTAGCATTTGCACCAAAACATACTTCACAAATTTGATCATGTTTAGCACAACATGTATAAGCTGATCTAACTTTAATTCCTTTACCAATTAAATGTTTATGGTCTAATGTTATTTCTTCTAAAGTACCATCATCTTTTACCATATATTTAAAACGTAATGTCTTTAAAGTTTTTTCATCTGCTACGTAATATTCTACAAATGTCTTAGTACCACAATCATGTTCGGTTATAGTTGTATCTTGAGCTATCATTGCAGCCATCTTATTTATTACACCTGATCTTTGAATAACAGTTTTAGACATATATAATGCGAATACATTTATATTAGCAGTCATAAAGAATTGATCTTTATTCTGTAATCCCCATAACCAATCTGTATCAACCGGTCTAGGAAATATTTCTTTCATATTATGTATTCTTGGTATTAAATCTATTCCTGTATAGATGTTTACCATTTGTTCTTCTTTAACTCCATATCCAGAAGTTAATAATTCTGTTACTCCAGATAGATAAACATTATTTTTGATATCGTCTTTATTTTGTTTTCTATGTTCTATTATCTTTTCAGGTGTCCATTTAGGATCTATCCTATTCTCGAATAATAATTGATATAATCTTTCATCATCTATTGCATCATTCATTATTCTAGTCAATGAAAAGTTCTGAGATACTTTAGCTCCTGAATTAAAGTAATTGATCATCTCATTAGTTAATGTTAATATTTCTAATATTATCTTTTGTGGATCATCATTATAATTTAAATCATATAAATTTTGTATTATTTGATCCAAAAAAGAATCATAATTTTTTCGGGTAAATGCTTTCAACATCATCCAACTTGCATCGTGGCGGATATTATATTTATTTAAAATATAATCTAATTCACCATTGAAATACGCAAATTGAATTGACGTCTTATAACGTTTACCAGCAAAGGTAAACTCTACTTTTTTCTTATAATATTCTTCCTCATTATTATTTATCAGGAAATCAATTATAGGTTGTTTATTTCTTAAATCAAATTCCATAAATCCTCCTTATTAAAATTTTTTATTCTATACTCAGTTATATTATATATAAGTTGAAAAATTTTAAGTAAATTAAATAAAAAAAAAAGCAGCGATTTAACATGCTGCTTTTCCTGTCATTACTTCTGTCAGAGCTTCAGTAAGTCTTTTCTTAAGACAAACTGTTTCGAAGACTATGTCTTCAAAAGTTTCACTAGCTCCTTCATTTTGTTCAATTTCTTTGTAGATGTCTCTGTAAGTTTTTGAAGTACCATCCTCAAATTGTAACATAAATTTGGACATTCTTAATGTTACATTAAGAAGTCTGTTAAATAATTCTAACGGTATTTTAGACAATATTGAATTTTGCATGTTTTCTTTAATTTCTGGTATAGCGGATTGTATTTTCTTAAATTCCACTATATTGTCTATCTGATTTATAGCGTCATTTACTATTTCTTTTTCATCATTTGTTAAATTTTCCATATTTCCTTCTAAAATTGTTTTTACTGTAATCATAGTTGATCACTCCTTTTTTTTATTTATTATTTATTTCTATCATATATATAATATACAAAAAAAAAACTTAAGATAACTAAAAAAAAATCTCCGAAGAGATCATATTGATAATATTACAATAAGACCTGCGAATAAAGTAAATGTAACGACAATAATCATAGCCATAACTACTTCCGAAATTTCTTCTTCCCTATCTATCATAATTATACCTCCTATATTTTGTCAAGTATATTATATATAGAAAATATTATTTTAGGACATTAAAATAAAAGCCCCCAATGGGGGCCTATTTGATTTTTGACATTACATCTAAATATTTTTGGAATGACGGATGCTCTTCTACAAAGTCTCTAAATTTCATATGGACGTCTGTATCAGGGTATTTAGATACATGCATTATTAAATCATTTCTTAGAAATTTTAATACATCTGTTATATCTAGTCCTTCCCAAACATTAGCTGTTTCACTTTCCATTATACGTGATAATGTTATATTTTCTATTTTAAATTGATCCATTATATCATTTATATTCATTATTCCTCCTTATATTAAAAATAAGATATAACATTTGATAATGTTGCTCTTCCAGAACTATTTCTAATTGTCACTAATCCTAATCCTTCTGTTATTACAGATATAAGATTTTCATAAACTACAGTATCTTTAGTTGCTAAGAATTCTGTTATAAAATCATCTACTGTTTCACTATCTAAAGGTAGAGCTATTTTTGTTATATCTTCTAACTTTGGTTGTTCTAATTTCACCTTGTCTACAATATTAAAAATATTCTTATCATACTCTTTATTATTTCTTTTTAATGTTCTATAATATTTTTTTATACTATCTAAATATTCTTTTAAATGTTGATATTGTTCAATCTCGTCTATTTCTATCATTAATCTAAATAATTCTTGAGATTCACAATTTTCTTCTGTTATGTCATCTTTTTTATTTATATCATACAAACTTCTTATTTGAGCTCTAAAAGCACATTTACATTTAGTTACTAATCTATATAGATTATAGGATGTTAATTTTTCCCATTGGTCTTTCCATTCATCCATCAATTCTTCATCTCTATCTTTAAAATCTATACTAGCTATTAAAAAAGATCCTGGTATAATTATTCTATCTTTTTCAGGATATAAAGCATTATAAACCTCAATAGCTTTAAATCTATCTCCTCCTTTTTCATAATCATGTAAATTATCATATCCTTTTTTAAATTTGCTAATAGTAAACATCTTAATGTTGTCTTCTGATCTATACATCTTTAATAGATCTTCTCTATCTTGATCTATTTGTTTTAATATTTTTCTAAGATCAGGATTTTCTTTCTTAACTATCATTTCTAATACTAATTCTTTTGCTTTAGCTGATATAGTTGGATTGAAATTAGATTTCTTTAAAGATAATCCTTTTAAGTCTACTTCTTTAGTAGGCAATAATACACCTTCTTGTATTCCTATTAACCCTAAATAGTTCTTTGCTCCTTTAGTAGTTTGTAATGTTGTAAAAAAGTATTCTTGTTTATAATTTATTTCTTTTCCAAATTTAGGATTTATATTAGCCATTTTAGTATATCTAACTAATCCTTCTTGTACTATTGTTGATATAGCATTTATTATAAATGACCCTGCTACATAATCCAGCATCTCTTTATTAAATCTATTTGTTACTTCTTTAAATCCTGGTATAGCTTTTAATAATTGCATATCAGCATCTAAATATATAATCAAAGAATCAGTATCTGTTATTATTATTCTATCTCTTAAGATTGTTTTAAATATAAACTCAGTAGAATCTAATCTTTCACCGTATTCATTTATATCACCTTCATACCAATAATAACCATACATAATTTCTTTAAAGTATCTATCTAATTCATCAAAATAAGGTTTTAACTTTTCAGGACCATGCATTGGATCTAAATATAAAACATCTTTTACTTGGTATTCTTTACCATTCTCTTTTAAAACTTTTTCTCCATTCATTAACTTTTCAGCTAAATCATATTCATTATTTTGCGTTTCCATTATTTTTAATATTAATTCTTTTATTTTAGGTAACTCCATAGCATTCTTAAAAGACCCAGTATAATATATCATTATTTTTTGCATTCTATTTAATTTATTTAATTTCTTTCTTAAAATACTAATTCCATAATATGTTCCATCATTATGGTCCATTAATAATTTATCTAATAATTCGTCCATACTAGGTTCTTTAAGACCTTCAAACCAAGTTTCCCAATAAGACCAATCAATATTTTTATTTATTACTTCATTTATAAAATGTAAATGTATAGATACATTATATGGACGATACTTACCAAATATATATTCTATTGTAATACCATTCATACTAACTGTTGATCTACCTCTTATTGTTACTGATCCTGCTACGTCATAATTGTAGTATTTTGATAATATATTAATCATTATACCATAATATGTATTTAAAGCTTCTTTTGTATTTTGTTGCATCAATGAATAAAATCCAACATCCATTGATTTCCCAGCACCTTTAGCTTTCTTCATATTACCTTTATAATAAGCTCTTAATTTTTTCAAGATATCAAACGATCCTACAGCTGGAGCAGTAAATATTTCATGTTTTAAAAATAAACATCCATTTTCTACTATAACATATTTTTTAAATATATCTTGTAAAAGATCTACTGTATTTCTAGTAGTAGTTTGTCCATTAACCGAATTATAAATAGTAGTATTACCAATTTTAAAATGTTTATCATATATTTCCTCTAAATAGTTTTTATTATCTATATCTGTCATTATAGACACACAATTTACCCAAGCATTTCTAAATCTACTCATATCTTCGAAGTATCGATTATCTATCATTATATTCTCCTTAATTTAAATTTATATTTTTAGTTCAAAAATTTTTTTGGGATTAAATAAGACGCCCCCAATTGGGGGCTGTAAAAAAACTTTAATAAAGGAGTAGATCAATGAAAAAAACCATAATCTCGAAATTAACAAGAAAGTATTTTTCATAAATCAAAGATAACTTCAGGAATTAAGCTATCTTTATAAAATATATGTTTATATTATTTATTCTCTTTCATTGCTTGAATATTCTTTAATCTTTCATATTCACTTCTAACTTCTTCTGAAGGTTTCTCATCTGTATATATAACTGGATAATTTTCTCTTAGTACTGTTGTTACTAAGTTATTTGCTTTATCCACTTCAAATGGGAATACTTGTTCTATATTTCTTAAAGAACCTTGATCTTTAATTTCTTTCTTTTCTGCTAGATCGTAATATACTAACCAACCCATTTCTTCATCTTCATTGAATTTAAACATTTTTTGAACATTGGGGTTCCTACTAAGAGATATATTCTCATATGCTAATTTAGCATCCGTATAAGTCTTAGCCCCCTCGATAAAATCCTGAGGTCCTTCTTCATATATTGGGACATCTACACCATTAGCGTTTTTAATGTATCCTGTTATTTGTTTTTCATCTATAGGTGCAGGTTTTACTTCTTGTCGAATAGGTTTATCGAAATCGATAGGTTCTTCTGGTTTACTTTCAGGTACAACCTGTTGTTTCATTTCTTGTACTGGATTAGATGGTATTGGTTGTTTAACTTCTCCTACAGGTTGAGACACAGGAGTAGTTAAAGGTTGAGTATACGAAGGTACCACTTGTTGAGGATAATAATTAGATTGAGCATTATTAAAGAATTGATCAACTCCTCCTCCTAACACATTTGTTAAGAAATTTCTATCAGAAGATCTATCATCTAAAGATAAAACAGGTTGTGTTCCATCTTTACCAGGTGCAGTAAGTTCTTTCCATAATTTAGCATCTTCTTTTTTAGATTTATCTAAATCACGTTCGAATCCTGCTAAAGTTTTAAATGCATCTAATTTCATCTTATAATAGTTCTGGGTAATATTACGTAATTCGGTTTCTCTTTGTCCACCCATTTTACCACTATCTACATAATAGTCTACTCTTTTCTTTATTTCTCTTAATTCTTTGTCTATATCTTGAATATTCTTTTTAATAGACTTTATATATGTTTGTATTCTTCTACCATATAAAGAAGAATTAGGATCATAATGACTAGTATATCTTTCTAATGTACCGTGGTAATTATTATCGTCCGTTAAAGCATCAACATATCGTAGTTTATGTCCAATCGAATCTTCTTCATAATTTCCTGCATTAAAGGTTATAAACATCAATTAACCTCCTTTCGTTAAAAAATAAGATGAGGGAATAAACCCCTCATCATTTAATATGGAAAGTCTTCATTCTCAGATCCTGATTCAGTCTTTCCTTTATATTGGTCTTTGTTGTTTTCATTTGAACCATATAAATTCTTTAAATATTTTCTCATATGTTCATCACGTGATAAACTAGTTCTGGCAACACATGCTTCAGCACTAAGCATGATTTCTTGTAATACTTGATATGCTTGATAATCGGCTGCCGGTTTATCTTCATTACCTCTATATACTGTTCTAGAAGTAGGTAACCATATTATTGCAGATTCTTCTTTACCATCTACATCTTTTCTAGTTACTTTAATATATCCAGAGAACTTAGATTTGAATTCATTATTTCCTTCAGGAGAAGAAATATTCATTTCTATTTTTTGTGTAGCTGATTTAATATCTCTTCCATTAGCTATTAATATAGAATCTTTCTTTACTTCTTTACCTTTCTCTATAATATCTTCTAATCTAGTTATTAATTCTTTACATGCATTATACAGCATAATAAAGTTAAATTGATTAATAGTAGCAACTACACGAGTCCCTGATGAGAACTTTCCTTCTGCATCTGCTTGTATAATTGCTATTTGTGTTGAATTATTCAATAGATTAATAACCAATCTTTTTGATTTAGATTTATCATTACTATTAAAGAATGCTTTTGAATATAATTCAGTACTCACCAATTTCTCAGCTTTGTCTTTTGTTTGTTCTGCCATTTTAATTCCTCCTAATTATTATTTATTTTTTTATCCATATATCTCTACTTGGTTCATAAATTAAACCGATTTTTGTTAATAATTCAGATAATTTCGTTCTAGCTATCATATATAATTCTTTTTTATTCTTATTGTCATATGCTACTACATCATAAATATAATTTACACAGAAGCTATCTATTTCAGCTCCCTTTACTGGATCAGTGTTTTCTATATCTGGGTAATATGTGTCTATAATTTTGTTACATGTTTCGTATAAAGCCTCTACAACAGCTTTTGGATTATCCGGATCAAGTTTTATCTTTTTTACTAATCCTACTGCTTCTCCACGTTCATTTTCTTTACTTCCTTCTATTGTAAATCCAAAAGGATATCTAATAAGATTATAATTTCTTGGATCATACATAGTCTTTATAGGAACGTATTCAGCATCTTGATCTTGTTTCTTCTCTTCTTCTTTTTTATTTTTAATTTTATTCTCAGATACTAAAGTTGATATTCCATTTTCTACTATATATTTTATTTGTGATCTAGATTTACTATTGTTAGTATACAGTATTATTTCTCCAGCTCTAACTGCTCTTGACAGTAATGGTATAACTACATCATAATCTTCTCTTAAGAAATAAACTATAGCTGAAGATAATAATCTATCTCTTATATGATTATGTATATAAAATTTATTTAAAAATGTTGAAGCTAACCAATCTATTTGTTCTTCTAAAATATCTATCATTCCATATGGATCTACTTCTTGTCCGATATTTAACATTTCTTCATCATATTTAGATCCGATAAGATGTACATATTTCGTATTATCAACACATGACATTCTTGTTGGTAAAAAATCTACATTTACTACTATCTTCTTATCCATACCTTTTGGAATAATATGAATAGCTCCTCCAAAAATATGTGGTCTTTTTAACATTGATATCCTCCTTTATTATTTTAATGATTTATCGAATTTATTATTCTTTAACCATTCCATTTCCTGCTTATAGAATTTCTCTGTATTCTCTATTTCTTCCTTTGTAAGTTCTTTTCTCATTCTTATTTTAGTGTCATTATTTACGAACTTGAAATCAAAGAATCTACCTACACCATTAATAAACAATCTTTCAATGTCGAAATTAGGTTTATTATTAGTCATATCTACAAAATATGAACTAGATAAAATTGGATTTTGTTTTGATGGGTCTTCTAATGTTTTCTGTTCTAAGACACGTACTTTAAGAAAGTTATGCATTTGATTAAATTCTTGTTCAACAGTTTTTTCTGTTAAAGAAGTTTCTATTAGATGTCTTTTTAAATGTTCCATCTTTTTTGAAGTAATCTTACGTTGTATTTTACTTTCTACTCCTGATGTAGATATTTCCATATATGAATATTTATATAAAGTAGAATATTCATGGAAGAATGTTACTACATTATAGAATACGTCTTGTTTAAATGTTAATGTTACTACACCATTATCTTTATTTACATGAATAGATGATGGCATAGATGAACATGGGATTTCTTTTAATGTAAACTCTTCTCCTTCCATATACATTAATGTCATAACATATGGTAAATTGTCATCATTATATGTATTTGGTATATCTTCTACATTTTCATCCATTTTTTCTACAGGTATTTCCTCTTCTTTAACATAGTCTGGATTATCAGTTACTATATATAATACATCTAATCCATAGATCTGTTTAAATGATCTTATATTTAATGCTGGTAATTCTATATACTTTCCTTTTTCTTCTTCTTTCTTATATACTAATGGAGAGAATGCTAAGATATCTTCCTGCCCTTCTCTATCTAAATCATTATTATGTAAAAGAATCAATGTTCTACTATGATAATCATTAGGATCTTGATTTAATACATTTAGTATAGTAAATTCTAAATCGTATTCATTATATACTATATTATTTTCGTAACTATAAATCAATGTCTTACCATTAGTTTGTATAGCAAATAAATCAAATGTACCTGGTAATACCTTAAAATCCCAATGTCCTAAATAATTAGCTATTTTAGTATTAACAGATCCTAAGAAATGTGTATTTTTGTCCATATACCAAAAATGATCTGTTGTATCATCTTCATCATACGTACTACATAAAAAAGTATCACTGTGTTTGTCTTTCATTATAGATTTGACTAGTGTAAAAGCTTTTTCTCTTTCTGTATCTTTATATAAAGTACATGTAATTCTAGATAAATCTAAAAGATCAGCTTCATTATTCATATTAACATATACATAAAATCCTATTACTGTTTTAAAAGTTGCTAATATCTCAGCTCTCTTTTTTATTTTTGTTTTAGAGTTCCATGTTTGTATCTTTTCTACATATTTATAAAAGCTTTCCCTAGTAAACTTTTTCTCTGCTAAATAATATGGATCAGGAGTTAATAAAGCTAATCCATCATTAAAATATGCTTTCATATCTAATACAATTTCGTCTGTTACTAAATTTACAGTATTACCTATTAATGTAGAAAATGCGTATCTTCTTTCCATTCCATTTTGATTATATAACATTCTGAAATTATCTACTATAGACATCTTGACATCAGATACATGTTTAATATTATGCATGTCCATAAAATCTGTTTTTAATCCCTGTACTACTGTATCAACAGGTTCAGAAACAAATATTCTGTCCTGACCTATTTGTTTAAATAAGAATTCTAAAAGTTCCCTCATATACATTATTACCTCCTTTCTAATCTATTAATTCTGCATGTATTTTACAATATTGTGATGCAGGTTCATTTATTTTTATTTCAGGGATTTCATTAGTTTTAGGTATTCTCCATACTCTATTATTACTTAATACTAAATAATGATTTATTTCAGTCTCATGTCTTATTATTGTGGTACGTACTTTACCGTGGAAAATCGGTATAATATTTATTGAATCTTCTTTTTTTGTATAGGTCGCCACAATTCTTTCAGTTTTACAATCTTTTTTCCATTCAACTGTTTCATAAATAATCGTATAAAAGATATATATAGCGTACCCACTTAATGTTATAAGTAAAAATATACATATACCTACTATTATATTTTGTATTATATCAAATAAACGATCAGACATTTTTATTTCCTCCCTTCAATAAAATATAGAACTACCCCCGAAGGGGTAGTTAGTAATTACTTTTTAAGTGCTTTAATTCTTGATTCATTAAATTCAGCAGCTGCTTTACCTGGTTGTTTAAATTTGATTGAGTGTTTATCTTCTGTATTTTTAAAGTAAGTTTCCCCAGTTCTAGGGTTAGTCATCTTTTTGTTTTCTTGACCAGGTCTTAAAGCTGATTTGAATGTTCCTAAATGTGGAACAACTATTGAAGGCTTAGCTCCTCCTTTTACTAAAGTTTCATTGATAACTTTATTTGTAGCATCTAAAACTGACTCAGCCATTGGTCTAGTTATTTCTGTATTGTGCTTATAAACTTCTTTTCCTAATTTTGTAGCTTTTTCACTAACTGCTGTTAAAAATGTTTTTTTGTCCATTATTTTTTCCTCCTAAAAATTTAATTAAATTGTTTGTTTATTGTTTTAACGAAAAAAAGGTAATTTTAGCCCATTTTTGTTATCATCTCAGTAGTCTCATCTAAAAATTGGTTGATATCATAACCACTTTTAGCGAAACTACTTTTTTCAAGTATTAATTTGAAGACTTCTCTGCCTTCATACAACATTAAAAAACCAGCTGCATCATAAGGTGATGCTTGAGCCACAATTTCTAATTGTTTCACGTATTCTCTAATAGATCTAGATTGTACAAGTGCTGCTATATCTGGATCTTGTAATAAATCCATTGTTGATAAAATTGATAATCTATTACCTGAATTATTAAATACGTAGTTACTGATTTTTGTTGTAGAAATTATAAATTTTAAAATTTTTATAACTTCACTTCCCATTTTATTCTCCTTTCCATTTATATTATATACAATTTAATATTTATTAAAGAATCTATTTAGCCTTTTAATATTTTCATCATTTTCATCTATTGTTGGAGTATTATTATTAGCTCTTAATACTTGTCCTGCTAAGTTATTGTTAGCACTCTCATTAACTTTCTCCACTATAGGAGGTGCAAAGTTATCATTATTTATTTTTCTATTATTAACTGCATCTTTCAACAAAGTATTTTCTGTAGACAATTTATTCTTTTCAAAGTTAAGCTTCTTAATGACTTCTTTTAATTCATTATTTTCTCTTCTTAATTCTTCATCATTAGAATTATTAGACATATTATCTAATTGACTTCTTAAATGATCTACTTCTTGTCTTAACTTAGATTCATTTTCCATTCTAGTGTCTAATTCAGTTCTTAAATTAGTTATTTCACCTTCTAATACACCTATCTGTGCTACATCGTCCTCAGACTTGTTATTTGCCTCATCAGACAATTCTTTAATTGTACCTTGTAGATTCTCTATTAAAGATTCTTTCTCCTCCAGATCGTTCTCTAAATCGTTTATTTGCTCTGTTAATGATGCAATGTTGTTCTGTAATTCTAAAACTTCCACTTCATCATATAGAGGTTCTTTATTTTTTTGTTCTAATTTTTCTTCTAATGAATTAAATCTATTATTGATTAATTCTTCAATATGTTTAAGATCTACTTTATTATTGAATTTATCTAAAGTATCTTCAAGAACTTTTTTTATCGATGGATAATAGGATTCGAGACTGATTGTACCTTCCATTACCTTTGGTTCTTCAGGTCCTTCTTCTTCATCATAATCATCTTCTGGGTATATTGCTTCTTCAATTGTTTCTAAATCAATTTGACCATCTTCGAATGGTAAAAATAAAGGAAAGTATATCTCGCTATTATTAGGATCTACTAATCCTATTTCATTTATTAACTCATCTACGGTTTCATCAGAACTATCATCCATGACCCCTAATTTTAATAATATTACTGGAAAGTATCTAACAAATAAAGCTACGTATTTCTCTTCAGATACTTCAACTGGTATTAGTCCCATTTCAGTTTCTTTTTGTATTGCATCTTTAGCTGTTATAAAATCATGATAAAAAGAATGTATAGAATTAATTAATCCTGGTTTTTTTTCTAACCAGTAGTCTATTCTTTCTCTATTAACATCTATAGCATTTTTTAATATATTAGTTAATAGTGGTATGTTGAAAGTGTACTTATTTACTAATGCCCATTGATAATCTGGGTAATGTGTTAAATGTTGATTTAAATCATTTATTGAATCAGCATCATAAAGATTAAAAATATTATATAAGTCTACAAATGGGTATACTGGGTTATTGTCCATTTATTCATCTTCCTTTCTATATATAAGTTAAAAATAAGGTTTTGTTAATTTTTAATACTTGTATATAATATATATGGTAAAATCCATATAATCAAGGATTTTATTAAACATTATATCAATATACTCGTAAAGGAGGTGAGAAAAAAACATGTTTAATCTTTACAGAACTCCAGTAGAAACTTTAAAAGAAGTTTATCTGGAGAGTGGAAACGAATTTGCTTTAAGAAAGTTAATCGAGAAAGGTGGTTATTTAGTATTATTAGACCTAGATACTAAAGGACTGAAAATCTTATCACGTATGATTTTCGTAGAGCAGAAACCTGAACTCTTGTTCGCTATCCCAGAAGTCCGCAAGCTGAAATGGCTATTCAATTATGTTCTAGAAGAATATAGTGAATATCCTAATACAGATTCCCCTGATATAGAAGATTTGTCAGAAGGCCTGTTAAAAGCTGTAGGAGAATTTAATTGGGAGAGTGGAAGAGTTCTAAGTAAAACATTGGTCGAAGAAAGATATAATTTTTTAATAAAATTATTAAAGACTGAGACTCAGAAGCCTAATTTCAGACATGAGGATGAAAATGATTTATTTAGGAATATTGTACAAAATAAATTCATTTCATTAGAAGTTTTATTTGATAAGCTTTTACCAAGTGTCCCAGAATTAGGTAGATATATTATTCAATTGGCTCCATATAAATTAGTAGGACAGAATGATATCTTTCATATTATAGATACAATAGGTAAAGTAAAAGATATATTGTGTGATATAAAAGAAAGAAATGAAACTTGTCCTGATCCTGAGAAGGAAGTAAAAAACGGTATTGATTTAATGTTGGAAGAGCCAATTACAAGAGATCTGTTATTTGGTTTATTTGTTTCGGTAAATAAAATATCTCGACAAATAATTTATTACAGATTAGAAGAATTTAAAACGTTCTTTGAAAGATTTACATTAATGATTAAAGATGTTAAAGAAACGGTTGATTTCTATATTGAGAATACTAATGAGCAAGAAGGTCTATTCCCATTAGGTACTATTAATGATGAGATCAGTAATGAGTCTTTAGAAGGTCTAGCTTATTGTCTATACCATGGAAGTACAATAGCTAGTTATAATATTGCTAAAGACGATAGATTTTTAATGTCTGCAATCGATGATGTAGCCGTTGCTATGGGATTATACATCTATATGAATATTTTACCAGAGAATTGGCTAACATCAGATGAGTATTATCAATTACTACTATCTCAAGAAGGTCACAATTATGCTCCAGAGACGTCAGAGCTAAATGTTGACGAGTTAGTAGAAGGTCTATTTTAAACTATTTTCGAAAATGGTTTAAGGCATTTATTATTGTATATAATATAAATGTATTAAACAAAAATATTAAAAAAATCTAGGAGGAAATGTCATGGGAAAAAATTATGGAAAGAAACCAGAAAATAACAATTTAGGAGGAAAAGAAATGAATGACAGAAATTATACAGAAATAAGCGACGGTAGTAATGAAGCATTAGACTTCGATAAAGAAGTTGCAGCAGGTAACGCAGTAGAAATAGAGGAAGGAGAAGAAATAGTAATGGCAAATGATCCAACGGCTTTAGGACAACAAAAAGGTCCTGATTTCTCTAATATTGGAGAAGCACCAAAAGCAGAAAATAATTATGGACAACCTTATTTTGATACAAATCAAGGATATGTTCCTAATGTATCAGAAGTGGCTAAGTTCTTAACAAATCAGCCTGTATACGAATTAACAATAGGAGTAAATAAAGATGAATTGTTAACATTCGCTAATAATTCTTTGAATATTCCTAAAAGAATCGGATACAGAGAAGCAAGAGAAGCTGAATTTCTGGATCTTATGAAAGGTGTAGATATTACAGATTTCCAAAATGCTAAAAGAACTTATTATCCTTCAACACAAGCAGCTAATATAGCTGGAGAAGGTGTTAAATCTATTATCACTATACAAATAGATGATACTACATTATCTCAAGGTAATGGTGATATCAGAAACGTTGTAGATTTAGCAAGACAAACATCTATTTTTGAAATCCAAAGAATACTTAAGCATTTAGATACATCGAACTTGTTCGATCCACATATTACAGTTCCACATAAGAAATACGAACAAGCACACGTTACTGAAATATTCGTAAATACTTCGGTAGTATTGTTAAGCTTCTTAGGATTGTCTCTAGAGTTCATCAGTAATAAATACACTTTTACTGTTAAAGAAACACCAGAGCAATTCTTAGTACACTTACAAAAAATCTAATAAAATAATACTGGGCCCCATTGGGGCTCTTTATTTTACCCACTAAAAAAGATGAGGAGGCGACATGGAATAAATGTTTGTTAATAATATGAAATTTAACGATTTAATAGATGAAGCATTAAAAGAATGTAATGAAAATACATTCATTCCGTCATTTAGATTAGCAAAATTATTACAGAAGCAGCATAAACATATAATGAGAGACATTCGAGAGGAATTAGACAGAAAAGATCTTCAAAACGTCAATACGTCCGAAATGTTTAAATTAACTATAGGCGAAAATGATAATAAAAGAGTAGTACCTTATTATGAAATCTCTTATGATGGTGTTTTACATTTAGCTGGGAGATATAGTAGATATAGCTATAATATAAGAAAAGACATGATAAACGAACATAAAAGACTGAATCTATTGTATAAGAAACATATGTAACGATATGGTACATTTTTGTACCATATCGAAAAATAAATAAGGAGGAAATATGTCGAATATTCATGAAATAATAAAATATAACGAAGAAAAAACAATAACAAAAGAACAAACCGAAAAAGATCTAAGAACATCTGTTCAATTACAAGAAGTTTTTGAGAAGAATTTCTTCACAACAGGATTATTTGAGATATCTAATGAAGAATTATCTGAAATAACAGGAAAAGAGATTAAACAAATAAATCGAGATATTCAAGCAGAATTTGGAATAATTGATCTTAGAAGTCATGCGATGTTATTTACGCCAGAAGGTCATAATGCTGATATGATGATGCTAGGTATAGAATGGTTGAAAGATGGAATAAGAGTAGAAAAAGTACTAAGTCAAAAAGGAAAAGAAAGACCTATCATATATTTATCAGGACTAGCTTTAACTCAATTGATCTCTAGATGGGATCCTATGATTAGATTTATAATAAATGTTACTATCCATGTGCTTCAAAATCAACTTGTTAGAAATAACATTCGTGTAACTAATATGGTAGATTTTTCTAATGAGTTGACAACAGTATGCATGTTAGCTTATCAATTAGAAAATATGTATGAATATAATGGTGGTACATCTAAGTATCCACATATAAGAGAAAATTATGAAGAAATAGCTCAGAAAATATTTGATTTAAGACAAGAAGCATTAAATCTTAAATCAAAAAGAGAAAAGGCTTACCCTAGGTTGTTAGAGATAGCAGATGAAATAAGAAGAATCGATAAAGAAAATCAAGATTATATTAGTAAAAATGAAAAATTAAGAGAAATGAAGTAATATAATTCGATACATATATTTATAGATGTATTATTTAGTATAATAAACAAGCATACCAATTGGTATGGAAGTCTATATAAAATAGGAGGAATTAAAATGAAAAAATTTAAAATTAAAGGAAAATTTGATGTAGACAGAAATTTAGGAGTAACATTTGAAGAATTTGAAAAATCTTTAAAGGAAGAAAGACTAAAACAATCTTTAAAGTTTAAATATCTATATGGAGAAATAAATCCTCATTTAGAAGGAAGAAACCTGGAAGGTTTATGCTCTATTCAAAGCAAAGACTTTCTCATACATAACGTAAAAACAAATAAAAAAGATCAAAGTTTTGAAATAGTTATTGTGGCTGCTGGTGCATGGGCGTTTGATATGCTTAATACAGTATACCAAAATGCTAATTATGAAATATCTGCCAGTATAAGAAGTATAGTAGACCCTAAAGAAAAAACTATGCAAACTGTTACATTTGATGTAATTATTAAAGAATTAGAAAAACCTGATATGGATAGACAGTTAGAAATACTAACAGAGCAAGTCAACGAAATCAGTGAAAAATTAAAAGAAAATGATAAAATCATCAAAGATCTAGAAAATAAAAATAAAAAGTTGAAGGAACTATTGAAAAATGAACAAGGAGAAATAAATCGTTTAGAAAAACTTATTAAAGAAAATAAAAAGTTAGAAGAAAAGATACTGAACGATTTACATGAATAATATAAATCAAAGTATGAAAAAAAAAATAAAATCTAAAAAAAAAATATAATGGAGGTAATAAAATGAGTTATCATAACATAACAACAAATCAAAATCAAGACCACAGAGATGGTGCAATGAGTCCTAGAACTACAAATGTGACTATGGGAATAAATGGAGCTAATGGAGTACAAGGAACTAATCCTAGACCAACAGGAGAAAAACCAGTTCATCCTGGTATAAAAGAAAATGTACCAGTATTAAATAAAGAAATAGTAACACATCAGAATATTTTAAAGGATGGGGAAATTGAAAAAAATAGTATTGTGATGGAATCAGAAAATATATCAATACCTAAATATAGAGATCCGTGGGGAGATGTATCAATTAACAATCCTTCTACAAATAACATAATACCACCTCAACCTCAGCCTATGCCTATAAACGCATCACAATTAAATGACACGAACAACAGAACTTTAGCACAAATCTTCTTTAATCCTTTAAATATGACTATGCCTGAAGAATTACAAGAAAGCGTAGATATAACATCTACTACTAAATACACTATTGATAATTTGGAATTAACATTATTAGGAACATTCGATATCGTTAAGAAAAATTTAAGAGCAATAATAAAATTCCCTTTAGATGAAAATATTATTGTAGCAGTAGATCAACATATTAAAAATATCTACTTTTTAAATAAAGATGGTATATTAGATAAATACCCATTATATGGCATGGATTTTAGTACATTAACACTATTTTTAAGAAAAATATTTGATATTGGTAACGTATATGTACATCAAGATTTTAATGCAATAATTCACCGTATTGTCATGGGAAGACAGAATAGAACACGTTATGCTGTATATGAAGATGAATTACCTAAAACAGAAGATTCAAAAATAGCAGAATTATTAGCAAAAAATAAATAATTAAACATAACGGTATAAAACTTAAACAGGGTACTTGTACCCGGAAAGAGAGAAAATTATGAAAAAAGTAATATTAGTAATATTAATCTTAACATTAGGCACGTTGGTGCTAGGCGAAGATGCGAGTTTTTATGGAGGTAAGTTACATGGAAGTATGACAGCATCAGGAGAAAGATTTAATCAACACGAATTTACGGCTGCACATAAACAATTACCTCTTAATAGTATCGTAGATGTAACAAATCCTAAAAATGGTAAAACTGTCAGAGTCAGAATAAATGACAGAGGACCATACGTAAAAGGTAGGTCAATTGATCTATCAGCAGCAGCATTTGCGGCTATAGAAAACCCTAAGAGAGGGGTTATCAAAGATATCATCATAAATGTAGTCTCACTTGGAGATAATAAACGGAACTATACTCGTTCTGAAACTACAAAAAAGAAAAAATCTTCTAAAGTCACTCGGACAAAAAAGAACAAAAGTACTAAAAAGAAATCTAAGAAAAAATGATATATCCCCCTGTATGGGGGATATTTTTCAAACCGTTAAATTAACCAAAAATAAAAAATTCTAGGAGGAAATAACTATGATTAAATCAGTTAAAATGGTATTCAACAAATTAGAGGATGTATTAGAAGTAGACTCATCTTTAGGAGAAATCTCTTTTAAGTATAATTTAGGAGATGTAAAAATATACGGAGAAAATGGTGAAGCAATCGTATCAGAAAATGTCACGGTAAATTCTGAAAACCCATTACCAGAATTACCTCTAGATAGTAATGAATCATCTATAAATTTATTAAAACTTTTAGTAATCAAGATGTTAAAATCTAAATATAATTTCTTTGTCACTCAAGAATCTCCATTCATTGAAATATCTGAAGAAGATAACGAAAGATATTTAGATATAGTAGGAAGACTAAATAGAATAACTGTACAGGATACTATTGTTAGAGATTATCTTAATACTTTGTATAAAGAAATTACTAAGATTGACCCAGATACAGCTTCTAAAACTACTACACAAAAAGTCTTTCATAAAGAAAAAGATCTTATATTTATTAATGTAAGCTGTAAAGATGAAGATCATTCTGTGTCTATGGGTACTTTACATATGTTATCAGAAAATGAAAATAACCCTGTTACTAATTGTATTATACAACCATTAAGAGTGTTTGATTTAAATTTAATACGTCATGATATTTATAAAGTATTCGATATAGAAAAAGAAATTAGTTATAAATTTGACGAAAAACCCATGATAGAATTTATGAATAATATTATTAATAAAATTATGAGCTGCAGCTATATTAAAAGAAATATTATATCTGACCTTCCTAAAGACGTATTTAAAACACAAACAATTGGAACATTATTATTCGAATTAAAAGATAACAAATTACACTTAGTAACTGAAACCGACTCCTTATACGGTAAGGATTACTTTAAAGCACCAATCAAATTAAAAATAAATGAAAATGATTTTGGTATTACTGATATAAGTATTCCTACTGTATCAATGGGATTACCTACAATGATATATGATGTAGAATATAATAACGATCAATATAAAATAGTATTTAAGACTGGTACTATCGATATGTTGAAAGAATTATGTACAGAGGAATTTATTGATGTGTATAATAGATTAACTTTATTAGAAACATTCAAAGAAAAGTTATTATCTGAAGATGGTAGAGATATGATTACAGATGGATTTTTATCAGTTGCTTTAAAATATGGTTGGACTCAAGATTCAGATATTAAACAACCTTCAGTTACATTTTTACCAATAAAAAATTCTGAAGATCTACATATATTAATTAAGTATTTACTTGTAGATTGGGATACTAATAAACAAGAGAAAATTGAAAAAGAATTATTAGTAGAAAAAGGAATGGTATTTAAGAAAGTAAATGATAAATTACAATTTAATTCTGTTGAAAGGGTTCATATGAATTATTTAACATTCTTCGGAAGAATTGAAAGATTGTCTGAATTATATAAAACAATAACTAAGACATCTCCTTATGAAAAACTTCTTATTGAATTATAATTGTATATAATATATACGATAATGAAAATTGGAGGTAATAAAAATGAAAAAAGAAAAGAAACATGATCGTAAGTACATTAAAACCTATAACGGTCAACCGTTTATAGAGATCACGAGTCCATATGACTTTATGAGAACCAATATGAGAGATGAGGATATTGCTCATGCAATTCACGTATGGTTTAAAGTCAATGGAGATTTACAAGAATTCTATAATTGGTATGATGGTAGAATATTTCATAAACGGGAGAACTTCTATTCTACTACATTAAGAAATTATATGAGATTAGAACCAATGGAGAAAATAAGACAGTTTGCTGATACATTTGAAGTATTCAAAAAGAAATTTCGAGAATATGACAAATTAAGAATGAAGCCACTTGTGTTATTTTGGTTCAGATGTGGAATGCATCATCCAGATGGAATCATTCCTTGGAAAGAATGGAAAGGTGAATGGTTAGATGCTGGATACATTCCAAAACGTGTGGGTCATAATATGAAAATGATTCACAAAAGAAGACTTACTACAGATCTGGAATTCTATGATTATGAAGATGACCGTGTAGTATTATGGAAAGGAGAAAACTATGAATCAAGAGGACATAAGTGTGATAACAACCAAGAAGATAACTCGTGATTTCATGGAATATGAGACGGCTCGTTTAGGGCCGTTTCTTGATTTATTTTTTCATCGAAATCCAGAAATAATAACAAATTTTGAAGGTGAAATGACTGATGAACATCGTATGGAGTTCTTAAAGATACTTATAGATAAATCTAATAAAAAAGATTATTATGAGTTATCTTTATTATTATCAATACCTGGAGAATTCGGTCATCATGATATTATATATCCTGTATATAAAGGTATATTTTATCCAAATATGAGATCAATGGCTAAAACAATAAAAGGAATAAAGAAAAGTATAAAAAAATTATATTATAAAATGATTTTTGTATTGTTATCTTATAGATCTAAAGATGAATTTAATATCGTTTGTGATTTTGCTGCAGATCTATTTAAAAGTCTTTTTGATTTAACCTTAAAGATGGCTGATTTGTTACCATCTATTATTATATATACCAAACAAAAAGGAGATGATTAATTAATGTTTAAAACAGAAATGGATCTAACAAATACGTTAGATCCTTTTAAATTAAAATTAGAAATGGGTAATAGACTTTTTTTTAGTTTACCTAATATAGAAATTAGTGTAGACGATGGTGGAGAAAAATCTAAATATACTATAGAAGATGTAAACGATTCATTCGAACTCTCTAAAGCATATCCAGCATTCTTAGAGAAATTTATTTTTTCTAATGATCAAAATCATAGAAATAATTTTTTTAATGAACATACTTTAGAAAGAGATATTGCTGCAGGTATATTAATAGTAACACCTGAATTAAATGTTATAAATAATTATTGTAGAAAATTACGTAATTTTGATAAAGAAACTTCTCAATTCAATAAATTAGTACAAGCATTATATAAATATGCTACTACTAAAAAGATAGTCATTGATACACAAGCTATATGTTTTAAAAAAGAAGATACTAATGTTATAATAGAATTTAATAAACCATTTGAACCTAATGTAACTGCTATTAAACATAAAATAGGAGACACTAAAGCATCTGCATTTAGTAATGATATAACAGTAGAAGATGATATATCATTATATTTAGCAGGTATAGATTATGAGAAATTAGAACAAGAAATCAAAACTTTATTTGGTGACACAATTACTTCTGAAAAACCTGATCTCTCTCATATACAAAGTGATTTATCTGATATGCAGAAATTAATACAATCATTTCTTACTTTAGAGATTTCTTCTGATAGATCAGTTAAAAGTGCAGCATCTTTTAGATTCTCTTTTGATAATGGAGTATTATTAAATTTATCTGAAGATGAAACTTTAGAATTAGGTAGAGAATTTGGTCAATTAATATTAATTAATAAAAGAACAAATGTTGAAACTAGATTACCATTAAGTAGAGCTAGAAGTATTAATAGACCTAATATAGTAGAATCTATTATAGCTATGAGAGCTTTATATTTATTATTTGTAGATGGGTCTGTTACATTATTAGATATATTCCATAAAGCTATATTGTCTAAAGATAAAGATGCTAAGATAGGAACATTTACATTTAGGTTAAATGAACAATTAAATCCAGAAATAGTGTATACTACAGATACATTAGAATTTATTATTCTTAGTGATAAAATGTTAAAATTAACAATTAATAATAAAGAAAATCATGAGTTTAAAGATAGCTTATATTTCACTGTAGATCAAATAAAAGATATAGTAGATACATTAGCTAAAAAGATAGGTGCTGAAATCGTATTAGATGATTTCTTAAATTATTTAAAAGTATTGGAAGACTCTTTAAAAACTTTAAAAAGATATAGTAATTAATATACTGCCCGCAATGGGCAGTTATTTTTTTACCCGAACTACGAAAATATTAATGAGAAAGGAGGTTATGAGAATGGATTTACAAGCTTTAATGAATTTCTTGAAAGAAAATGGTATTGTGGTTAATGTTCTGTTCGTAAAATTAGCTGGTCATTTCGTTGTTGTTTTATTATCTCATACTGCAGCTAAAATATATTTAAGGAAAAGATTTTCTCCGATTTCTAAATTTTTCGCAGCGGTTACCATATCTACTGCTTTCGTTGCTATATTAGCTGAATTATTACCTGTAGGAAGGAACTGGTTTATATTAAGTTTTTTCATTGGCTTGATGACTGATGTACTTCCCGAACGATTATTACGATTTTTAAATAATACTAAAACTGTAGACGCTGTTATAGAAAATGCCTCTAATGAAGTAGCTAAGAAATATAAAGGAGCCTCGGATTTTGTTAAGGCTGTATTACCAAATACAAAAAATGAAGATACTGGGACGGTAGTCAAACAAGACATCGAAGACAAGAAAGAAGCACCTGAGAATAAAGAAGACACAAAAAAAGAGGAGGTGGCTACATCTGATGAACAACCAACAAACGAAATCGAACAACGTATCAAAAGAGAACATCGATTCAAAAGACACTAATAAGGAGGTATTATACCAGTATAGAAAGAAACAAATTAAAACATTGATTTTCTTAGGAGTATTGATAGCAACAACAATACTTGGTTTCCGAAATAGTAATAAGACATCAGACATAATGTCCACACCTTTGTCTTACTATTTACAACAAAATAACCATTCTATAAATGCCACAGTTGCTAGTAAAGCTAAAATAGTACTAATTATATTCTGTGTAGTGCTTATGCTAGTTTTGTATATTTGTTATTTAGATTCAGAAGCTTTTAAATTACCTTTTAAAGTAAAGAAAGAAAAAGATCAAAGGTATTCCAAAGTAATGTCTAAATTAACATCGTTTGGAACAATAATTTTGGTTATTATATTATTCGTATTATTTAATCTTTTATTTTATCAAAAAGATTTAGAAAAATTTATAGCTAATCAAAAGACACCTACAGAACAAGCAGGATTACCTGAAAGTAAAATAGAATATAGAGGACCGGATCTACAGAATCCTGATGATCCGCCCTTTCCCTTTAGTCCACACCAAACAGTTGCTGGAATGGCAAGAGAAGCGAGATTAAGTGTAGAACGTTTACAACTATATTCATTGATGTGGACGGTATATAAAAATGATGAACCATTAAAAAGTAAATTCCCAAATGCTAAGGAGAGATTTTATGAGTTAGAGAAACATCATTATCGTATCGTATGTAAAGAAAAGATGTCATGTGTAAATTTTATTAATCGTGTAGCACCCATCAATAGATCTTTAATAACATTGAAGGTAGTTATACTAAAAGAAGCATTATCATTAAATGTAGCTAAAGAATATTTTAATAATAGTCCTAATATAGATGTATTAAATAAAGAACCTTTAGTTAGAATGAGAGATGCTGTACAAGTATGGGCGAATGAAACTGAAAGAAAAGGAATGGAAGAAAAGTCTGTAGAGATACCAATGATATTATATCATTTGAATATTGAACCGACAGCCGAAAACTTAGCTCTTTTTGAATTATATGTTAAAATATTAGATGAAACTCCACTTAATCCTAAAATAAGTATAGGATTTTTAAAACAGGCTATAGATACAGACCCTAATTTAAGAATACCTATACCAAGAAATGAAATTGAATTAAAACGTTTGAGACATATATAATAATCCCCCCAAATGGGGGGACTTTATTTTAACGACTTATATAGTCAAAATAATATTCTGGATATATTATATATCTTTTTTTATCTTTTATATGTTGTTTTAATTCTTTAAAATATTTATGAAAATTATTTATTTCTTCTTTACCATTTAATTCTATTACATGGTATTTTGTTTTATCTACTAAAGCTTTAAATTTATATGCATCATCTTTTCTTCTTTCCACCATAGAAGGATGATTATTTTTATCTTTTCCACCATCTTTAATAGATATTACACAATCATATTTAGGTAAAAAGAAATCCGATATGTGTAATCTTTTATTTCCTTTATCATCTATCCATGTTATCTCTGGACCAGGTGCTTGTAAATCATCACTACTCCATACTAAAGGAGAAAGATTCTTAAGGAATAGTTCTTCATATGATCCTACTACAGTAAATTCTTTACCTTTAAATTCTACTACTTTACTTATACGTCTATTAGCTAACATTTTCTTTTGGTATTCAGGATCAGCAGCATAATTAAACATTCCATCTTTTTTAGTAGCATTTTCTATAAATTGTTTTCTCATAACTTCATTACATGAATTACCTTTATTTTTAAAGTATGTTCTAATAGTACGTAAAGGATCTATAAATAATCTTTTAATTGATAAAGGTTCACATAATATTTCGTATCTTTGTTTTTTAGCATTCCATTTAGTAGGTGCTCCACATATTTGACATTTACCTTTACCATTTCTATCATCATAAAGAAAGTGAGCGACGTCACCATTATACTCTTTAGGTATTTTATTTTTATAATTTTTCTCTACATATTTTATTAGATCAGGTATCTTTTTAAATTTAACATTATCGAATGGACAATTATATTGTCTAGCCATAATATTCATCTCCTTTTTCAACAGTATAAAAAAACCTCCCCCAAATGGGGAGGAAAAATCTTAAAATAATTTACGTCCTATAAATAAAAGAAAGGGAATATTTATAGGAGTGTGGTAATAACGAGATTACACAAACAAATTAAAATCAATAAATTTAGAGGGAATTTACCTAAATTTATAAAGGTATTGTTTAAACAATTATCTTTTCTCGTATAGAATATAAAATCTTTACTTGTCTTTTAATTGATAATAAAGCTGTATAAAGTTCTTTTTTGTCTGTACATAATCTACCATCAAATAATATTATACCTTTATCAAATTCATTATTAATAACTGCAGCTGAATTAATAACATATCCAAAATTTATACAATAACTATAAGGTGCATGTGGTAATTCACTATGTCCATAATTCATATATTCTAAATATCTTTTACTAGCATATGTTATAACTTCTACTATTTCTCCTACTGGTTTCTCATAATCAAATTTAATGACATAAGCATGATTTCTATCAGCTGTACATTCCTTTACTTTAAATCTTGTACCTATTGGTAAAATGTGTCTTTCGCCTGTAATTGTTTCAGTTGCTTCTAAGGGTCTATCAGCTATCATCCATTCATTTATTTGTGGTTTTATAGGATCTTCTTGATTAGTTAGTCCTAAATAATTTCTAATCTTATTATTTAATTTAAATATTAACGTTAAATTAGGAGTAATAATAGGATCTTCTATATCTAGATGTCTAGATAAATCAAATTCTTGGATTTCTTCTTTTTCTATATTAATATTATTACCATCTAATGATTTCTGTAAAGAATTATTTTTTTGTCTTAAGAAATTTAGATAATGTCTGATAGATACATTCATAGCATTCTTATTAGAAGAAACTCTACTAACATCGTATACCTTTTCATAATATGGCATTATATCTTCAAAAGACATATATTTTTTAGGAATCATATTGTCATAGAATATATAGAAATATGTCTCAGGAGGCATATGCTCATGTAATCCTTTTACTACATTAAAAGATATACTATCACTACTTTCTAATAATACAAATCCAAATGCTGGTATTGGTTTATTAGGTATATAATCAGTATCTACAAAATCTACTAGATCATATAAATATAAAGCATTAAATCCTTTTTGAATAGCAGTTCTATATGCAGTATATGTAACACAAATAACAGTAATCATAGATGGAGATACAGCTCCACTTGCACCACTATGCATTTCTAAAAACATATCTAACATTTCTTCAAAATTGTAATATATAGGTAGATTTATTTTTCTTAAATATTCTTTGTTATCAGTCTCATAAAAATTATGAGTCATTATTTCTCTTAATGATTTTAACATTTTAACCTGTCCTTTCTGTCTATTTTTAAACCTTCAATATTATTTAGTAAGTTTAATCAATTGGAGGATAACATGGATTTTAATAATATTGCCAGTATGAATTTCAGTTCATATTTTGAATGTGTAATACAAGAAGATAGTCATATTCAACAACCATTTTTCATGGTTACTATACCATCTCTATTTCCTAATGTAGAAAATGCTTTAACACCTACGAAGAATACTAAACCTATTGATCCTAATAGGTCTATAAATAAATCTAATCAATTACAGAATACTAATTTAGTAACTACGACAATAATTAAAGCAGCTAATCATACAGATTATACATTTCAGTTAAAAGGAGATTCCTTTAAAGATGAGATGGATTCTACAGATGGTATAACAGAACCTGAACAAGTAATTGAAGGTAAAATGAGTGATTTTAAAACACATAAACATGAAATAAAGAAACCAATGACTTTGAATAACTATATATATAAGAACTTAAATAATGTTACAGTACCTAAAAATAGTAAAGCTTATGGTTTTTTCTTGAACGGAACCTATGATACTACATCATTCGTAGTAGTACGAATACAGGGTGCTGTTCCATTAAATCAAGATGAAGCAATGAAAGTACAATATAATAAATAAAGGAGGTAATATATGGCTGAATTTAGTTTTTCAGATAACGCTAAGGATCTAGTAGATATTAGAGATTATATTGCTTATTATAAAGGTAAGAATTTAGCTTATTATAATGGATTTATGGACGTAGATTATAATTTTCATATAATAGATCTATTTGATAATTTCTTTACTATAAATGATGAAGAAAATATAGAAGTATTCTTAATAGATTCCTTTGATAAAGCTGATTTTCAATACAACCCGAAGGGTTTAAGTAATTATTTATATGGTACTCCTGATCTATGGCCAATAATATTAAGATGTAATGAAGCAGATCATCCAGGAGAACTCGAATTAACTAATGGTAGAGTTAAAGTACCTAAAGCACCAGCATTAGATAAATTTTTATCTACTGTTTATGCAGCTAGATCAACATATTTTCAAAAAAGAGGCCATCGTTGGTAAAAATATAGTCCCCCCATTTGGGGGGATAAACAGCTGCCCCCGAGTGGGGCAGTGTTGTAGAAGGAAAAAAAATGTAAAAAACCAGTTACCTGCCGACTTAGGGGTGATCGACAAGCTTATAAATATGTCCTGAGTAACATATTTATAATTAAAAAGTTCTGTTACCATTTATTAGTAGTTTCATTACTTTTACTATGTCCATAACCAGTACTAAATCCTAAATCATCGTTAGCGAAAGAAGTTTCTCCTGCATTATTAGTTTCGTATTCAAATTGGTTACGTATAGCTAAAGATAAATATACAATTCCATATAATTCTCTATTTAAATCTGGTTTAAAATCTACAATAAAGAAATCTTCCATATTTTTTAAATAATATTCATACTCTTTATTATCTTTAGGTATAACAGCAGTCTCTTGATTTTTTTCTTCTGTATCTATAGGCTTTCTTAAAGGAGATTTTTCTTGTATAGTTTCTAATGTATATCCTGGATTTTGATATAATTGGAAATTAAATAAATCAGAGTATTTATAATTCTTCTTTTTAGCCCAATTAACTAAAGCTTGTAAATATTTATTATTATCTAAATCTAAAAAGGGTTCTAAAGATATCTTCTTAGTAGTAACAGTTCCAGAAGGGTGAGTTATAAGATCCTCTTTAGACCAATTAAATTTCATTTCTGATATAGCATGTCTTTCTTTAAATACTCTTTCTATTTCAATAAATCTTTCATTAATAGAACCAGCAGCTTCCTCTATATTTATGTCTCTCCATTTTTCCGTTATCTCTGTTTCATTATCATCTAAAACTATTCTATCTCCATATGCAGAGAAAGATAAAAACATTGGTACCATTACATCTATTTCGAAATCTCTTTCGATAGTATAAGCTTCTGGAACCATAATACCTTCTTCACCCCATGGTTCAGGATTAGTCATACCAGATGTCTTAATAAAGCTTTTAACAGGATATCTTAAGAAATAATAGAATTTACCATCATAACCTGACATACCATAATAAACATTAACGAAAGAATTTAAATTTAGAAATCTTAACATTTGATGATGATTAAATCCTTCTAAATTAAATCTTTTAATTAACATATTTAATACTTGTGTAGGTATTTGGAAATCTACATATTGTCTAAAGTCATATACTTGTTCATTAGGTTGTCTAACAGTATGCCAATAGTGTGCTATATTATTCATTTTAGGTCTAGACACTTCTACTATACCAGCATGACAATTTATATGTACACTTTTAAAAGCGATTCTTATATCTAAATTATTTTTACTATCTTTATCATCTTCAAAAGCCATTACTCTAAATTGTGCTCCTTTAGGTAAATAATTAGCTGATTCTCTAGCTGAGAACGAATAACCAGCACCGTAAGATGGATGTTCATGTAAATGATCTACATTAAATTGTAAATTCAAAACAGGCTTTCTAGCTTGACCTAATATACCAGATGTCCAAAAGAATCCTTTATCACCCATTAATTGTGTGTCTACAAATTCATGTTTAAATTCTACTATATCTTTTAAATCGTTCTTTATCCATTTTCTAATATTATCAAATACAGTACCGAACGTTACTGATAGATCTCTTGGTATCCAATAAGCTATATTTTCATCAAATTTCATTCCAGTAGCACCAAGTTCTTTTAAAATACTTCCCATAATTCCTCCTTAATATAATATAAATACTATATTAAAGTTTCAGTCCATACAGTAAAAAATAAAGAGCCCCAATGGGGCCCATTATTTATTTGCTGTCAAAAGCTTTCAGTTCTATATCATGAACATTAAAAGCTTCGACTATATCCTTAATCATTGCTTCAGTTATAATAGTTTTATTTAAAAGTTCTATATCATTTTTATCCCACGTTGGAGGATATATACACAATTGAAACGCGTATTCTCCTGTTTTTTCTTTGAAGAAATCTGTTAATATTATTTTTGGAGAAGATAGTTCTAAATCTAAAGAAATATTTAAATCATTATTTCTTTTAAAGAATAATACTTCTTTTTCTGTTTTATTTTCTAAAAGTTTGTTTATCTCAGCTATAGCTTTTTTCCATTCATCTTTATTTTGTGGTGTAAAGTTATGATATGATTTTACTTTTCTGGAATTTAATATATTTGTTACCACGTCTTCTAACGTAAATAAGTTATTGGAGAATTTTTCGATATCTTCAATTACTACGTAATATTTTGATTGTTGTTTTTCTTCGACTGTATAATACTCGAATATAATATCTTTTTTAGATAATTCATCTAAAATAGGTTTTGTTGTTATCAATGAACCATCGAAAGTTACAATTATAGATTGTTTATCAATTCCTTCGGGTATTATTATCTTGTAGTTGTCTATATTATTTTTTAGTGTAATGTAGTTACTAGATATATGTGGTATATGAGGACCATTAACCGTAAAATTTTTAAAGATACACCATTTCTTTCTGACATCTTCGAAATCTCTGTTTTCATTTAAAGACAATAGTGGAGATGTTGGTATAAAAACGATTTCTTCATTATCGAATAACCCAGCCAAAGTGATGGTTGTAATTTTCTTATAATAATGAAAATGAGGGAATCGGTAAATATAGTCGATTGTTTGATTTCGTCCAAGAGAAGATGAAAAATTTATTTCACCATATTTATTAAATAAATAATAACAGCCTTCATGAAAACGATCAATAGATTTTAAAAATTCTTTTTGGCATTCTATAAATAATTTAATATCATCTTCATTTATTTTCTGCAAATCTTTTTTAAAACGGTTGAAAAAGTTATGGATATTATTAAATTCTTCTTTTTCCTGTTTTTTAAGATATCTTAACGTCTGTTTAACGTTTTCATCTGTTATTAACTGTTCAAAAGTCATTTCCGGATTGTTTAAAATGTCCCTTATATTGAATTTTGGAGACGACTCTAATTTTATACTATCACTTTTATAATCATGTTCTATAGTTAAAGACCAATCTCCTAAACAACAAATAACTTCTGGACTATCTTTTTTTCTGAAATCTACAGAATGAACATAAGGTTCAAATTTAATTTCTTTTAACATTATTTTTCCTCCTTATAAAATTATTTAGATTTTGTTCTTCCTACCCATCTTCTTAACATTATTTCAATTCCTCTTTCTGTTAAGAAATAAGCTTTAGCTTGTTGATTGTTTTTACCAGTATACCAATAAGGTATTATATCCTTATCTATATCTGGTTTAAATTTTTTGTAGATATTCACTTCATTTCTGATTGCTACTAAAACATGGTCGTGTCTTTTACCAACCATTCTAGCTAATTCAAAACTTGGTATACCTTCTATACCGTCTAAGACTTCTAGTAAATAGTCTTTGACTTTTAAGATCTTTTTCATATTTACCTCCTTTTTATTATTATCTCCATTTATATTATATATAAGTAAATCTATTTAAGATAAAAAAAAAGACCTAATTAAAGGTCTCTAATAATTAATTTTACTGGGATAGGTAATCCCAGTAACTTATAAAAATCTGCGTAAAATTCTAATTCTTCTACGGCCGCAGAATCACCGTAGAATTTATGTTGATCATTTACTAGTACATAAGACTCTAGTCCTTGTACTACTTTGATATCTTTTACTTTTTCGTTGATTAATTTGGAGAAGCCTTGAACAAGACCTTCTCCTATTTTTATATCTGCTACTTCGATGAAATCATTATCATCGATTTTTAACACTTCTTTAGCTATCATAATCATTTCCTCCTGATTTTTTTTTTTTGAATTTTTTTATTGAACTATTGGAACAGGCTTATAAGCATGTGAAGATCGTCAGCTCTTTCACCTTTCCATTCTGGAGCTGTTTCTAATGTTTCCGCCATATCGAAATAACTCCAGTATTTTTCGTTATAGTGGTAGGAATAATTTCCTTCAGGGGTACAAACTCCTACTATGAAATACCCCGGAAACATTGAACCGTCTGCGTGCAATTTAGATCTAAAAACTTTAAATCCTTGTTTAGCAGCTAAACCACAAATAGTGGCAAATAAAACCATACGATGATAATATAATTCACTCATCGTATGGAAACTATCCTTAAGATGGCTACCTTCTCCATTATTTTTTTCAAATTCATAGTCTTCCTTAATAATTTTTTCTGTTAACATAAAAATCACTCCCTGTTTTTTATTTTATTTCTATCATATATATAATATACAAAAAAAAAAACTTACCGTAATCAAACCCAAACCATTTTGATTATAATTTATAATAAGGAGGAAGAAAATGATATTTTTATCAAAATTAAATAACATGACTCTTTGTCGTGCTGTGTGTTATCCAGATGATATGCCCAGATTAAATAGAAATACTGCTATCATAATGCCTACAGATGATGAAGAAGTGTTTTTAGATATTTTAGATAAATTAAAATATAATAGAAGTAGATTAAGAATAAAAGGTATTAATTATATGTATGTACCTAAGTATTATAATTTTAAAGCTGGTATAAAAACAATAAGATTTCATCAAGATCATTTCTTAGATAAAGTAAAAGAATTAAAAGTTAGATCTCATACTGTAGCTACTAATACTACTACTAATATAAGAAATTACAATGTTGTTTTTAATTATACCCCTATAGCAGCTCATTTATTAGACCCATCAGTAAATTATACTAGTGTGTCTAGTAGAACTGTATGGGACGCTTTATTAAATTATCAAGATATAGAGCATTTACATAAGTATATTTTATTTACTCCAGAAATAACTAAAATAAATGTTAAAAATAAAGCCTTGATTAAAATGAGTTCTTATAAAGTAAGAAATCTTTATATTAGATTTTTATATCAATTAATTTATCATTATGATAACTTTGTATCTTTTTTAAGAAATAATAACATAGCTTTATTATTTACAGATCATAGATTTTCTTTTAAAGTAGATTTTAATGATTCAGAATTTGAAACAAATTATCCAGATAAAGAAGATTTCTTTAAAGCATTGTTTATGAATTTAAAAAGAATGCAAATGGGATTACCTGTAGAAGACGAAGATGTAGATTTAGAAGAAGTTATAAATAAGCATAAAGAAATAAAAGAAGAGATTGCTTCTAATGATGAAGGTGATAAGACTATAGATGATACTACTGTTACTAAGACTATGGCTATAGTAGATGCTTTTAAGAAGAGTAATTCTACATTAAAGGATGAGATAGAAGATGTAGCAGATGAAGTTACTACTACTATAGATACTGCGGAAGATAATACTGAAGAAAGTAAACCTGCAGAAAAAGAAGTCAAAGAAAATAAAAAAGAAAAAGTATTAAAAGAGAAGATAATAAAGATACAGAATATTGTAACTAAAGATCAGAAAAGAGAAGTATCTGTTCCTACTAGATTAGTAGATGTTAAAAAGAAACAAGAAGAAATTGTTAACGATAATTTAGTTGAAGTATTAGCTAAATTAGAAGATATGGCTGAATCTATGATAACTCCTGATGTAATAAAGGAGAATTCTTCTTTTGGTACATTTAGTATAAATAAATTAGACGAACAATATGAAGCGATCGCTAAAAAAGATAGATTAGCTGTAGCAGAGTCATTAAATAAGACTAGTGTACCTTTATATTTAACAGGATATAAAGATAAACAAAATATGGATTCAAAAGATACTTATACTAGAAAAGTACAAATGACTTTTGAAAGTCCTTATAATAGTAAAGAAAAACATACATTCACAATGAATATACCTGAATTACGTGATGGTAAATTTTTACATATCAATGGATCAGATAAAGTTATGATAAGACAGAAAATGGCTTTACCTATAATTAAATTAGATGACGGTGTAGTTATTACTTCTTATTATGGAAAACTTTTCTTATCATTAACTACAGGTAATCTTTCTAAATCTGTTGCGAGAATAAAAAGCTTTATTAAATTAATGAGAAAGAAATTTCCTCAGAATTATTTGAAGAAATGGTTCTCATTTATACCAGCATATTATGTAGCAAAAGATGAAAACTTTTTAGGTCCTGAATTATTAGAAATCTCTAGATTTATGACATATTGTAAAATCGATGAAAATAATTATATAGATCTAGGTACATCTTCTCCAGTTGTAGGTAAAATAAATGGAGAAATATATAAAGCGAATCAATCTGAAGATAGAGTGACTAATTCTGTAGACGGTTCTCAATTAACCACTTTAGAATTCTTCCATAAGATCTTATCTAAATTAGAAACAGAAGATCCTCCACTATATAAATTATGGATGGATAAATCTACAGGGACTGTTAGTAAAAATATTTCTTATTCTAAAGTAGATAAATGGCCAGGAGGATCTACTCCTACTATATTTATGGTAATGCATGCTTTTGGAGATAATTTATTAGAAATTTTAGAACTATTGAAAAAAGATTATAATTTAGTATATGAAGTTGTACCATTTGATGGAGAAAAGAAACCTAAGAGTGAATTTTTAGGAGATGATGCTGATAGATTTTTATTTAGTAATTTTGCATTAGATGTTGTTTATTCTAATGTGTCTAACAGACATTTATTACAACCATTACATGATGTAGATTTAACACAATGGGATTCTTTAATGTTAGATGGCTTCAGTAATACTGTTACTACTTCTTCTAATGTTGTTATGGTAATGGAAACATATGAAGATTTATTCTTAGATCCGATTACAATTAAAGTAATGGAAGATTGTGGTATGCCAAATAATTATGGGGAAGCTTTAATATATGCTAATAATTTATTACAAAACTATGACAGAACTGTTAGTGAAATATCTTTAAAGAATGAACGTATGCCATCTAATAGTGAAATAATACAGGGTGCAATGTATGCTTGTTTAGCTAAAGAATACAGAGACTATTCTATAAAGGTTAAGAGAGGTTCTAAAATGGCTTCTTTCTCTGTACAACAAGATGCGGTTATTACTTATTTATCAACATTACCTAACGTGGAAGAATCTTCTAAAATAAATGCTATACAACACGTAGATAAAATGTATACAATATCTAATAAAGGTATTTCTGGTATAAACAATAGTAGATCCTATACAGTTATTAAAAGAAAATGGGATAAAACATTCTATGGTGTTATGTCAGATGTATCTCCTTATGGTCCTGCTACTGGAGTTACTAAACACTTAGCAATTAATCCTAACATAAAAGATGTAAGAGGGTATTTTATTTCTAAAGATCCAACAGAAACTAGAGATGATGAATTAATGGCAGTATCAGAAGCATTACGTCCATTTACTCAAAAACATGATTCATCTCCACGTACTGCAATGTCAATGATGCAATCTAATCACTTAATGGGTACTGAAGGATCAGAACCAGCATACGTTACTTATGGTATGGATGAGACAATGTCTTATTTAGATTCTGACTTTGCTAAACGTTTAAAAGATGATGGAGAGATACTATCTATTAATGATAGATTTATGAAAATCAGATATAATAATTTAAAGAATGAGGATGGTACATTTGTTGAAGAAGTAATTGATTTAGATGTTATTGAACGTAACTCAGCAAAAGCATTCTTTACTCCAAATAAAATGGCTATTAATAGTAAATATAAAAATGCTAAACCTGGTACTAAAATTAAAAAAGATGAAATTATTGCATATAACAGTAATTATTATGCTGAAGCTGGTGATGATATTATATTTAAATCTGGGCCTATAGTCAATATAGCATTAATGAATACTCAATATGCTTACGAAGATGCTACTGTTATGACTGAAAGCTTAGCTAAGAAATTACAGACTAAAGTATTGAAAAGAATAGCAGTTAAATTAAATCCTAGAAACCAGATAAAAGAAGTTAGAACATTGTTAGGTCCTATAGCTGGAGGAGATGTTTTAATCAAAGTATCTGAAGATAGTGGTTCATCTTTCTTAAATAGTGCATATGATTTATCTGCATTAGAAGATAGATTATTAAAAGTAGAGAAATCTAATTACAATGGTATATTAAGAGATATATATGTATATTATAAATTAACTACTAAAGAAGAAGAGGAAATGGATCCTACAATAAAAGAATTTATGAAGAAGGTAGATTCATTCTATAAAAGAAAATATGATGGTGTAAATCTAGCTAAGAATTTACCAGCATATGAAAAAAATAGAGTGATAGACCACGTTACTAAATTTACAGATAACAGAAAGAATACAGTAAACGGAGATTTAGTAAATAAAGGAGAAATATTAATAGAATTCTTTATAGAAGTAAATCAGAACTTCTCATCAGGAGATAAAATAACTATCGGTAATACTGCATTGAAAGGTGTAGGAAGTAAAATACTTACTGATGATCAAGCTCCTATAGGTGTAGAAACAGGAAAAAAATATGATCTTATATTGTCTACCTATGGTCCTTTAAGTCGTATGATTTACAGTTCATTCTTAGTAGGTCCTTTAACAGCAGCAATGCAAAAAATAAATGAAAACATTTTAGACATAATTAAGAACGATGAGACAAAAAAATAAATGAGCCCCCATACGGGGGTCTCTTATTTATATGCCAAATCTTTTATCAATCATATTTCTAAAAAGATCTATTTGCGTCTTAAATGATCCATTTTCTATATTTTGACATGTATTTTCATTAGTCTCTTCAAATACTCTAATTATTTCTAATTTTATATATGTAGCTATATCAATAGCTCTGGTTTTATATTTTTCATATTCAGGAGAGAAACTTATTCTTGTTGCATCTATTACATCATTTATTCTTTGTATTAAATCCATTTTCATTTTAGCTATAGACTCTGTCGAGTCCTTTCTTTTGTATTTATCCTGAAGATGTTCCTTTACTCCTAGAATTAAATCTCTTCTAGAATAACCAAATTCTGATAATAGATTTTCTAATACTCCTTTTACTTCATTGACTAATCTTTCTCCATTTCTTCTTTTTATATATATTTTTTTAATCCATTCTAACATTATTATCCTCCTTATATTTTATTTAAATAAAACTGCCCCGTAGGGCAGTTAATTATTCTTTATCTTTTATTTCATCTATTGCTTTTTCAACATTTGCTTTTACTTCATATGCAGCTATAATTTCTGCTACCTTTGAATTTGTTATTTCTTCGATATCCCCTAAATCAAATTCTTCATCAGCGGCTATAGTTTCAGAATATAAATCGAATACCTTTATACTTACAGCTTCTCTATCTACAACAATACCTCTAACAGATATAACTTTTCCAATAGCTTCGAAATAATTTACATTTAGTACTTTAGCAAATGATATATGGTCATTACCAGGTACTATTCTTTTAAACTTTTTATTTCTAGCTAATTTTTCTATTCTACTAAAGGTTTCAAAATCCTCTAGAGTTAAAGCTGTAAATAGAACACCGTCAAAATTGAATGTTTTTAAATTATCAGGTTTATCTATTTCTTCAGGAGAATCTACAGGGTTCTCTAATACTGTTACAGATAACTGATTATTTGTTTCTTCATTGTAATAAATGAATGATGGTCTCCATTTTCCATTTACTAATTTATCCATTGTGGAGATCCTTTTAAATAATTTACCATCAAATTCCATAGGATCTTCAGGCATAAAGTGTATACTGATTTCGGTTATATCTGGTTTTTCTATTTCCTTCGATGGAACAATAGGTCTTTTAACTACTATCTTTTTATTAGACCCTTCTTTACCAAATGTTTGTATTACAGTATCTCCTTGTTCACCAGGTTCCCGTTTGAAATCTTCCATTTTATATGTTTCTCCTTCATATGTATAAATATCTGTCTGAAGAGAGTTAGGTTCTACTATTTCTATTATCTCAGGTTCTGTTTTTGGTAGTTCAGGTGTTTCATCTACTACATCTAGTATATCTGTATTTAATGTTTTTACGTATTCTGAATTTTCATGTGTTTCCTTTATTGTCTCACCATTAGAATTTATTTTATACGGCTTCACTATCCCAAATTGCAAGAATTCTCTATTAGTAGTTAATATAGCAGCTAATCTATATTCACCGTATGGTTTCTCTTTATAATAATATAACGTATCTCCAGTTTTACTCGTATATTCTTGTAAATCGGCATAAGTTGATGAAAATAATTCTTCAAAAGAATCTAAAATCTCTTGAGTTAGACCTGGCATATCCTTAACATCTTTATTAAATAATTTTAACATATTTTCTCCTCCTGAATTTTTAATTTATAATTTTTTGTTTCTCATTTTCTTCACTATTTTACGTATAATTTTATAAAATATAAAACATACGCCTGTTGATATTAGTGCGAAAAATATAAACATTAATATCATGAAAAACACTACTTTCTCCATAATAACTCCTTTCTAAAGAGTAACTTTAAGTGATATTATAGCTGCTATAATCCATACAATGGCATATATAACCATATATACTTTAGGAGTTATTTTTTCCTTTCTTATTAAATATCCTAAAAATCCATTAATAGTTAATACTATAGTCCATATAATACCTAATATTAAAAATCTTCCTTTAGAAGAAGGAACGATTATAGAGCACATTATGGATATAAAAATAAGGAGCAAGTATGCTCCCTTTGTTTCTTTAGATAACATAATAAACCTCCTAAGACCATTTTGATATTGTTTTCTTTATGATCTTTTCTATATCGATCTCATCTTTATTTTTCATAACACCTGTTGCTTTAGGTTTAGAAACATTTTTCTTTTTAGATGATTTAGATGCGACATTTTTAGGTTTATCATGTTTTTCTGTTAATAACCAATCATCTTCTGGTTCTAAATTAGCTACAAACGTTGGTTTAATATCTTTTACTATAAATGTGGCTTTATCTTTGTGTTTCTTCTGCCAACCATTTACGATTACCTTATTAACAGAGCTATCATTTAATATTTTCTTCGCCATTTGTGGTGTAACATATACAATGGCATCAAAAGAAGATTTAGTATCCCCTTTATAATGGTAGTCTACTTGAGCCATTTTTACAGGGAAACTAAAATTAGCCTTTTCCCCATATTTTTTTAACATTTTCTTTAACGTTGCTCTTGAATTTTTATGTAACTCAAACGAAACATCGTTTACGTTAATTACATTATCTTCAAGTCTGTCAGATTTGTGATTCACAATTTTCTTAGGTTTAGTTTTTTCTTCTACTAAAGTACAAGAACAGTTATACTTCTTCCCTTCTATAGTCATTTCTTTTTTAGTAGCCCCTAAAGTAGTTCCTGTTAATAATACTGTACCAACAATTAATTGTTTTTTCATAAATTCTCCTCCTAAATATTTTATTTTTTTCACATATATGATATATAACAATAATATCTTTATTATATTATTTTTCTTCTTTTTTATATATATGTACAGATGTAACATTCTCAGCACAATATTTACCTAATTCTCTAAATGTTTGTAATCCTCTTTTCTCTCTAGCTTCATCTGTTAATATTATATCTTTCAATTCATTTATATAATATTTATAAGGCGTAAAATAAGGATCTACAGACATTCTTGTTAATACATCTTTCAGATAATTAAAATCAGAATATACTATTATATCTTCAACAAAATTAAGATCTGCATTTTTAACACAATCTAACTCATATGCTACTCTTAATCTATTTATAGCTGAATTCTTTTCTTTTTGTGATATTGATAAATTATTTAATTTCTTTTTCCACGCTTTTATAATCGCTTCGAAATTTTCTTTACTAGCAGTAGAAGATAAACATAATTTACCATCTACAAATCCAGTCATTGCTCCACATCCGGCTGAATAACTTAATCCTTCTTTTTCTCTTAGATTATCAAATACCCACATATTTAATATCTCAGCTAAAAGTTTATGTTCTACAAAGCTTAAGTTTTTAGTGTCTGTTATTCCATATATATTATCGTGTGTAGCACCAGTATATTCCATTAACTCCGGTAAATCTTTTCTTAATACTCCTGTATTATGTCCTTCTTTTTGATATTTATGTAAGAACGATTTTGTTTCACCTTTTGGTATTTTATTTACCCATTCTTCTAGCATATAAGCTACTAATTCTTCAACTTTACTTTCTGGTAAAGATTTAGGTAAAGACATAGTTAGAAAAATGTTATCTTGTTTTATGTTTTGTTTTACATAATCCCATAAAGATTTTTTATTTATTTTTTTAATATCTTTTACATCACCTATTATTGTACTGCAAGATCTTTTATAATCTTCTGATATATCATGAAATACTTTTGCTGTAATTTTATGATCTTCTGGTATTATACTTTCTTCATTTAATATAATACCCTTTTCTTTATCTATATTTTCTTTTTTAAATAAACTTCCATCAAATGCTCTTTCAAATTTTAACCCAAGAAGTCTTGCTGATAATTTCCATATATTCTCATCATATAATGATAAGCTGTTATTCCACACATGACCTATTTTAACTAGGTCTTTAGTCGTGTAAGCTTCTTGAAAAATACCATTTTCTTTTAATTCTTTTTCCATTTCTTTTTCATCATCTTCGTATGCTGTAACTAACATATGTTCTAAAAAATGTGCTGTACCAGGTATAACATCTTGTCTACCTCCGGACAATATAAATAATGAGAAACTCATTCCTTCATTATCATTTCTAGTAACAATATAATTTTTTATATTTTCCATATTAATCTCCTCTATTATATTTTTTTACTACTGTTGTAATTCTTTTTATCATATATTTATCTATATCATTTAATATTTTAACTACTTCTAAATACTCTTTGTCTATTTCTTCTTTTTCCTTTACCATATTTTCTACACCATTCAATAATGATGAGAATTTCTTATTTATTAAATAATCTCCTACATCGGGATTTAAATTCCATTTATGTTGTATATTTTTTAGTATATTTTGTCTGGTAGAAGTTTCTAACATTTTAATAAATTCAGCTTTTCTTTTTGGGTTACCTAATATGTATAATGCTCCATCAAGACACATTTTTAAATTATCTAAAGTATTCTTTCTATCATTATAATATTTTTCTAATATGCTTCTTTTATATTGATAATGATGTTCGAATATTTCTAATACACCCATTCTTTTAGGTTCACCATTTTTATTTACTAAAAGACTATAATTATAACTAGAAGTGAAAGGAGTTAAAGTCTTTAACATCTCAATTGCTTTTTTAATAGACACATCTTTTTTCAATATAATATTAATTAGAATTCCATCTTTACCTGATTCGTCACTAACAGCATATAACATATTATGCTTATTAAAGACTATATCACATTTATTAACAAAATCTGGACATTCTACTAAATAAGGTAATTCATATACTTGAATTATTTTCTTTCCTCTAGATGCATCTTTTAATCTAAATCTACCTTGAGCTAATATTTGTCCTTTACCTGTCTTTAAACCAGTATCAGATTCTCTAATTATATTACAACTATTAGGGAAATCTATTTTTATAGTGTCTAGTATTCTTTTTTCCATTTTATTCCATTGTGTAGGTTTTTCTCTATTTTTGATATAGTCTATATAAGAATCTGCCACGGATAATAGATTATGGGGAACACAATTACAAGCAAATCCAGGTGTTATTCCTCTAGATCCCTGTACTAATAACATCGGCAGTAACGATGGAAATACTACAGGTTCTACCACATCTAATAATCCTTTATATGTAGGCATAGTATCTGTATAATTAAAATCTTCTGTAAAATAAAAATCTTGTAAATACTCAGACATTTTGACCTCGGTATAACGAGCTGCTGCGAATTCTGAGAGACTTTGTGTAATGTAACCAAGGTTACCCTGTCCTATAACTAAAGTATTACGTACACGGTCTTCTTGCGTTAAATTAACTAATGTTCCATATGTAGATTGATCTCCATGCGGTATTAATTGCATACTTTGACCTACAACATCTGCAGATTTAGTAAAAGATGTAGCTTTCATATTTTTTAATGTATATAATATTCTTCTTTGAGATGGTTTTAATCCATCTATTGCACTAGGTATAGTTCTAATAAAAGATGCCATAGCATATGATAAATAACAATCTTTTAGTGCTGTTGTAACATCTATATCACCAAAGACTTCTGGCTTCTTTTCTTCCTTCTTCTTTTTAGCCATATATCCTCCTTTCGTATATTTTTATAAAGATATTTAGTTGGGTAAAAATAAAAAGCCCCTAAGGGCTTTATTATGCATCTGGTTTTATTTGTTTATGAAAATCTGCTCTTTCTAATACGAAATTATATAAAGCTGTAAGATCACTTCCTTTTATAGAATTGATTACATCTATTACTTCCTTTTCAATTAGTTGATATTTTTCTGCTGCTGTTTTACTAATATCAAATCTAATACTACTATCAAAAGCAAACTCTTGTTTTTCTTCATCGAATTCAAATTTAACCTTAAGTATCATCATTAGACCATTATCTAAATTACTATCTTCTTTAGGGAATATTATGAACTTTCTATCTGTTTCTAAAGTTCCTTCTTCTACTAATTTATTGATCATCTTTTTTCTTTCTGCTAAGAAATTATTTAACCCATCTGATACTTCATTCATAGAAGTTGTTCCTATAAAAGAATCTGAGAAAGTTTCCTCTCCATCTTTCTTATCTTCAATATTTTTTATGGCATCTAACCATATCAAATCATGTGCTGAAAATACTATATTTAAAAGATTCTCTGCACTAGCATAATGTTTAGGATCTATTTCCTTTTTAAATTTTGTTCCTCCTACTACTTTTAAATTACCCATTATTATCCTCCTATAATTGTCTTTTTATTGTATCTATGAGATTACTATCTTTAATATTTTTTATTTCATTTAATTTTTTAGTTAATTTTTCGATTTCTTCATCACGTCTTTTTGTATCTGTTATTAATGCATTTAATTTTCTTTTATAACTTTCTAAACCATCTATCTGTTGTCTGTATCTTTTATTTAACATTCTGTAATCAACATATAAAAATGTAAATACTATTTTAGAATGTACACTTTCTATATTGACAAGATCTCCATTTTTATAGTAATTTAAAACTGTTCTAGAATCGATTAGTTTTATGTTTCTATAATCTATTACTACACTTATATCATAAGTATCATTATGGTTATGATTAATTTCTATATCCACATCATAAGGTTGATTACTTTCTCCTAATTTAGCATGATAGCTATCTATAATGAACTTAATATATTTCGGGTTAAGAACTGGTAACTTAGATTTTTTACAAAATCTTTTAAATAAGTCGAATGACATACAGATTAATTTTTCTTCGTTTTTTGTCATAGTTACATTTCTTATTTCCATATTTACTCCTTTATAATTCATTTAAATAAAATATTTTTCTATATTTATTAACAGGTTCTAATTCCGGTAAGGTTTGTTTAATAATACCTATCTTATTATCGTTTATTAGCTTATCTGTCTTCTTCTTTCCATATTTAGGTAAACCACTATATTCATTTCTTTTAATGCCTGCTATAAGGAAATATGAAGGTATTAGAGCATAATGCACAGCTGGGTATTCTTTCTCTGAGAAATAATTATTTCTATCTACAAAAAATCTACCATTAAATATCGATAAATCTTTATAAGCTAATAAGCATAACATATGAGGATCTCTAGATATTACTACTACTCTCTTATTTGTATTATTTATATCTTTATAAATATCTAATATAGGAGAATCCTCACATTGTTTTACTGTTATGTTAGGTTTCATTTCACTAAGTTTCTTTAACTTACTTATGACAATCTTATCTACAATATTTCTTATTTCCATATTATGATATCTATTTAATCTTTCTTTACACCAATCTGGGTATATAGATCTAAATGTCTCATAGTCATCTAGATTATAATACACTGTTATAGAATTATTTTCGATATATGTTAATAAGAATTGTATAAATGTCTGAACTATTGTTTTCATTAGTTCTGTTTTTTGTTCAGGTGACCAATCTCCAGAATCTATATGGAATAAAATAGAACAAATACTGTCCATGTCCATTTTAATTTCATCGAAATCTAAAAAGTGACCACTACCATCATAAGGAGTTAAAGATTTATATATTACATCATTTCTCCATTCAATCTCTTTAGAGATTTCTTCTTCGGTTAGCATTATTCTTCACCCTTCATTTCTAGCATTTTCTCGTTATCTTTAATTAGTAAATATCTCAATAAAAGATGGATCATTATTATCTTAGGATTTTCAGATTTGTCTAGTACGATTCCATACTTTTCAGATATTTCAGCTATAACTTTCTCTGCTACTTTCTTTACTTCTTCTCTAGTTGTGTTTCCTATGAAATAATTTATTCCTGCTCCGTGTATATCTATTATATTCTTTTCAACGTCGGTATACTCGTATACTACAGATATATTTAGAACATCAGATGTAACTTCTATTATTTCTAATTTAACACATATGAACCATGGTGAACCGTATTTGTTTTGAACAAAATGGATTTTGTATCTTAAACGTCCATCTTTGATAGCTTCTGTTCTAAAATTTACCGACCAATCTTCTCCTAAATATTGATTATTGAGTAACCCTATAGTCTCTTTTTTGAAACCTTTCCATGCTAATTGTAATAAAGCTTGATCTTCTAAAAATATTTTTTCTAATTCGTTCATAATATTCCCCCTACTTTATAAATTTAGTGATGCTGATATACTACTCTCGATAAAGGGAGTAATATTCATTTCAAATCCTATTTCATACATTCCTTTAGATAATTGTGATGTCATATGATGAGTTAAGGATTTTCTAAAGATAGCTATTATGTCCATTTGAAAATCATTTGTAGATAAATATAAATCTACAGCTGGATTAGAAAACTTTCTTAATTCATTGTCTGTTATTGTTAATAAATGTGATTCTATATCATCTGCATTTTCTTTCGTCACAAATGGCATCATACCATCACTCATATTATAATATTCTGTCTTAAGATCATTTATTATTAATAAAGCTATTATATTAGCTAAATAATCTACTGTAGTAATTACATCATGCATTCCCATAGTCATATAATCAAATAATCTAAAATATGGTGTTATTAAAGAAGTCCTGTTATTCTTAACACACCATACAAAGGCTGGTATAATTATTTCTTCTAGTATAGCTTCTTGTACATTTATTCCTCCTAAAGATTCATAAAATATTCTACTAATAACTTCATCTGAGAAATTATGTATTATATTCATAAAACTCTTTTTTTGTTGTTTTAAAATTGCTTTTAAATTTAAAAAGAACATTACATTGTTATCTCTTATTAACATTCTATTAAATTCGTGATAATTTATTGTGTAATATTGTGTTCCTTCTAAATCTAATTGTTGATTTATAATCATTGATCCACCTCCATTTGTTTATATTAAAGTGTTGAACTATTTTATTCTTTTTGATAAGCTGCTTCAGCAACACTCTTATCATGATAAGTTAGATTTTTTTGTAATTTTTGTACTGCATCTGCACATTGTTTATCTAATTCTACTATTTTGGATGTGATATCTAGCAAAGCAGGATATGCTAATTCTCCTTTTCTTTTATTAGATAATGCTTCATATTTTAATTCTTCTATTTGATCTAATGTATCTTGGTAATTTTCTTTTATATGAGGTATTTTAGTATTATTTATCAGGTCTGTGTAAAAAATCTCTAAACCATCAACCAATCTAATCAAATATGAAAGCTCATCTGCAAACGATCTTAATGAATAAACTCTATCTCCTTTTTCCAATAGATTCTTCTGTACCATATGAATTGTTGTATTTATCATAAATCTTATTAAAGGACTCCATCTTGATATTAATTGTGTAAGAGCTAATCCAGACAAGTAAATTACTGGTCTAAACTGATTCCGTGAATTAGGTTCTCGTGTTTCTCTTATATCTTCTTTTAACATCGCTAGTCCGTAATCCAAGAGTTTTCCATTTTGACCTCCCTCTATTACTAAATGACTCATTTCTTCTCCTACTGATCTGATAAATGAAAATTCTTCTTGAATATCACGATTAACATGACGAACATCCTTTCCAGTTATTTCTGCTAACTGTATGTTAGAAATTTCAAATCTTCCTGATGAAAAGAAGTTCTTCTCAACGATCTCCTGTAATAACACGCTTTTCGAAACAATCTCTCTTTGTTTTGGGTCTTTAATTTCTCCTGGTTTTAATGCAAATCCTAATTCTTTCATTTTTATTCCTCCTAAATTTTTATTTTTTTTTTTCAGTGTCCATCGATGGACACTGAGATTATTATCATTTTAATATTTCTTATATAAAAGATATAATACTTTATGTATTTCGATCATATCTTGTCTTATTTTATAATTATATCTACCATATCTACACATAAGATATAGTAACCCGTCTGGGTTTATATAATACACTGGACGCATCTGATTTCAAATATCAGATCCTTCTGATAAAATAAACATATAGGGCCACATATGGCCCGTAATATTTTTATAATATTATGTTAACGTGTAAATAAGTAGGTCCCCGTAGGGACCATTTATATTTAACCATAAAAAGCTTTTAATGGATCTGTTTTAGGACTAGCGAAGCAATATCCTAAATTTAATAAGAAATCATAAACATTCATTTCTTCTTCAGACCAAGGTCCATCATCTTGGTTATGTATTACAGAAAATACTTCATCTAAATTATTTATCATTTGATATTCTAGATTCTCTAAATAGAATGAATGATATATAAAGCTTAAAGTATCTTTTGTTTCTTTAGTTATCCTTTCTCTATATACCATTTCTCGGACATTCCAGAATATTGTTGTTAATAACACATTTATAAAGTTTTTAGATATAGACATTATCATATTACGAGCATTCTCAGTAGTTTCTTCATCTCCATATGTTATATTATAGTACATATCTATTAATGGAGTAGCTAGAGCAAATTTTATACGTTCATGGAATTCCTCTATAAGAAGTCTTTGACCTATAGCTTCATCAATGTTACATACATTTAATAATCTATCTTGGGTATGTAACGTATAACATCTTAATTTGAATTCTATTCCTAAATTTACTAATAATTGTTCATAATATGATGATTGATAATATAATAATTCTCCTATATATTTATGTACTACTACACTATTAGCTTCAGATATAACCTTTGTCCTTAAAGTATTGTCTACTTTATAAAATATTCTATCTATCGCAAAGTTATTAACTGATAACGCTTCATTAAATTTATTTTCTGTTTGTATCATCAGTTGATTTTTAATTTCAGCTTTTTCTCTCATTGTAGATCACCTAATATTTTTCGTATAGATTTTTCGAAATTTTATAAATGTCTACCAGATCGATTATTTTTGCGTGATCAGAATGTACATCTATAATCCTAGTTAATTTTCTATTAGCCGGGTTATAATCTCTAGCATATCTGTAACATTTATCCATCCATCTAGCAATATTACAGATTTTTATTTGCTGATCAGTATCAGGATCTAATAAATTTCCGTCTATATCTAAATAACAGATCAGATCATATAAGCTTCTATGGTCATTCCAACAATTAAATACTGTTATATCATATAAAGCTGTTACTATTAAAGGTATTAATGATCTATCTGTAAATAAGAAAGGTAATCCTGCTGGATGTTTCTTTCTTCTTTTATCTAGCATATTATTGAATTTTATTAATCTTTTTGTAGCTTCATATATAAATCCTTCTGTATCAAAATAATAGCTATTTTTTACATCTGTCATCAGATCTTTCATTTCTAATTCTAAAATTATATTTAAAATATCATAATCATTTAATAATTGATGTTCCGAGAAATATAATACACTACTTCTCTCATTCATCTTTCTAATTTCACTAAATATATCCTTATCTTTATTTTTCCATTCTTTATAAAGTTCTTGCGTTATAAATATCATGGAATACCTCCTTTATTTTATTTCTTTCAATCATTATATCACTATCAATATCGAAATGCATTATATTATTTTTTCCTAATGGTACATTTCCTTTAGAGAAATATATACTTAGATATGGTAAGTTTTTCCAGTTAATCCAGTTAGTAGATTCTTCTGTTTTCTTTGCTTTATTTGACACATGTTTATTAGATGATGTTTCAGTATGATTAGATGTTTGTGCATAAGCAAAGATTTGGAATATGTCAAACGGATTAGGTGCTTTCTTACTGTCTCTAAATAGTACAGTATTAGATTTCTCATCACTATTTCTCTTTATTATAGATACAATTAATCCAGGATTTAGGTTTACCCTTTTAACTCCGATTTTAGGTGATTTCTTTTTAGGTATTTTGTTTTCCTCATTAATATGTCTTAATATTATTTCTTCTAAAGATGCTAAATGTGTAAATTTAGTTTTATGTTCTTCTGTTATACCATTAGCTTTTATTTCTAATTTTTCTAATAACATTTGACATCCAATGTTTATAGCTATTTTATATCTTCTTTCTTTCTTTGTAGCTCTATGATTTGGATCTGCAATATGCATTATCTTTTTATTACGAATACCTTTTTCTTCTTTTGTTTCTGCAAAGGAATACTCTTCTTCATTTTGATCCATATATACAGCTTTCTTATAGGTATTCATTATAATTTCATTCCAGTCTTCTCTTTGTTTTACATTATTAAATACTAACAGATCTGTTGGATTTATTTCCTCTATAGGATCTGTTGTTAATACATGAAATGGATTATATGCAAATCCATAAATACTTACTTGTAATATTGGACCAAATACATCATCTCTTACGATTGAGAAATATGCAGTGCTGAATCTTCCATCTTTAAATACTTTAAATCCTAAATCTAATGCATTAGTTAAGAATCCTGTATAGACCTGATTATGTACTCCATAATAATTAATACCATCTATTACATATCTATTACTTCTGTCTATTTCTGGTACAAGTACCATTTGTTCTGCTATAAATAGATCTGTATCTAGTTCTTCTTCTTTAAGGGACATTTGTTTAATTACTACAGAGGATGATAGGTTTTTCTTCCTTTTACCTCTTTTCTTCGGTTCATTAGGATCTGCTTTAATTTCATTCTCTTTATTATATAATTCTAAAGCAGCTTGAAATATTTCTGTTTCTTTCTTATATTCTTTTTCTAAGTATTCTAATACTTCCCAACGCACATGTTGATATCCTTCTACTTCTTCTTTAAATTTGTTAATAGTATTTTCTAAAGCAATTCTTCTATATTTATCGTAAACTACTTCAGGATCTATTATATATTTAAGATCAAATCTACTCATAACATTACCTAAAGAATCTACATCTGCTGAGAAATCTACATCTTTGTCCTTAGCTTTAGCTAATTGTTTTTTAAAGTCTGATTTAAATAAATCATCCATTGTTGCTGGTCCATCATTCCATGCTATAAGTATAGTAGATTTTAAATTATCATAACAATCAAAAGCAATATCTTTGAAATCTCTATCTTTTGATTTTAGTATATCCCTGTTTACTATTAATTTATCTTCACATGTTTGTACTTCGAATTGTAAATCCATCTCATCAATCCTCCTAAAAATAATAATAAAATATTGTTCCATTTTTATTTATAATATAATAAGAACCACCCATAAACCGGAATGGTTCTTATTATACTTTTTATTATAAAAATAATGCTTCAAACAATTCTTTTGAAATCTTAGAACTAAACCTCGCTTGTTTTCTGAAAATTAATAACTTTAGTCCTAATTTGTTCATATAATAACATAACCTTTGTTGATTTTGTTTATCAGCGTAGGTACTCTGTATAAATGCATTGTCAAATTCTGGATGATCTTTCCATCGTTCTATTTCATCTTTAATGTCTCTTAAAAGATTATCATGTCGAACGTTTAGAAATTGTGCCATATATCTGGATGATATATTTATATCACCATTACGAACATTTTGAATCAAATTTTTTAACGTTACTATTTTTTCTTCTTCTGTCATTTTACATCCTCCTATTCTTTTTATATTATTATCACTTCCAAATATATTATATATAATTAAATTTAATTAAGAGAAAAAAATATAACTGATCTAATCTCATTAAATTAAATCTTACACATAGAACCCTATGTGACCCCTTGCGGGGGAATTGAGCCATCGTTTTATCGGAACAGTAACAACAAACGATAACATCGATCTAATTTAATTATCCAAGCCTTGGATTTTATCCGCGGTAATAAATTGGAATAATTAAATCGATTTCCAGTTATTTATGTATTCAAAATTTATGTAGAGGGCGTTTTATCGTTATGTTCGATAAATATAGCCAGTCATTAGAGATCTAATGAGATTTTATATATACTAACCGCTGCATCTTATTTTTTGATAGAAATAATAATAAAAATTGAAAAGGAGATAACCACATCGGGCTCCGTTTCTAATTTCTACATTGATACCCTATTAAGAGCTCACTCTTGATGTGGGGTATTTTCTATAGCGATTAGTACATGTAAAATACCATTAGGTACTCTCATGTCTTTTGAATAAATATACCTAACTAAAAGAATCAGATTTATTTATTCACTTATATTATATATAATGACGAAAAAATAAGACCATCTAAAATCACGTAAAAATATCGCCCCCATAAGGGGGCTTATCTAAATAATTCATGAAAGGACGGATCAGTAACTTCGGAGTAGTCCCGATCCTAGATGAAAAAATTTTCGTGAGCTCAAAATTAACTCAAAAAAGTTTTCAATGTATAAAACATATTTAGAGAAAAGGAGTACCCTAAATATAATTATATTGTGTTTATTAAAAATATATTTTTTATAATTGACCTAAAGGATTATTCTTTAGAGCCAATTCGGCTTCTCTTCTATATTTCTCCAGAAACTCATATCTCATAATGGGAGGCATCCCCATTATATCTTTTACAGAGAAGTTTTTTATATTATATCGAGATATAGCTTCGATTACGTTGTAGATAACGCTTTTTCTTTTTTCCACAGCTTGCTCTGGAGTAATAGAAAAACAAACATGATTGGTTCTACAGCAGTATTATTTAATTTACCACATTTTTTACATGTCCATTTATATTCTACAGCTTCTTTACCAAATTCTCTTATAGCATTTATTTGAGTTAACATTTTTTCTACTAATGTTTCATCTAAATATTTTTCTAAGAATGTTAATTTTTCTTCTAAAGTTAAATCTGTCATTTGTATAGTAGACAATATAGTTGGATTACCGTTAACATCTCTATTTTTAGAATCTTCTATTCTTACCATATGTAAATATTTTGTTATAGTAAAGTTCTGTATATCTAAGACTAATTTATTAGCTAATTCCATAACTTCTTCTAATGCTAAAGTATCTGTATCTCCGTCCGGATCTTCAAAGTTTCTTAATCTCTCTATTCTTTTTTGTATTTCTGCAGCTTTTTCTCTGTTAGTCATATTAATCCATTCATTAGGACCGAACATTTTTGGTAATTCTTTAATATATTTATTTGACATATATTTATTAATTATATAACTATCAAAAGCTCTATCATAATCATGTCCTCTAATCCAATCAGGATCTTTCATAAAGAATATAGTATCGATACCTTTATCACCTTTAGTGTATCTAATACCTTTAGCTTTAACTTTTTTACTTCTCTTAATATTATTTTCTAAAGTATCATTAGGATCATAATTCTTATTAGCATAATCAATAATTTCATCTGTATATTGAGCTTTTAATATCTCATCTACATTTTTAAATAATCTTTGATTTGTCTGACATGATTCACATGTATCTTGCCATATATCTAATCCTTGACTTTTTTGTATTTGTTCAGATATACTATGACCAGCAGTACCTGCTGTAGCTTCATAGATTTCTCCCATTAAAGCAGTCGCTGCTAATATTATAAATGGAACATCTAAAGATGATACCATTTCAAAATGTACAGGTGTTAATTGCTCTCTATCTGATGTTAAGAATTCTGCATTTTCAAATATATGAGAAACGAAATCTCTCGTTTGAGTTCCTGCCATGTTTATTTGGGTTCTGTATGCTAAATCTTTTTCACTTTCTAATACCATTTTATTTATCAGAATATCTAGATTATTAAATTCATATATTCTTACAGCAACATTTGTTACTGGTAAATATACGTCCTTATATCTAGATTCTTTTCTATAAAAATCAAATACTGTAAATAGATCAGTATCTTTTTTTATTTCTGGTTTATTACTATGATATAAAGATGCTCCAAAGAATATATTTTTCTTATCAATATCATTAAATTGATAATCTTCTATTTTTACATCTTGAGGTGTTTCATCATAGTTATCTATTATACTTTCTTCTACTAAATCACCTATAGTAGCTTCTCCTTCAACAGTTATATCTTCTGTTAAATCTGTTATTACAGGTTTTTCTTCTTCTACTTTATTCACTACTACTGTATCCGAAGACATCATCTTCTCCACAATAGGATTTCTATTATCTACTACTTCATTCAGTTCTTCAGATGGAACCATTTGTGCTGCAGCTTTACGTCCTTCTAGTTCTATAATAGTAGAAGGATTATTCACTACATATTCTGTAGTATTCATTTCTTCTACTTCAGTTATTTTAACATCCTCTTCTGTTGGTTTATTTAATTTCTCTGCAGTAATATTAGAAACATTACCTGGTAAAAAATTAGTATTCAATTATTATCTCTCCTTTCGTTTAGGGGGTAAAAAAAATAAAATATTATCCATTACCCCATCGTAGACATCTTTCCACCATTCAACACCTTCATTGATGGTATATTTAATGTTATTCATTTGTCTTTCAAATTCTTTTTTCTTTATTTTTCGTTCGATGTCTTTTTTATATCTTTTTCTTTCTTTTTCTAACTCTTTTTTAATCCACTTCTGATGATTCTCTTCTGCTTTGATACTAGCCTCTTTATCTCTTCTTTCTCGTATTTCCATAAGTTCTAATTCTTCAGGAGATAGCGAAGCAAGATAAGCTTCCCAACCTTTTCTATCTCTGATTTCTTTTCTTCTTTGCCAATCTGCGTAATACTTTTCTTCATCAAATGGTTTTCTTGTTTTCTTCTTTTTCATTATTGTTTCCTCCTGTTATATGATATCATCATCTGAATATTCATATATGTCATTCACAGTATCTCCTAATACTTTAGAGACTACATCTGGAGCCTCAGCCTCTATTGTACCTGATATATTTTCTTTTCCTTCTACTAAAGAATTCTCTGGAGTAAATTCTTCTTGATCTTTTTTCTTATTCTCTTCTTCTACTTCCTTCCAATAGTGAACATAAATATCTTCAAAATCCCATCCGGTTCTACGTTTAAATTCATCTAAATAATGTCCCATAGTAACTCCGGTCATACTAGGAATTAATTTATCACGATTGAACCATTCTTTGTCTTCTTTATGTAATCCATACTCTTGAAATTGAAATTTTAATAATATAAAGTCTTCTATTGTGTATAATTTCTGACCAGATTCTCTTTCCATATCTTGTAAGAATTCTACTCTATGAGATACTTCTCTTCTCAAAATTTTTATTACGTCTTCTCCTAAAGCTTGTGCTGGAGGAGTTTCTAACCAATCAAAAAATAATTTATCACATTCTTGTATTAGTCTTTGAATGATTACCGGAATAGATGGTCTTCGTAGACCATGCCATTCATCATAAAGTGCTTTTGTTGCAGCCATATCGTTCTTTAGTAGACTAAAGTTAACGTTTCGTGATTTTAAGTATTTTAAGAAGTCTGTCACATGAATCATATTTTTATAACCTGCACCAGAATCTATAGCATCTACTAGACCTTTCATTAAATCAGGTTCTACTACAGAAGATTGACTACGTGCATTCTTGATAATTTGTTTAGATCTGTTATCTAATTCATCATCTTCATCCTCTATATTTGTCAGCATATGTACAAATTCTTTAGGTATTTCGAATAGATCATTCTTACGATCAAAGTCTTTTGCTATTGGTCCACTAGTCTTAGCATTAAACCAATTATCCAATAATTGCTTTCTCCTATTTCTTTCGTCCTCTCTGTTATGTTTTATCCATTCAGGATTCTGTACTTTCTCTAATACTTCTGGAGATAATTGTAATCCTCCATGTGGGTCAGTATTAACAATTATATCATTTCCTTTATGGTCTTTACCTACTACAACTAATTTAGAGTCATCAACATCATTTAAGAAAGAAATATCATTTTCTTTTTTATTGAATATATCATTCAATTTTGCTGATATATCATCAGTCTTTTTTGTTATATCCATTATTTCCTCCTTATTGACCTGTTGAATTTAAATATTTCACTTGATAATTACCTGATGATAATTCTTGCATAATAGCATTAAATAAATCAGGATTACTTTTTTCGATTCTACTAACGTATAGTGTAAAATCTAAATTATTTTTTGATGTATTGTATATATCTATTACTCTTTTTGCTTCTTCCGATAGATTCATTATTAGTCCTCCTTGTAAGTTAAAATTATATCCTATATATGTTTAATGAATTATTTAGGTAATTTTTTTCGGGGGTATTATTAAACGCCCCGAAGGGCGTTAAGAAATAAAAAGTTATAAAATTAAGATTGATATATAGTTCTTTTATATCCTGAAAATACATATATGTCTGCATAATATATGTACCCATGTCAATCAGGACATAAAAAGAGTAAGATTCACAATTTACAAAAAAATCCAAGTAGGTCAACAACACCTACATAGGCAAATTTTTCATAATTACTCTTGTTACTAAAATGTTATTTTAATTTAATCATTTTAAAAATGTTATTTGATACAATAACCACATTCAACTCCTGAAGCGTAGGAATATGTTATGATGGGGTTCATAATTAACACACTTAGGGTCAAATATTGTTTACTAAAATCCTTATATTTTTTCTACATAGCAAATCCATTTGATGACTTTTCAGGACTGTCATCACGACAGTCCGTCACCATAATAGATTTTAAAAAGACAATTGTTACATTTTAACTACTTTTTTGTTAAGAAATACCATTATATATTTTGTTAATACAAGTAATAACGTATTATACCATACCACGTATAATAAATTATAAAATAATCCGAAAATAAATAATATTAAATATACTACATAATATCAACATTCAGCATTGATATTAATCACGTTAATACATTATTAAGAAGGTGCCGTAATTAATCCTTCTTAATAATAACCCAATTCCTTTTCATGGAGGTGCGGCTCACTCCATATTGGAATCTGAAACTAAAAAATTCACAGCTCTTTTCATTATTTTTTTAGACTTGGACTATAGTGATCGTTATTAATCTAAAAAAACAGAATCCGGTCTTTTAATTAGTTGTACTCTAGAAATACAACAAACAAAAGCTCCATTAAAAAAACAATACATAGAAAATAACAAAAAAATCAAATTGAGTGATATTTTTTTATTATCCTTATTTTTTCGCATATAATTTAAATCATAGTTAAGCTATGACACTGTATATACTAATTGTCAATTGTTCTGGTTCGTTCCTTCGTATCATTTTGGTACAAGGAGTCTTAATCAGCTCAAGTAAATAAAGACTCACATTAAGTGGAACTAATCTTCAGATTGGCCAGATCTGAAAATATAATTTCTACGTTTGTTAAAAATATTTTTTTGAAAAATTTTTACTTTTTTTTTTCGCTTATAAAAAGGTGATTTTTTATCGAAAATTTTTTGATCATCAAAAAGTCGAAAATCGTGGTGTAGTCCACGAATTCTGATTTTCATTTTTGGAAAAATTACGAAATCCCCATTTTTACCATGTTTTTCGGAAATCTTAGAATTGTCTTAGAATTGTCTTAGAAAATTTGACTAAAATTTGGGAATTTTTATTTTAAGATTTTTGTCGTTTTGATCAATGTGGTATTGGTCAAAAATGCATTCTAAGGAAATTCTAAGGATTTTTTTGTAAAAGTATTAAACTTATAAAAATTTATAAGTCAAAAAGAAAAAAATGATATTTATTTATCTCTTGTAGATATAATATTATATAATATTATCGCGTACATTATATGTTCAAGAAAGAGATAAATAAATAATGACAAATAAGGAACATTATTAGGCTAGATTATAGCTCTAATAATGTGACCACTATATGGGAATAATGAGATCTATGTTATGAGTACTGTAACGGGTATAGTGTAAGTACGGTATAACATAGATGATATTAATCTCATATTAACTCATACATGAAAGCGTAGCGAAAGATCTTTTGATTGTTTTTTTTTTTTTTTTTTTGAAAAATATTAAACACAAAATTTAAATAAAAATAAAATTAAATTCTGAAAAGATTTTAAGGATATTTTTATCTATATCTCAACAGTCATGTGTATACAGTCGCCATACTGTAAAAGCCTCACTGAAAAACAAGAACATTTGGGAGTTAGGATATGTTTCGAAAAAATTAGTCATTTTGCTATCAAGCTGAAAAGATATGAAAATAAATATTTAGAATTAATCTGTCTCTCTAAATCCTGTTTTGTTTACAGTAATCCATGAAAGAAAGCTGTAGAATCCTAATTCCCTCTCGTGTTCTTGAAGATTGATGATTTAATATTGGATTAAACTAAATAATTTAATTCATTATTAAGTTATCAACTCAGGGATAACTTAAATATTCGATAATTGTAAGACCCCCCTTTTACTAATTATCAAACACAATATTTTTTCATTCAGGTTCCATAAGTAACCAAATTTTGAGACGGAACTATGATCAATTACTGACTCCAAATACTGTCAATGTAGTAATTGTTTTCATAGTTTCTATTTAGACCTAGTTAAATGATTAGGGACTAAAAAGACCTTTATACAAATTTCATATAGGTTTGATTTTTTCTTTTTTCATTAAATTGTTATCAGATTATTTATTTAACATTCTCAGTCAAGAAACCTCCATTTTCTTTACGATTTGTATCTCAATATTTAATCTGATAACGCTCCTTAATTAGATCTAAGTAGAAGCTATGAAAATAGCTTTAGTGTTGTTGTGCTTGGTGAATAATCGAACGGTCATACGGTTTTTCATTGTAGAAAAAATATGTTATATTTTTTTCAACGTCTACCCGCCCTTCGGGGCGGATTATTTGTATCGACCTTAACCAATAGATTATAAATTTTTTTAGATGGGAGGTTAAAATGGCAACAGGATTTAACACACCTAAAAGTTCGTCTAATACAACGACTATTATGGGTAGTACCAGTAGACCATTAAAAACCAGTGGTTCGTTTACTAATACGAATGCTATCAGTAAAAAAGCTGGTAATACAGGAAATACAATTTCTAATATAACTAAAAATACAAATACATCTGCTAATTCTGGTAAATCTTTTAAAACTGCTATTAAGGTGAAAGATTATTTGCCACAAGGTGAAAAATCTAATATGTGGAGTGGTATATTTACTGGTGGATTAGATCAGCTATCTGGATTAACAGGTGGAATGTTAGGAAATGGATCTTTAAAAGATATATCCAGTAAAATATCAGGTGCTTCGTCATCTGTTAAAGGATTAAAAGGATTAAATGAACAAAGACAATCTATATTTGGTAGTAATAATTTTGGACAAATAATGTCTAATTTATCACCTGCTCAAAAGAACTTGTTAAATTCACCTGGAATTGAAAAACTACGTGAACAAAATAATGAATCATTAATAAAAAATAAATTACCATTTATAGGAGGATTAACTTCTTCAGGATTAGATAACGCAAAATCAATTCAATTAGGTGGAATGACACTAACTGGTAATTCTGCTAAAATGTATGAGAAATTAGGATTAGCTTCTGGTAATTTACATATGAGTGAAACACCATCTGCAGATAAAATAAATCTATCTTGGGGACAAGCACTAAATAAAGCTATAACATCACCACAATTTATTGCTACTGCTACAACATCTATATTAAAAGCTACAGGATTAGATGAGAAATTATCTAATACATATAAACAAGTATCTGACATGTCTGGAATATCAGCTGAAGATATAATGAATATACATTCTGAGACTGATGCATACGTATTTGCTTTACAACAAATGTACAAAAACATGTCTGATGAAGATAAATCTTTAATGTCTTTATATAAATATTACAAAATTAATATGAATTATCATAATTCAGCTACAGCTAATCCAGATGGTACGGGTTATAATTTAGGACAAGAAGTATCTGATCATTTCTTTGGGTCTATTAATCAAAATGTAACTAATTTTTTAGATGGTGCCAGTGATTATATTTCAGAGACATGGCAAAATATATCTTATACAGGTGCAGAATTTGTAAAAGATCAATTCGATGGTTTTAATAGATTTGCTGAAGCATTTGAAGGAGCAACAGGTATAGGATTATCTTTAGATCCTAAATTCCAAGAAGGTATTTATAATACAATGGAGAAATTAGGTTTTGGTAACCTAGGTATTGGGACAGATACACGTGCTTTTATTACTACAACATTGGTCCAAAGAACATATGCTGTAATAGAATCTAAAGGTAAAAAAGTAAATGTTGACCATGCTGCTGTATTATATTATTTTGAAAGATTTGATTACAGAAATAAATTAACAGCAGAACGTAGAATAAAAGTTAGATTAACTAATAATCAATTAGCTAATATAGATCTAAATGATAAAGAGCTAACAATATCTATACAACGTAGATACGGATTTACTTTAGGTCAATCTCCAACAGGTACTATGCCAGTAGATTTTAATACAGAATTTACTGAAGTAGAAAGAGACTCCCTCTATCAATGGCCTGCTAAAATAGTAGGAGGTAAAGAAAAAGGAGATAAAGAATCACAAGCTAAACAAAATCATAAAAGAACTGATTCATCTAGTGAACCACCAGATAGAAAAACAGAATTCCAAACACAAGATTTTGAATTTATTATTACTCCCCCTTTATTAACAGGTAACAGAACATCAGAAATGTTTAATGGTATAGCAGATGGAGAAAATACCATTATGGAAATATTAGACTCAGCATTTCAATCATCATATGAAGAAGGAGTATTATGTCCAGCAGTACCTATCAATAATTTTGTTCTTAAAGATGTTGCTATACCACCTACTAACTTTGAAGGATTATTACAACAATTCCAAAAAGAATATGGTATTTATGATGGAGGACCTGTTATATTCCATGACAGATTAGCTGTTAATGGTCAATCAGAAGATGTTTATTTTTTATTACCAAAAAGAGGTGTTGTAGATATGGAATTTGACGAAGGATGGACAATAGAATTCCGTGTTCGTCATATAGAAACACCAGATGCTAATGATATGATATGCTTCTTAGAACCTTCTAGAAAAAAGATAATATGGCCTATTACAGAAAGAGAAATTCATAGACCAGGTGACAGTAAAGAATTCTCTAATAAAGGTACTACAAGATATGCAAAAGGATCTACTATAGGGGCTCAACAACCTGGATCTAAAGAAACATTAAATCAAGAAGTAATTCAAACAAATACAGAATACTTAGTACCTGATGAACAAAAGTATGAAAATTATGACCATATCTACATAAAAGTACCTAATGCATTCTTTACTTTTACACCAGGTGATATGGTAACGGTAAAATGGAGAGACCAAGTCTATAAAGCAAATGTAAAAGAATGGGCTTCACAATATTCTGATGGATTACGTATTATTTTATTAGTATTAATATCTAAAATAGATGATAGTAAAAAGACCTGGGCTGATAAAGTATCACCGGGTAACTGGATACAAAAAATGCAAGAATCTATAGCTGGTACTAATGCTAAAATAACAAATACTTTAAATAATTGGTCAGATAAAACAGGTAACTGGTTACAAGATCAATTCCAAGCATTTTCTAAATGGGAAGATGAACATTTGAAATTTAAAGGAATGAATATATTAGAATGGATGCAAATGGTTGATCCAGATATAGAAGCACCAGTATTTGATCAAGAAGCTAATACGGTTATGACAGAAATACAATATTTAAGAGAACTGTATTCAGTTGATTATGATAATCCGTATATGTATGGTACAATGCATAATAATGCCACAAATGGTAGATTACAAAATAAATCTCAATTAGGAGGAAACTATCCTGAATTAAATGAAATAATTAAAAAACTACCAAACGATTTAGTTAAATATTAAAATATAAAATGCCCCCATATGGGGGCTTATATTTATATGCATTTTTAGATACTCTTAAATAATCTATCATGTATATTATATACATGATAGAAATAATCAATAAACATTTGGTGACCAAAATGGTCTTAAATATCTAATGCCAAATGTATAGGAGGATAAAATGAACACAATTAAAAATGGAGTAAATTTAAATTTAGGAATTGCAGCACTTGTTAATGGAGGTAACTTGGTAAACCTAACTCCACATCCAATTAATGTAATTATGGACGATGGAAGTAACATCACCATCGATCCATCTGGTGTAATTCCACGTGTTGCCAGCACTGCTACTACGGTAGCACCTGGATTTGTAACAACTGTTATGGGAGATGTGACAGGTCTCCCAGACAAAAAGGATGGAGTTTTATTAATAGTGGGGGCCATGGTCAGAACGGCTCTTCCCGACAGGGATGATCTAATAGGGCCAGATACAAGTCCCACTGGTGCTGTTAGAAATGATCAAGGGCAAATCGTAGGAGTTAGAGGTTTCCAATTCTAACTTCCTGCGACGAGAAGGAAAACTCGTTAAAACCAAACCCCTTTCTTTTTTATATTGTATACATGAATCTAAATAACGTTAATTTTATAAACATGTATATAATATAAATGATTCAACTTAGAATCAACTCCTTATAGTTTTATATTTCTTGGTATTATATCGACGATTGTCGCTTTCGCTTAAGCACTTTTGTTGATATAATACCAAACATATTATTTAGACTATTTAGGGTTATTCTTTTTTGAGTCATGAAATATTTAGCTAAGTATTTCCACAAAAAAAAAATGAAAAAAATTAGGAGGAAAAAACTATGGGAAAAAAAATCTCAGTAACAAACACATTTGCAACACCAATATCGCCAATGGCACAACATATGTACAATGATCTTTTAAAAAGAAATGAAGGATTAATTTTGGATGAAGCGGATCCAAAAGTAACTTATATCACAGACAGTAATATGGAAGTAGCAAAATTCATTGCGTTATCAGGGGATGATGATAAAAGAATTTTCGGAAAAGAAGTATTTAATTTCTTAGGACAAAAATTAGAATTACCTTATGAGAAGGTATCTTATAATGTAGTAGATATAGCTACAGGAAAAGTAACACCAAAAGTGGTAAAATACTTAGATACACAAGATACAGAAATAGTATCAGAAATTTACAAAGAATTCTACAGACTTGCTACATTCTTGATATCTCAAGAAATAGCTATGAAAGGTCTATTACCTACATTGACAGAAAAAGGTGAATACATTGTTGACCAAAAAACAGGATTACCAATGGTAGGAGCTCAATACTTAGAACATTACTTTGGGTTAACCCATGCTGGTTCACAAGAAGAAAAAGCAAGAGCAAATGCAATAGCAGATGTTAACAGATGGTCTTTTGGATCATTAGTTTATCAAATGAAAGTATCTCACTCTATGTGGAAAGAAATCCATAATAAGTTTAAATCTGGAGATATTCAAAAATATGGTAATGGTCCTACAGTAGATAATATTGGAGTATCAGACTTTCATGTGGCATCGTCTGTATTAAATCCGACTACATATGTTGGTGGAACTACAACACCTGAAAGAACTACATTCGAATTCGATTCTAGTAAGACATTTAGATCAGACATTCCAAATATGTTAGTAGGTACTCAAGCAAACTTCACTGGTACACCGGCTCCAACAGCTTATGCTGGACAACCTAATGTACAACCAAGTGTTCAAGCAGCACCAGTACAACAAGGTCCAGTACAACCAGTAGAACCTAAAGGAACAACTAAAAGACAAAAATAATTAATACTCCCCGAAAGGGGAGTTTATTTTTATTGAGTAGGAGATGATAGAATGTCTTATTATACTAAAGATCAAGTATTAGGCTTAGAACCTATAAAAGATTTAGGAGATGAATTATTTTCGAAATTTACAACTAAAATAAAATTAATAGCTCTATCCAATAGACTTATTAATCAAAAAATAATAGACATAAAAAAATATATAACAGAAATAGAAGAAGAAATCTTCGAAGACACACCTAGAAGATACTTTTACCCTGATGAAATAGGTCCACACTCAGGAGTAACTTTAGAAACAAGAGTAAGAGAAAATAAATTAGCATTCAGAAATAACATAAGAGAATTGCTATTTTGTGCTGCATTAAAGACTGCTTTAAGTATAGGTAAACCTCAAAAGATTGTTAATGATGAAGCATTATTAGCATTAGACAAAATACAAAATTCAGTAGACATATTAAAAGATTTAATACAAAAGGGAGATGATAAATAATGACTAAAACTACAACTTTGAACATATCAGGATCTACATTAAGAAACTGGCATACATGGTCAGAAAGAGAAAGAATAACATTTTTAGATAGATCTACACATTATACTCTATATGCATTTTTACAATTAAAATTACTATTAGATGAAGTATCGGCCTCAGAGATGACTGATATAGAATCTATGTTATACAAAAGAGCTAGAGAAAAGAAAATAGAAATAACAGAAATTCTTTCTTCTAAATGGGAGAATCCTAGATATGGATACCCATATTTATTTATTGAAAAAATATACAAAGAATTCAAAGGAGTGAAATAATATGACTGAATTAGTAGGAACTTTAAATGACACAATGGATGTATTAAGAAACACAGTAGGATGTGATGTAGAATTGGGAAGACATTTCTCAGAAAATGGATATAAAGCATGTACACTTTATGCAGTTAGTCCAAATAATACTTTATATAAAGCACAAACATTCTTTATAGATGACCAAATACATGGTAGCTTGTCTGTCTATGAGAATTTCGATGTAGATCAAAGATTGTTTGATAATCCATCAACTTCTCCGACGACAATGACTTATGATGGAAAAACATTTGTCGCTAATAAATTACATCAAGATCAATTTATTAAAATATTACAATTAGATAAAGAAGCTGATCAAGTTTATACATTCTCCTTTAAGGATGATATATCTAAAATGGAGGGTATAGGAGATATATTATATAATACTGTGGTAAATGTATATTCACCAATATTAACGTTTTAAAGTAAAAACATAATACAAAGAGGAAAATATATGAATGAAATAATAAATATTTTTGATAATGTTATAGAAGTACTGCAAAGAACTCAGATGAACAAAACCAAATCAAAAGACTCTGTTCTTGTTAATAACGGCACATCTTGTGTGTTGTATGCAATAAGCAAAGACAATACAGTATATAAATGCCAGGCATCTAAAGACGAAAACAGAGAAGTTCGTGGATCTGTATTTATATATAAGGATTTAGATATTGATAGAGATCATATTAATGATCTCGAGAAATATTTAAGTAAAGAACCAGATGAGCAATTCAACCTTTCTAAAGAAGGCGATAATATTACGGTAGAAAATTCACAGATTGAATTTACAATAAAGGAGGCTTTATGATAAAATACGAAAAAGGAGATATCCTAGAAGACACTGGATTAGATCTCGTAATGATTCCTGTTAATTGTGAAGGTGTACATGGAGCAGGTTTAGCAAAGGAATGGGCTGAGAAACATCCAGCCCAAGCTAAACTTTATAGAGCTCTTTGTACAGACACATATAAACAATTACAACAAGGAGGAGATCTAACAATTATAGACAATTTTATTTTGTTTGCAACTAAAACAAAATGGAAAAATAAATCCACTTTAAAATATATAACAAGAGGTATGAAAAAGTTATATGATACACTTGAAAACTTTGACATGACTGGTAATATAACAATTCGTATTCCTAAATTAGGATGTGGTTGTGGAGGATTAGAATGGCCTGCTGTTAAATACATAATAGAAAATGAAATATTATCTATTGATTCTGATAGAGAAGCTAATGAACAAGGTGCAATCACATGGGTAGTATACGAATAAATTTTAAACCTTATCCTATATTAGAATTAAATAGGAGGAAGAAATGGCTGAAAAAATAAAAATATCAGAATTAAAAAATAGTAAAGCAGAAAAAAGAATAATATTGTCTACAGGATTTAGAAATGTAGATACAGCAATAGGATATAGAATGTATGATCCAGTAACAAATGAATTAATGCATGTAAATAGAGGGATGTTATCTGGTGGCATAATAACTGTCATCGGAGCATCCCATACTGGTAAATCCACATGGTGTGCCCAAGTATTAGCTAATATGGCACGTCCATGGATTATATCAGGAGACACCAGAGTAAAAATTCATTTTTTTAGTATTGAAGATGGTATTGATGCTAACCGTTTCAGAGTTACTGCTAAGTTAAGTTTAGAAGATGTGGATAATCACATTGTATTTGAAGAAAATAAATCTATAGAAGCAGTTAAAAAATGTATATTAGAAGACGTAAAAGTTAAACAAGAAAAGGATTACCAAATGATCCAGACTCGTAATCATATGGGTCAACCTATTCTGATACATCATCCTACTTTTATATTAATAGACTCTGTAACAAAGTTAGTAACCGATAAAGTACAAGATCTAAAGAATGATACTACAAATGCTATGTACATGCAAGTAGCAGGAGAATTAGATAGATTCTTAAAGCAACATGGAAATATATTCCAAAAGTACAATATAACATTAATGTCAACAGCACATACAGGTATAAAAATAGATCCTAATGCTATGCCAGGTATGAGACCTAAAAAGAAATTTAAGTATCTACCAGCCACATTAGATATTAAAGCACCGGATAGTTTTGTGTATGATTGTTCATTTGGTATCAATTTAGAAACAATCTTAGCATCGGATAAGAAAGCAGTAGAAGAAAAATGTTCTGCTGGTTATTTAGATGCTATAGCTATAATAGAAGGAAGATTTTATAAAAGTAGACAGCCAGGAGAAGGTGCAACATTTACATTAGTACAAGACACAAAAGGATTTAGTCCTGAAAAGTCTTTAATATATGAATGTCAAAAAAGAAAGATATTACAAAGTAAACCTGGCTACAGAGAATTGGAGGGTTATGGAAAAGTAAAGAATGGAGACCTATTAGAAACATTTAGAACAGATGCTAACTTTAGAAGATGTTTATATGCTGAATTAGATAAAGAATATGAGGAGTCTCTAGATTCTGGAAGACTTTCTAATGAAGAAGTTAATGTTTCTAATATGGTATATGATTTAATGAACGAAGAATTCTAATATAGGAGAAAAGAATGTTTAAAAAGACTATAATGATAGGTATTATTCTATTTCTATGTGTAATTTGTAACTCTTCTGCTAAAGAAGTTAATACTGAATACGGGAACATTTCCTATGATGCTACGGAGAAGATTTATTACCCAGATAACGTAAAACTCTATATGCCTAAAAATGGTTCAATAGATCAATTTGATTGTATATCAGCTAAAGGAGAATATCAATGGGTCAGTGATGGAGTATTATTAAAAGGTATGTGGTGTAATACAGCAAACATGAAAACAGAATATAAATACAATCAATACTTGATTCTATCAAATATGCAATATGAAAATGTATTAGTATTTATTCCAGATGAAAAAATATTAGGATATCCTACTAGAAATAATGATGATAAATACATAATATTTGATTTAGATATAAATGAAAAATAATAGCCTCCCGAAAGGGGGGGTTTTATTTTCACTGATGTTCATCTTAATATTCTTCAATTATATATTATATAATTGAAGGAAATAAATAATAATATAAGGAGTGATTTTTATGTATATTAACAAAATTGAAGGCGTAGATTGGAGAACATATAATGATAGCTCTAATCTACATAGAAAAAGAAGAAATTACAAGGAAAAAATTGAGTATTTTAAAGGGAGAAAAAGAATTCCTATAGAAGAATTAAAAAATCTTCCAGCAGCAGATGACAATGTTCTTCTGTTTATGTCTCAGGTGGAAGCACCAAAGGGACATACAAAAGAATGGTTAGAACTATCTAAAAAAATAGATGTTCCTGTATTACCATTTGTAATAATAAGAGAATATTCTCGTTTCACTAAAGAGAACTTCTCTAACTGTAAAGTTATCATTGACTACTGTGATAGAGATAGTCGAGATTCAGATGAATTTGGTTATTTCTTAAGAAGTTTATCTGAGCTTCCTGAATATTGTAACATTATATCTGAAGCTGTGAAAAATATTGATTTCATCGTTCCATCATTAAACGGAATTGTTAAAGAAGTTAATTTAGATATGGAAACTAGACCAAATGGTCAAGTAGAAGTATCTGTAAAAGATATTAACTACTTCAACTGTATCAGAAAAGATCATTTCGATTATGACATAAGAAATGACGTTGTCGCAAGAATCGAAAAAGGGAAGAATGATTTCTTTATCTCAGCTAATCCTTATGGAGAAACAAATCCATACTTCCCAGAAGATACAAAATGGGACAAAAAAGGGATTCAAACATTTGGGATTTCTGAAACTACATTAGATCATTGGAATTCTTATTTAAATGAATTAATGAGATCTATAGAAAACCAAATAAAAGAAGTTATAATTAACATGGATCAAAAAGTAAAAGATACTATCACACATGACTGGAATGAATACTGTAAAAAGGAACAACAGAAACAAGCTGGTGGAAGAACAGCTAGTGAATGGGAGGCAGAATTCAGCATGTGGGATAAGTAAAAGAATAAATCTCTCTTTATGGGAGGTTTTTTTCTTTTCGTTTTATTAAGCAAAAATACATCAAACCGACTATCATTATAGATTATAATTTACAGGAGAATATACTATGACAAGAAAAAATACGATAGACTATAATAAATGTACTGATGGTACTAGGATTTATAAAGCTACATATAAATTTAAAAATATCTTTGGTGATGTCCATTCTCATGAAGTAAGATATATAATACATAAAGATGGATCTCCATATTTTTGTATGAAAGATATAGGTAGAGCAATGGGATTATCTCACTTTTCGAATGCAGTTAGAAATGTCGATCCAGCACACAAAATAAAAAAGAAAATGTATTCGGAGACAATAACACAATTTGATGGAAAAGTAGTTAAGCAGGCTTTTATTTATAATTTTTTATCTGATATGGGGACAAGACAAGCCATAGGAAAATCGAGAAAGAATGGTGCTGAAGATTTTAAACAATGGTTATTTGGAACTATAGTTCCTTTAATAAATGATGGAGAAATAAAGAACGTCGAATGGATGAATAAAACAGACGATGAAAAGCTAAATATCCATGGAGCTAATGAATATGGAGCACGAATTTTTAATGGTCAATATATGACAATAACCGAATTCATGGTTTCACATTGTTTAAAGCCAATATATTATGATAAGACAGTATTAGAAAAGAAAGTAATTAAATATTGTTGCGAAAGAAATATTATAATAGAGTCAGTAAAAATAGGTAAAAGTAAATATAATACTTATCCATATATAGCTTTAGCAGAAGTTTTTCTTTCTCATGCAAATGATATAATAAAAAACAGAAATATAGGGGGATGATACAATGGAAGATAGACGTGGTTTAATAGTAAAGGATGGTATAACTTATAGAGGAGATAAAACCCTTCCGTTTGAATATTATATTCCAAAATGGAATCAAGAAAATATAAATAAATTTGATGGTATAATATTTCAAGTAGAAACTATTTTCGATACTGAGAATAAAGTATATAGAAAAAGATATGTAGCTGAAGATATATTAGCTAAACCAAAATTTAGTTTAACATATAATTACAAAGATGCTATTAAATTTAATACGATTGAAGAATTAGCAGAAGATGTCTATACTAAAGTTAAGAAAATGTATCAAGAAGGAAGAATAAAATGAAAACAATAGAAAAGACTTTACATAGAATACCTTATGAAGAAAAAGTAGACTGTTATACTGACGATGAAGATGTTATTGAAAGATGGTGTGTAGACAAGTTCGAAAATACAGATTATTTAATAGTGATACCATCTATAGAAGGTATTCCAGTTTCATTAGAGTATGAAGAAGGAAAGATAGATCAAGTCATAGGTAAAGGTAATGGTAAATTTGGTTCTAATTATAGTAATCAAATATCTTTAATAGATAATCTACCTTTAGAAATAAAATATTGTGATACTCCAGTAATTATTAGAGGGATAATATCGATGTACTACAGTGATTTTAAAAGAATAAACGAGAATAGATTTGCTATAGGAGAAAAACTATTTCCGACTATTACTGCTATGGTATACGATTTCTTATTAAATGATGATTCTGATACTACTGAAAATGTATTAAAATTTATAGCAATTGATATAGTTACGGATCCTGGTACTAAATATTATGAGGAGAAGTTAGATTTATTAGCAGACGAAGGTTTTGAAATACCTGTATACGAAAAGATTTCCAAAACTGACTTTAGAGATGTTAATAATTTACTACATAATTTGAATAAAAAAAATGAAAACTTCGAAGAATGGGAATTTCTAACATACATTGATAATACAGAAGATAATTGGGTAAAAATAATTGATAAAGAACTCCCGTATCAGTTAACTTATATGTATTAAAAAAAATAAACAGGTAGTAACCAAACTACCTGTTTATATACTTAGTCTAGCATATCAAGACTTTTTGTAAACAGTCTCAAATATAAACCCTTTTGAATATAGTATCCAAAGGATATTGCTAACACTAAGTAAAACATGTTCTTAGGATTAAAACTCCAGAAGAATAATGTTACCATCAAAAAGATGGGAATTGTTACGAACAATGATGATGAGATTATTTTTCGATCTGGTTGACCGAGTCTCAACATGTCTCGTAACAATACGGGTAGTGTTATTCTAAATAGCACTATCCCCCATAATATATATGAGAGAATTTGCATATATAACACCTCCTTTCATAATGTAATCATATATATGATATACGATTATATTTATTTAAAAAGGTGTAAAAAAAGGACCCCCATATGGGGGTCAAATTATTTTAATGCCTTTTTGACTGGATCTGTTTCGTACTTGAACCATAGATGATTTCCGATAATATATATAAGAAATGCTGAAATCACTTTAGTATATTCGAAGTCACTGAGCCAGATCATATGTATTGAGGTATACGCATATGTTAAAGCAAATACCACTATACATCTAAAGAAATAATGCCATTCTCTTTTATCAACATAAAGAGTTTCCCAGAAGTCGAAGTCTCCACTCTTTAAAGAATCAAGAACCACGAATTTCAATATTTTACTAGCATATATAGTGACAAATAATGCTATGACCCATTGCCATATAATATTAGGAAATGGATTACTAAGATAATTTACTGACCAGAAAAGTGATGCTAATAAAGTAAATCTAATAATACGATCCATCCAAACTTGTTTTTGCCATTGTTTTCTTAATTGAAATGCCTCTTCTTTTATATCATTGAACTCTTTTTCGTAATATTCTTTAGAATGAGTAGGGTTAGGAATATAATCGAATTTATTCAATGTAGGGTTTTTTTCGTGACCTATTACTTTTTCTGTCACTATATAATTTTTATCCCTTACCTTTATTGTCTCTACGTCGTGAAACCATACTGGTGATTTCATCCAAGATTCCTCAAGGTGTCTGAAAAACTTACTTGTAGTTGTTACTCTTATTTTATTACCAGCTTTTAGACCTAATTTTATTTTTATTCTGTCTAATAAAGTATACTTTGCTTCCTCTCTATCATAGTATATTCTCATAGCATAACTTGTTGAAGCTAAATAATTAGCTCTTGTGTCAATCTTTCTTTGATATTCTTCCTTTGTCATAAATTTCATTTTTGTTACCTCCTAAAATTTTTTATTATCATATATATGATATACAACTTACTAAAATTTAGTTAAACTATTAAGTAAGATAAAATATTTTAAATTATATATTATCCATATGATAGTGATAATTGTATTTAAAAGATTTATAATATCTTTTCAAATATGATTATCCTATCACTTATCTAAATAAAGAAAGGAGATGTGTTTTTTTATGATTCGTTATGATGAATCTAAGGTGTACAACATACCTAAAAATTCATTAAGTAGTTTTTCGGATTTTGCATTAACTGTACCGTTCGCTGGTATGACGTCTACTATGAGACAACATATGTGGCATTCACACCTATCACAAATCATAATACCTGATAATGCTGAACGTCCATTGATTGATACTCCATATACGAAAGATATATTATTTTCTAGTGATAACACTTTACTAGAAGGAAGTATAACATTAGTAGATAAAATAGAAAAAATAATAAATGGATATGTATGTAATACTACATATATTTATTATGATCATACTAAAGAACAGTATTTTGTTGAGAAACATGGTAAATACAGAAAATCAGCAAAGTATTTCGTACCAGTTAAATCACAATTCGACGACATGGAAATAGGAGAAACCAAAAATGACATTTATGCGTCCTATATCGAATCAATGGACGTAAGAGACGGAGGTATCGCATTTGGAAGGAATATATCGGTAATCTATGATATCGATAAAAATGTTGGAGAAGACTCTATAGTTATTTCGGAGGAATTAGCTAATTCACTAAGAGTTCACCCAGCCTATGATCCAGTGGAGATAAAGTTTAATCCACGTGAAGAAATATTATTGGATCGATATGGTTATATAGATGATAACGGTATTATTCATTATCAACCCTTCCCACTACCAGGTGAAAAAATAAAAGATGGAGAAGTTGCAGTAGTATCGAAAGTAGCAAAAGATTTCTTGGCATCATCTGATGATATAGTACATAATAGTGATATAGGATATTATGTATTAGGAGGAGAAGTAACAGATATAGAAGTATATTCTAATAATATAATAGATAACCCATTCTTAGAAAATCTAAGACAGGCTAATTTAGATTACTTCAGAAATATCGTTATAGCTTTGAATAAATTAGATCCATCAAGACTGTCATTACAAGCAAAAAGTTATCAAGAGAAATTATCAAAAATTACTACTGAGAAATTAAGATTCGGTACAGAAGAATTGAAAAAAGCTATAAAGATTAGAATAACTATAGCAGGAGATGAACCTATAACTCCAGGTGCTAAAATTACAAACAGATACGGTGGGAAAGGAACGTTCTCTAAAGTATTGATTGCTAAAGAAACTATGTACGACGAGTTTGGTAGAAAAATAGATGCTAAAATAAACGCATCAGGAGTTTGTAATAGAGAAAATATTTCTCAACAAATGGAACATTCCATGTCTACATGTAATTTTTGGTTAATGAGATATCTAGAATATAGTGAGGATAAATTAGAAGATAAATATAAAAATATAATGGATTGGATTTATGTATTAAGACAATTTAATCTAATAAAGTTATTCTCGTCTCTGGATATGAAGACCGTAGTTAAATATTGTACAAAAAATTATTTACATCTTAAATTTGATCCATTTGATAAAGAAGTTAACAAATTAATGCTATTTGAATTAGTAAAGCTTACTAAGAAAATTAATCCTGAAATGAGACCATTAGAAGTTTATGAGAATAATGTTAAATTAGGGGATAAATTTGATATAGGAATAGTATTTACAGTAGTATTAGAAAATGGACCAAGAAAAGATAATAGTATGAGATCTGATAGAATAAACTCTGCTAAAGGTGGATTAAGTAGAGTCGGATTAGATAAAAAGAAATTCCATAGTAAATATCTAACAACAGCTGCTAAACAATCAGATCTAGCTCAACACGTAACAATAACGTCACAATTTGATTCGGATAAAAAATTATTCACACCGGATCTATCTCAACTTTCGAGTTCTTTGAATGCAATAGGAATTACTATAGGATTAGAAGAAGTTCCAGAAAGTGAGGAATGATGTTAGAATATAATGAAGAAGGAAAATTAATATTACAGAATACACCAATAGTAAATATTAAGACCCAATCTAAATATATATCAGATGATATGGAAGTTATAGACATAGATGGGGAAAAATATTTAAATTCTAAATACTCATTTAATAAAATACCACCAAAAGTATTTAAATTAGAAAATTGGGAAGTATTCACACAAAAAGAACCTACTGAGATAGCAGTATTAGAAAGGAATATAGTTTCTTTAAATAAATTAAAGATTACACCAGAAACTAATTCATTCAATATAATGTTAATAATGTATTTAAAGGAAATGGCTCCTAATAATTCATTAATAACAACTAATGCTGCCAGATTGAAACACTTATTAAACAAATTAATAAATTTTCCAGACGATCCAATATCTTGGAAATTTGCTATAGAATTGTTAGAATATGTATCTAGTAACATGGATATGTTCTTACAATGGATGTCTGGGGAAAAAGCAAAGGGAATTTTAAACAAGTATCTAAAAATATAAAAAAATCAATTAAAGAAGGAGAAAGAATTATGCAATTTAAAGACAAACAAAATTTAGTGATAAGATTAAATAGCTCAACAGGAGAATATGATTTCGAATATAATCCAGATATTATTTTCAATGGAGAAAAATATAATGAACAGGAACTTATAAATGAATTAACAAAAGAAAGATTTTTATATAAAGAATTAGTATTAGGAATGGATGACAAAAATAGAGTATATTTCTATCCGCCTGAATTATATGGAAGTAATAAAACACTCAAAGATTACAGAATTGAACATTGGTTATTTCTTGATGATAGAAGATATAGTACAATTTTGAATAGTGGGTTTCAACATGATGTTATTACGTGGATGAAATCAGCAACAGAAACTATAAATAAATTTGGACAAATAATTAATGAAGCTGGATCAGTAATAAATGTAAGTACAGAAGCATTAAATAATGCAATGGCTATTGTTAATGGCAGTAATAACAATAATCAAGCTGGTCAATTTCCTCAACCAGCGGGGGCAACTATCATTAAACAACCAACAACTACAACATCATCAGGTACAGCTGTAAGAAAATAAACTTGGAGGTAGTCATTACTACCTCCATTATATATGAAAGGAGATATAATGGCTAATTTAATAGATTCTTCAATAAGAGAGATGCAAAAAGAAAGAAAAGCAGAAGAAGAATTAATTCATAATATAACAACAAATGGTGAAAGATTAGGATTAAGTTGGTACAAATACAATAACGAATATTTTCAAATATATAATGATAAAATTCTAAGAAGTCACCAAAATAATTTAAAGATTAATACCAGAGAAGGATGGTTTATATTAGATTTAAGAAATGTAAATGCTTGTGTAATCTATATAGATGGATTCGAAAAAATACTAAATGGTGTATCAGTAGAAGATATTGTTATATATCCTGATAAATACTTCTTATTTAAAACGCCAGATGGTAGAATAACAGAATTATGGAGACACTCAGCACAAATATTAGTAGCAGACGAAATTTATAGATTAAATCAAAATGTATGGTGTGTTTCCAGTAACGGAATCTACTATATAACAAATTTAAATGACAGAGAAACTATCGCTGTCGGTAGATATCCTTTAATATACGATAATGTGAATAATAAATTATCATATTTCGATACATTACAAGGAGGAATAATGATAGATGTATCACATTTATTGGAAAGATTCGCTAATAAATAAATACTTATATATAATATAATTGGTACAATAAATATTATATAAGAGGTGAAAACAATGGAACAAGAATTGAAGAGTTATAATTTAGCACAGTTAAGATTACTGGAACTAATTTATACTAAGGACGATGTTTGGATATCATCGACGCAGATGGCTTCTATATCAGGAAGACAACATAAGAATGTTTTGAAAGATATTAGAAAAGATATGATAGAAGGTATAGTCAAACTTAAAAAAGATTTGGATGTTTTTGATAAAAAAATTGTCTACGGAAAATATGAAAGGTATTTAGAAACATTAAACGAAAAAGACTGGAAGGTCATCGATTCCATGTTAGAGAAACACCCGGAATTTATGGCACAAGTATTTATAGCAGGTGATAAACAAAATATAAACTGTCAACCAAAAATTGAGATGGATGATAGATTTATTTTGATAGACAGTATAAACAAATTAAAATTAATCGAAAGAACATATAAAGATACACAGGGAAGATCTTATATCATGTATCTTTTGAATGACCGTGCTGCCCTTGTGTGTCTTATGCGTTATTCTTTAGCAATTAGATTAGCAGTCGTCGATAAGTTCTTAGATGTTCGGAATAAATTATTAATTGACAAAAAAACATCGGCTCCAAATGAAGCCGATCAAAATTTTCAAAAATAAAAAAAAATCTAAATAATCAAGGAGGAAATAACATGAACAATTGGAACAATAACAATTGGAATAACAATGGATGGGGGAATAATGGATATGTACAACAACCTAATCCATACAATCCACAACCAATACAACAACAGGTGGTACAACCACCACAAATGGTACAACAGGTAACACCACCAATTCAACAACAACCAATGGTGCAACAACAACAACCACCTCAATTGCCACCGTTTAATTTTAAAACTGATCCTAATGATGAATTATTCTTTACAAAAATATTGACTGCTATATTAACAAATGGTATAGCAAAGTCTAAAGATGGTTTATCTAACACGAAAGGATATACGTGCACATTTAAAGGTAATAACTTTGCCTTAACCATTAACTTAGTATTTAATACAGTGTACAAACATCTACAGCCGTATGTGTACAATGGTAACACGACAAACATCAATACTCCACATGGAGAAAATATTGATGACATGTTCTTAAAATCAGCAGCATTCTTAACACCACAATTAGCAACAATAAGAGATAATTATGGTAGATCAAGAACAGCTGACGGTAGAACAATAATAGAGTACATGGATAAATTGTCTCAGTATATTGATGCTGTAGGAGATTATGTAGATAAGTTTATAATTAAAAATCCCAATGGTACATATACGATAGATCCAAGATTTCAATCTATCTTAACGTATTCATTTAGATTTGGTGGTATAAATGTCACACCAAATATTAAATGGGAAGACAGAATTGTTACAGATGGATATGGTAGACAATTTAAACAAAGTCAACCAGTTATAGGGTTCTTGTATTCATTGTCAGAAGATGTCACACTGACAATAAAACAAGATCAGGCATTTATGGAATAACTTATGGAGTCCCCTTAGTGGGGACTTCTTTACTTATACGCAGAAAAATATATTCTATTTTTTTATTAAACTTAGATATCGTATACAATTATATCTTTTTGGAGGACAGTATGATAAAAAGGTTCAAATGTAAAGGTATGGTAGGAATACCAGATTGTGATATTAAATTAGGAACAGAAAAAAAGATAGTTATTACTGGTCCTAACGGATCAGGTAAAACATCATTACTGAAACAAATTACTCATCCTTTATCGTCTCATGATAAGTATAACAGATTGAAAACTGGTGTTGATGAAGGATTTATAGAAATGGAAATAGAATTCTACGGAGTTAATTATAAAGTACAACATTTATATAATAGAAATAAACCAGGACAATCTCCAAAAGTTATGTCATATTTATTTAAAGAAGAAAATGGAGTATACAATAACTTAGTAGAGAATGGTTTACCTACTAACTTTAAATCAGTAGTAGAAAAAGAATTATGTTATTCTGATTATTTATACAATATTTTAAATATAGGATCTCATAACAAGGGATTAATAGAACAAACAACATCTGAAAGATTAGATTATTTAAAGAAAGTAACTAATCAAGATGTCTTAACAGTTTTAAAAGATAATGTTAATAATAATTTTTCACAATATTCTAGTAATAGTAAGTATATAGCTAATGAGATATCTAAGATGGGTGACATAGATGACATGAAAAGAAGAATGTCCTTATTACAAAGTAAATCTATAGAACTTACTAATCAAAGAGATAGTTATCAATTAGAATATAATAATTTAGAGAATATTGACATATCTGTATTAGACGAGAAGATAGAATTAAGATCTCAGTATCGAAATCAATTAAATATGTATAATAACTTAAGAGTAATTCTAGAAGATATAGTAGATGATAAAAATACTTTACCAGAATTATCTTATAATTTAGTATACAATAAATTAATACAAGTACTAACTAAAGAAGAAACAAGATTAGATTTCTTAACTGAGAAAATTAATAATCTAAATACGGAATTATTACAAATAAAAGATTTAAATAATGATGAATTAATATTAGAGAAAGAAACATTAGAAAAACAAGTAGATGAAGTAATGAGTAAATATAAAAATAAAGAATTTCCTGATCTAATTAATGTGACAATTGATAATTTAGATAGATCAGTATTTATTATAGAGAATTATATTTTACCTACTATGGAGAATATAACAGACACATCTACTGTATTAGAATTAATTGAAAAAGAAAATATAGAAGAATATTCTAAAGAAATACAAAGACAATTAGATAAATTAATAGAAGAGAAAGATAAGATAATACATGATTTAGAACAATTACATGTTGCGTCTAATATAGCTGAATTATCTTTTCCTTCAGAATGTAAAATACCTACATGTCAATTACGTGTAGAATATGAGCAACAAATAAAGAATTTGAATATAAATCAAATACTAAAAAATAGACAAATAGAAATTAATAATGATATAAATAGATATGGGGAGATCTATAGAGAAAGAGAATCTATTGTTACTACAATAAAAGATACTTTTAATAGAATAGAGAATGTGAAATTATTAGATGTAGCTAATCTATTCGGAGATTATAAATTAGTAGATCTTTTTAGAGATACTATAATAAATAAGATATTAGCAAAAATAAAAGAATTTATTATGTATATAAAAGATACTAATGATTTAGAATTGATTTATGTTAAATTAGAATCTTTAAAGAATATAGTAAAGACTACAGAAAATAATTCTAAAGAAAAATTTAATAAAATTAATCATTCTTTAGAGGAGTTAAGTACAGAAGAACAAGAATTAATGAGAAAAATATCAAATTTACACGACAAAAAAAACAAATTAGAAAAAGAAAATTTTTCAGATAATTTAAAGTCATTAAAGTATTCTGAAATAGAAAAAGATAAACAAAAGAAATGGGATATGATAGAATCATTATCAAAAGAAATAGATGTAATAAATGAAATAGATATCAAGAAAGAGAAATTATATGAATTAGTAAAGCAAAAAAATATAGAGTTGAAAGAAAATACTGATGAGTATTATAAACTTAAAGAGGGATTAGAAAGAATAAGTTTACTTACTAAAGATTTTGATAATACAATTAAACATGTAGAAAAGTTAAAAGTACTTAGAGAGATAGTAGGAAGAGTATTACCAGCTCGTATAATGGATTCTTATTTAGATGAAGTAGCTAAATTAGTTAACTTTCTATTAGATGGGATAATGACTATTAGATTTGATACAACTGATGGTATCGAAATATATAGTACAATCAAAGCTGAAGAAAGACCTGCATCTGTTATGTCTCAAGGTGAAAAGTCAATGTTATCTATTGCATTATTAATAGCATTTAAAAGAATGATAAAATGGGACGTTATATCTGTTGATGAAGGATCTGCTGCATTAGATGAAGATAATAAAGATAAATATATGTCTATGATTACTCGTTATATAGAAGCAGTGGATACTATTAGTCAGATATTTATTGTATCACATGATTTCTTTGTATCTGAAGGAATGGATGTAAGAATATTAAGAATGGAAGAGCTTTAAATTATTTGAAGTTATATATAATATAAATGGCAATAAAAAAAAAATCTTAAGGAGGAAATGATTATGGAAAAGAATGAAATCAAACTTTTAGCAAGGGAAATTTCTAAGAAACATTTAACAGATACAAAAATGAAAGAGGTTTTTGTAAAGTTAGCATATCAACCTAGTAAAATGTATTTATTTACAGTAACTGCTGATCTAGGATTTTTAGAGGACGAGTTTTGGAAAAAATGTTACGACTCATGTAAAAAAAGATACTCATTGGACCCTAGAAAACATTTTAAATTCTTAGGGAATTTAGATGAGTTCATATTATTACCATCAAATAATATGACGTTAAATTATTATATGATATTTAAAGACTCTAAGACTGTGAAATTCTGTATTACGTCGAGTATTCCAGTAGCTGCAGATATTTTACATGGAAAAGAAAAATCAAAGAGATTCGAATCTATTAATGAAATAATAAGAACAGAAATTAGAGGAGAATTATGTGGTTGGGATCAAGAATTGATGTCAACTTTCAATAAAAGTATTAGTAACTACAAACCAGAAAAAGTGATGGGATCTATAACATTTGAACCTTGGTATTGGTTTGGTATGGAGAAGAAATATCAAGGTATATTTTATGAAGAAGCAGATATGTTAGAATTAAAAGACAATATAGAAGAAACATTTGATCCGTATCATTATATATTAGCTTTATGTAATGAAATGGATAATTCTCAATTCTTAAATTCAAATGGTATTTTAGCTGATATGAAATCTATATTGGATAATAAAGTGATCAGATTAGCTAATGAAACAGGATTATCACCAAAAGAAGTATTAACTAAATATAGACTGGATATACTAAAAGAATCAACAGCAAATATGTTAGAAATACTTTCGATTAATGTTGAACATGTATTAAGATTCTATAAAGGTGACAGATTAGCATATGTATTAGACGGTGTGTTAGATGCTGTTAGAAGATGTTATATAAGATCATGTGTAGAAAATGATATACCTATGATAGTAGATACTTTAACACCTAAATACAATAAACTTTTATCTAAAATGTTCCAAAAAGCTAAGGAATGTGTCTATGAGCATTTAATAAGAGATAAATATGATACATCTAAATTAATACATTTATCTATAGCTAACAATATGTTAAGAAACGAAGAAGAAAAAGAAACAATCGAAAGAATGAAAGCTGAAACACATAGTTTGATATCTGAACTGATGAATCGATTCCAAGATTTTAACGACGATGATGACGATATTGACGAAGAGAAAACATTAATAAACTAATAAAGGAGGAAATAACTATGTTGAATAGTTATTTTAAAGAAGTATCAGATAATCAAAAAAATCTGGTATTTGTAATAAATGGGACCGAATATTCTTTTGTCGGTCCCAACACTAAAGGAGTGGTGATGAAATCGGCTAAGAAACTAGTAGCCGGTTTAAATCACATGTTAGCATGGGCATATGCTAACGAAAAATATCATTTCATTAATAAATTGAATACTTTCTTTTTAGATCTACATAATACAGTAACACACCCATCTTTTAGGGACAGGTGTATAGCAGATGTATACGAAGGAATATTTGCTAATATACAATTAGCTACAGCACATTATTATAAGAAATTTATTAATAATATGGATATAGATATATACCATGGTATTACAGAATATGTTGATAGTAATATTGTAGAAAATATAGAAGAAGACAAATGTGATCTAGATCATGAAGATTTATTCTTAATAATATGTCTGATAACAGTCACAAAGATAATGATTGTTGGAGTATCATTATTAGAAAGATTTAAATTAGAGAATTATCTTTATGAACCTCTTTTAATAGCAACTGATAAATTCCAAGATACTATGTCTATGTATTATTATAATATTAAAAACGAAAGAGGAGAAAAGTATTTTAAAATAAGAAGTAAAGATTTCAAAAATACAGTCTATAGATATTTCTATAATGAATTGTCTAGAGAATTTGAAGGTAATAATACAGGTCTATTCAGAAATAACGGTTTCTCTATAGATAGAATAGCAAATGACCAATATATTACAGCATTATGTACAATTAGTAAACATTTGCCTGTCTATATAGACAATAAGACATCTCAACTTTATACACTTAAAGATGATTATACTACATTTAAATTTGTTACAAAGAATACATTACGATATTTAGAATCTACACTACATAATATGATAGGGGATAAATTAGGAACACCTTTCGGTGGAGTTATTAGTATAATACAATATAATAGATCTGCTGAAAGTGACCATAACTTTTATGAATCTGCTATGAAACAAGAACTATCTTTAGAAAGAAAAAGTAGTTCTGATATGGAGAGAAGAAGACATGATATTAAATTATTAAAAGCATATGTTAATGATAAAGTACAAGAATACAAATTATTGGAGAAATATTCGATATCAATTATTCCAACTCCATTAACAGATTTCTTTATAATTAAATTATTATCTGAAATAGCAGAAGATACATTAACTTTAAAATTGTTAGACAAAAAGACTTATTGTTGTTTAGCACTTTTAATAAGTTATAAATTACAGACTAGAAACTGGCCTAATTTAGGTAATGCTGTATTAAGTGATCAGATTTCCCCATCAGAAATAGCAAAGTTCTTTGATAAACCACTTTTAAATAAAATAACATCTTTAAGAAAATATCACACTAATCCTGTTAATGCATTAGAAGATATTAAGAAAATAGTAGGTCATGATTATAAAAAGACATATGAAAATAAAATAATTCATATTACTGAAGAATTTATACAATTCTTATTAAATGACCAAATAGACAAGTTCTTATTTATTGATGATGCATATATATACGATTATGAAGAGATCGTTAAGAAACAGGATAAAGAAAAAGAAAAAATAAATAATGAATGATTTAAGAAAAGATGTCTTAGAATTTCTGAAAAATCATAGAGATACGAAATGGTATAAGAATACAGGATATTTAGAAACAAAATGTCCAATATGTGACGCTAATTCTAAAAAGCGTCACCTATCTATTAAATTAATAGATAATCAACCTATAGCATACAAATGTTTTAGAGCTAGTTGTAATGCAGGAGGTATATTAAATAGAAAATTTGCCAAGACGTTAGGATTACCAGAAGATCTTTGTCAAGCATTAGAAGACGAATCTTTAAAATATCATAATTATTCTACTACACCAAAATACTATTCTCGTAAAGGAGATTTCTTATTAGGAGTTATAGATACAGCAGTTAATGATTATTTTAGAGATAGGACTGGTAAAGATATATTTGAAGTACAAGATAAATTAAGAATTACAACAAATATAACGAATTGGCAAAAAATAAATAATATAAGAATAAAACAACTTTATCCTTTAGTATTATGGGAAGAAAGAGGAGATAAATTTATTTACTTCTTTAATAGTGCTTATTCTACTGTTCATTATCGTCAAATTAATGGAGATAAAAGAGGTCGTGTTACATTAGTTACTGGATCTACTAAAGAACCAATTAGACATAAGCCATATTTTATAGAAGATAATATAAATAAATTTGACGACGAGAATTCTGTATTAGTATTAGCTGAAGGACCTTTCGATATAATAAATACATATCTATATTTAAATCCTGAACCACATGGAATGTATATTGCTGTTGGAGGTATGGCTAATATGAAATCTATAATAATGGAGTATACTAAATATCATTATCGAGCAAAAGTTTATATTATGTCAGATGATGATGTTGATATATCTTGGTATAAAAGATATTTATTACCACGTATAGATCAAAGAATAAGTAGTTTAGAAATAATCTATAATATTAAAGCTAAAGATGTAGGTAATATTGAAGATGGGATTGAATTAAAAAGAACAATTTTAAAACTATTCGACCCAAATGTAGAAAAAGAATATAATGGAGATGATTAAAATGAAAATATTAGATCAAGTAGAAAAATCTTTAAATGATACCCTAGAATCATTAAAATGTACATTAAAACTTTTAAATGAGACAAAAGAAGACAAGATTTTAGAAGACAATGGTAAATATGATAAAGAAATGACAGAAGAAGAGAAGAAGATATATGAAGAAGCCTATGTAAAAGTAGGTGAACCTATAGCGAACTCTTGTTTAAAAATGCGTACATCCGGAGATTGGGTAAGAATGTGGATAGAACCATATCAAAGACGACAAATAATAGATGTACTTTATCCTTTGGTTGACTATTTATTAAAAGATGAACATGCAGAACGTCCTCAATTTAATCAATACAACAGATATAAAATTTATGATAACTTACATGATATTACAAACGCTATATTGAATAGACCATTAAAAGAAGACAGTGGTACACAACGTATATTAGCTGAGACTTTAATAAAAATATACCCTAAAAATAGAGAAGTATTCTGGGAAACTATTTCTAGAGTTAAAGAAGTATTTTCTATAGACATGAAGAAAGAGAAAAACTTAGACAGTTTTTTGAAAAATAAAAATGAAATTTTTACTAAAAAATTATTGGATATTAAAAATAAACACGAGGACAATTTACAAAGAGTAATGAATTATTATATAGAAGATAGATCAATCCTCGCTGGCTTACTAAAAAATATAGAATCCGCTTTTAATGAAATCAATATTGAAACTTCGAACGAAGGCGATCTATATGGTATTATCTCAGAATTAAATAGATTAATCCGTTATGACAATAATAATGTGAATAAGACAGTGTTAAGAAATTTTATATCAGATTTAGAAAAATCTGATATTATATAAGAGGAGGATACTAATGAAAAAAGAAAAAGAAACAGTTACAGACATTCTAGATGAATTTACACAAGAGATTGTAAATTGGTCTAATACTTTTAGAGTAAATAGATTTAGAGAAGCTATAAGTCCTATTATGTGTTTAATAGACAATGACAAAGATAATGATGGATTAACAACTATTTCTAAAAATAAGATGTTAATAAACCTGTATTTTCTTGAAACAGTAGTAAACGATTATAACGAAGATAATATAAAAATCATAATAGAAAAAATAGAAACAGTATTTTCATATCTTCTACCTAAAAAGATTAGTATATATAGAAAAGCTTTACCAGAGATATTAAATCTTTTTGAATTAAAGAAAGAAGATGTTCGAGGATTAGTTTTAAAAGAAGAATATGAAAATAAACTTTTAAGAGATAACTGTTACAAAGTCTTCACAAGTTTCGATACCATCTTTAGTAGATTATATCTAGAACCTTCTTGGAAAGATGCTAAAAATAATTTTAATGAAATAAAGAAATTAGTACAGAATATAAGTATAGATGATGCAAAAGATACATTTGTTAGTATATGTCAAAAAATATCTAATATTCTATTCTATACAGGACATACTATATCTTATCATCTACTTAACTTCGAAATAAAACTTAGAGAAATAATAACAGAATATGAATAAAGAGGCCCCCATATGGGGGCTTTTATTTTTATCGTTAATTTTAGTTATCTTAAGTTTTTTTTTTGTATATTATATATATGATAGAAATAAATATATAATAAAAATTAAATTTTAGGAGGAAAAGTTATGAAAAAATATGGTGAAAGATTATCAGGAGCAGCAAAAGGATCTACAATTATTAATATTTACGGTAACACAATTTGGATCAACAGAGGTATACATCAAGAACAGGCTTATGCAGCTATAGAGGAACAAGTAACATGGGAAGAAATAAGAAGGGACATCTATGAAGTAGCAGGAGAAATAGCGAATAAAGCAGCAGAAGTTTCAAATATTTTAGAAAGTCCAGCAGAATTGAGTATACAACAAATAGTGGACCTTGGGGAAATGGAAAAAAGTTTGGAAAGAAAATTGGATAGACTGGAAAAATTTCAAGAGGACATCAAAGGTAGATACAAAAATAATGAAATAAAAACTTGGAAAGATGTAAATGCATTAAAAAAGGTACATAAAATCCTGTAAAAAAGTTTTTCCCAGTCCTTGTGGCTGGTTTTTTTTTTTTACTATTAGTTGCATGTTAACCATTTAATATATCAAAAAGATAAGGAGGTTAACATGTTAAATCGTAAAATTTATAGAGCTACATATGCTGAATCTGTAAGTGCTGTAGATAAATCTTCTATACATGAATTAAATAGTGGTGAGAAAGTATTTGAATTTGATACTGTAGTAATTAAATTACCAGGACCTACAAGAAATAAAGTTATGTATCCTTTAGAAGAAATGAAAAAAGCTGTTGCGTCAGCTATGGTTCAAGAATTGTTAAATAGGGGTGCTATGTATGGAGAAGGAGGACATCCATTAAATCCTAAAGACATTGATAGATGGGTTGTAGTACCTATGGATAAAGCTCAATTCAAATGGACAAAACTTTGGTTTGACGGAGATACATTAATGGGTAGAGTAAGAACATATCCAGGTAATGGTAACTTATTAGCTAAAGCTATTATTAATGGTGAATTACCAGCATTCTCTATAAGAGTACTAGGATCTGAACATATGGAAAATGGATATCGTACATTAAGAGATATAATTCTTATTACGATAGACTGGGTAAACTATCCAGGTAATCCTAATAGTTACGTACCTGATAGTAAAGAATTTATGATCTCAGATGCTCCATTATTTACTATGGATTATGATTATACTGGTAGAACAGTACCTAAAGGAGAAAGTTATAATTTATTAGATGTAAAAGATAATGAAACACTTGTTTCTTTAGGAGAAGGATATTTTACTAAAGTTAGTAAAATAGATAAAGAACAAAGATCGAAATTAAAAGCTTTTAGAGAAAATGCATTTTAGGTGATATTATGAATATCAATAAATTAATTAAAAGATTAAAAGATGAATTAGGTTTATCTAGATTCGTTAAATTGTCATATACAGATAAAGATATTTATGATAATATAATTGTACATTCTTTAGAAGAATGGTCACATTATTTTAAACAAGCTGTAACATTTCAAAATGTTGAATTAAGTGCTAAATTACAATTAGAATATGATGTGTATGCTATACCTAAATATATTATAGATAACATAAGAAGAAGTGGATTAGTAATAGAAGATATAAGACAGGTATTAGCATCTTCTGATCAAGCGGTTGCCGGTGTAGGAACATTTGTCGGAGCCTTCTTACCAGATTTAAATTTAATAGATTCTTATACTGCTTTATATTCTAATTATAGACAAGGAAATGCTGAAGCAGTTAACCAAATGAATATTGCTTGTTATTATGAGAAACCTAATAAACTTAGATTTGTGTTCCCTAGACCATTATATCAATCTACTACTGTTGCTATGTCTTTTTATGTTTCACAAGGAGACAATTTAAGTGGTATATCAGAAACTAGAGAACATGATTTCTATGATTTATGTAAATACAATTTAATGACTACGTTATATCAAAATGAAGGAAAATTTATAGAGACTATACAAACTGGAATGGGAACATTGAATTTAAAATTAGAAGATTGGGCAAGTGCTGCAGATAAGAAAGCTGAATTGTTAAAAGAGTTATTAGAATACTCTACTATTCATCAAATCAGCTATGCACACTTCTCTAACATATAATGGTTAGAAATCTCAATAAATATACTAAATTCCAGAAAGTCTTATTTAACCTTCATTTTATAATTTGTGGTATTTTTTTTATAATACCATTATTTTTTCTTAACCAAAATACTTGGTTAGACACGTTAATGTTATATATAACAATTATTGCTAGTATGTATATTTTAGCTAATGATCGAAGAGCAATAGTATTAAGAATATTTTATTTATCTATTTATACTTTTATAGCTTTTCAATATGGATTAAACATAGACGTGTTTATAAAAATAGCTTTTTATATCCCATTTGCTATGTTACGGGCATGGGAACTATATCACACTAAAGATGAACATCAATGGAGAAAGTTAGTAGCAAAGGAAATAAATTCAACAAGAAGACATGGTAAAAATTGTCATAATATGGGAACATTCTATGTCTGGTTAGTTATAGGTGTATGTGTAGCTACAATAATAAATGATGTATTTGACGACAAAATATTATTAGATAAATCAATAGGTGATGTTTATTATATTGTATTAATTCTTGTAGCATTCGGATTTATTTTTCTAGATTACAGAAGAAATATGAATAGATGGACATTTGGAGTAATGTATAATATATTAACCGCTAATCTTTGGTTACATGTTAATAATGTTTCTGTAGCTATGGGACTATACATTTGTTTCTGGATCTATTATACATCTATTGGTACTATAGAAGCTATATATTTAAGAGAAATAAATAAAGTCCGATCTTTATTTGCTTTAAATTTAAAAGAAGTAAAAAACACATAAAAACAAAAATATTAGTAATATTAAATAAACTATATAGTATACCATTTTCTCATAAAGACCTTTTGGTTCCCTGGAGTAATATCTGGGGAACTTTAAAAAATTAGCAACATATTCATATAAATATCTCTTTCACCCCCTTAGGGGGGTGTATATTACTCCCGAACTATAAGTATATATTTTTTACAGAAAGGAGATAACATGAATGAATCTATAGAGCTTTTATATGCAGGAAATGACAAGAATTATCCATTATTTAATAAACCTTTTAAAGAAGCTAAACCAATTCAAAAAGGTTCTTTTGAGATACAAGATTTTTTTGAAGAACATTATATAAAAGATAGAGATCAGAAAGTAGTAGAACAAATATATAGGTATTTATCTAATAACCATGATGCTATGTTAGATGGACTATTAAAAGATTTTATTGTGTTCGGATCTACTAATGAAGCTCGTGTAACAAATTTATACGATATAACAACAGCTGAATGGAATAAATTTAAAGGTAGTCATCCATTACTAAAAAAAGACTTTAAAGTATCTGGATCTTTATTAAGAATGGGTCTTATTATTTCTTATTATAAAACACGTGATAGAATATTTTTAGATTTTTTAGCTGTGACAATATTCGGTAGTAGATGGAAACAATATTTCAGGCATAATGTAAAAGAACATGTAATGAAATATGTTATTGAGAAAAAATTGACTATGAAGAGTTATTTTAAACAATATGGATCTGCATATGTTGCTTTACAAGAGACTATTTCTACGATTTTACAAGGAGAAAATGCAAGTGATAGTAAAAGGATAACTGCTATATTACAAACACCTAATGATCAAAATATTATAGATTTAGTTAATACAATATATAGTAGAATTAATTCTTTATTGAATACTTTAGCTAGTCATTATTATGCTGCAGAGAAAGAAGAAAAATCAGGTTATATTTTAAGTGTATCTGATGAAGCAGAAGAAGGTAGATTATCATTAAGTAATAATTCTTTAAAGATAAGTAATCTTAAAAGTATGGTAGATAATTTAACTTCTACATCTTTAGATGAATTAATCTTAAAGACATTAAGATTAGAAACTCCTATAAGAAGAGGATGTGTTACTTCTGTATTGTGTAATACTAAAGAAAAAATATTTTCTAGGTATGCAAATATCTACATAGATTATTATGTAAAAACACATGGAACAGATTGGAATAAGATGAAACAACAATTCATTACTAAATCTAATACTGCTCGTATGAAAGATCCACTAGCAAAAGAATTAGATTCTCGTATAATGAAACTTATCAGAGAATTTATTAGAAATTATACAAAGTATAGTAATGAAGATCCAGAAGATTTAAAGACTTCTAATGGTATAGTAAAATTAACAAAGACTATAAAAGATTACATTATTATAAAAACAAGAGCGTTAATGAATGACCTCTAGACGCTCATATTTAAGATTTAGGAGGTTTTATGGCAGTTAAGGATAAAATACTAGCTGAATTAAAGAAACACCTAGAAACGACCTTTCCTGACGTTTATGAACGTTACGAAAAAAAGTTTAGTTCTATGAATGAACAAGAAATCAAAGATTGGTTTATTAAAAAGAATGGTCGTATCAGGTTATATGCAGAAGATAGTAAATTAGAACAAAGTAATGTAGATAAGATCTGTAAATCTACAGGTGTAGTATTAGAAGAAAAATTAAAATTACCTTACAAAAATGGCGTTACAACAAAACATAAAATAATGGTAATGCCTATGCAGATACTTAAATTACAACAAATGGCTACAAAAGAAAATGCTTCTACAATACACACCAATCATCGTGATATGAATAACCAAGCTACTAGAGGTAGTAAAACAGGATTATTGTCAGATGATGAAGTAGCAGCTATGGCAGCTTATGGTTCTGTAGTAGATCCTATTATAAAAGAATTATTTTCTCCTAGAGGAGATAATAGAATAACAAAGAAAGCTATGAATGAATTAATAAGACAAGATTTAGATTTTAGTTTAGCTGATTTACCAAATGGTGCAGATGGAAGAATGACATTATTACATTTAGATGCTAATTATGCTTGTATGGGATTAGCTACAGATTTAATAGATCATATAGACGAAAGAAGTTAAGGAGGATTAACATGTTAGAAAATGCAGAAGAAAGAAGAACATTAAGATTCATATTAGATTTTTTACAAAAGAAATATATACACCCAACAAAAATAGTGATCGGAAGAGAAAAAGATGAATTTATTATAACCACACATATAGATACTGTGACGTCAGTTGATCGTCTTAGGTATACTGGATATACCACCTTAAAGCCATGTGAAATCTTATGTGACTGTAATAAGAAAGCTATTCCAATAATTTTTGAATAAAAAAAAATAGGCAGATTAAACTACCTATTTTTATATTATTAGCTTGTTATATCTAGGGTATTAGTATACATTCTAAGGTATATACCTTTTTGTATATAATACCCCAGAGATACAGATAGTAATAAATAGAATGCATTATGTGGAGTATTAAACCACATAAAACAAACTACTGCTAGAAATATAGGTATCGTAACCCATAATGAGTTAGATACTATATATCTAGTATTATTTCTGAACATGTCTGCGAGTAAAACCGGTAGAGTTACTCGCAGCATAAAAATAGTCCAGAGAGCATAGCTAAGTATGTTCCAAAACATAATATCACCTCCTTATTTTAATATCATATATATTATATATAAAAATATTAATTTAAGGAGACAAAAAAAGAAGCCCCCATTGGGGGCTCTTTATTTTAACGCATCTATGGTCTCGCCATAGGAACTGTTGGATCATTCAATGGACTGTAATTATTTACTTGTCCTACATGAACGTAATCAACTCCTTGTGGCGGATAACCTTCATAAGTTTGGAATACACCATTCAATCCATAGAAATGTGCATATAGATCTGCTGGTGGAGTAGTAGGTGTAAAGTTATTACTAAAATTATTCTTATCTACATTATAGCATAAGAATATTTTAGAGAATAATCTTTCCCATCTACCTTTTTCTCTTGTTTCCAAAATGTCATAACAAGTTGTGTATCTTGTTATGATTTTATTAATACCATGTTGTACAACAGGATTATACAGTACTTCGTTAACTTTAGCGAAGTATTGTGGTGTGTATATAGCATAATTAGATGCTATCATGTCTATATATTGAATGGCCATATTTACTTCAGGTTCCATAACAAATGTTTGATATGGTATTGCCTGATTAGTAACCTGGTCTTCTAATACACCACGTTCTGTACGATCTATGTACAAATCATCAACAGTTATTTCTGTTCCGTCATGTCCACGAACAGCTACATCATCAACTTTAATTTCAAATTGGTCGATGAATTCTTTAACTGTTTGATTTGTACTATCAGCAGGTTCTGGTTTTGGTTTCTTAGTAAATAAACCTTTTAACCAATTCCAGAATCTTACGAAGATATTAGGTTTCTTTACTTCATTAGCTTTGATAGTAGCTTTAGCAGCTTCTACTCTTTGTGCTTGAAGTATTTCTTCGTATTCTGCTCTTGTGATCTGTTCTCCGTTGTACCAAACTATATCTCCAACTATACAGTTTGCCATCTTAATTACCTCCTTCTTTTTTTAGTCTTTATAATACAGGTCTGAACTTTAATTGATAATCTTTATAATATTATCCGGTACGAAATATACGGTATAAATATATTCCAATAATATTAAGAAATATCTAGTCTAGAAAATCATTACCACTCAAGTAGTAATACGTAATGATACTTACCTCCAAGTGAGGAGTTTAATATTCTTTTGCCCATTGTCTATTGACACCTCATACGACGTCTCGCTTATTGAGGAAATATTAAACTGGGATGGAATACCTGTATTATATTTTATTTGAATACCACATATATTATATATAATATAAAAATAATAATAACATTAAAAAATAAAGGTAGCATTAAGCCACCTTTATTTATTTCTAAAGTAGACCTCATTGAGACAAAGATATTCATCTTCTTCAAATAGAGGTCTGTATTTTTCTGGTAACTTATTTAAATCGAAAGTACAGTGACAATACTTATCGACCTTTAAAATCATGTTACCTATTTCCCATAATAATTCGTGTACTTTTAAAAGACAAGGTGAAAATGCTTTGTCTAACATCTCAGCGACAGACTTCTCGAAATTTTCAGGATCGTATGTAGATATACTATCAAAATAGATTATTCTATCTAATATATAAAATATTTCTTCATCAGAAAGAATTCTATTTGTTCGATGACCGAATTCAGATATTATTATATCATGAGTGTATTCATTAATGAAGATTCTATTAGCTAGAATTTTTATATCATATTTATTAGGGTATATATGATCTATCTCTTTTATTTCGAAGTGTCTTTCTTCCCTTTCTTTAATTTTAAAGTTAGGTTGATAACTTTTGAAAATTATATCTTTAGGGTCTACTAAGAAATTTAGATTTTTGTTCCATCTGTCATATTTTATTAGATATGGAAGACCTTTAGGAACATTTCTTAGATCTCCATATTTTTCTATGAACTCTTTATACATGTAATCTCCATACCATGTGTCTTCAGATTCAATATTATCATTTCGACTGAAATCATCGTTTCTGCTATATGGAAAATGAAATTCAAATAGATTTTCTTCTAAATTTATATTTTTATTAATATCAATATATTCGATTATGTATTGTTTAAACTCGTAAGGCATTGTTAACCAGAACGAATTCAATTTAGCACTACCTGTTGGTTCGTAATAATCATGAAATACATTTCTAAATCTAGGGAAGACTTCTAAGATATCTTCTATGCTAGGATAATCGATTAAATTCTTTTCATCTCTAACTATACCTATCAAGTCTGAATATATTGTATTAATATTTAATTGCTCTTTTCCAAATGTAGCGTCTAATAAACGATACATTCTTTTATGCTTTGCTGATATTTCTGTATTGAAATCATACTCATATTCTTTCGCAAATTTATTAGCAGATGTTAATAAATTATGAAGAACTTGGTTTATTTCTTCTTTGGTATATTCTACAATGTCTCCGCTACAATGAGAGTATAACCCACTATCAGAATAATCATAAGAGTAATGATCGATATGTTCTTCGAATTTTTCTCTATCTTTAAATGATATTTCATTCTCGTCGAAATAATCCTCTTCATCTTCTTCATCATTTTCATATTCAAATCTTTCTCCACTATATGGTCTAATAATTCTTATGCCATTTTCTGGATTATACGATTCTATTAACCAAAAAGATGATGATGAGTGTTTAGGATGTTCTATGTCACTTAACCAAGGCATATAAAGTATATCTTTTTCTCCTCCTTCTTGTGAACATGGGTAATACCAATCATACTGAAGCCCATTGGTTTTCGTATCTACTGTAACAACTTTTCTTTCAGCTTCGATTTTCTTTCCTTTCTTTCTTTTCTGAACTACTCTAACTTCTTCATATCTTAATGTCATAGGGACATCACGAAGAAGTATTTCTTCATTATTATCGACAGCAGTTTTAACCTCTTGAACTAGATCTTCCCAATCATATGATGGTAATACTAATTCATGAGACCAGTTGCCTATTCTTTTAGTAGTAATTAAATCTGTAGTATATTCATCTTGAGGTAATCCAGTGTTATTATATTCTAGTTCAGCTTGAGATCCATTAATGAATGGTGGATAATAACCATTCTTCATGATATACAGATTCGTAAAAGACACCTTTTTACATCGTCTGTTAAGTCTTCCCATTCTTTGAATATTGATATTCATTTGGTCAGACCAATTCATAAATAAGATATCTAAAGAAACATCAACAGACATTGAAATTAAATCGTTTGAAATAAGAATATCATAATCTCCTTCGAATAATCTTCTTTCATTATCATCTTTTTCTTCCAATGATAATTTAGAATGATGATAGATAACATTCATATCGTCTATTTTGGCCCCTGTCGCTGTAGTTACATAATCCATAACGTAATCCATCTCCATTATGGAATTACAAATAAATCCTATCTTTTTATTTTTATATTCTTTCTTTAAGATAGGAATAATTAGATTTCTGTCTTCGATCAATTTAGCTCTATATCTTATAGTATTCTTAATTTCATCGAAGCTGATAGTCAAGTAATTATTAGTAGATTTTAATTCTTCGTCTAATGTTGCAGACGCTAAAATCACTTGATCTAATTTTACATTTTTCAGATAACTTTTCAGAACTGTTCTAACTTTTACTGGGTAGTTATCTATTTCATCCAGTACGAGAACATCGTCTGTTGATTGTCTGTGTTCGTTATCTTTCACTAATGCTTTTATATAATCAATCATGTAAGGATCACACGTGATTATATTTATAGTAGTAAATTTTTCGTCAGTGATTCTTTCGTCAGTTAAAGTAGAAGTTAATACTCTAACATTCAGATTAATAAAATCATGACATAATCTTCTGTACATGAATGTACACGCTGTTATTGTTGGCAGCATCCATGTAACAGTTTTTCCTTCAGGAATAGCTAGTAGAATTGCTTCAGTTTTTCCAGAAGCTGTTGGTGCATCCAGTATAATATTTACACCTTTGTGTAATAATGCGTATTCCTGTATTTGGTTCAATTTAAATCTTTCTTTAATTTCCTTTTCTAATTTCATTTTTATTACCTCCATTATTTATTATATTCTATCTTATATATTATATATAAGATAGAAAATTTAAGGCAAAAAAAAAAAGTCCCCACGAGGGGGACTAAAATTATTTAATTTTGAACAAGTCTTCTAAATCTACCTCTTTACAGTATTCTATATATTTATGAATCATATCCATAAATACACCCTCTGTAATAGGTTCTATAATTCCTTTTAATTGTTCATCATTGAATAATCTCATACTCTGTATATTTTCTGTATATTGTTCGAAGACATTATTTTTAATAGGACTGAATACTATAGTTTCGTCTTCAAGACATACTTTAAAAGATATAAATGTACCATGAAGATCTTTATTGTCTGAATTTACTTTTTGAATAAGATTTCTTTTTACAACACCTGACATCTCACGGGATCTAATGTCTTCAAAATATGAATGTACAAGTACGAATAACTCACCTTCATCATTTACATCCATATTGTAAAGAATAGACTCTCCTTTATATGTACTATATTTTATTAATGACATCATTTCATCTAACATATTATTTTTAACTAAAACATATTGATCTTCTTCATCTTCTTCATTATAGTCTATTAAATTATAGTTATCGTTTATAGCTCGTCTAGTATACCAAAGATCATAATCAAATGTGGTAGGTGTTATATTTGTTGTAATATATTCATGTATTAGTATTAGATCACTCTGTAATACTTCGGTTGTATTATTATGATACTTTATCAATATTCTTAAGACATCTAATAAATCTTTAGTATCAATTAAGAAATTATAACCTTCTGTACTATTTCTATACTCTACTTGATAATAATTATTTTTATCTTTAGTAGTAACCAATTTTACAGTTAACCCGAGACCACTGTTATATATTCCTATACCCTTTCCGTATTCACCTTTACACATAGTTGTCTTTTCTCCGAATACTCTTTTAAGAGCTAGTGCTAATTCTATAATAGTTGTAGGGAGTTGTTGGATCATACGGATAGCTAATCTATCTCTATAGCTGTATTTATAATAATCAGAGCTCTTAGAGTTTACTGATATGATACTTTTCATTTCAGTTCTATGAAATGTGTCATACATTAAGAGATCTCTTTCTGTTAAATCGTATCTATCTTCTCTTGCTAAGACTACCTTTTTATTTTCGAATATAGCCTGACTAGGTGTAATAGTATTAGGTAAGTTATCACACAGATTTTTGTCTTCTTTATAACTTATGGAATAATATAAAGGATATACTACGTTGTCAGGAGTACATACATTAACTTCTATTTCTTCACCAAAATAAGGAAGAGTTTTTGTAGGTGTTTTAGACATTAGCAATTCAAAATTCTTTTTCATATCTGAATCATCCATCGTGGAATGAATGACATTAGAATGATTATACTTAAATGACAGTATTGATAGTTTACCTGCTATCTTTTTCATAGTCATTATTATTTCTTTAAGGAATTGCTCCTTATCACTTAATTCAGTAAAAGCGAAAATATTAAATAGACTTTTATAAATACTGGTCTTATCATAATTTTCCTCATTATAATCTGTAGTCATGTAAGGATAAAATACTAGGTCATTTCTTCCTTTTAACATTTCTCCATATAATTGTATAGCCCCAGTTGCTAATACTGCATCTATACCGATACTAAGATGTAAAGATTTTATATCGAATATTTTAAATAAAGTGATTCTATGTGGTACTTTATCTTGATACTTTTTCTCTAATCTGTATGTATCTTCTGCATACATTAAAGAATGTTGATCATTTCTAAAGATATTACTAACAACTACTTCTTTTTCCTTTTCCTCTGTTTCAAAATTCTCCTTGTTTAATTTTTCCTTTTCCTCTAGTGACATTACTCTAACTTCCATGTCAATACCTCCATTATTTAGATTTTTTTGTTCCATTTATATTATATATAAATATAATTTTTTAGTGTATAAATAAAGATCCCCCAAGAGGGGGACAATTATTTATTATCGGTAGAACCAATTCCACCTTTTCTTTCGTTACCTTTTTTATTTTCCTTCTTTGCTTGAACGTCTTCATCGGTCATAAACCATTTATGGAATACTATTTGAGCTATTTTTTCACCAGCATTTATTTGTTCATTTATTGGTACCTCTATCTTTAAAGGTATCTTTATTTGGTCTTTAAAATCTGAGTCTATAACTCCAACAGAATTCATTAATCTTAAATGTCTTTTAATACCAGCAGAAGATCTGATGTGCATATAAGCTACATATTCTGTATCCATTTCTATTGTAATATAGCTATCCATAATTTCACTAGATGTATTACTAGTTCTAACATATACTGGATATGGTGCTATAAGATCATAACCAGCACTTCCATCTGTAGCTCTTTTTGGTTTTAAAAGTTCCGGGTTATCCTTATATTCTTGTGGTACAAAAGGGTTATTTTTTAACCCCTCTTCATCAATAACGAATCTTATCATTTGTTTTTTCCTCCTATATTATGATAATTCATCGTTTGATTATTCTGCTATAAATTTCTCTAATTTAATATCAGAATTAATTTCCAATTTTCCATTACTATCGAATGAGAAATGTACATTTTCTAATACATATAAGATTTCATCATTTATATCATTCTCTCTGGTAAGAATCTCTGACAAAGGAATATATAAGAATGCAGGATACAAATAATTTTCAATATTATTAAAGAATATCTTATGTGGTAATTGTACTTTAGAATTATCTTGATTAAATATTTGATTATACTTCTTAGATTTCTTATATGATGTTTTACTTTTATTTTTAGAATTATAAAAATCTGTAATATCCCATGAATATAATACCTCTGTAGAACCTACTCTCCAACTACTATAAGATTCTCTTAATAAATTAATCATAATTAATCTGAATTCACCATCAAAATCTAAATGTGGCCATAATATTATTGAGGAATGATTAGGTTTAATTTCCCAAGAATGATCTAATATTTCATCAGTATACCATGAATTAATTTCACAATCTGATTCTAAATGTTCAAAATCTCTTTCTCCTATATAAACCATTAAATCTTTCTTTTCCATTAACATGCCTCCTTAAATATTTTTTTCATCCATTTCTTTACTTCCTTCTCTATACAATCATTCTGTTGTTTTTCTATTATATTTTCTTTCCGTGTTATATTTCTTTTCATATCTACCTCCTTATAGTATTTCTCTTTCTCATTACTAAAGTTTCGTAAAAGTCTGTTTGTTCTATTAAATATTTAATAGACGAAGAATAAGGCCTTTCATTATAGTTAATAAATAAAGGATCTTCTTCCTCAATATTATATCCTAATTCTTTTAAAGCTATCTTAATATACTTATTTATTTCATCTATCACTTCTTCTTTAAACTTTATCTTTCTTTCCATACATGATGTTGAATCGTAGACACATTTAACTTTTAGTAAATGATGTATAGTAACTGCTTTTGGACAATTACTTTTAACTTTATCACCTGTCCACATTATACCATAATCACTATCTAATGAAGATGTATAATCCAATATAGTAAAGTCTACTCTTCTTGCATTTAAATCTAAAATAATATTACAAAGCATATTATTATTTTTATCATCAGCTACTTTAAACGTTATATTTTCAATTTTATTAGCTATTAACATTTTTTTTCCTCCGTTAAAATAAGGCCACTGTAACGTGGCCCATTTATAATAATTCTATACACACTAATATTAAGACAATCGTTAATAGAATAGCTAATACAAGAATATACCACGACAAGACATTGCCTTTATCCTCTTTTAAACTATTTATTGTCTCAGTGAAAATCTGATACATATTGTATAAAAATATGCAGGCGATAGGTATCATTAACATTATCATAATTAGTAATATTAAAATTTTAATAATAGTTAATAACATTCAAATCACCCATATTCATTTCTCCCAAAGTCTTTTTTATTGTTTCCAATTTAATAAGCCTCCTTAATTATTTTGATAAGATTGTTAATACTAATCCAGCTACTAATAATAGTAAAATAAATATTAACCTATTAGCTTTATCTTTCATAAATATTTCATCATCAAATGAAAAAGATAGTTTCTGTAATAGTCTATTTAGATAGTTATCCTTTCCAAGATATATACTAAATACAGTATTTACTAATACAGCAGCAAAAATAACTCCCAAAACTAATACAAGTGATCTTTCTAATAACATTTCGATACCTCCTAAGTAATCTCCTCAATCTCAGCATCTCGTTTAAAGCCTTTCCACATTATAATACCAGCATTATTATTAGGTGCAGCTTTTCCACTAAATCTGATATTGACGGTATCTATTAACGATTTCTTAATACCAAGTGTTTCATATATCCTTCTTCTTTTCCAAGGTTCTCCATAATTAATTACAAATAAAGCGTCTCCCAATTATTATTCAGACTATATCTTCCAACTTTTATTTCAAAGTATCTGATGCCCGCTTCGGGTATTACATTCTTATGGCATTTTAAAGAAGACCGTTGTGCTTTAAACGGGTCCCTACATTCATCGTGGGTATTGAACCACGATACCCTAGTCGTTGAACTCATATCCCATAGGGATAGCTAGATGCGGATTCATATTTCATTCTGTATTTTTTACTATACCTTCTATTTTTCTTAGAAGCCACTAATATATTACTATATTAGCTTAGTATACAGAAACTACTACTTTGGGAAGTAGCATATTTCCCGTCAATTCGTGACATTTTTACTTCGACAGAGTTAATTGCTTTATTTATTTTTCTTATTTCCCTTTTTATGATTTTTATTTTATCGAAGTCTCCCGACTTCATTGTTTCCGTAGACTATATCTTCCAACTTTTATTTCAAAGTATTTGTACGGCGTTTCCTAATTTAATCTACAGGCATTAGTAGAACTCAATATGAGCTCAGTACATTATAAGGGATTTCACCTTAAGCCTAGTCGTTGAACCTTCATCTTTCTTTCGAAAGAGCTTGGCTGCGGATCAGTTTTTCAAAATTCATCTTTTACTATACCTTCTGTCTTTCTCAGAAGCCATATATAAATTACTTTATATACTTAGTGTGAATTTACTATATCTAAAAGATATATACTTTCCCGTCAGTTAACCGTATTTATACTCACCAGAGAATTTAGCGAGTGCAGGAAGTAAGAAAAATGGGACTCTCATAACCATTTCATCAATTAAAGAGTGTATTCTTAAACCTAGTACAGAAGTTAGATATATACATGGTTCCCTACTTATGTAGACGTAAGGATCTTCTACCCTAGGAAAAACATGTTCCCTAATAAATAATCTTTCCTCTTTAGTACATACATAATTTAAGTCAATTAAATCACGTATTTTATTTGGAGCTACTCTTAATTCTTTACATATCTTTTCTACATCTCCTGAAAATATGACTCTAAAAGTATCAAGTGGTAATTGTACTACTTCTATTTCATGTATAGTAGTATCAACAATAGGTTCTATTACTAATCTAGCCGAATTGTCTATACGAGGAGCAATTATTTCTCCTCTCCATGTAGATTTCTTTCCTGCTCCTACTTCATCTGTAATAATAGATGTTATATTAGCTATTGTAGAAGTAATAGATTTTAATTTATTTACTAATTGTTCTTCAAACATATCAGGATTAGCGTTTATTGATCCTATAGCTTCTGATAATATTTGATATTCAGTGTTTAGATCTTTAGATTCTAGTTTTGGTAAACCTAATTGATTCTTTACTTGTAATGGTCTAAATTTCTTACTAATAACAGGTATAGCATTAGTATACCATCTATCCCTATACATAGATATTAATTCATAATGGGATTTTAAATATTTCTTAAGAAATTCATCTAATTTTTCTGGTCTGAAAAATAAATCATTCCAAGTAAAATCTGTTATAGGAGGTAACTTCTTTTTAGGTGTCTTTTTATATACTTTCTTAGAAGTGGAACCATTTAATCTTGTTACTATATTTCCACCATTAGCTGAATATAAAAGATGACATATATAAGGATGTAAGATTTTAATATCTTTACCTGTAATATTTTGTTGTGGCTTTATGTAGAACCAGCCTTTTTCTTTAAATCTAGCTCTATCTACAATTGTCTCACATATAGGACACATTTCATCAAGATGATCTAGTCCTATAACATGACCACATTTACAAGAATACATGTTTGCTAATAATTCTACATCATCATCTTTAGTAAGACCAAATTTATAAGAATAAATACTATTAAGAGAATATAATTCTGTAATCTTATCAAAAGTAAGTTTCTTAAAGAATTCTTCTCCATAATCTATTTGATCATCTAATATAAATCCATCACCTTTTTTACCAAATACCGAATCTTCGAACTCTTTTTCGCAATCCATAAAATGTATTGTTAAAGCTTTCAAGATTATTCTCCTTTCTCTAGGAATTTTAAGTATTTAGTAGCATATTCTAATCCACAATATTGCATAATTTCCCACACACATCTTCTATCTGTATTATTGTGGTAATTTGTTTTAAAGAACATTCCCATAGCATCTTTTATTTGAGACATCAACATTAATACAAGATTCTTATCTAAGAAATCAAAATTCTCTAATAATTTATTTAATATCACATTATCCCAAGGGAGAGAATCTATAATATTCCATATTTCATGTATATGTGGTAATCTACATAATCTTTCTAAGTGGTTAGATCTACTTTCTTCAAATAATACGATTTCTCTATCTTCTGATAAAACTTCATATTCTAAATGATTATTTATCGTATATAAATCTGCTGCTGATAAAGGTAATCTTTCATTCTCGTAACTAATCTCATGTAATACTATTTGGAATTTATCAGTTTCCTTTTTGTATCTTTCTAGAATATAAAAATTACAAAGAAGTTTCGGTTCTTGATTAGGTAGACGGTCAATGATAGAAAGATCTAACTGTCTCCATATATTTTTACCTTTATTTTCACGATCATAAGCGAATCTAGTCTCTATTGATTTTACAGATGTTACTTTACTTGCATTGATTTTTTTCATTTTTTGTTTCCTCCCTTAATTGATTTAATTTAAATGTGGCCATTTCTAATGTTCGAATGGATTCTTTTTGATCCGATATTTTTTCTGAAATTTCGGAACTAAGTTTTTCTAGTTGTTCGATAGTGTTTTTAGTCTTATATAATGACATAACGACAAGTTCCATGATGTAATCCAACTGCTTTTCATTTTCCATATTACTGCCTCCTTCATTAAATTATTATACCGTACTAGACGGTTTCATATTTCTTTCGAAAAAAATATAAACTATTGATATCGAATAATAAAAGATATAAGATAGCCAGATTATTTTATCGTCTGAATACGATTAATAACCTAACTATCTTATGCATCTACCATCTATACCACCTATATGATATATAATATAAAAAAAATAACCTCATCAGAGGTTATCTGTTATCCCATAACTTCTGGAAGAAGTCTTGTGCTTCCTCCATAGTTATTTTTGATTCTGGTTTAATTTCCATAAACCCGAATTCTTTTTCTTCCTTGTTATTCTGTATTTTTTCTAATTTTTTGATTTCTCTGATCTCTTTCATTTTTCTTTCTCCTTATTTTAGTGGATTTTTTTATTTATTATTTTTAACAACATCGAAGACTATAGGTTTATCTAAGTCTTCTACATTAACGTTTGAAGAACTATTAACCTTTTTAGCTTCTTTTCCTAATTTTGTTTCCATTGGTTGAGATCCTTTGATCTCATTAAAATATTTCATTCCGAACATAATTGATCACTCCTTAGTTATTTTATTATTTCTATCATATATATAATATACAAAAAAAAAAACGAAGATTATCTAAAATTAACGATAAAAATATAAGCCCCCGTATGGGGGCATAATATTATTCATAGAATTTTTTATCCATTCTTCTAACTATAGCTTCATCATATGTATTTCCAGCTTCTACTTTTAATATAAAGTTACCTTCCATAGCAATATCGTACGTTAAGCTTTTATTAGCTTCATCATATGATACTGAAACCTCTGGTCTAAGATCTCCACATATTTTTTGTATAACTTCATTAACAATCGAATTCATTTCCATTCTATTATCTAATGTTGTTAGTATATGTATATATCTTTCTATATCAACAAATAGTCCAGGTACTTCAGGTAATAATGTTCTAGCTCCGTAGAAAGATCTAAAGATACTAGATAATGCAGCATCTAAATCTCTTTCTACTAATTGTTTACCGTACTCATTATAAGAAGGAGGATAATCTACATAATGTTCATATAACTCGTTATCACTTGTAGCTTTAAACTTCTTTTCGTCTACACGTTCCATTTAATTACCCCCTTGCGGAAGAATCTATAAATACTGTAGGGAAATTTTTTTCGTTACTATCTAAAGTAATCTTTGCTTCTGCTCTATTTTTAACGAATTCTGTACAAGTTTGATTAAGTACATCCAAAGCAGACATTAGAGGATCTGGTTGATTAGGATCAACATTTACTACTGGTGTAGTAACAATTTTAATTAATCTTTCTACTAAAGATAGTCTATCATTCATAGGCATCTTTGTATTGTTATTTAAGAATGCTACTACAGCTATCTTATCTAAATACCCAGCAGTAATATCTCCAAAATTCTCTTTAACTAATCCAGCATAATAAGATAAACTTTCTCCTAATCCTCTAAGACCAGGTTTAGATTTAGCTTGTTTAGCTGTTAGATTATACTTTCCTTCATCTAATAATAGATCTTTAGATTTTTGAGAAGTTAATAATTTTCTGAATTCTTTATTCTCTACTACTATTGCTGCTACATATGTAAGAAGATTTAAGTTAGGGAATTTCTTAAAGAAACTATCTTCTTCCGGAGCAATGTCTTTACTAAATATGGGACTTTCTTTATAGTATCTGACTATTACTGGTACCCATTCAGCAGTAAGTTCATACATTAATAAAGCAGCACCTTCTGCTAAATATGGTTTACCCATATTCTCTCTACCAAATACATTCCATGATTTAGCTAAGTTAGTATCTGTTAAGAAATCATATAATTTATTATATATTTGAACATATCTAAATTCTTTATCATTAAAAAGTTTATTCAAATGTGTTCTCATATCTTCTACATATTTAAAATTAGGAGCTTTTCTTATTCTACCATTAATAATAAAAGAATCCCAAGTAAATCCTATTTCTGCCATATTTTGGTCGAATCTATTTGTTATTTGAGATAATGTGTCGATCGTATGTATTTTCTCAACCGGTTCAGGCTCAGGTTCTTCTTCTTCATACATATCGTCAATACCATCTGGTGCCATTTCCATTCCTCCATCCACATCATCTATACCTTCTTCCATAATATTTTCTTCATCATTCATTTCTGTTTCAGAATTTAATTCTTCATTAAATTCATCAGCTGCCGCTTCAGATACTGCTATTCTTCCTGAGTAAATCATATTTTTAATAAAGTTCTCATTAGCAGCTCTATTAATATCATATACTTCTTTAGAAGATTTAATATTCATTTTTACAGCAGGCCATTCAGCTTCATCTCCTGAGAAAGATCTTACTATCATATTGTCTACGAATCTTACCCATATAGAATACCCGTGTTCTTTTATTCTTTCGAATTCAAATGTTACACAAACAGCCCATTCGTTGTGATCGTATGTTCTAGATATTTGATAAGCTGTTTCCATTTCAGGTTTTTCTAAAACATTTTCTTCACCGTAATACCCTTTAGTCTCTTCTAAATACTTAACAGCTTCTTTCCAAATTCTTTCTTCATTAGCTTTTAAACATTTAATAGCTCTTTCTTTAAGTTGTTCTTGTAATTTTGGGTTCTTATACTTCTCTCTATCTTGTTGTCTTAATACTAATCTAAAAGGATACTTTCTTCCATCTGTAAAAGAAAAACCATATTCTTCAACAGATGTCCAGAACATTCCTGCGGGAATGTTACTGGCAACTTTGTCTCTTTTAAATTTTTCTCCTAATGCTATAAACATTTCATCACCTATCCTTCGAAGTATTCTTCTATAGATTTTATTATAGCATCAGCATAAGCTTCTCTTTTTTCTGTTAATGTTTCTATGTCTTCTTTATTAGAAATGAATGCAGGTTCTAATATAACACATGGAGAGATAGTTCTAACAAGTAAAGAACCTCCTCTATCAGCTAATGTTTTAGGCTTAATACCTCTATCTCTTAAACCAACTGCTTCTACCACATTTTTATCTAATAATGAAGCTAATTTTTTAGATTTTTCTGATCTTTGATAATATAAGAATTCACTACCATGTGCTGAAGCATCAGCTGCATTTAAGTGAAAGCTTAAAATTATATCTTTACTAGAAGCTATTCTGTTTATTTTAGAAAAAAGTAATGGGAATGTATCTTGTATAACTGTAACGTACTCTATACCTTTTTCTTTTAATTTAGGTTGTAAGATAGTCTCTACAAATTCTTTGTTCCAAGCATGTTCCTCTAAACCAAATGCACAAGCACCTGGGTCTTTTGTTTTTCCACCATGTCCGATGTTTAAAATAACTTTACTCATTGTTTTCCACCTTCCTATCAATTAATTGTTGTTCTTTTAAATATTTATACATCCTTTGAGGATTAAACTTATAATACCCCTTTTGATTTAATGCTTCATCTTTATACATTAATCTATAATCAGTAGCGTAATCTATAGCATGTAATGCCCATTCAGAACAAAAATATTCATTCTTATTATGAGCAGTATCTCTATTATCTTTCATTAAGAATTGAGCATTTACGATACCTTTATAATCATATTTTAAACCTTCAGTAGCTTCAAAAAATTGAAGTATTTTTTCAAAATCAACCAAAAAAGAAAGTTCATAAAGATCATGATTTTTTTCATACTTATAATCCTCAGATCTTACACCTCCGGGATTAGCTAAATATTTCTTTCCATTATAAACAAACTCTACATGTGCGTATTCTCCTAAAGTCCATAAAGAAATCATTTTACCAACTATTCCTTTTCCTTTATGAAAACAAACATACATGAAGTTTTCTTTTAATTTCATATTAACCTCCTTTTTTAAAATAAAAAAAAAATGCAATCTGAGGGAGACTCGAACTCCCGATTTCACGTACCTACGCCAGACCAAATTCTTAGCCTCAATCAAAGTCGGACTAATGAAATCCAACCAGTTCACTTCCTTATCGTTGTAAGGCTTAGCTTCTTGAGGAGCAGACTTTATTCATAAAGCCTAAATATCGATTTTCTTCAATCGAGAATTTCCGCAGAGTGCTCTGGCCGCTGAGCTAAGAGACCATCTCCGTCTCTCCGGGATTCGAACCCGGGTCCTCTCTACTTGGGTTTTAAAGAGTTTTCCTTCTCTATACGAATCCAATTATCAAATATATGATATACATCTATAATTATTTAAGCTTATCTAAATTCCCATGTAACTTTATATCCGAATGTCTCAGTATCTTCATAATACACTAACGGTAATGATAATTTCTCTATTATTGTTTTATTATCTAATGCTGATATATTCATTGATATCAACTGATCTGTTGCTGGGTATCCGTTCATACCTTTAAATTGGATATATGTTATATCATTAGGGAAAGAGTCCTTTAAATATTTTTGTAAATTAGATATATGGAATTCGTCATAGTTTAAGAAGTTAACACTAGATAAATAAGTATACACAGTAGAATTTAATTGTCTTTCTGTAACTGTACTTCCTAATGCTAACTCCACAATAAATCCCATATTTAACATTACGTTATTTAAGACTTTCTTATCTAATCCAATAGTATAGTTTTGTGATAGTCCATATGTATTAGCAAATTTAATACTATAAGAAAATTCTCCTTGGAATTTATCTAAGAATTTATCTAAATTATATTCTCCTTCTAGAGCTTCTTTATAAATGTTTTTAAAGTTCTTATAGAATCCATACTCTACTAAAGGATATTGGTATAATCTTATAGTGTCATTATCTATTACACTATGTTGTATTTTATGATCTTTAGTCCTATTCTTAGTTAACCAACAATCAAAATCAAATTTATTTACTACTTCTCTTTCGTGTTCTAATAATCCAGATACAGCATCTTTCTTAGTAGGCATTTCTACTTCAATAGATCCTTTTAAATCTTCTACATCTACCCAGACATCTCTATTTGTAGTATTATTATGTAATAATATTTTATCGTTCTGTATTTGTGTTTTCTTATTAGGAGGAATTATTTCTAAAGAATATGTAAAATAATCATCCTGCGTATCATTATCATAAGCATCCATTTTACATCTAGCTCTAAATACTTCTTCGTCCTTTTTATTTTTTAATATAAAGTATACTTTTACAAATCCAGTATCTTGTATTACTTTAGGATTATTTGGATCAGGTAAAATAAATAATGTCTCATTAGGTACTTGATCTACTAGATTATGTCTTAATTGAAAATTAACATGGAATGGTTTATCATAATCTTTTTTGTCAAATTCTACCCAGTTACAAACCCAAGAGAAAGGTATTTTACTATTCAATAAAGAATAACTAGTATAGAATCTTTTATTTATGTCAGGTTCATATAATCTTATCATATTATATGTCTTATCATATGTTACAATAAATGGGTTCCAATAAAGGATATCTGTTAATGTAGATGATGTAACGACAGAATCATCTTCTATAGTACCTTTAGTAGCTGATACTGATTTAACTACTTTATGAGTCATTCCATAAAATTGTCCATCATTCATTATATCTATAGATTGATCTTTATATTTCCAGTCTAATGTTAATGTATTAGTAGGAACTAATCTAGATTGTCCATCTGATTGGAATCTTAAAGTAGTAAATATATTAAATATTTTTTGTATATCATTTCTATACTTTATTACAGCATATTCATTTCCACTTTTACGAGTATTTAATTGCATAGTTAAATCATTTTCTATAACAATAGCATCGTATGTAGATTTTTTAGCTATTATTGTTCTTCTTAATTTCTCTACACCTTTATCTGTACTTTCTCCACCATACGAAATACCTTTATCATTCAATTTAACTGTGACTCTTAATTCTCCAGAGTCTTTTTGGTTAAATTTAATATTAGGTCCTTCTAATTGTGCATATTGGAAATTAGCTCTTACACCAGCTGTAACATACACATACACTCTTAGCTTATCTCCAATCATTGGCCTAAAGCCACTCTCTTGTGATTTATGTACTAATGTAAATGTATTTACACTATCCCAATGAATAAAGATACTGTCTTCTGATGTTCTACTATTTTCAAAATATATTTTTTGCTTTAATTTTTTATTTTTAATTAATCCAAATGATGCCGTGTTTCTATAAAAAACATCAATACCTGCTATCTCATCGGTAGGTCTTTGTAACGATATAGGAAATAATTGATAATCTCTATTACTGAATTCAACTTCTTTAGGTTCTCTTACATACTGTTTTAAAGTTAAATATACATAATAAACCCATTTATCTTCTTCTAATATTCTGGTACACGGAATCGTTAAGTTAACCAGATCAGATACAACATTTACTTCATCCCCTAAAACATACCTAGCAGTAAGAAAGACTTCATTATTAACTCCTACTTCTAATCTTATTTCTATATCATAATCTAAAGAATAAATAAAGTTTCCTATAGATACAGTATTATCTTTAGATATAATATATGTACGGACATCTCCTGCTTTACTAGCCTTAGCTAAGAAATCTTCTTCCCTTATAAGAAAGTTAACTTGGGTAGATGAAGGTACAGCATAAGAAGGAGTTACTCCTACTTCAGCAGCATGTTTTAATAATGAGCTATATTTTCTAGCAGTCACGACATTACTTTCTTGTATAGCCGAATTAGCTTTAAATAATACTGTATCATTTATATTAGTAAGTACATGGATATTAAATCCAATTGTTCTTATTGCTGATATGTCAGTACTATTCATATTATACATTTTTAGTAATGCTTGTAACATTTGCATATGATCAACATTACTGTAGAAATTCATAGACTTACTAGCCATATAAACCTCCTTTCAAATTAAATTTCTCTAAGTATAGTTATTATATTATTATAAGAAGAAGATTTAAATATACTTCTTAAATTAGGATATCTAGAAAAAAGAGAAGGTCTTCCACCAACAATATGATCTGCCATAATACAACCTATAGTATCCATATTCTCTATCATATATGTATTACTAGCACCATACATTTGAGATATAGTATGTATAAATGCAGCAGGTTGTAATTTAGCCATCCATTTAAATTCTTCTCTTAAAATATTAGTAACTAAATCTTCAAAATGATTATAATCTCTATTCCAATCAAAAGCTCCATATTTACTTTTTAATGCTCTAAGATCTTTATCTTCTATTCCAGCTATATTAGCAGCAAAAGCTTCATTGTCCATTATAGATGTTTTATTATGAGATAATAAATAATAACCCATTAAGAAATGAAATTTAGATGTTTCACTAGGTCCTGAGAAATGACCACCTGTATTCTTAGTTATAGCTTTACCCATCATTTCCATATAACCTTTTAAGCAATCCTTTATATACTGTCTATCTTTATTAAATTTATCGCTATAATAAAAAATAGCTGCTCCTATTAATAATGAATATAATTCATTTGATGGTATATTATAAGATTCTTCTAAACCTCTTTTTCTTTTAGCATGTGGTGTAGCATTAACTAATACCACTCCTTTATCGTACACCCATTTAACAGTAGCGTGTTGTAATTGCTCATTATAAATTAATCTTATTTTACCTGTATTAACTAATTTAACTAATTTATCTGCCAAAGGTAATTTATTTAATTGTAATAAATATAAAAGATCTTCTATCCCTTTATTTATATTAGAAACACTACTAGCTTTCAAGATTTTAATGTCTTCATTAGACATCTCTTGATAAACATATGTATTCTCTAAATTATTCATGTTATCCTCCTTAATTTTTAATATAAATGATATACTTTGAGTTCCAGATTATATAAAACTGCCCCGTAGGGCAGTAATTATTTAGTAACTTTATAATATTCTGTTAATGCACTTTTACCAGCAGTAAGTAATGCTTCAAAAACAGCACCACAATTTTGAATAGTTTCTGTTAATACTCTAGAATATCTAGTGAAGAATATAGTAAGTAACTGGTGATCCTTTTTCATTGCTTTGAGAGTCATGGGTTCACTTCCTCCACCTGGTTGATTAGCTGAAGGATTCACAATCGGTTTACCTGATCTATCCTTATAAACTTCTTCAGCATAACCTGCTCTAACAATAGAATCGAATAGTTTTTCATCCCATACAGATTGTTGAGAAGCTGTTTGTTGTTTTTGTGCTGCAGCCTTATCATCAGCAGCTTGACCAGCTAGTTCACTTTTTTGGAATTTTTCTTCAGCATCTTTTCCTTTTTCGATAGTTTGATCTGCTGCTTTTTTATCTGACAGCAATCTTTCTAAAGAAGATTCTATTTCTGCTAAATGTTTCTTTTCATCCTTTAGAAAAGAAACACCTTCTAATTTAACAAATTCTGCTGCAGAGTTTCTTATTGTATTTAGTGTAGCTTCTAATACTTCAACAAGTTGACCTCCTTTTACTTTTTCTCTAGCCATTTGCAATTGTTTACTATCTATAGAAGCTCCTGGTCCTTTACCAAATACTCCTTTAACAACATCTTTTACACCTTTAGTAAGTTTATTCTTAGATGACGCTGATATATCTTTATTAAGATTAGCGAATATATCTAATCTTTTAGTAACAGCTTCTTCCATATCTTTTGGTGTTATATTATCAAATGGTCTTTTTTCACCGATTATACGTTCGAATAATAACTCTATAGCATCTCTTTCACTTTTTTCATCATGGAATCTTATACCATCTAATATACTTCCACCTTCTTTTAAAGTTTTAAAATAAGATACGATTAGAGCAGCTCTAGAACCTTCCACGTTTATGTCTAATCCTATAGCTCCTAATCCTTTTGGTGTTAAGACTTCACTATCATTTTGATTTTCTCCTGTTATTGTTCTAGCAGATATAGCTTTGTCAATATCTTTTACTAATCTATCTAATCTTTTTTGGTAACTAAATACACTCTGTACTAAATTATCAATCATTTTCATCATTTTTTTGAATATCTCAATGAATATTTGTTTTACTCTCTCATATTGATATCTTACTGTCTGACCAGCAGCATTATTTAGTACAGTATTATTAGCTACATTAGCAGTTCCTTTAGCCATATTACCAAATACTCTTCCAGCAAATCCTCCACCCGCTTTTCCGGCTCCTAAAGCGGCCTTACCTGCTCCCTTAACAGCACCAGCTGTAGCTGAAGAAAATATTCCTTCACCAAGAGCAGATATTTCTTCTACTAGATCGTAACATTCAGCTATAGCCACTTGAGGATTATTCCTTTTGTAATATCGATCATTAATCATATCAGTTATCATAATGCCTCCTTATTCATTTATTTGATATATTAATTTACAACTTATTAAAACTTCTAATACATTTGTAGGAGATAACTTCCATCCTTGATTAAAAGCAAAATTCTTCATCTTTTTACTTTCCATATTCTCTGCTATTAATTTATTACCACAATATTCTATTAATTCTAAAACAAATTCAGAACAAATGAATTTTGTTTTTTGTATTTTTGGTATAAAAGGTATACGTAATACATGGTAAAGTAATATAGATAAGAAATCATATTTAAATGTAGTACCATTATTCTTTTTATATGGTATCTTATAATATGATTTATCTATTAATTCTAATCTTCTAGTGAACTCATCTACATCAGGAACTTTTAATTCAAAAATATCCCACAATTGTTTATCTTCAAAATACATATCATTTATATCTTTTTTTCTAACGCCACCATCTCTTCCAGAACTACTATAGGAGAATTGTCCTACAATTAATTCTACATGAGCATAAAATCCTCTAGATGTCCACGTTATTATTTTGTCTAATAGTTTTTTGTCACCTTTATAAAAAGCGACATATATTTTCTTTTCATTAAAAGTCATTTGGACCTCCTCTCTTTATCGTATAATTTCTGTTATGTCTTTCCAAATTCCTCTTTCTTTTACTTGTATAGGTCTAAATCCTAATGTTATTTTATCTATAGCTAATTTTTCATTAGGTGTTAAATTATTTCTTTGTGTTATTCTATTAAAAAAATCAACTTGTTCAGGATAAGCCGGATCATATGCCAAATCAGGATTCGTTTTATATCTAGGAGAACTTTTTACGATCTCAGGTTTAAAATATGTTAATACCCAATTTGGCTTATTTGATTTAATATTAGCTTCCATTAATCTATCATTATATGCTATTAAATCTGTATTACTTTTATCTAAAACAATTCTTACTTCCGGTCCTAATCTTATATCTTCAGTTATCATACTATCATTTCTGACAGTATTTATGAAGTCATCATAATGATTTAATTCTAAAATATTATCTGAAAAAGATCTATATAATGGTCTTATAGGATCTAAATCAAATAATTGAAAATATATCTCATATTCTTCTCTATTTACAGGATCAATATCCGTAGACATATTAGAAAATATATGTTTATGCCATTTATCTCGCATGTTACCGAAAAACTCACCAAATGGTCCATTATAAAATAAAGCTGTATTTTTTACTTTATTTTTTAAATCATCGAATAATACTTGTGGATCCTTTTTCTTAGTAGCAGAACTTGTTAAAATTCCTGTTCCATACATTACTGTCATATCCGTATTTCCTATTACTTGATGTCTAGTATCCTCATAAGTTAACCATCTATTAAGAGAAAGATGTATTGCAGTATTATTTTGACTAGATTTATTAAGATAATAAGATTTAGCATAATGTACAACAGGATATGTTTTTAATCCTTCATCAGGAGTAACAAATATTCTACTCATAAATAAAGGCGATGTTGTATGCATATATGCATTTTTCATATGATTTAAAAAAGCATCATTATATTGTCTATCGCCTTCTAGTTTATAGTAAGGCAGATAAGTATTATTTATTATTCTTGATACATGTACATTATTAGTGACAGATTCACCATCAAATCGAGGTATATCAAAATAATAATCTCCTAATTTCATATGTAAATAACTCATCATAGACCATGTACCAAACGTTTTTCTTTGAGAAGGAAGAATGAGTCCATTAGATTCTGAAAGTTGTTTATTTTCTCTGTATTCTTTATCCCAATTAGGTTTAGCTTGAAAAACATCATTCCATTGTTCAGAAGATTCAGTTTTATGGATTGCTCCGTCAATATATAAGCTTATATCAAATTCTACTCTGTAATAATGTTCCAATGGAAGATCCTTCATCAATGTTAATCTTTTTTTTGGTTCATTTTTATAAAAGGTAGTCATACTCTCAAAATTTAAAGCTGGAGGTACATCATTGACTGCTTTTAATTCTAATATAGGTAATCCTATAAAATAATTAGGCTCATCAAAATGTGAATCCCTTCTTAAAAAGAATCTTTCTTCCATTTCACGTCTAGTATATGATAATTTATTTAAGCTTTTAGTTGTTAGTAGTAAAGTAGGTTGATCACTTTTATCTAATATAGCTACAACATCTTCTACTTTATTAACATAATATCTCCATGTATAAATTAATCCTTTTTTTGTAGTTAATTTATAATTTATATAGAAAGCCTTACCATTAATTCCATCATAATTATCAGATTGATTAGTATATACTTCAAGGAATCCCGAATCTATAATTATATCAGATTCATCTCCTTTTAACTTTAGACCATCTGGAATAAAATAATGTCCGTTATAAAAATTCATATCCATATCTAATGATGGATTTAATATAGGATGCTCTTGATTAATTGTTTTTATTTTTCCATAAGTTAATAACATTTATTCACCTCCTATATTGTTTTATCTTTCTGTACAATTTTATTTACTAAAATATCAGAATATAATATATCTGACGACCAATACATAGCTATTCCATTTATATATCTAAAATACTCATCGTTCCTTTGTAATCCATGCATATCATTATTTTCATGTATTACATAACCTAAATAACTTCGTCCTCGTATTCGTTCATACACACTATCAAAGTTAAGATCTGACTCTGATCTACGAGGATAATATGTACTATATTCAGGTACATCATAATCAAGTTGATGACCCCATGGATAAGTACGTAGATTAGTATACAGAATACCTTTATAATCAGCGGTTAAACCATTTTCACCTGTTCTGACATCATGCATACCTGAGTATCCATAAGTATAATCAGCTACATTTTCATATGATAAATTATATAAAGAACTAAATCTAGCACTGTAGCTTGTTTCTTTATTAGATTGTATATTTTTAGCTTCTCTGGTAACATCGTTTTCCATATATTTCCCATATACATTTGATCGTATACGTTCTCTTGAGATATATAATTTCTTTGCGTGGTAAGGATACATACTGTATTTATTAGTAGGTATCGAATTTAAATGCCAGAAAATATCATCTACATTTTGATTAAATCTCCAAGACGTCCATCTATTTTCAGATTTAACAAAAACACGGTTAAGATTAATAACTACTGGGTGAGAAATATATAAAGCTTGAAAAACATAATTTTTTGTATTATAATTTTCTAATACACCTTCTAATTGATTCTCATTAGGAAAATCATAATAATCTTTTTTTGCCCATCTATCATATATAGCAGTCCTACGACTTTTAATTGTATCATTATAGTATATTAATTTTTTTAAATTATCAAATTGATCTAATAAAGAATAAAATCCTGTCTCTAAAAAAGAATCTGTTAATTGATTTACATCTAATCTCTTTTTATACTTAAATATATCATCATATGTCGGTTCTTTTTTTGCTACTAATCTTTCTCTCATTGATTCTTTTGACGATGTTTTTAATATCTTCTGAACATCTGTATCATTTTCTTTTATTCCATCTGCTACCCAAGATGAGAAATCAAACCCATTTAATGTTTTTTCTTTTATAAAATCTACACCATTATCTAATATTTTAGACCCTGTTCTAAGATAGGAATTATTTGCTTCCATAAATGTAATTCTCTGTAATATAAAAGTACCATCACAGAAATTTTCTAAAGTGAAGTAAGTTGGTCTTTCTATGTCAAACTCGCCGATAAATTTATTATACGTAGGATCAGAAAAAAAGGGTTCCACTTCTTGTATTTGATATATGTATCCAAATACACCATTCATTATTCCAGATAGAAATTGATTGTCGTGTAATGAACAATTTAATTTTTGATAATCTTGATATAACATTACGTATTCACCTTCTCTATATCAATATTCTTATATTTATTTTTAGCTATTTTAATAGTAGTATACGAAATATTAAATGTATTAAATACTGGGAACGTGAAATAAGGAGTGGTCTGAAAATTATGTACATAGATTCTATTATATTTTTGTTGTACTTCTATATTACTTTTTTGACTAAATGTTCCATTAAAAAACATAGACGAAATTAAAGTATAATCGTTATCAGTCATAGTACTATAGAAAAAAGGTAATCCTAAAGTATCATTCTTAATATTTAATTTAGATTCATCTTTCCAAGAGTATACCTTAGATAGATTCGAAAAATTTAAATAATCTCTGTTATTCAAATAATCTATACTACGTGTAGCATTTACTTCATTACTTCCTACATTTAACCCAGATACTTTTATAGGTGCTAATATAGATTTAAATTTCAATAAATCTATTCCTTTCTTATTTCTATCATAAGTTATTTTAGGATCCATATTAAATTTATCCCATTGTAATTCTGACATACTATATGAATCAAAGTTAGAGCTAGGGTTATATACATCTCTATTAGGAACCATTTCAGTAGCATCATGTGACCAGTCTGCAATTCTACTTAAATAAATATCGCCTGTAATAAAATCATGAAATATAAGTGTAGTATTTATTCTGGTAGCAGTATCAAAATCTTTTCCAGGATATATAGGATCTTTACGCATTAATTGGACTGAATTAGGTTTCTGTCTTTTACCTAAAGAAGAAAATACTTGTAATAACCCAGGATTTTTAGTAGGCCAACGATTAGGTTGTCCATCTTTTTGATCTTCTAATAAAGTATTTTCTCTTAAAAAATAACCTAATAAAAATGCCTTACTTCTATTTTTCATAAATCCATGAGAATGAAGATACTCTGGTAATTTATGTGGAGCTATATACTCTGGTAATTCACCATAATATTTATATACTCTTTGTAGAATACCATGCGTTTGTAATTTGGCATCATACCAATAATCTTTCCCCGTTTGAAAATCATAAGCTCCTAGCATATGAATATCTAATCCTTCAGTTGATTTAGGGAAATATTCTTCCTTAGTAATAAAGTCTTTGTCCAATTCTTCCATACTTTTAGCTGGTATATCTTCTAAAGAAGCATATCTGTCCCATTCTGACCATTCAAAAACGTTACTAACTTTACTACCTGTTCTGTAATAAAAATTTTTTCCCATAGTAGTAATTTTTTGTACACATAATGTATCATCGAAATCAGTGCTTACAAATAAGAATCCGGCTATATCATTAGCCGGAAAATTCTTATTGAGTTTTGCTTTATCTTTTGTAAAAGTATATACACCATCGTGATATGATCTATGAATATCATTTAAATCCACAGATGGTAATTTCTTAATGTCTAAATTTCTAGATATGTCCATTACATACCTCCAAAAATAGTTCCTGTATCTTTTATTAATGTAGGATTTTCTGCTTTAATTTTATTCTTATTATATGTTAATAAAGCCATATTTTCAGGTACACCTTCTATAGTTTGTTTCATACCTAATAAAATCATTTGTATGTATTTCTTATCAATGTCTTTTAATTGTTCTATATCTGTTAAATTCTGTACTTTACGTATCATCATTTTTATACCTTGTTTAACAGATTCAGAATAAGCTATTATTAAAGTAGAAATACTTTCTAAAATTATATCAGATAATTGACCATTAGCTATCCAATAAAAAGTTCCTGGATCTGTAGCTCTATTTCCATTAGCATCTTCTACAAATATTTTTAATTTTCTAACAGACTGTGGTATCATTATTTTTAAACCTAAGAATGTGGCTTGATCATTATCTTTAGTAACATTTCTAAAAGGTTGTAAATATGTTTTATCATCACTAAATAAACTATGATAAAATCCATGATGTCTTAATTCATCTTCAGAATTTTCTATTTTCTTTATAATTTTCTTCTTATATTTTTCTACTGATAATACCCAACTGTTATCTTCTGCTTTATAATCATATTCTTCTTTTATTTCAAACATAAAGAATTGATTATTATAGAATTTAGCTACTTTATTATATACATCTATAGAAGTATGATTAACATAATCTTTAAATAATACATCTGTATAATATTTATTTTCATCATCTTCACCTTTAGTATTTACTCTTGTAAAGTTATTAGTAGCTTTATCTACAACAATAGAAACATAATTAGGTTTGTATTCTGGTTGATTTGTTTCTGTATTTACTACAATACCACCAAAATTATTTCTAATATCTTCTTTATGTACAGACATTAAGTTATCCATTACATCTGTATCTAATAGAATACTATCTTCCATTTTAGTAATATCTTTAGTCTTTTTAGAATAAACGTATAACATCGGTTACTCCTTTCTATTTGTTTATTTCATCTTCTAATCTTTTAATTATTTCTTTTTGTCTATTTTCATATAATTTATTTAGACCTTCTAAATCTTTCTTCTCTATTAAAACTTGTATTTCTTCCCAATATTTTTCTAATACAGGTTTTAAAGCATTTTCAAATTTGATTATTTTTAAAATCATACCTTCTAAAAATAAATCAGATAAAGAGGGACCAGTTACCAAATCATAATTAGAACTATCTCTAACACCAGTTCCATTATCAATGAAGAACTTAACTTCTCTCTGATCAGGACTTAAGTCATTCTTCAATGTAGAATAATAAGATCTATCTTCTGTTCCTCTAAATGGTTGTAAATACTTTTTACCATTTATTTCAAATGGAAATCCATTGTATTTGATTTCATGTTCCAGATTATATTTATCTAATCTAAATATAAAAGATTGTAAATCTCTTTCGATATCTTTAACTACTTTCTTAGTCTTATGATCAAACATGTATCCTTCAGGAATTGTTATTACTTGAAAATCATTATCAAAATACATTACTTGTCTTGTACCATTTAAGCTATCTTGTCTTATAGCATCGTATTTAGCAAATACACTTTTAGGTACTGTTATTAAATAGAATCCATCCATTTGGTCAGGATCAGGTTCAACAACAGTCTCAGTAAAATAATAATAATCTTTATGTACTAATACCTTAACTTGAAAATCCTCATATTTTAATTTATCATTTTCATCTAATACTAATTTACCATAATTCTTCATCAATTCTTCAGAATGTTCTTGTTCTATCTTTAAGAAATCTTCTTCTGGTACATACACAACTTGATCTGTTGTATATAATTGTAATTGCTCTAATTCTTTACTAAATAAATATACATTTTTACTCATTTTTTTCTCCTTTAAAATATTTTTCCAAATGCTCTCGCAATCTGTCCTACAGCACCACTAAAGAACTTACTATTTGATGATCCAGAGAAAGCACCAAATCTATTATTAGAAGAATTATATCCTCTATTAAATCTTTGATTCCAAGATCTTCCACCTTGTGCTATTAACCATGCTTGATAATCAGGATTAAATTGATCTTGATTCCATAATGGTGTTCCTACAACATCTTTATTCATAGGATTTTTATAGTAGTTAGGATGCTGAGCAGTCCATGTTTGCCAATTACGGACATTTTCTTCTATATCATCATCAAATTTATAAAAGTTATATTCATTAGTACCAAATTCCCCTGGTTTCCTACTTGGTCCTACATCAACCGAAGCAAATACTAATGAATATTGGGTTATTCCTGAAGATGGATAAGAAATGTGTACTCCTACCATCTCAGCCATTTTGTCTTCTATATTAAAATGATATTCATATCCATAAAATAATGTAGTGTGATAAGGTATAAATCCAGCATGTATCCAATAATTACCTACTTGTGTATGTGTAAATTGGTAACTAGATTTAGTAGCATCTAAATAAGGTGCAATAGTATTTTTAAATCCTGTAGCATAGTTAAACATTTCCATTGTTCTGTGCATATTAGGTTTATGAAAATAAGATACGTGCCATTTATATTGGAATGGACCGGCTAGTTCAGCAGCAGTTTTCGGTACAGCACTATAATTTAATAGATCTGTAGAAACAGATAATGGAAAACATGCACCAGCCATACCCCAAGATAAAATATTATAAGATTCATCTAAAGTCATTACCCAAATATTTATAGCATAATCTACAGTATTGTTAGATATATAAAGTGACTTCTTCGTAATAGTCCCATTATTTACACCTTCTATATATTCACACCATATCTCAAATAAAATTTGTATATCTCTATCTCTATTATCTAAGAAAGAAATATTTAATTCTTGTTGATCTGTTGCTTCAAAGAAATCTCCTCCATAAGAGATTCCTTGTCCTTTAATATTTTTCGCACCTTCTTTTTTTGATATACCCATATCAGGCCAAGCACATTCATTACACATATTAGATAATTGTGTAATAATTCCTCCTCCAGATCCTCTATTAGGTCCTCCAAATGAGCTTTGTAATTGTTGAGCTACTAAAGGATTCCTAATAATTTTCATATAAAGATCTGGACAGTTCTGTTTTATACTTGGATTGACTGTTCCTGAATTGTCTATAAATAGATTCAAATCAGGTTTAGAAAAGAATATATATTGCTTACCATAATTAACCATTTCAGAAAATGATGGTGTACGGTTAATATTTATTCTTTTAATTGTTAATAATTTATTTTTTAATCTATTGGTGGTGATCCCATTAGTCTCTAGTATTTGTTCAATATCAAATTGTAGAAAGCTAGGACCTTTAGATTGATCTAATAATTTCTTATTTTCTTCTTTTATTTTCTTACTAGCTTTCTCATAATCACCTTTCCAATTTGGATCATATGTTCCAACTGTTTGTATTTTACCTCTTCCATTCTCTAGATGATAATTATGTTTTTTTAATGGAGATCTTTCTGCCCATTTGGTTGACATGAATGAATCATCTACATTATAGTTAGTATCGTATACTTTATTTCCATACATCGGAGTCGTGAATGTTTTACCATTTTTATCTTTTCCTAATTGACCATTTGTTTGTGTATCAGCAGCGTCATAATTTGCGGGATAAGATAGATTATACTCTTTACCATTCTTAGATTTATTTTCATAAAAAGAATTATGTTTAGCATTTCCTGTATTACCAGATTCTCTATTTTGCGTTCTGTTGACATTTCCTGCTTTATTAACAAAATTAGTCATTTGTGTATGTGTATTTCCTTCATAATAACTATTTGATCTTCCATTTCCGGCATTTATTTCTGGATTTCCACCTTTACTCTTTGCTCTATTAGAAGTATCTCTAGTATTATAATTATATGTACCATAATTAGATCCTAAAGAACCCATTTTATTTTGTACAGTACCATAAGAATTGGAATGGTAATTAGAAGCAGCTTCTGTTCCATTACGTCCACCATATTTATTAAAAAATCCTGCCATTTTATCCCAAAAACTCATAGTCGATCACCTCGATTACACGTAATATAATTCATATGAATATTTTTCGACTTTAGCGTTTTTAATAGGTTTATTTTCAAAATTACTTTTTCTTACACATATTATATCTCTATATGTGATAATAGTCTTTCCGCCTTCTACTACTTCACAAGGTCTTCCGGCAACTAACATAAAGGAATTCATAAATCCTCCTTCTGTTGTTCCATAAGTAGCACCCCACCATCCCATAAATTCTTCAGCTGTAATATTAATATCAATAGTAACACGAGTCATTACATCACTATTACCATGATAAGCCGTGTCAGGATAGTTAGGTAGATTATTTTCACTATCAATAGATATGTTATCTATTTTAGGATTTATTAATTTAATAAAGTATTGTGCTTCTCCATTTGATGCTAAACTTCTAAGTGCATATTTTTTATAATTTGCTTCAACATCATCTAAAGATGTAGCTATAGATTGGAATGCCATCATTTTACCAGATACGAATCCTTTACTGTGTCTTTTAACTACTTCTTCTTGCATTAATACTGCTCCATCACATGCTACTGCTAAACCAAATATAACTCTATTATCAGATAAATATCTACTTACTGTAGTAGGATTCATCCCTGCTTCTGATTCAATGTTATTTATCAGCGTTACGTTTGTTTTATCTAGGTTAGCATAATTATTTAATACTAAATTTTGAGTACCTCCTATTAAGGTATCGTTATGTCCAACATATTCCCATAATTTAGTACCATCTTCTCTAGTAATCTCTTTATGGATTATTCCTACAGAAGTTTTACCTTCTTTTCTTGCTTTATTAAAGAAATCACGTGCTTCTTGGGATTTAAATGTTCCTTCTCCTCCACAAACAGTGAATTCTTTAATTTTATTATTAATCATCATTTAAACTAATCCTCCTTCTTATCCAGACTTAGAAATAACAATAGCATTTCCAGTCTTTTGATCTATATATTTTAAAATATCTTTACTACGAGTAACATCCCTTAAATAATTAGGATCAGGTATTTCTCTTAATTTCTCATTATCGTTATTAGTAAATAAGATTTCATGAGTTACTTGTTCCCATTTCTCTAAGTTCATTATATATGTTAATCTTTCTATTGATTTAACACCTTCTCTAATATCGTGTATACTATATTCTAATCCTTTAGATACTATATCTTGTGTATAAGATTTAAAGAAATCTATAATTTTCTCTAGATAATTTAATAAATCGAAATCAGAATATATCGTTTGAGTAGTATCTAATAAATCTGCTATTCTTTTATGCTTATGAACATTTATAAAGCTACGAATATTATTAATAACTTCTGATATTTCATGATTATAAATAGAAGAGTCATTAGGATCAGTAGCTTTATTTTTTATTTCATCCATACGGTTAATTAATTTAACACTTTCTGCTGTATAACTACCTAAAAAGTGTTCTAAATCTGTGTGATGACTATATGTTTCAGGTAATTTCTCACTATAAGATATAGCTTTTAATACATCTCCTATTATTTTATAATCATCTACAGTCTTAACTCTTCTTTGTAATTTACGTAATTTATATACTATATCTAAATTAGTCTCAAAAGCATCTAATACTTCTCCTATATTGTATCTTTTTCCGTCTAACATTAGAATAAAATTATCTATATTGACATCTTTTTTAAATTCACTGTATTTGAAATGCTGTTTTAATAATACTTTTAATCTTTCGAAATCTATATTATATTTTATACCATATAAATACAATACACTTTGCATTGTATCTGGTATATCAGGTCTTAATTTCATTTTTCTGAATACTAAGCACTGTAAATAAGATATAACTTCAAATAAAGTAGCATTATATCCAGCAGTATCTAAATATATAGTAACATTTCTGAAAGGTTTCTCATGTTCTATTACATATCTAACAAAAAAACTCATCTCAAATGTAAAAGATGCTAAATCTATTTTGTTATTTAATGATAAATACTTACCTTCAGAATAGGAAAAGTCCATAGCTTTAATTTCATCTTCTAAATTATTGCCATCTTCTCCCCATTTTTCATCAGCATCAGCTATATCTCTAAATGGAACTAGATTTTCTGGATCTTTTACGTATTCATAAGGATCATCTGCCATAATAGGTGCTTTAACATAAAATAATTCATATTTCTCTTTAGGAGATAATGTCATATCTGTTACATTTGGATTAATTCTTTTCCATAAGAAGTATTTGAAAATAGTTATTTCATTAAATGATTTACTTATTTCATTTATTACTGCTTTTGAACCTTTTTTTCTCATAAATGTATTTAATTTTTGAGCTATTTTTTGTAAATACTCTAAAGAGAAATTAAATTTTGGTACTCCATAAGATTCAAATAGATTATATATTTCAGATTCGTCTATAGTCTCACTATCTAACTGATTACGTGGTATATATGCATTAACATTTGCCATAGCAGCCATAATTAGATTAACACATTGTAAAGGTTCATAAAAAGTATACCTTACTGAAGATACTTCATCATAATAATTGACCATAAAGTTATTTCTAACTTGTCTATAATGATCTACAAACATTCTCATGTTAGAAGTTGATGTATCTACATATATTATTTCGTATTCTTTAGCATCTCTACAATCTAAAGCACTTATTCCTTTACCAACATATTTTAAATATTCTAAATTAGGATACTTCAATATCAATTTAGCCATTTCTCCAGAAGAAACCAATGTTCTTTTTTGTAGATCTGTCATCATATGTATAGGTACTCTATTATCTACACCCTGTAATATAACATTTGAATCTAGATAGACAAAATATGCTGGATCTTCTACTAATGTATTACCTTTAACTTTTAATCTAGGTAATCCCATCAATATCCTATAATATTCATTATATTCAAAATACTCAGTTAATACTTCTTGTCTTTTTTTATTTAATAACTCTTCTTGAGCTACTTCATCTAAATAAGTATATATAAATCTATTATCTTTTACCATTTGATTAAGCTTATCTGGGTCATCTGTGAACTTGGCAAGATCATTAATTCTAAATGTGTATGCTGCTAAGGTGTCAGTCTTGTAATAAGCATCTCTATATTCCATTATAGCTAATCTAGGACTATAACCAGTATTCTCTTCTAAAATCTTATCTAAAGAATCAGCTAATACACTTCTTTTTATAACAACCGAATTAACGATTTCCCTAAGTGTTATCATCGATATCCACCTCCTACAAATAAAAATATATCAACGTTGGTTTGGCTGTGTTTTAAACTCACCGTAACTATCATACATATATTTTATATTAATTTAGGAGGAAAAAATGAATAATAACTTATTACAGCAAATGCTGATATATTACCCATTATATGGGATATTAATTTATTTCGTATGGACACTTAGGGTCAATTCTAAGAAAGATCCAAGAATAGACGATATAAAGCAAAAATTAGAGGAGATAGAAAAAAAATTTGATAATTATGTGAGTAAAGTAGAAGTGAAACCAATAAAAAAGAATGTAGCTAATGCTCATATTAAAATAGATAAATTAGATGCTAAAATAGATAAAGAAATAACCGAAGTAAAAACTGATATTACACAAGTAAAATTATCATTACAAGAAAAAATAGAAAACGAAATTGAGAAGTCAATTAGATTAAAAACATTTTTAACACAACAAGAACGTGACAAACTTGATATGAAAATTATGGAAGATAATTTAAGAAGATCTATAGACTTTAATAGAGTAGATTCTCAATTACATACAATAGCAAGTGATGTTATGGATATATATTTTAAAGATCATTATTTAGGAAGAAAAGAAGCTTATGACATATCCACTGGATTATTTAATATGCCTGATATAACAGAAAAAAGAAAAACTGATGACATCAAAAATATTTATGAAAATATAATGGATATTGTAGATAAGAAATACTTAACAGCTAATTTAGATTTCGTTTATGATTTAAGTCGTATCGAAACAAAAGCATTCTTAATAGAAAAATATATAGTACCAGCTTATACTACAAGAATAGAAAGTATGATAGCAGATTGGCAAAATATACAAGCTAGATTAGCAGAAGATAGTAAAGAAAGAGAAAAAGAACAACAATTAAAACTAGCTGAAGAAAGACAAAGAAAAGAAAAAGCTAATAGTGAGTTAGGAAAATTTGAAGCACAAATTGGAGAAATATATAGAAATTTACAAGAAGAGAAAGGAGATAGATAATGCAAACCCGATTATTGAATGCTAATAAAATGATTCGTAATAAGCATATATTAGAAGTAACTTCTCAAAATGTTGGAGGACCTGGTTCTTTATTCGATCCTAATATTTTTGGATACGGAGAAGCTACAGCTACTACATTCGGATTTATTAGATTACATGGACCCGTAGTTCATCCTTTATTATATGCTATATCTTCCAGATTATGGAGAGATCTACCTTTAATAATTAGTGGTAATAAAAGATTCACTATAGACGAATCTGGAGATTTAATTCCGGACGAAAACGGAGATACAGGATTAACATGGTTATATAATAATTTTGATAAAATTAATTTATCTAAATTAAAAACCGATGATAGAACAAAGTTAACGACTCGTAAAATGAAAATAGCTTACGACAAATTAACTAGAGATGAATTCTTTATAGATAAAATTATAGTAAAGCCTTTACATTATAGGGATCTAGATACAGAGTCTGATAGTATTAAAATGGATGAATTAAATCAAATGTATATAGACTTATTAAAAGCAGCAGAATTTAGAAAAAGAGTAATGTTTGAATCTAATTGGAATGATATGAAAATGCAAGGTATCGTGAATAACATATTTGAATACTTTAAAAAAGCTACCAATGATAAAAAAACAGGATTATTGAAATCATCAGCTATGGGAAGAGTTGTAGATAACTCCATTAGATTAGTAATTACTGCACCAGAAGTAAGAAATAAAGATATAATAGGTAAAGCTAGACATAAATTAGATCATGCTAGTATTCCATTACATCACTTCTTAAACGGAGCTCCAGTTCATGCTTTAGGAAGTACTAAAAGAGTCTTACAATCTTTATTTGATTATGGTAAATTTCCAGATATGGATCAAGTAGATTTTGATAACTTCTTTAATGATGAATATATCCAAGAATGTATGATTAACTTTGATCATTCTCAAATACAAAGAATAAAACCTGTATTAGGAAAGAATGGAAGAGAAGTTCTTCTAACATTCGATTACAGAGATGACCATGGTGCTGCATATAGAGAAGAAAGATATCTGACTTGGATGGATTTATTTTTCTTTGCTATACAATTATATAAACATAATTTAAGAGCAGTCTTAACACGTTATCCTGTAACAGATAAAGATTCTAATATATTTGTACAACCAGTAGTGTCTACTTTTGTAGAAGATTATGGTGATTGTGAAGTATTTTTAGATCATGATGATGAAGAACCTATTTATTCATTCAAAGATGAATATCCTAATATAAGAAAATTTATAAAATCGCCAGGGTTGTTAGATAAAGCATTCGATGAAACGATGAGAATCTCGAATCTTTATCTTGGAAAGCTGGGCGGAGATGATTTTAAAAAAGTCGAATTTTGTGCATAAAACCCGTGTTAAATGAGTGTTACCTCTTGATTTTTTACCCAATGCGAGGATTGAATAAACTAACTATTATAAAAAATAATAGGAGGTAACAATATGAAAATAAACAAAAGATGGGCTTACGTAAATTTAGGACCAACAGCACTGTTAGGAAGAAGATATGTTGTAACAGAGGATGGTGAATTGTTTAGTAACATGAACGAAAAAAGAGTTACTGATTTGAATGATCTTAGACCAATCAAACCACATCCTGATGAGAAAGGATATCTCAAAGTAAAATTATACGGTCTAGATGGTAGAAAACATACTGCAAGAATTCATAGATTAGTATTAGAATCTTTCACTAGAAAAGGTACTGAACATTTCTTTAACGATATCACCATGACCTTCCAAGTAGATCATATAAATCAGGATCCATCTGATAATAGATTAGAGAACTTGAGATGGGTTACAAATACTATTAATGCATCTAACAGAAAATCCAGTTATCATTCTTGGTCTAAATCTCTTAAAAATGAGATTTGTAAACTATATTTTGAAAAGAAACGAGGATATGCTGATATTGGAGTTATAGTCCATATAAATCAAGAATCAATACGTCAATTCATAAAAGGTTACATACTTAATGGATATGTTGAGAATTGGTGTAAAGAACACGGATATGAATACAAAATTCGATCTTTTAGTTTACCTATAAAATGGGATAACGGACGTTTCCGTAAAACTACGTGAACTGCTGGAAACCCCTTAGAGCTAAATATACTACAACGTAACTGGTAACGGTAAGCGTGATATGTTTGAAAAATATTTAGATTGGGCAATCAGCAGCCAAGATTCTGATATTATGTTATCAGAATAAGGTTCAACGACTAGCGTGTAGGGTGAGTTGAGATACTCGTACTCTACGAAGTACAATAAAGTTATTAAGATTAACTACCTTTTGACATTTTGAGGTTGGAAGCGCGTAGCCTGATTTGAAAAATAATCAGTGAAGATATAGTCTTTCTTTATAGAAATATAAAGACTCCAAAGTACGATAATTTTTCCCTGTCGTAGTAAAAACGGGTGAATTGCTGGAAAGTCTTTACATATCAGATAACTACAACGTAAGTCGAAAGATTAGGCGTGAATGTTTTAAGAATATCTGATCTTAGATAATCAGCCGCTAAGCCATTGTGAAATATGGAAAGTTCAGAGACTAGCGTGTAGGGTGAGTTGAGATACTCGTACTCTACGAAGTACACTATATGAAAATATAGCCTATTAAGATTAGGATGGAGTGACGTCCTTGGAAGTGCCCGCCATCAGATGAAAAACGCTGATTGAAGATATAGTCCAAATATAACTTATCGGGGGATAAGATGTCAATTAAATTGGTCTATAGTAAAGAAGCAAGAGATGCTATAGACACAATAAATAAGAAAGCAATTTCAGTATTGAATATGGACGGTTCTCCTTCTAGAGATATTGGAAAGGAAGGATTACAAGGTTTGTATTCTTTAACATTAGTAAAAAATAAAATATTAGGTCCTACTACTAGAGATAAAAAAGCAGAAGATGAGTTACATACATTATTTGATAATGCACATGGTGATGCTACTGTATCTCAAGTATTAGAAATATGTGATAAATATGATGTGGATACTACTGTACAATGGAAAGGTAAATTTACATCTTTAGGAAGAGTTATTTTTAATGAAGTATTATTTGGTCATCTTAATAATTATGATTTCCAAAATGACAATATGCATGCTGGTAAAATAAGAGATGTGATGACACATTATGCTACAGAGTTATCTTTAGGTAAGATAACAGTAGAAGAATATAAAGCAATATTAAATAAAGAAGAACAATTAGGATTTAGTATAACAGATTTAGTAAGTCCAGGTATTAGTTACTACATGCTTATGGAAGATGATCCTGTATTTAAGAAAAAGATGCAAGAAGTATATAATAAATATAAACAAGGTATAGAAATAGATAAAGATCCAGGTGCTATGGATGCTTTCGAAAAAGAAATGATCGAATTTAGTAAAGAGTATTATAAAGACGATCCTATGATTGATTTATATAATAGTAAAGTATCTCCGAAATGGGATGTTGACTGGAAGACATTAAAAATATCTTTAGGAGCTATACCAGATCCAGGAACAGGAAATATTGCTTTAGTAACAAGTAACCTTAAAAGTGGGATGAAGAACGAAGACATACAAGCTGCTGCTAACTTACAAATATTTGGAGCATATGCCAGAGCACAAGATACAGCACTTGGAGGATATATGGTTAGTAGATTAACAGCATTATTCCAAAGCTTAGTTGCACATAAAGGAGATTGTGGTAGTAAAGAATACTTAGAAGTAGTGGACGATAACAAATCAGATTTAATTTATAGATATGTATTAGACGGAGATCAAGAAGTATTAGTAACAGACGATAATATAGATAAGTATTTTGGTAAATTAAATAAGAAAAGAAGTCCTGCATTCTGTAAAGGTGTAAAAGGTGGAATATGTTCACATTGTATGGGAGAACAACCATTCTTACTAACAGGAGACGATGCTGTAAATATTGGAATATATGTTCCAAATATAGGATCTATAATATTGAATAAATATATGAAAGCAACGCACGATATGGGTATTAAATTATACAAAATAAAAGATTTAGATGAATTTATAGAATAAGGAGGAATATATGGATAATCAAGTAAAAGAATTAAGCAATATGATACAAAAAGCTGTAGGTGAAGCTTATGCTAAAGTTTTTGAAGAAACAAACAAGAAGATGGTAAAACCTTTATCTGAACAAGCTAAAATAGTTCAAGATATAAAAGCAAGAAAAGCTAACAGATTATTGTCTGATAGAAAAGAAACTGTAGAAGCATTAAACAACACAATTAATTATTTTCAAGGTAGAAAATAAAATGAGCCCCATATGGGGCTCTATATTTTTACGAAAAAAAAAAACCTCTTCGGAGGTTTTTATTTGATATTGTTGACTGTGGCAGCAGTTGCGGCTTGCAGAGTTTTTATCTGCTCAGCCATTTTTTTAACTTTGTGTCTTTTTACAAGTTTTGCAATTCCAACGATGCTTCCTGTTAAAACTAATGCTGCACCGGCACCTATTCCAGCACCTATTAAATGGTCTTTTGTTAAATTCATTATAATACACCTCCTTCAACTGCTTCAACAGCAGCTTCTTTCATTTTTTCCACTTTCTCTTTCAATTCTTGTTTCTTTTTATTTTTTTCTTCTTGTAATTTTTCAGCTAATGTTTCTTTATAATTTTCCGCAGCTTCCTTATACAATTCTCTAGCCATAGCTAATTCCGGATCTGTTTCATGTAACTGCTGAATTTTAATGATCCCCTGAACACTCTTAACTACAAGATAACCTAAAGCAACTCCACCAACAAATTTTAATATTTTCATAATTACCTCCTAATATTTTTTTTTTATTATTTGTTTGTCAGTTATATTATATATAATGATAATATAATAAGCCTATCAAAATTACCATAGATGATTCATTAATTCATCTACATATTTTTCAAAATACTTAGATATATCTTCTAATGCTTGTTGAACACCTGTCAATTGATAATCTATATAACCATCAAGTGCAACAGGTTCTTTCTCAGAATAAATATTAAATTTTTCTTTATCGAAATATATACGGAAAGGTAATTTTCCTTTCGATTTTAATATCCAACCTCTTATTCCGATATATCCAATAAGAATGAAATCTTCTTTAAGTATTTCTTCCGCATATTTTGTTCCATAATTCCAACTTTCTTCGAAATACTGATATATATAATTTTCTAAAGCTTTAAGTATTTCATAATCAACTTTCTTCTCACCTATTTCTTGTGTAACCAAAGATCCATGTAAAGGTTCTGGATCTCCCATGAATAACACTCTTCTTTCTAATTTAAAATTTGTAATTTTCATTAATTTTCCTCCTATTTTATATTAAATCTTTTATTAGCATATGTTAATAGATGTTCCAAGCCATCAATAACGTGATTGTCCAGTTCCTTTTTAGTAAATGTAGTACTTTCAATTTTTCCAGTCGCTACAATAGCTACACCACTTTTGTTGTAGGTTACTATGGTACTATATATTTTATGACAACGTTTTCTTGTAATAGGTTCTATCATAATAGCTTTAGGTGTAAGTAATATGAGATGCCAATTTTGATATTGGATAACTCTATTATAAACATCATCACCGTGGAACTTTATGAACTCTCTCTGTAAAAAATCGACTAAATCTTTTGGAACCTTTACCTTTGATCTAACCGATATTTCTATATCAGGTAAAAGATCACCTTTCTTTTCTTCTAATTTTGACATTTTCGTTATTTTCATAATCATTTCCTCCTATTAATAAAATTGTCTTAGTCCTAGTAATTCCATTTCAAATTCATCATTTTTATTTGAGAAAGGAATAAAGTGTCTATCTCTCCAGAATTTAATCAATACCCCTTTTGTAGTAAATGTTAACACTATAGACCTCTTCCCTGGTTGTACAGTTTTTAAGATGTAAATAGGTTCTTCTAAATCTTCGTTTGTGGCTTGTATCAATCTCCATCTGTGACAGATGTGGTCGATTTTGTTTTCCGGCATACGAGATATTATATTTTTAATAATTACTTTTGGTAGGTTAGCCAAAGATTTATGTGTTTCAATTATATCATCGCACCGGATATTTTGAAAATATATTCCCCCGATACATGTGGCGTATACCAAAGTAGCTTTTTGAATTGAAACTAAATGTAGTCGTGGTAAATTGTTCATTAAATCACCCCCCTTACTTCTAATCTTTTTCCTAAATTTTCCATAATTTGTATCATCTTTTTCTTATAATCTCTTTGCATCTTTATTTTTTGTGTATTATATTGATCAATAATTAAATACATATTGTTAGAATCATAATCTAAGTTGTAATATATTGATATTTCTTTTCTTTTAATTGGTTTCAAAATTACATTTCTATCTGAATAATAACAACATATAAAATTTCCACATGCCAGTTCATTTGCTTCTGTAAATCCTAATACTTGCGACATTCCTCTTAAAATTTTAAATTCCATATCTGTAATATCCATTTTGATTCTTTTTGTTAATCCCTCGATGTAAATTGTTTTTGTTCCTGTGGTATTTTCTTCAAGTTGTATTTTTTCCATTGCAATTAATTTTGTTATTTTCACAACATCATCTCCTTTATTTATTATTTTTCTACCATTTATATTATATATAATAATTAAAAAATAGTGGTATTATCCATATATTTAACAAAATTTTACTAAACCTATTAAGTAAAAATAAAATATTTGGAGGTAAAAAATGAAATTAAAAAATTCGATAGAAAAAAAGGTACCTATTGTAGGTTGGACAGATAAATTAGTTGAAGATAGAGCAAAAGATTTAAAAAACTTTCTTTCATCATATTATACTGAAGATATGAACATATTCGATAAAGATGATATTTCTTTTTTTAATGTAGCTTATGTATCATTAGAGGATAGTGAAACACTAAATAGCATAGCAGTATATATAATAAAAAGAAAAGATGAGCTTCAGATAGCTAATAGTCCTACATATATGTTGACAGAAAAATTTACTTATACAGTAGGGGAAAATGGTAGAAAAAATTATAAAGTATTAGGAAAGTCTATAGATATTATAAATAGTAAAGCTGAAGCTATAGCTTATACTCTTTCTTTAGGTTATAACAGTAAATTTAAAAAGGATATGGAAAATATAATTGTAACAGATGACTTTACAAAAGATAATATAATTAAAAATATAGAAGAAATGATAAAAGATAATGATAAATATGATGATGGTATATTTGCATCTACTGGTGTAATGTTGTCATGGGACGGTTATTGTCATTTCGTATCATAAGAAAGGAAAAAAAATATAATGAAAATAAGAGTATACAGTGATTTACATTTATATATTTCTAATGATGATATAGATAGATATGATTCGACAGAATTATTAGATTTAAAGACTAAACTTTATACAGACCCTGTAGATCTTTTAATTTTTGCAGGAGATCTTACACATAAAGTTTATTCTACAGATGACCGAAGATTTGTTAATGCTATGAAATTTGTAGCTAATATAAGAAAAGCATGTGAAGAGACTAATACACTTTTTCGTATAATAAAAGGTACAGCAACACATGAAGGAAAAATAATAGAAGTACTACAACAACATTATGAGAATGACAATGTATTAAAATGTTTTACACAAGTAATGTATGAAAAAATAAATAATTTAATATTTAGATTTTTACCTGAACCATATTTTGATAATTATACAAATTTTTATCAATATGCATTTTCTCACCCAGCTGATATAACAATATTTCATGGTACAATAAATGGAGTAATACCTTATTTAAAGAAAACGGATAATCCAACTAACTTACCTAAATCAGTTATTATAGAAACAGAAGATCTTCTTAATAATACTAGACTATTCTCTGTAGGAGGACATATACATAAATTCATTAATATTAATAATAAAATATTCTACACTAATTCTTTAACAACACATAATTTCTCTGATATAGATAATATAAAGGGATATATGGAATTTATTGTGAATGATGATTTTACATGGACGTGGAAATATATAGAAAATTACAAAGCTCCAACATTCCATAGAATAATTATAGAAAATCTTCATACTAAAAGAAAAGAAGATCTTAGATCTTTAATAGGTAATAATATGTTAAGAATGAAGAATGTAGATAGAATAGAATTTGTTGTAACAGGTTTACGTAGTATAGAAGGATTATCTAATTTAGAATTTATTAAATCATTGACACGTAAATACCGTGTTAAAATAACACAAAAGTTAGAAGATGATTTCGAAGAGTCAGAAAAAAATCAAAACTCTGACTTTTATTCAGACCAATCAGTTCCAATAGTAGATAAAATATATAAATTAGTGGAAGAACAAGGATTGGTTTTATCTAAAGAAGAAATAGAAAATTACATAAAGGGGTGATGAGTTTTGTTTCATAAATCGAAATCATTACTAATTACTACTTTAGATTTAATGGTTAACCATACAGAAAAAAGACAATTAATGGTTAATATATATGATGCTTTACATTCTATATCAGATCCTGAAATAGATGACGAGTATCTAAAAAGAGTATTTCAAACAGCTGTTAAGTTCTCAGATGTATTAATGGATAAAGGAATTAAGAATTCTCAACAAGCATTAACATATTTTGAAGAATTAAATATCGATGATGATATAAAAAGTATAATTAGGGTTGGTAATTACCAACCCGATGAAATACTCTCGGATTTTAGTAATCTGTATGCTAAAGTTAAATTTCAATCTAAAGTAAAGAGAACATTTAATAGATTAGAAGATGCTTATAATGAATATATGATATCTGGTGTGTCAGATGTTAAAGAGGCTACTAATGAAATGTTAGAAAGAGAAAATGAATTATCCACATTAATGACTGAAATAAGAGAATCAGTATCAGAAAAAGAAAGTGTTCTTATATCTACTAATCCAGATATAAAAGATAGAGGAGTAAATCAATTAAAAGAAGATTTCCAGAAATCAGTTAATAGAATGAAGACTGGGATGTGGATGGATCATGTTACAGGTGGAGGGTTTAAATGTGGTAAATCTTATATTGTAGGATCTATATCAGGGGGATTTAAATCAGGTTTTATGCAGAACATGGCAGAATTTATGTCTATAGCTAATAAACCAGCTGATTTGAAAGTACCCTCAGGCTATGCTCCGTACATATTATATATAAATTTGGAGATGGATCAAACACAAATGACAGAAAGAAGAGCTTCTTTTTATGGTATAGATAAAAATGATTTAAGAACTAGTAATAAAGAAATAGATGAACAAATAAAAGATAAATTAAAAGAATTTGGATCTGATATTCCTGTTATGTATCAAAAAGAAACATCACGGGAGTATTCTTATCAGCAATTAAATACTGATATGCAACATTATGAAAGAGAAGGTTTAAAATGTGTTGCTTTAATATTTGATTATTCGGATTTATTAAAGTATAGATTAACACCTGAAGATGAAGCAGAAAGAATAGCAGCATTAGTAAGAAAGAATGAACAATTAAGATCAATAGCAAGTAAATTTAAAATACCAGTAATAACCGGGATACAATTAAATAGAGCATCATCTGAAATAAAACGTAGATTAGCTAAAGCGGCTACTCACGATATTTTAAGAGATTTATCATCTGATAGTATAGCAAAAGCATTTGATGTAATAAATGTACCAGAACAAATTTATTTCTGTTATAAAGCTACTATATATGATAAAGATTATTTCTCTTTATTAGTAGAAAAAGATAGAGATGGTGACGCTAAATTTATAGATACCAATGGAACAGAAAGATCTCCTGAATGGAATAGAGTCCATTATGTTTCAAATATGGATGGATTCCGTATAGGTAATGATTATAGATCTACAATAAGAGACTTTAATTTGATTGATAATTCTATAGTAACAGCTATGGAAATGACTGAAGAAGAGGTTAAAGCAATGAATGGTGAATAGCGATATTCTTAATTTTTTTATATTATATATAATATAAATGAATCAAAAACATTGTATTCGTGAATGACATTTGTATGTTATTCATAGTATCATTTCCTTTCTTTAGATGAGAGGTTCATATTGAAATGCAGGATTTACTCTGACCGGGGTTCTGCGTCTATATATGAACCTCTTGTCTTTAAATTAAAAGAGAGGAGTGTAAGGTGTTTTTTTCGATTCGAATGTTAATAATCTGCAGATTATTAAAAATATACCAAACCAAAAAATCAAAAAAAAAATCTAATATGAAAGGATCGTGGTATAAATGAATGGATATACAAATGATATAAACTCAACAACCGGTCAAGTAAATGTAGGAGCAGAATTTTTAACAAATCCAAATAATGTTCCAACAGGATATAAAGATAGTGGACAAGTTAATTTAGGTTATGTAGGAAGCGGAGATATGAACTTAAAATTTGCAGCAAGAAAAGAAATGTCTAAACCAGCAGTACCAAAAATTATTGAAGAAATGATCAAGATATTACCAGCTGAACATCCTTTAAGAAATGCGTTAATAAAGTATGAAAATATTATATTAACTATTCAAAGAGAATCAGTATGGAATATTAATTCTGATGACGCATCACCTATGGCACTAAATGCAGGAACATTATATGAATGCTGGAGATCTTATAAAGAATTACAAGATGTTATGGTAAGAAATAATAAACTATTCCAAACTGTAACATTCAGTAAAGTTATTAATGATCTATTCAGTAATCAGGCAGCATTAGACCTATTAGTAGCAAATGGATTCTTAACACAAGAAGCAGTTAATACAATTGTAGGTGCGGCTACCGATCAACAAGCACCAATAGACTTTACAGCTATAGTACAAGCAGCAATGGTAGAATTAGGAGCATGGTTATTAAGAGGAATGGCAGTTGAATATAACGTAACATCATCTCCAGAAATAATAGCTATGTCAATATCAGATGCTTTGAAAAACTCAAAAGAAAAATCAGATGCAGAAAGAGAAATTATGAATATCTTAGCATCATTTGGAATAATTAAACATGCTGAAATTGAGAATTACTTAAGTAATCAATTTACTTATACTTTAGCAGATAGAATTAAAGCGTTATCTACTAAACCAAAAGCGATTTGGTCACAAGATGATTGGAATTATGAACAAATGGTAAATGCTTATCTAACATATGGACAATTACCAGTAGAACAAAATAATTGGACAGGAGTTCAACCACAACAACCTGTTCAACAACAACCAATAATGACTACAATTAATGGTGGACAAGTAATACAACCAACAGTACCTATGGCTCAAGTACCAGTTCAACAGGTACCTGTACAACAAACACCTCCACCAGTAATACAAACAACACAAGCTCCTGCAATGGTAAATGGATCTACATTAAGTAGTGGAACAATTATTAACAAAGGAGGACCAACACCAGCAACAAATGTTCAACCAATAAATAATAATCTAAATAATCAAGGAGGAAATCAAATGCAATTAACAAATTATGTAACATCACAACCAATAGGAGGTCAACCGGTACAACAAGTACCAGTTTATACAAACAACGGACCTCAATTTAACAATCAAGCATTCGCACCAGTAGCACAACCAATGCAACCAGTTTATCAACAACCAGTAACTTACGGAGCACCAGTTCAACCAATGGTTCCACAAGTACAACAACCAATAGTAAACGCATGGGGAATAACACCAACTGCAGCAAATTATACTTATTCTAATGTACCACAACAAGTACCAACTTATAGTGCACCAGCACCTGTTAATCAAGCACCTATGGCTAATGCGTGGGGAAGTCATCCAGCACAACAAACACCAATAGGACAATTCCCACAAGGATTAGGTTCACCAAATGAAAATGATAAATCAGTAACAGATAGAGCAATACTTTATTATACAGTAAAAGATTATGGAGCACACGATCCAGTAACAAATAGTAAATATTTATCATTAATTGATCCTGCAACAGGATTAGTAGAAATTTGTACAGAATTCTATTATAACACAAGAAGAGAAACATTAAGAAATCCAGCTTATGGAAATAACTTATTAAGAATACAACAACAAAAGAATAGTCCTGTATACGGAACACCACAGATTGTAAATGTTCCAGATAATGCTTATCAACAAGTACCACAACAAGTAATACCACAATCAGTACCAATGGCTAATACATGGGGACAACCTATGCAACAAATGTCAATGGCTCAACCAGTTAATAACGCACCATTACAATCACCAAACGTTATGAATGGATGGAACACTAACGCGGGTTTCAGTCAACCAATATCAACAGGAATGATCCTGCCTGGGTACAATTAGGATATAGTAATCAAGAAAGTAGTGTTAAGAATATAGAAGAAAATCAAATAGACATAGGTAAGTACGACGGTACATCCTATACGGCTTTTAATCTTATCTTATTAGATACAGATGGTATAGTCAAGAATAAAATTATAAGAGGATTTGATAGAAGTTCAGCTGAATATGCTCGTAACTTGTCGAATCTTATAATGAATTCTTCTTACTATGATCGATTAAGAATCGCAGATATGCTGCGGTCACCAAACTTGATTACAATAAAGAATGGCATACTCGTCGAGAATCCGGTAATCGACGAATGTGCTGTTAATACCCATATCAAATCTTCGAGTAAAAGTTTATTCGACGATATTGGATGCATTTATAACACAATAGATTTTGGAGGAATAATCCATAATCTATATGAAGTAAGTCATACTGTTATATTAAATGGTAGAGACTTGTCATTCTCTTATGCTCCGTATTTTAATTCAGATATGATTGGAGAAGATATCTATTCAGAAAGAAATCTTGAACCTATAGAAGAATTATTACAGGAATTAGAAAGAGAAGTGAACTTAGAAGGTGATTCGATAGGTGTAGAAGTAGTTGAAGAGAAAATGGTTCAACCTGCACCTCCAGAATTAACTGGAAAAGATTTAGAAAATTTTTATCGTAAACAATTTATACAACAACAAAAAATGGACGACGAAATATATAATGATACTGAACCATTTTTTGAAGACTAAATAATCAAGGAGGAAATATAATATGTATTATGGAAATCAACCACAACAACCTATGATGGGACAAGTCTACCCAGCAAACTTTAATGCTGATAGTATAATACTAGAATTAAATAATGCAATATCTGCAGTAATGAATGGAACAGCTGATGTATTCCATGTAAGAGATAAAGTATTAACAATGATAAGAGAAGGAAAATTAAGAATGATTGGTGGAGGACAAAATAGAGTAGCAGTAGAATTAACACCTGATGATTCTAAATATAAAGCAATGCTTGGAATAAATGGACCAATGATTTTAATGGTTCCAGTTAAATTACCAGCAGGTATAAAAGATAATCAAAGAGCAGCATGGGGTTATCAGCAAGTATTCAATCAAGGATTAAATAATTCTCCATATATGGTAAAAATAAGACAAACTTATTTACCATCAGTATTAATACCTAATACAATGATATTAGCACAAAAAAGAATTACTAGAATAGAAGATTCTAAAGCAGTTAAAATGTTATTACAACAAAGAGCATCTCAAAATGGTCTTACTCCTGTTGATGCAGATAAATATTTAGGATCTGCTTGTAGAGATCTGTTATTAGAAAATCCAGCAATATATCAACAATATGTAGATTTAATAACAGCATATGATAAACATTTCGTAATGGCTGATTTGAACCCTGAATTCTCACCATGGAACTTTGGATTCGACATAGAAGCTAACGGTCAAGAAGTGCTAAAAATATTAGATTATGGATATTTAACATATAAAGATAAACCAAATCTATGTCCACATTGTGGTAAAGAATTAAGATACTGTATTCCTGGTGAAGCATTCTTAAGAGATGAAAAGAATAGAGCATTGGCAAATCAAGTAGGAAGCTTTGGACAATACAGTTGTAAAAACCCACAATGCTCTCATAGACAAAATGGAAGAATAGCACCTTATATAGAACCAGATATATCTGTATTCTTAAGATATACTGAACAACGTTAAAATAATGAGCCCCCATTGGGGGCTTTTTTTTTTATTATATTGGAGGATATATGAAATATAAAGATTTTTTTGAAATATTTTTTATTTGTTGTTCTATCGTAGGATATATTAGATTTTTTTATTATGTATTATATACACGATTATTTACAGATGAAAAATATGTTAAATTTGAACCGATAATAATCTTTCTTTTTTATTTTTATTTTATACATTCATCTATGGTGATATATATGTTAAAATGGACTAAGCACCCTATCTTAATAGGTATAGGATTTACTTTATTACTATATCAATTACAAATGAAACAGGTTAAACTGATGATTGAGAAGCGAGAAAAATAGATCCCCCGGATGGGGGATTAATCTTCTTTGTCCTTACTATCCGAATATGGAAATATATTATTACTCCATATTCTATTAAGTGGTTTAGTATGGGGTTGTACCGATAGATCTTTATCATCTTCATATTTTACATGTTTTATTTTCCAGCTTTCATATCTTTATCTTTTTGTCTTTCACCTTTTACATAGTCTTTATGTAATAATTTAAACATTTTACCAAATTCTTTCATTTCACTGCCAACCCATTTTAAATTACTAGCAAAATGATTTTGTGCTAATCTTAAATAATTAGTTAATAATGGAGATAATTCATTTTTTATTGCTTTATAATCTACTCCATCAGCAGCTGTATTTTTATTTATAGATCTCATTAAGTTTCTTCTTTTATCTTCTAATCTATCTAAATTAGCTTGTACTATTTTATAAATATGTTCATAATTTTCTAAAGATACTAAATGTTTTTTAAGAGGTCCTATTAAAGCTTTAGAAGTTTCTGGTCGAGTATAATCATTAATATTTATACCCTCTGGTAAATTACCATCAGCATCTTCTACAACTATATAAGGTGCCACTACAGGTTTAGCTGTAGGATTAGATGCTATTTTTGAATCGGCACTAGTGTCCCATTCTGTTGTTTGATCTGTTAGTTTCTTAAATATTTTAGCATCTTTAATCATCTCTATTTTATTACCATTCTTTAAATCTTTTAATCTTTGATTAATAACATCGTTTATTTTGTTTGTAAATTCATGTATTTCTTTTAAATCTGATATAGCTTCTTTTACTTTATCTTCATGTCTTACATAAATACCTTTATGAGAAACATTTGATATTGTTTCTACATTTACAGCTAATTCAGCTAATAGTTTAATTGTCTTTTCAATATTCTTTTTTAATTTAGGTACATTTGTAGTTAAGGCTCTCCACATTTGTGTAAAGAATCTTCTGATTACTTCAAATATATGATTCATCCAATCCATAAATTTATTAGTACCAAAAGAATCCATTTTTTTTAACATATCTTTGCTACTATATGTAGTTCCTTCAGAACTCGCTACAAGCACCATAGCTTTAAGTTTTGTTTTTAGTCTATAGTTCTCACCTTTAATTGTAGAAAGTCTCGGAGAAGTCAATTTAAGCGTTTCTGCAAGTATTCTACGGTTATACTTTCTATCTTTATTCATAATATTTCCTCATTTCTTGAAAATAAAGACTGCCCCGAAGGGCAGTTAATTATTTATTATTTTTTTCTTTTTACTTATTATTTGCTTTTTTTCATAGCGTTGAATCTATTTTTAGCATTCTCTACTTTATCCTTTACTTCTTTCGTTGCCTTATCGACTCCTTTTTGCGCTCTTTCTTTTAAAGTAACAGGATTAATTTTTAATAAAGAACCAGCACCTTGCCACAATCTTCCCCAAGTTTTTTGGAGATCGGCAATGGCTTTATTTGTAAGAGTTAGCATTTTTCTGTAATCTTTTTCTAAATCCTTAGAATCTTTTTCTCTTTTTGTGTTGTTTATTCTTTTTTCCAAATTTTCTTTAGCTTTTACAAGATTATCTTCTGCAGTTCCTAATTTACTTGCTATAGATTTAAGATCGCTGAAATATTTAGCAGCTTCTGTAGCAGAAGTAATTTGTTTAGTAGCTTTAGCTTCATCTTTTGAAAGTTTTGTTGATGGAAGGTCACTATCTTTTAAACTTCCTTTGCTGAAATTTTTCTTAGCTATACCTTCATTTATAGATTTAACACAATCTTCTAATTCTTCAACTAAAGGAACAATGTTTTTAATGTCTGGTACACTAATAGGTTTTTCTATTTTTGTTGAATGTATTCTATGGATGTGTTTTTCTAATTTAGGAAGTCTTTGTTCCCATTTAGAACGATTCGATGTAATCCATTTCCAAGCATTTTTAATTGCTTCTATTATCAATTTAATGAAATTTTCTATATTCTTTTTAGCATCTCCAAGAGCGTCTTTAGCCATTTTCCAGTCTAATTTCTTTTTAGTATCTGCTTCTCCAGATGCAACGTAATAAGATGCTCTAAGTTTAGTTCTTAATCTCATATTTTCTGCTCTAGCTTGTAAAACAGAATATGCAACAGGAGCTAAACATTCACCTTGAATTACTCTGCTATATTTTCTTTCTTTCTTTACTTTTTTGAAACCATAAGCTTCACCGTAAGTAGAAAGATGTTTATTTACTATGGAATTTATTCCCATACTCTTTCCTCCTTATTTATATATAAGATAAAGTAAGACGGACTTTCGCCCGTCTAATTATTAATTAAAGTTAAGTGGATCTTCTTTGAAGTCTATTACTCCAATTGATTCATTGAACGCAGTCATTTCGAACATTGTTTCTAATTGAAGTGATGTATTCTTACCAAATTGGTCAGTTCCTGTACCTTGTTCAATGTATTCAGGACCTTGTAAGAATGCATAAGTATCCAAGTGTGCTTCATAGTTAGTGTTTACTACATATCTATGAACATCGATATCAGCTGTTTTAGGAGTTGTATGTCCAGCAGGTGTGAATGATACAGATGTTTCAACTGTAGATTTTCTTGCATTTGTAGAAATGAAGTATCCAGTTGCATGTCCACCGATTCTTATTTTTCTTAATTGATAAGGTAAGCTTAATCCAGCTAATGATCCCTCTCCCAAGTCTCCAAGTTCTTGGAATTTGTTGAAGTGTCCACCGTCAGCTTCTCTTACCCATTGAGCTGATGCAGTTGATCCATAGATAGTATATTTTCTTTCTTGAGGATTCAATGCTTGTTCAAGTTTGTTAGTTACTTTAAACATTGCTCTTGACAATACATCTTCGTTACCTTCTAATGTAGAAACATAACCTTTGTTTGCATTGTAAGCTTCAACAGTTTCTTTAGCGAAAGTTCTGTTTTTAGTTAATGTTGTTTCGAAGTTTTCTAATGGGTTAGCATTAGCAGCTATTCCTTCTAATTTAGCAATAGTATCATCAATGAATTGGAATGCATATTCATCTTTATGTCTATTTACAGCTGTCATAGAGAACTTATGGAAGTCTTCTATTAAGTTAGCTTTAAGCACAAGTGTATTCTTTTCTAAGAAGTTTTGGTTAAGAGTAGTTTGTGCAGAGAAGCTTTCTCCAATTTGAACAACTATAGGTGTTTTTCTTGTGTTGAATTGGATTGGTCTTCTTGGTCCAATTGCTGGTAAATTAAATTTAACTTTTATTTTAGTTACAGTTCCACCATCTACGAATAAAACGATATCTCCATTTAATTTAACGTCTCCAAGTACTCTTACAGTCTTAGTAGCTTTTTCTTCTTTATCTGTTAATGTAGCAGAGAAAGTAGTAACTACATCTGATCTTTGACCAGATTGAGTTGGATATCCAGTTCCTACCCATTTAACTGGTATTTTCTTACCATTTTCTGTAATTTCAACTATTTCTAGTCCTCTATTTAAGAAATCATAAGGTCCAGTAATTCTGTTTGTTGTAGGATCTTTAGCAAGTAATTCTTTATTATATTCATCTATGATGTTTCCAGTTACTTTTCCTCCAGTTACTGTAAATTCTACAGTAGATGTAGGAGAGTTTGTTCCAGCTACTTCTAATAATTTTTTACCATTGTTTACTAAATCAAAGAAATCTATCATTTCACCATCTGAAGTTATAACATAAGGAAGGTCAACCTCTCTTGTGAATGTTAATCCTTTTTCAACATGCGTTTTGAAGATTATAGAATAAGTAGATTGTATTACACCAGCTATCAAAGCAACCATATGTAATTGATCAATAGTAGACAAGTTAGAAACATATTGTCCAGTATTTTGTGAATATTTAAATATTGAATTTTCTTGTGATGTTACTAAGTTTTCTTTTAAGTGATTTAAGAATTCTTCTTTAAATACTGCTTTAACAGAATCTTCTCCCATTGCAGATTTAGCTTTTTCTAAAGCTTCGAATTCATTAGCAAATACTCTATCAGCTAAGAAATTAGCTATATCGAATACACCATTTTCTCCCAAATTAGAAAGCGGCTTTGTAAATTCTTGACCAAATTCTCTTCTTGTGTATTCTCTTAATTCAGATGCTATGTCCCAAAGTTTTCTAGCATCTCTTGTTAAGTTCATTTCGCTCATTTTTATCTCCTCTCGGTTTTTAATTTTTTAAAATATTTCTTCTTCTTTTTCTTCTTTGACTCCCATCTTAGATAGTATAGTATTCGAAGAGTCATGCAAAGTATTAAGTTGTCTTTTGAAATCATTTAATTGAAGAATCTTGGTAACAATACTCTCTTTATCGAATTTATTTTTTAGATAAAGTCGAATATTTTGAAGAATAGTCTTATACTGTTCTTCTATCTCTTTAAAATCTGCTCCAAATTCCGACGAATCCAGGTTCTTAGAAAGTAACTTTTCATATGTTGCTTTATTTTCTTTATATAAAGTAGCAAAGTTACCTCTTAATTCAGTAGTTAAAGAAAGATCAGCATTTTCTATATCTTCCATTGGATTTATAATCTTTCCATTTTCATCTTCAACGCCTTCTTCATCAAATCCAAACCCGTCATCTGAAGATCCCATATCGAAATCACCAGATTGTCCAACCGAGGGATCAGAATCTCCGAACATCTCGTCTCCGTTTCCAGTAGGAATGTCAAAATCACCTTCTCCGTCCTCTCCATGAGGTACTATTTTAACAGATTCTCCTATTATATTACTGTCTGGTTTTTTAACCAAAAAATCATACAAATCTATACTCAACCATTTCACCTCCAGTAATTTATTAGAATTTTTGTTCTGCTAATGATAACATTTCATTCATCATATTGACACAATTATCGTCATATATATTATTAGATTCTGCTAATCCATTCTTATATAAATCATAATCTTCATTTGATACTACCTTTATATTATTTGATCCTATTTGTTTAAATCTTTCTACAGATCGTTCATACATTTCGTCTACTATTTTAACCTCTTCTTTAGGTTTATAATGAGCATCAGAAACATATTTATCCGTAGGATTTTCTTCGGATAATATTTGATCTACTTCTTCTTCTGTTAATACTTTATTATATTTATTATCATAGAAGATTTCTTGCATTACACCTTCTACTTCTTTAAATGTAACAGTTATTCTAGCTGACGGCGGTCTATTAGAGAAAGAGAACGCAGTTCTATTTTCATTTATTAGCCATTTCTTAACATCTACTATGATACCATGTCTTCTTTTTAATATACTAGCATAATAATACATAGCATTATAAGCATGACCAACAGACATAACAATGTCATCGTGTTTACCAGGTGCTGCTGCTATCTTAGTTGTAGTACCACCATTAATATTCTTTTTACTATACACTACTAATGTCTTTATTTCATCTACTAAATCTGTTACAGCTATACAACGTGTATATTTTCTTACTAATAATTGTATTAATGCAATAATCTTATCTCTGGCAGCACCATTCATAGCAAAACCAAAATCACTTTTTTGTGACTGCCCATATTCATCTAAATATTCATAATCTACATTAGTATCAAAAGCATTATTTAATTTCCATTCAGCAGCAGGGAAAGGTATCAAGAATGGTTGTATATGTGGCATATATTTTAAAGATTGTATCAATGCTGTAGACGTTCCATCATTTCTTTCTATAGCAAGAGCCATTTTAATACCATTCTTTATTGCTATTTCACATAGTCCTTTTGTGAGCAATACTAAATCATTCATTTCTAAAGTATTATTTTTAATTAATCCTATTAATACTCCTGTCTCAACATCTACAAAAGAATAAACAGTTGAGTCATTCGGACCACCTAAACCTCTGGACACATCTACTCCAACAACAATTCCTTCTCTATAATTATAAGTGAAGAAATCTATCCAATCAGCATATAATTCATCTCCTTGTGGATATATATCTATAAAGACTTCATTTGTTAATCCAGGAATATCCATATTTAATGAATAGGATTTCTTTTCTTTTTTCTCAGCATATGTAGTTAATGTAGCCAACTCAGTAGCAGGGAATGGAGATGCACTTGATACATCTTCCCATATAAGAAGTAATTCTCTACGAATACCATCAACTGACTGTCCTTCACAACGATCTGAGAACCAATCAGCATTCTTACCAATTATATCAAATTCATATTTAATATGAAATATTTGATCTATACTTCTCTGCTTAGCATATTCTCTAATCTCATCTTCTGTCATATCTAATACTTCTAAGCTATTCTCATTCATAGGAATGTATCTAGATAATAGATTTTCTTGCATCCATTGACCTTCTGGTGTATCTAGTTTACCAGGTGTTCCTAGTAATCTGTAACCAAATGGTCTATCATCTTTTTTAGCTATTGCTTTTGCTTCTTTGGTTGTTTGGTTTAAAGATTCAAATGCAATTTTATTATGTTTAGTAGCTGCCAACTCATCCATAAACCAACAAGGAATAGTTCCTCCCCTTCCGGCATTATCGGCTTTAGATTCTTGTTGTCCTATAACAAATAATTCAATCAAATTATTAAACATTTCATTTTTCATTGATTGTTTTTTACCTGCAGATTTAGCTTTAGATTTTATTTCTGACAGACCTGTTTTTTTATCTGTCTTACCGACAGATTTATTAAAGAATTGCATCCAGCTAGGAAATGTTTGAATAATAGCTTCAATTTTATTTAAGTTTTTAGCACCCATAGCAGCATCATAATGTGTTGACGCCATATTAATATTTCTTCCAAAATTATGTTCTATTCCACTATGTGTAGAAATAACTTGTGTCTTCCCTAATTGACGACTAGCTTCTAGAAAGAAATTAATATTACGTAACATAAAATAAATTGCTGTATAGTTAAATATATTTAAATCAAATGGATCTAGTCCATTATTTACTTTTAATATTTCTCTGTATACATACCAATAATTATGCATGCATTCTTGTATTATTTGTAATTTAACATTATCTTTTAATAATGGATCCCAAGGATCTACCCCAATCAACTGGGGGTTAAAGATTTGTAAATGTTCATTACAATTCTTAACCCCTAATTTCTTTAATAATACATAAAGATTTATAGCTGATTGATTTTTTGTATTATAATCATAATATCTTTTGATGTATGGTTTTGTTAATAAATAATCTCTAGTATTTACTTTACTACCATCTTCGTATCTTAAAATACCATGTTCATCTGCTAATATTAACATTATATCACCTATAACTTAACTGGCTTTTTCACTAATCCACAAGATTGTACTAATTCAAACACATCTTGAGGTGCGAACCAGTCATATCCATAATCTAACAGAGCTTTACCTCTGAATTTTAATTTTTTATCTGTAGCATAATCTATAGCAGCTGCAGCAAATTGAGAACAATACCATTTTGTGAATAATTCTTTTTTCTTAGAAGGTAATTGTAATACTTGTGCTTTAAATACACCCCAAGCCCAATATCCTTTTCCTTCTTCTTGTTTTAAATATTCTTGAATCATTTCTTTCTTAACTTTAGGATCTAATTCAAAAACTACTACTTCAACATCATTACCATGTTTAATCTGATGTCTTCCAGATCCACCTTCTACGACTCCATAAATAGATCCATCTATAATAAAATCAACATGTGTAAATGCAGAGTCTGTCCAATAGTTTATCAATTTAGAGAAATTACTACTTCCTTTATAGAAAACAATAAATACTTTTCCTCTTTCTTTTATAAGAGATCTTAATTTATGTGCTGGAAATGCACCTAAAAAAGTTTGATAACCGTCTAACCTAGCTTTCTTTTTAAATGTAGAGATCATTTGTTTTTCGTCTCCCTTAGCTTTAGCAGCTTCGTAGTCATCATTTGCTTTTTTAACACGAGCACTTAATTTCTCTTTATATTTATCGTCTACTCTATCAGACATCTTATTTAATCTCCAAACATCGAAGACATTTTCTCCCATAGCTTCATCAGCTTCATCTTTTGATATAGCACCTTTATCAGCTAATTTATCCAGAATCTTTTCTTCCAGTTCATCAACTGCTTCTTCTTTTTCTTCTTCATCAGAATAATCATTCTCTACTATTTCTTCTACTTTCTCTCTGGGATCTTCACCATCTTCATTATAGTAATCTTCTTCTTCTTTATCTGATTTAGAAACAGACATAAATTCTCCAAGACCTTTATTGAATTTTATTCTACCACGAAATTTATCTTTAAAAGCATTCATTTCTTTTCTAATAGCCTTAGCCATTTTAGTACTTTCTTCATTATTTTCTGCTTCAAATCTTTCTGCTAATTCTTCCCAATATTCTATATGATCCATAGCTACTCTTCTTGTGTCATATTCTTCAGGATTAGTATGATCAAGTAAATACTTCAATGCTATTTTAGCTTCTCTAAATGCTTTTTTCATAGCAATTATTCTCCAAGCATTTTTAGCAGCTGACACTGTTCTTTTTGTACCTTTAACAACATCTTGGAAGTCTTCACTAGACACTACCATATCCTTATAATTGATGAAATCTTCAATATAACTTTCTGCTAATCTCTTAGTATCATATCCTCTTTCTTCTCTTCTTTTATCATATGCCTGCATCCATCTATTTTTCATATTAGCTTTAGCCATCATAGCTTGGTTCTTCATTTTATCAGCTTCTAAAACAATAGGACCAATCTTAATAGCATCTGGTAATATTTTATCTGTCAATTCTTCTATTCTCATAAATAATCTTTTAGCTCTTAATGGTCTGTCACCCATAAATTTCTTATTAGATTTATCTCTATCAGATAAGAAATCCATATTTAATGCTGCAGTAATAGATTTAAATCCATCTACTATAGCTGTAGGAAATTTCATGATATGTTTTCCTATCTCTTTAGCAACATCACCTACAACACCTTCTCCACTGGGAACATTTTCTTCACCAATTACAGCATTATTTATATTAGTAATAACTTCTTGTACTTTGTCTAACAATACATTCATTTCAGGATAGTTATTTTCATCTTGTTGTTGAATATCGAATATATCATTAATAATAAATTTAGCTGTCTCTAATAAAGATTCTTTTTGTTCTAAATTTTCTATTACAGACGCTTCATCTTCTAATTGATCTATTCTATTAGCAATCTTTCTATAGTTCATTGTACGTAAATTACTTTGATTTACTTGTACAGAGTCTATAGCATTTCCATGTAAATCTACAGCTGGATTTAAAGATGCTATTGTTGTTGGTTGATTAGTGAGATATAGACCAGTACTTTGAGAAACTCGGTTTTCTGATAGACCAGCGAAATTTTCTCCATAAGTCTTTTGATCAAAAAATGGTTTTTCCATATATTTACTAAATAATATATTTCCTATTTCTTTTACTACTCTATATCTTTCAGAATCTTTATGTCCTATTACTTCTATTTTATATAAAGGATTATTTCTTTCCTTGTCCTCTTCTATAGCGGCCATTACTAACCATCCCATAGGTCCCATTTCAGATTTATTAGTATTTAAAACACCTAATACATTGTCTATCTTTGTTTGGTAGAACATATCTCTAGATAGGGTATATATAAATTCTTGATAAAATTTAAAATTCTTACCTGCATTATAAGTTCCTCTAATGCTATCTGTTAATATATAATCTAACAATAATAGAACCAGTATTTGTGATATCATTGGATTATTGATATATTGTTGTACTTTATAATCTGTAAGTGTATTGAATTCTAAAAATATAGTCTCTAATTTATTAGCTATCTCTGCTTTAGTATATTTCTTTTCAAAAGATTTCTTAATTAATTTTTCTATAAAGTTATCTAAAAATCTAGTAGCATCTACTACTTCTAATTCTTCCATAACTTTAAAGAAATCTTTATGTATAAATACTGAACATTCTTCTCTTTCTTCTGTAGATTTTAATACATCGGATATCTTTTTTGTAAATGTGTCATCTGATGGCCATTCGTTATAAAATTCTAATATCCATCTTTTAGATAAATTCAATGGTACTATTTGAACAAGTCTTCCGACTAATTCTTCATGATTCTCTATATCTCCTTTGAATACTTCAATTTTATTATCAAAAGAAACTGTCCATTCTCTTCGACCTTCACTATTTATTCTTGAACCTAGTACAGTTACTTCGAAAGCATCGTGTTTGAAATAATTGATTTTTTTAGGAAAACCAGGATTATCCCCTACCATTGTTTCGGAGTTTCTGACACCAGTAATATTGACTTTCGTGAATATCATGATTTATTTCCTCCTTGTTATATTAGTATATGAAACTGAGTTCCGGAAGGGCTAAATCCCAGTAATATAAACCGTATTGGTATAATTTTAGAAAGGAGAAATAATATGATTTCTTTATACAGAAGAGTAGTAATTAATAGAATGAATAAACAACTTTTACGTTTAAAAGATGGACCATTTGTACAAAATGGTGTTACTTATTCATTGTCTAGTAGTAATAAAGATAATAAAAAAATATTAGCAGATACAATATCTAATTTTCATAGATTATGTGAACACATATCAGCAAAAGATCCTATGGAGTTAGAAAATTTTGCTAAATTTTTAGGTGTTATTAGAAGTACATATTCTATATCAACAAATGAAATGAAAGATTCAAATCCAGAGTATTTCAGATATCAACAAATAACAGGAATATTAACATTTGCTTTCCAAGATGATAAAGATAGAATTTTCTTTGTTCCAGCTATAATGTTATATGAGAATAATACTCCAGTTATTTTTGTTACTAAAAGTAGTTATAAAATAGGAGGAAAGATAAATCCAGATCTATTAGTTAAAGATGAATTTATGACATTTAATATTAAAGATGATTTTGTTCAAAAAATATATAATTATGCTTATGATTATTTAGATGAGTCTGATTATATAATGGGTAAAATATTTTTAGAATTAAGTGATAGTAATTCTACTTTTAGAGATGGTACTATTGATTTAAAAGATAATATTAATCAATTAGGATACAATGGAGAAATAATTAATCTTTTAGATAGTATTCTTTATACTCCATTAGTAAAGTTAGTCGATGGTAATATATCTGAAATAGTAGTAACAAATGGAATTGAATTAAAATCTATGTCTTATATAGAATTTAAGACGTCTAAAGCATTAGCACTTATACTAAGAGAACCTAATAAAAATCTTGTATTAGAATCAATATCAGATTTAGACGAAGATGTTTATTGTGTTGGTGGACAAAATTTCTATATTGATGATGCTGAATGGAAACAAAATGAAAACGGAGGTTATTCTACACATTATAGAGTAGTATCTGAAAAAGAAGCATTTAAAGAAAATGTTATAGGTGGTATTATACATGGTAAAGAATATTATACATCTATAGGAGAAAATAAAGTATTAGATTCTTTAAAGAATACTTTTTCTAGTATTAAAAAAGAAAGTGACAAGTTAATACAGAAAATGAAACAACATAGAGAATCTAAAAAGATGTATAAATTATTTGCAAAAGAAGTATGCGATAAGCATAATAGATTACAGCGTAATTTAAAAATTGGTAACTGGTCAGCCGTTGGAGGATTCTTAGCTTATATGGCAACAGAAGGTGTTTGGGATTCTTTTGATATGGCCAGAGATAGTGTTAGACAAGATATAGGTGTAGAATTACCATCTAACAGACCAGATAAAATGACAGCTATGATTATTACAGCAGCATCATCTGCTTTATTTGCTTTAGGTGCTTATTTAGCATTACCTAAAAATAAAGAAACTGATGAAGGTTTAGATATGATATACGAATATTATGATACTGAATTAACTAAAGCTATTGAAGATAGACAAGAAGCTAAAAAGAATGGTAATTTAAAAGACGTTAAAGCTCTTACTAATAAAGTACAATTCTTAAGAGATATTAATGATAGAATATCTAGAGAAATTGAGAGAAGAAAGGAGGCTGGACAACTTGGGTAGACTGAATAATATAGATAATCAATTTAAATCTATAGTACAAAATGATACTATAGGATTTAAAGCTATTAAACCCGCTAAAGGAGAAAGATATAGTTTTAAAGCATTATGCGAAGCAGCTTATGCTGTACATACATCACATATATCAAATGATAACCTTGCACATAAAGAAGCATTAAAAGAAATAGTATTAACAGCATATAAAGAAAATACAGTAGATGATAAAATAAAATTAACAGAAACTACGATAGAGAAAAAAATAAAAGCTGGTGCTGCTGGTGCAGTATTAAATTTCTTTACAAATTTTACAAAAATACTTAAAGCTGCATGGAAACATTTAAAACTCTTCGTAATGAGCTTTTTTGATGTAGGTTCTAAAGTACAACTTATACAAAAAAGAATGGAAAATTTTGAAAAGAGATTAAAAACAGATGATCAAGATTTTAAAACTTTTTTAAGAACAAGATACGAAGATATCGATGGTATAGTTATAATGAAAAAAGGTACATATGTAGCTACAATAAAAGATTTAACTAATACTGCTGATGAAATAACTGAAAGCTTTAATACTATACATGAAAAAATACAAAGATCATTTGGTAAAAAAGTATTAGCTAAAATTACAAGAGATAATACTAAATATAATTATGAAAAGAGTAGCATAAATACAGATACCGCTTCTAAGAAGATATCTGATCTAAAAAATACTGTATTATTTAATAAAAAAGAAAAGGCTAAAGGAACAGGAGAAACTTTCTTTAAAATTTTTAAAGAATCTGGTAAAGCTTTATGGTATGTTTATAATACACCACCAGGTGCATCTACAAATATATTAGATATAATGAAAAAAACTAAAGAAAGAGCTAAAGACGATGTCATAGATAAATTAATAGAAGAAGCTAAAGATAACTTTCTGAAACATAATGGATTCCAAAATAAAGAAACAATAGATGGATTAACCACTGCTATAAGAAAAGCTAACTCTTTATTAATTGAAATTAATGGTGTATCTAAAATAAAAATGGGTGAAATTATTCAAGTAGGTATTACTTCAATGAAATTGATCAAGAAACATGCTAAATTAGATAAAATAGATTTCACTACAATAAAAACAGAAAATGAGCTTAATATCAATTTACAAACTGATGCTAAATCTTTAGTAGGTAAAGCTGTAGGTGCAATGGTTAATAAAAAGAATAAAAAAGAAGAATTTTAAGGAGGTTTAGAAATGTCTATTTTGAATGATATAGTAAATAAGTATGGAGTCGGAGAGTCTGTAGGTATAAAACTTAAAAAAGAAAAAAAGAGTCCTTATATAGCAGCTTGTGAAAATAAGCTATTGTATATATACGGAGAAAATAATGCCTTTAAAGATGGTATTAATGACATCATTGACGTTAAATATAAAGGTCTGGGAGAAAAATTTTCTTTTGGTGTACCTGATTGGGAACTTACAAACTCTTATTTCACAAGAAGACAAGTTCGTGGTCAATTTGATAATAAATATGGACAACCTAAAACATCAGAAGATAAAGATGTATACGGAGACGGTGCAGTTACAGTTATTTATGATGACGATGATATAGTAAAGACAATGATATCTACAAAAGGATCATTTAGAGGTAAATGGTTTACAGATAGATATAATATTTCAATAGGAGAGTCTAAAGAAGACTTTCTGAGAAAAGCTGGTAAATGGTTCTATGAAAAAGGAGATTATTATTTAGATAAGAGTAGAAATTGTAAAATATATTTTAAAGATAATAAAATATCTAAAATAGTAGTAGAATTTAATAAAGAACAATATTTAAAAGAAAAGCAAGAAAGATTAGAAAGAATGGATAGAGTTGCTGATGCAGTAGATACAATGTACGAAAGAAGAGAAAGAAGAAATTATCAGCAACAACAATTAGATGCACTTAATAGAATTGCTAATAAATAAAAATACGTGTAAATATAAGAGCCCCCAATGGGGGGCTCATTATTTTAACGTTTAATTTTAACATCTAGTATTTCATTTATTGCACTTTTAAGGTTAGCGTTTTCAGCTGATACTTTCATTCCATATTCATTTACTGTATCTGTATATATGTTAGAATGATTAGGTCTTGATTTCTCTTTCTTAAGTTTAATACCAACTGATTCACCTACACCGTATTTTTTTACTATATCATTTAAATTTGACATAATTACCTCCTATTAAGGAACTCTACTATCTTTGAGCTCCGAATTTTATCATACTTTGTAGTTCTTTTTCGTATTTAGATATTTCATTTTCTAAATCTTTAAATTGTACATCTCTAAACATTGGATAAGGACCATGTGAATAAGACATTATTTCAGTATCTTCATCTGCTATAGCAATACTTATAATAGGTAGTCTTTTCATAAGTTGTCTATAAGTCTCTTTATTCTTTATGTCCATTCCTCTATGCTTTAAATCATGATAAGCTTGGTTAGATATCACTAAATGGAATAAAGGAGTTTTAATTCTTTCTACTTTATTTATAATATCTGCAAACTTATTAGAAGTCAATACTTGTTTCTCTTTAGAAGTACCTTCTTTTTTAACAAATGCTACAGAGTTCTTTAATGATTTTTCAGTATTCTTTTCTGCAGGAGTTACTTTAACAGATCCAAAATACTTTTCATTCATTTCTAATATTGTTTTTACTACATCTTCGTACGGTAACTTTCTACTACTAACGTCAACTGTTAAAGAAGATTTCTTACTCATAGTTTTTCTAGAGAAAGATGTCACATCATTAATATCTTTATATAGTATTTCTACTTGTATTGTTGATTTAGGAGCATGTTTATTATCATTAATAAATTCTCCTGCTTCTCCTGAAGACACTAAGTTCTGTATATTGAATATTAAAGAAGCAGCTTCTGCATTTCTAGAGAATACTTTAGTCATACAATCCATCACAGGATGATATGATTGACTAAATGAAGATAATATTTCTTCAGAATCATCTTTAATATTTTTACCAGATCTGTCTGTTTTATTCATATTAGTGAATGTATTTCTTAAAGATGTTTTTGCTCTAGACATTAAGTTACCACCATCTGTTTGTGCTATTGATGATTCTAATGCTTGTTTAATTTGTATAGCAGCAGATGTTTCTAAATATTTAGCATAAGAATTAATTACATCTTTAGAGATATCGTCAGTAGCTACCAATGGTTGTTGAATATTTAATGCAGACCCGAATTGTTTTTCTACTTTATTATTTTTACTAGTTATCCATATGTTGAATGGAACTGCCATTAATGTATGTAACAATGCTAATCCCGCACCTACTCCTCCAATACCTGCTAATATAGCTCCACCTTTTTGCCAATTTACGGGCATTTTATAAAGTTTATTTTGATCACTAGTGAATTTTCTTGCTTCAGGAGAATCGGCGCCACCAGCTTCACCATAAGCAAAGAAACCTTCTCCAGATGGCATTTCAGCTACAGGTACTAACCCATCTTTCTTTTCTGTAGGATTATAAACAAGGTCATTTTCTTCGTTCTTTAAAGCATCTTTAACTTCTTCATATTTATCCTCTACAGTCTTACCTATAGCAGGGTTTAATTCTTTTAATTCAGCTATATCCTTTTCATTATCTTTAGCTATCTTTTCAGCAGGACATTCTACTAAATCTTTAGCTTTAACAGAATCATTAATAGTCATTAATGATAAAATGCTATTAGCTACAGAATCTTGATAATGATCATTTAATTCTTTGTCAGATTTATCTAAAACATTCGATACAACTTTAAGATCTTTCATAATTAGATCTTTTCTATCTTGTAAATGTGCTACTCCTGCAAAATCAGTAGGTTCCACACTTTCTGCAAATGTTGCAAAATCTAATATACTATCTTTTATCTTTACTATTCTTTCAGATAAAGCTTGGACAGGACCTCTAAGATCGTCCATAGATTCACTTAAAGCAGATAACTTCATAGATTTAATGTAATCATTTCGTATTTCTTTTACAGATTTATATTTCTTAAATTCTCTTGTACTAACTTCTTCTTTTGTTGTAACAACACTTTCTCCAAAAGCTGTTCTGTTCATTATTTCATTTATCTTCGTATTTTCTCCTCTTCCCATAGCTTTATGAAATGTTGTTTTTAAAGTGTCTACATATTCATAAGCTTGGTATTCTTCAGGAGTTGGTCTAGATGGATTATTTCCTTTATTAATATACCCATAATACTCAGCTGATATATTTCCGTCACCGTCTACTACTAAACGATTAAATGCTGATAATACTGCATACATATTATCTTTTTTAATTTCTTTAGATGACTGCTTAATACAAGCTGTATCTACTTTTGTTAATAGTCTTTTTGCGTCATATTGTAATTCCGCATGGAACTCTAACTGAGGTCTTGTTAAATAATCTCTATCATTTCCTAATGCATATTGTATAATAACATCTTCTTCAGGATCATTAGTATAATGAAATATTTCAGCAACTTCTAATACTCTACCATAAACACTATCTTTTTTGTCAACAACGGCAGTTTCTTTTAATTTTGTTGAGTTATTATTTTCATTTTTGGTAGGTTTACTTCTCATAAACTCACTATATGCTTTTTGTGACATAAAATTTTCTCCTTTCATTGAAATATTTTTATATTTAGATATTCTTATATTTCTAGTTGAATCTATCTGTACTTCATCTGGGTTATTTTTATCTTGTCTTAAAATAGTTGGAAAGACAACGACTATTCCGTTCTCTTCTATTCTTAGAGATTCAATCCCACTATATTTATGAGTAAATCGTTCGTCAAAGAAATCTTCTTTTATTTCTTTTTCGATAATAGATTTACAATAATTATCCAAAGAGTCCAATTCTTTTTTATTAGATAATTTATTGAATATAGATTCTTGTAACTCATTTATTTCTTGTTTACCACTTTTATCTCTTATCAATATTTGTATATCTTCGCCTTTATATTTTATATTACGCTCTACAAACTGATTAACATCGAATTTTAAAAATTCTCCGTACGATTTTCTGTCTGACATTTATTTCCCTCCTTTAAATTTAGATATAGGAATCATATGATCGATTTCTTCAAAATAATAATCTAAAGGAGTCTTTTTATTAGTATAATATCCAGAAGTATCTACAAATATCATACCATCTTGTCTTATTTGAAAAAAATGTATCAATTTGAATTTTGTATTATATTCCCCGTCGTCTGATTCTGTTGAAGATTTAGATCTAGCATAATCATTCAATTCTTTTCTAACTTTAGGATCTTTAAGTTGTTCGAAAATCTTTTTTTGTAGATCGTTAGGTTCTTTTTGATTTCTACTTAAAGTAAATTCAACTTCTAAACTTTCTCCATTTTCAATATCTAAATCCCACGTTACAGTATTTTTGTTTCCTATCTTCATGAATTCACCTTGAGGTTTCTTTTCTTCATAACTGAGAATTTCTACATCATATCCGATTTCATCATATGTAGGTTTTTTATCTGGATTAGATTTACTAGTAAACCATCCATAAGCAGTACCACTTATTACTCCGTCCGGTGTAACTTCGAAAGATGTTATTCTGTCATACTTTATAGTATAATCGTCCTCATCAAGTCCACCTTTTTTCATAAGTTGTTTTTTAGCCTCTTTATTTATTTTAGCTCTTTCTTTAGGATCTTTTAAATCTTTTAAAATACTTTTCTGTAGATCATTTATTTCTGTTTCCCCTTTAGGGAAATATAAGAATATGCTAATATTACTCCCATCCACATCATCGATGTCTTCTTGTTGAAATTTAGGTTTACCAGGTTTCATGAACTCACCAAATCCTGATTTAAATATTATCTTATCTAATTTAGCTTTCTCTCCAATAGGTTTAGTAGACACATTATATTTACTAAGATTAACCATTTCTCCTAGACCAGATCTAGTTAATATATTTGATAGAATAAAGGATTCTGAAGATACGACTTGTGTTATTCCTATATCTTTAAGGCTAACAGATTTAGTGAAACCTTGGAAAATTTCATCAGCATAGAAACCGAATTCAAGATTAGCTTTTTTTGTTTTTTCGTCATAGAAGAATCTTATTGTACTTGGATTTTCACAATTCTTAAGAATATGTGCCCTAAAATCATCTAAGTCACCATCTTCGTTAATATCCCAATAATTGTTAGCTAAGAAATGAAAGTAATCTTCTCCTTCATCTTTAATTACGTCAAGATAACTATCCCAATCATTCTTAAAAAATTTTTTGAATTCTTGAGAATTAAATATTCTTTTTGCTAATGCTATTATTTCAGATTCTTTCGATACTATTAGTTTAGCTATCTCTGAAGGACGAGGTTCATTTTCACTTTTAGGTTTGATGATAACACTAATGAATTTTGTATCTTTAGTTTCGTCATCTAGTCTATATTCACCATACTGATTCAATTTATATTTTTCTTTTTCTGGTTTAGGACCTTCCTTTTTAAGTCTCTGTTGTTCTATTGTTTGTTTTCTTTTTAATGTAAGAGGTGTCCTTCCTTGATGTGTTCTTTGGTATTCTTGTAATTCTTTAACAGTCATACCCCAAGTTTTCATTGTATGTTTTTCATTCACATCGTCAAACTTCTGCTTCAGTTTCATAAACTCTCCGAAGCCATGTTTATTTATTATATCATTTAACATAAATACTTCACCACTCGCTTCTTGATCATCTTCCCATTCATCTTCTAAATCATCCATAAAAGCATCAAATTCATCGTCACCAAATGCATTGGCCTTATGGTAAAAATTACCTGATTTAATTTGGCCTAATACTGTTTGAATTCCTTCTTTTATTTTATCTTTAGCTTCTTGAGAAGAGTTTGTTCCTAAATAAAGTTCCCCAAATTTTTTAATAGCATCATCACTTAATCCTGCTACTTTTTGTTTAAAATTCTTTTTTTCTTGAGGACTCATTTTTCTTTTCTTATGTTCTTGTTTTATCATTTTAATTTCATCATTAACAACAGTAAACAACTGCTGTTCTGATAACCACTCTAAGAATACACCCTTCACTGAGTGCCCACTATTTTTAATCCATTGAACTACACCGTTCTTTGGTTTTTCTTTTTCAGTAGTACCCTCGGGGATATCACGTAAACTTTTTTTAGCGGCTTTTTTATTATCAAATAAAGGCATTTTAAACCTCCAATCTTTTCAATATGAATAATAAGAACCTCCCATTACGGGAGGACTTATATTATTTAAATAAATTATTAAAGATGATCTATTGATTCAACAGGTGTTCCTGAATGTCTAGCCATAGCCGCTTCAGCACTTTCTTCAGCTCTTCCAGATGCTGATTCTGCAGTTACTGTAGTACCAGTAGTTACAGGAGCAGGCGATTCTTCTTGTGGTGGTAACCCAGATCCTCTTAGAGATCTTCTAGTTCTTGCACCTCCAGATGCTTCTGTTCCAGAGGTAGATCCAGGTTGTGATGACGCACCGCTCTCAGTCGATGCTTGCGGACCAGCTATCCTGGTGATCTTCTTAGGCATTTCTCCAGTTGGATCTAAACCATAAGGTGCTAAATCTGATGCGTCTACAACAGTAAATCCTGACCTGATGATTATTGCTACCTTTTTATCCTCTATCTCTCTAGCATATACCGGAGACATACAGTTTAATTCAGGGATATGTTTTCTTGTATCAAGAATAGAAACTTTTATCTTTGCCATTCTTATTCACCTCCATTACGTTTGTTTTCTTTATCTTTTTTATTAGTTGAAGGTTTATTTTTGTTCTCAACTATATCTTTCTTCGTTTTTCCAGCATTCTCAACAGGTTTCTCTTCAAATTTAACTTCTTCACCTTCTAAATTAATTTTTTCAGGTCCTTCTGCTGGTTTAACTTCATTAACTGTATTCAAAACCACTGGAGAACTTATAATCTCTACTGGATTTTTATGTTCTACAACTTCTTCTGGTTCCACATGTGGGGCTACAGGAGAAAGACTATTTAATTCGGCTTGAAATTGTATTTCATTTATATTCACTGGTGTAGATACTTCATCTTCAGCCTTTGGTCTAATAAATGTATTAAATTTATCCATATCTAATAGTGTAGATTGATTCATTCCAAATCTATATTCTACTGTATGTCCTTGAACTATTAATCTTTCTACTTCAGGGATAGTTCTTAATTTAGCTTCTACATCTGGATACATTATATTTAATAAAGTATCGTATGTAGAAGACGATACATATGTTAATACTTCTACTGCCATAATTACTTCCTTTCTAATAAAATCTATTTATACCCACTCTTGTATATAGCTCTTGATATATTCTATCAATAACTGCTAAAAGAAGAGGTGTATATAACATGTATTCCATTGTTACTTCTTCTAAATATAATTCTTCTAATACCTCTAATACTTTCTGACCAGTATCTATTTGATTATTATACCACATTTCTAAAATTTGTCTTATTTCCTGTGGTGGTTCAAATGATACAGGTTTTTTATCGTCATTAGGTACTATATCGTAGATCTCATATTCATCCATACTATTCATATAAGTATTAATTTTATGATATGGATCATCTTGTTTTTGTGAATAATATTTATACTTATATAATTCTACACTATTTAATGCTTGATCACCTTTTCTATTTATAAATTTTCTGAATGGATGAGTTTTCCATTTAACAATAGTCATTTTATCTTCTATAGCTTCATTAGATAACATAAGATCATTTGTCTCATATATCTTTAAAGGGAAGAATTCCATTTGAAAATAATATAGTAAAGGAGAGTATAAATACAATTTATCTTTTGTTTCTACTCTTAACATATTAGTGTAGTCATCGTAAAAGTAACTCATGTAGATTTCATTTATTTCTTCTCTTTTTTCTATAATCTTTTGTAATTCTATATAAGTAGATTCTTCTAAGAATGGGCTATATTGTGTACCTAAATTTTCTTGAACAAATTTAAATTCTTGAGAAATTAATTTTCTCCTTTTCATATGTTCATATGTCCAAGGCTGTTCAGGACAGTTATCGTCTTTCATGTAATCTACTTTAATAAATGTTTTATTATGTAATGTAACGTAATCTAAATTAGTTACAACATAGAATATTTGATGATTTTCTAATTTTAAAGTTAATCTATCTCCCATTACGGGAGTGATTGTATTAGGAAGATGGAGAAAACTTAAAATGTCAGTATTTAATTTAACATCTTCTTTCTCATTCTTATCTAACGTTGTATTCTTTTCATCAACATATCCGTAACCTATATAATCTTTAATTAATTTATATTTAGTAGCACCACTATAAGGACCATGTGTAGATTTATCTCCTACACCTGTAACCGATGCTAAATTATCATATGAATAATAATTCATTATAATTGGTGTAGCACCATCTATAAATCTAGTAAGTGAGCCATCTAATATCTTTTCTGTATTTTTTATCATACTATGTACAGATGTTGGTATAGATGAATAATCTCTACCATTAATATTTTTTATTTCCATAGCTCACCTCTTATATTATTTATATCATCTTGTATATATCCTGTGACTAATACTAAATCAGCAAATCTAGTAATAGCATAATTCACCATTTTATTTATACAATCATTTAGTACTGCATGTATTTTCAATTCATACTTTAAAAAATTCTCAATACCTGTTTCTTCTTTAAAGTAATTTTTACCTACACTAGTAGAATCAATTTTATGCTTATTTAATTTTAATTTCTCTACATGTGATGTCAATAGGTCTAACATAATAATAATTTTTTCTAAATTACGTTTACCTATTTCACATACATTATAAGAAAGATCAATAGCATCTAACCAATCTTTTTTGTTGTATATAAAGACTTCTTCATAGTTAACATTTCTTGGAGTTTGGTCTATAAATTTTCTTCTTAAAGTATAAGTAGCTGGTAGATTTTCTACATATATATTTAGATTATCTCTAAATTCTTTTAAAGAACTTTCTCCACCAGCAAATGCAGAAATATTCACTAAAAGATCGGAAACAACGTTATGAATTTCGATTAACCAGTAAGAAAAGTCATTTGCAGCTTTTTCTAAAATAAAAGGATTATGCATTTCTCGCGATAGGATATCGGTGTGGGTATATAACCCACCACCATGTCCATCCTGATATTTTTTTAAATCTTTTAAAATACTATTGTATTTTTTATCCATTTTTTCAAATGAATTTTGATGTTTTTTAAAAATGCTATTAACTGCATCATTAGTAATATTATATACAACAAGATTCAATGTGTCTAATTGATCCATGTTGTTCCTCCTGATTAGTCTTCGTAATCTTCTTCACTAAATTCTACAGGTTCGTCATCTTCGAATTCACCATTTTCATCTGGTTCTTCAACATCTCCGAAATCTCCGGCAGGTGCTCCACCTTCTTCTCTAGCTTCATCTCCAAGACCAGCAGGTGCTCCATTTCCACCTTCATATACTCTGTCTTCTGTATAGTCAGAATCAGATCCTAATCCTTCCCATTCTCCTTTATCAGAATCTTCTTGAATGATTCTTGATGGATCTTGTGGGTCAGGGTAAGATACTGTAGATTTATCTTTAGACATAACTAGTTCATCAAATTCTTCATTTCCTGATGGTCCTAATACATCTAAGATTGCTTGTCCTTCAGCTTCCATAGCTTCACCTTGAGCTATCCAGCTTTCTCCAAGACTTTCAAGATCAACTTCTACAGGAATGTCTGATCCTTCTGGTGTAAATTCAGGAGTTGCCCAATCTTCAGGGTCAGTAACTTCAGGGTCTTCCCCAATGTAGTTATTTTCGTCATCATATTGAGTATCTTCGAATTCTTCTTCTTCTTTTATTGCTTCCAATGAATCATCAAGATCAGTTCTTACTCCTGATTCTTCTTCTACCGCATCTTCTGCTCCGGCTTGAACTTCTTCGTTTTCTAAAAGTTCATCTTTTTCAAAATCTGCCATTATAGTTTCCTCCTCGAAATATATTTTTTTTATTAATTAATGTAATTAATATAAAGGTGTGTTTTATTATAACGTTATTCCACCCATTTATTAATTCTTCTTACATAGTTATCTAAAATAACATGTAAATTCTCTGCTATTCTAATAATCTCATCATTATCTTTATTATACTTTTCAGTAAATTCAGGAATGAAATTTTCTCTGAAAGCTTTAACATTCTTTTCCATTTGGTCTATTGCTTGTAGACCAGTAGCAGTAATACTTTCAGAAACAGCCTTTCTTTCATAGTAATCTTGAGCCATTTTAAACATAGCTATTTTTTGACTTTTAGATAGTCTGATAGAATAACTTTCAGCAGCAGCTGTAAAAATGTTTTCATTTTTAAATATAGCTTTTAAACCTTCCATCAAAGCTCTAAATTGTTTCCTATCTTCTTTTTTATCTAAGATTTCTTCTTTTAATTCTAAATGTTGATTATATCTTTCCATTAAAGAAGATAATTTATTAGAAGGTACTGTAGATTTAATAGTACTTAAAGTATTAATATCTCTACCATTTAATTTAATATCAGTCATAACAGAATTTAATACAGAATCTCTATCTTTTAAAAGATTTATATATCCTTCACATAGAGCTGCTATGTATTCTGTTTCACTATCATAATTAGGTATATTCTTTTCTGAAAAAGATAATTTTTCTAGAATTATTTTTCTATCTTTAAGTACATCTATATTGTTATCTAGACTTTCTTTAATAGCTAACATGTCTATTAAAGGTCTTTTAATTTTCTCTATATAATTCAACTAATTTCACCTCCTTTTTATACTTATTTATAATAGAACGTTTGATTTTTACTAAAACAAGAGTCTTATAAACTACGTATAGGAGGTAATTTATGAGTAATAAATCTGATATATATTGGAAAAACTTAGCCTTGTTAAAAAAATATATAAATGTAGGAAGAATACCTGCTTCTGAATTAAAATTATTAGAAGAATGTTCACCTACGAAAATGAATAAAATATATACAATAGGAAAGATATTTCAAAAATATAACATTATATTAGAGGAGGATGAATAATGGCAAATGGTTATGTAAAAGGAGTCGTTCCAGCAGATCTGGATCCTGATGCATTAAATATGTACGTTGCCGGAGAGATCGTTATAGATCAAGCGGCAGTAGACCATGATGGTAAATTAACACCGACTTTATATGTCGCTGCTATAAATCCAGATAGTAGAAAAAAAGAATTATTCTTAGTATCTGGTGCTGGTAAATATGAACTCTTGGAACATTTAACAAGAGCACACGTAATTGGTAGAACAACACCTACTAATTTTGATAGGTCAACACTATGGTTCAATACAGAAATGGTATATGTAGAGCCATCAGATGTTACTAAATCTTATATTACAATAAGAACAGAAACTTCACCTGGTGTATGGGAATGGAAAAAAATCCTACCCTATACTACAATGGATACTGTAATATTAGGAAAAAATAATGCAGGTAATCCAATTACGTTAGCATCTTTAATAAAAAATAATAGAGTAGTAAATCCACTACCACAAGATGTTAGAGAAAGTTCTTATGGGGAATTATATATAAATGACTCTAATGAACTTTATTATAAAATGGGTCCTAATCCATCAGACCAACATTTAGTAGGTACTGTAAGCACTTATTTAAGAGAAAGATTAATAGAACAAATAAAAGTTGGTAATGAACAACCATTAAACTTTAATTACAACTCTGTTTGGTTTACTGATGACGGAGATATAAGTTTATCTAGAAGTAAATATATAAACTTAGTAGATCCTAATAAATCTACTGGATTAAAATTTGTTAGAGATGCTCAAAATAAAATGAAATCTGGTTCAGTATTAGAAAATGAAGCTAAATCTGTTATAATTGATAATAACAATACAACAGATTATGGTCATATATGGTTAAATTATCCTGTTAATGAAGATGGTAAATATTATATAGAATTATCTATAGAAGACCCACATAATGCAGCACAATTAATGTTTTTAGGTAATGGTGTTCAACAACCAGTATTAAATGATTATGGTACACAATCAGATAACTCACAAGCTTTAATAGATACTGAAAAAATGGTATTCGGTGGTAATAATAGACCTAAAGCATTCGTTATGCATAAAAAGACAATATTTATCGAATTAGATAAAACAGGTGGTAACACAAATATTTGTTTAGGATATGTTACAGATAGTGGTACTAAAGAATATGTATACGGTGACGGAACGACTACTGTTGGTTTAAGTATGAACTTAGCTAGAATAGCCGTAGGATCATCTGCAAGTACAGAAGCTAATTCACATACTAGATTTAGTGTATTACCTTATTTAATTAAGAAAATACCAGAAGGATTTAAAGGTATAAATAATACATTACCTGGAGAAAATCCTTTCTCTGCTGTCGTATTAGCTACAAATGCAGAAAGTGTATTCTTAGCTAAAAATGTTAAATTAGCTGATCAAGTAGAAGCTGGTAGAATTATTCCAGTATTTAGAGATTATGCTGATAGATCAAATGCTAGAATAAATGAAATAATATTTGATTCTAATAGTAGTAAACTGTACACAAAACAAAGAAATGGTAGAGTAGTACCTATAGCAGGTGCATTAGATGACTCTATAGAAGATCATATATTGAACTCTTTAAAGGTTACTATGGATGATGTTAAGACATTTACTAAATTAGCAAGTGACCCAAGAAGAATTTACGTAAGTAAGAAAGCTTCTTTACCAGCTGATCCAGATGTTATAATAGAAGGTAATATGGCTGTAGTAGATAACTCATCTGAAAGTGATGACTCTACATATAAAGTAGTAATACCAAGATCATTATCTAGACTAATAGGACACAACTGGGTAGACAATCAAAATAGAGCTGTGTCAGGAGATTTAAAAACATATTTAGATGAAATAGATAAATTAATCAAAAACTCTATATTGACAGATAACGTTTATTCGGGTTATGGAGAACTTAACTTTAAGACATCTGATTTAGTAAATACATATAATACTAAACAATCATTCATTCAAGAATTATCGAAAAGAATGATAGATAATTCATTATATATAGAAACTGTAGCTAAGAAACCTGCTGGTGGTGTAAGTAGTAATCAAATAGATAACTTTTTCTCTGTACCAGATGATGGTATTTTATATGCATATTGTGATGCTAAAGATAATTTATATGCTACATTATATACAAGAAATGCTACATATACAAATGCATATATGAAGCCATCTTATAATGGTGGAGAATGGAAAAAAGTTATAACAGAAGTTAACGGTGTTACAAATGTTAATGATGTTATCTCTACAGGAAAATTCGAAGTAGAAAAAACAATAGAATCTCAAAAGAATATTTTCTCACCAATTTATACACTAAAAGGATCAACTGGTAATATTGGTATAGAAGCAAATACAATAACAAATAATAAAGCTAATCTATTATCATATGATGGATCTTCTTTATTAGATACATTAACATATAAATTAGGAGATAAGAAATTTAAATCTTCTTATATAGTATCTAAAGATAGACCTGTATGGATAGATGAACAAGATAATGAATATGCTTGGCTTACATTAAATGATATTAGAAATGCTTGGAACTATAAAGGTTCTTTATTTAATGCTGGTACATTTACTTCATTAGATTCTTTAGTTGGTGCAACAAGTGGAGGATACTATACTTTAGGAGAAACTTCTACTACTGGAAATGGATTCCCTAAAGTTGGTCTTACAGGTATATTAGAAAATTTTGTTGTTCCAGGTGAACCAATTTTTCAAACTTTCGTAGGAAAAGATAATGACGACAGTCACAGAATATATGTAAGAAGTAAAAAGAATAATACGTGGCTACCTTGGAACATATTACCAAATGAAAAAGATCTAGATAAGAAATTAGATAAAGTAGGAGGAACTGTAACAGGAGCTCTTACAATCGAAGGTGATATTAAAGGTAGAACTATGACATTGACTGATAGATTAACTACTAATAAAATAGAATCTATTAATAAATATAATCTTATTACATCATCTGTAACAGGAGGAAATAATACATACACTATCGGTGATACAAATTATAAGACTGTTATTATAGCTAATGATGGTACTAGTAGACCACAATATTATAATGGAGCTAAATATCAGAATTTTATAGTAGATGACGATATAAATGCTTTAAAATTATCGTTAAATAATGACTATTATACTAAAATACAAACAGATAGTCTTTTAAATACAAAAGTAGATGGAACTAGATATGAAGAAGAAATGAAAAATAAAGTGTCTAGATCAGGAGATAATGTTACGGGTACTATAACTATGGATGCAGGAGATATAGTTATTAAAAAAGGAAGTCTAACATTAGATGGAAATTCAAAAGTTTCATTAGCAGGTAAAAAATATAATGATAACATAACTTTAAACAACGAACCAGTCTCAACATATACTGGAACAATGAGATACGATGTTGTAGGATTAGGATCTAATAATGAACAAGCTATATTTACTGTATCTTCTGGAAATAATATCCAAGTTAATACAAATACACCTACATCCATACAATTCTTCTTAGATAAGAATGGAAACTTAGCTGTTGGAAATATTATTAATAAAGCTGTTAAAAATAATGCTAGAACGGTATTAATGAAAGATGAAATTGTAGATAATTATACTGGTGGAGCTACTAAGGTATTATCTGCTGAAAGAGGAAAAGAATTATCTGAATCTACTATAGGAAGAGAAAGAGGAAATCTTTTTGATACTATAGGTGTAACATCAACTTACAGTACTACTAATTTAACATCATTACATGCTGGTTATTATTATATAACAACATTAAATGAAATAAAAGCTTTAAATTTAAATACGGACATTGTAACATCTACTACGGGAATATTATTTGTAGAAGGAAGTATAAATTCAGCGAACAGATCTTATAGATTTGTTACTAGAACAAATAATACTGATAAATATGTTATGGCTAATTTAGTGTTAAATAACAATACTGGCGAATGGAAATATATGTATGATATTTCTAGATATTATACTAGAGAAGAAATAGATGCATTATTAACTAGATTAAAAGATGAAATTATTGGACTATTTAAATCTAAAAAATTCTCATTTACTGGTAATACTACAAATAATAGTATACCAGAAAAATTATGTCATACACATAATCACGAAAATCTAGGTAATACAGATAATATATTCTTTAAGACAAACATTACAGCTGAGAGTACAACTAATACAAAGAATTTTGTTATTAGATTATCGGGATTTAGTATGGGATCAGCTATGAATGATACTTCTTCACCTATTAGTATAATGTTAACTGGAAAATTAGATTTCCAAGGTAACGCACCTGTATTATCAAATGTCAATATAGTTAATATGGTACCAGGATCTTCTTTAGAAATATTCGGTGTTAAATTAACTAATGATGGATTCTTAACATATGGAGTAAAAGATAAAGTGACTAATAGACAATTATCTTTTGATACATACATGAGATTTAGTAGTATAGAAGATACTACATTTAATGGTGGCATAACACTTTATAGAACAACAGAATTTTAATTATAAATTATAGCCTCCCGTATGGGGGGCTTTTAATTACAAGAAAGGAGAAAGAAATGGCTTATGGTTATTTAGGAGAATTAACTAATAGGAATCTGAATAGTTTGACTTCTGGAGAAGGATTTTATGAAGTAAATAATCCAGATATAGTCTCTTCTTTTAATAATTATCCTGACGACTCACATATTCTCTATAAATTATTATTTCAATCTGACGATTTAAATAGAAAATATAAAATATATACTGATACAGAGAACAAAATTACGCCAGAGATTTTAGAAGAATTAAAAACAAGACATAAAGCTGTTTATGATCATTTGTCTGGTGCTGGTGTTAAAGTAATCAAAGGGATATTAGAAATAAGAAATTTTGATAATGATACTGAAATATATTATCGAAGAATAATAGGTCAACAAACATTCTACAGATTGAACGATAATGTCACATTTCAAAGATTTCTAGATTCAGATGGTTGGTCTGAATGGACTTATGTTTATACTAATACTTCTGAATATTTATTAATAGCTGAAGATGTCATAATATCTAAAGCTAGACTTCATTTAGAAAAAGCATTTAAACATTATGCTCCTCCATATGATGACACCAGAATAAAAGAAGAAATAACAAAAAGAATTGATGAAGATGAATTCAATACTAAATTAAGATATATTAATAGTGAACCTAGAGGAACATTAATATTTAAAGGTGGACCTGGTAATAATACAAATGATCCCGGAGGAAATATCATAAGTGCTTCAAACGGACCTCTAATAATGGATACATTAGGTAGAAGAGATGGTACTGGTTCCTTTATACATGGAAGATCACCATCTGGGTTTTATTTACAATTATTTAGAGCTTATGATGGTATGCATTTAGGTGTAGGACATAATGGTTATTCTAGAGTTAGATTTGAAAATGCAGGTCAAAGAGGAGCAAGAGGAGTATATCCAACAAATATATTTTGGAATGATGCTAATAATTATGATATGGAAATTCAACATTTAGGACGTTTACAATTTAACGGAATGGACGGTAGATGGCCTGTTAATCCAGGTGATTGGAACTGGGATGGATGGATACTTGATGATGCGGAAGAAATTTTAGTAATGCATAGTGCAGCAACGAATTATGGATGGGGAGGAATAGGTTCCTTTATGTGGCCTTTATGTACAAGAGAAAATGTCGATATTTACCCATCTTGTCCGTTAGCAGCTTCGATGTATTGGAATGGTCGGGGAATGCCAGAAGCTGTGATAGATGCACATACTGAAATTAGATTCGATAGACATCGTGTTGGGGTTAGTACTCAACATGGTATGCAATTTCATTCTTATACGAGGTGATAAATATGAATAAATTATTCGGTACTATTAAAAATCTTCCTGGTAATATTAATCTTAGGGATTTAAATAGTTACTTAGATGATACCTTTAATACTAATGTAGGATTTCGTTGCTTAACACCTAGTAAAGTAATGGGGTATCCAACTAGCGACATAGGTTTTTTAATAGTATCAAGAAAAGAAAAATTAGTACAGTTAACATATATAACAACAAAGGCAACTTATGTAAGTGGTCTTATATTAAGAGATAATGGAAATAGAACTCCTGTGGCATGGATCCAAAAAATAGACGGGAGACAGAAGTCTATTTCTAATTATAAATCGGATGTACTTTATTTAATTACAGATAAAGATATACAAGATATCATAGAAAGATATATAATACCTTTTGATGATTCTGAATTATGGACATTAATAGAGGATAAAATTACGAAAGAAAGAGCTAATTTATATACAACTAGTCAGAATCCAGTATTATCTAGACAATCAGGTATGGTGTTTGAGACTACAAAAGGTATATGGATAGCTGGAAATAACGTTATAGCAGGAAGTGCTAATGTTAATGAAAAAAATGATGGTTTTCATAAAGGATCAAGAGCAGGATTAATAGTATCTAGATCTTCATGGGTTTCAGGAGATATTATGATGGCATATGCCAGTGGTAAAAAGACTTTATATGGTAACCCAGTTGAATCTGAAGCTGTCATGAAAGCTGGAAGAGTATTAATATTAAAATCTAGAAATAGACCTATTCTTTCAACATTTGGAGATATTTCGGCTGATAAAAATAGAGAAATTGTTATTAGAGCAGATGTCAGATGGAAATTATTCTACAATGGTAGAGATGGATTCAAAGATGTGGCATACCCTGCTCATGCAAGAGAAGTATTAGTACAAATGTATACAGATGTAGGTGGAAGAATACATAAAAATAGAGCAAATGTATATTGGAGAGATCTCAGATACTGTGAATTTGAACCAATGCATTTCATTAAAGGTATAAATAATGTAGTAGTGCAAGATACAGGATTCTGTTATCATCATGCCGATGCTACAGTACATGTCCGACATATTGGAGCGGATCATGTTATAAATCAGAGATCATATAGAACTGAAACTAAATACGAGGGAGATGCCGGTCCAGGACCTTATGGTGCATTTGATCATTTTCCTAGTATAAGAAGGATTTGGTGGAGATAGATGAATAATAAAAAAAATAGTAATCTAACAGATAAAAAGAATTTAAATATTGATCTTTTATTTAAAATAGAAGATAGTGGAATATATGATATAGAAATAAATAGTACATTAATGAATCAGTACGCTTTAGAAGAATCTAGTGGACAATTAGAAGTTACTGCCACTACTAATTTTTGTATACAACGTTTTAAATGTCTTTCTATAGAATTTATTAGATATAGAAGAAACAATACATGGACAGATTGGGAAAAAGTAATGTCTTTAGATAACCCTGTTATAACTACAAATAATGGTGTAACAGCTTATGAGAATAATAACATATTAAATGAGCTACAATTATATATAAACAAAGTAAGAAAAGATTCATCTCGTTCCATATATTCTGGTAAGCAACCACTTTATGATGATAGTGAACTAAGAAGAGCTATTTCAAAAATGGTTCCAATAAGTAGAGAACCCGAGATAGTCCCTGTAGTTAATGATAAACGGGATACCGTTAGTATAAAAAATAAAGATTGGTTAAGATTAGATAGATTAGACGCGGGAGAATCAAGTGGGATAGCTGTTAGTAAAACGGCTTCTTATGTGTTTGATAATAATATTAATAATAAATATAACATAATTAGTGAAAGTGATAAATATTCAGTAATAGGAGATGAAAAATTCGATAGAATCTTTATTGAAGGACATTTTAGACCATACGCAACACATTCTAGTTACTCAGAAAAAATACCTGAAAGAAGAAGTGCTAACTTTATGGTACAATGGGATTTAGAATGGAAATGGGTTTACAATGGGGGTCGTGTACCAGAAGTAAATATTGGTGGTAACCCTGTAAGTGAAATGTATTATAAATGTACACCTGATTTTGGTTATGGTTGGCCTCAATGTGGAACCACAGGTTCTCAAACATTAGGTATGAATCCTACTACTACTATTTTTACTAACACACATCCTATCGGTGCAGGACCTAATGGAAGAATATTTACTAACGCAGGTAATCCTAATATCGAATATGCGTTGTGGAGGTAACGATGTATAAAAATAGATTAAATCAATTATTACAACCATTTATGTTCTTAAATGACAATATTAATAGCTATGCTATTGTATTAAAAGAATATGTTAATGATTTAGATAAATGGAATGCTGAAGATGTAAAATTAAAACCTGTTAAGAAATTTTTAGAAGATAATAATGTAATAACTTATAATCAAGTTAATGCTTATACTACAGAGACTGTATATGAATACCCATTTATTTATACTACTAAAATTAGTAAATCGTGGTTTGATAGTAATAAATGGAATTTTTATTTAAATGGTCAACATGCTAAAACATATAACGAAAATGATATTAAATTTATTCACTTTCAAGGTTACATTTATATATGTTGTAAAGAGGATATAACAATAACATCATTAATCGTTATAAGAACAAATATACCAGCAGCTATATCAGAATTAAATGGTGCAATAACAGATCATATTAAAGGAAATCATTTAGATTTACCTTATGACAATAATTTTGTATATAAACCAAATGCTTCTACTGGGAAAAAATTATCTATATACTCAAAATATATTTCTATTAGAGGTGGAGAAAATTTATTTGGTGTATTAGAAAGATATACTAATAATCCTTTAGAATGGTTATATGAAAATAAAATAAAATCATACTTATTAATGGATGACCATGGTTTGATTACTTCATCAGAAGATGTTACTTTCGATCCATTATTTATATCTGTAAAATCAGGTAGTAAAGTAAAGGTGTTTTTATTTTATGATGGTGTTGATCCTGATGAATTTACTCCTTTAGATTATGATTTCTTTTTACGTAATGTAGATAATTATTATTTAGAAGGATTATATAGAAAATTCTTTAAAAATAATGATATTAAAAGGTACTTATTAAGTCATCCTAAAATGTTACCTCAAGAAGAAGAGATAAATGTATTTAAATATATACATAGATATGATGAACTTTTGTCTCCTAATATAGTGGACGAAGTAATGGGATTCTCTTATGATTTATTTATGGATATGTACAAAACTAGACACAGAACAAAAATAAATTTCTCATTTGCTGATTGTAAATTAGTAGATCAAACGAAATATTCTGAATTTGAGTATGATCCAGATAAAAGAAAGAAAGAAGATATTTTATTAAAATTGTCTTTTATAAATTATTATGATAATCCATTTGAAATTTATATATTTGGTGTATTATATATGTCTACATATATTGTAGATAAACATTCTCCATTTACTGATATCTATATAAATGTATCTAATATATTAGATCAGTATAATATTGATTTTAAAGATTTAAAAAAATTAAAAGGTCATGTTGTATTAAAGAGTCATGATTATAAAAGAATTAATTATAATAATATAGATACTGATTTTAATGGTACATTACCAATAAGTGATGATCTATTTACTATTAAAAATAAAAAAGTCTATGACAATGGATTTTTATTAAAAGAATCGGACTATGAATTAAATACATTACATCCTAGTGGATTGTTATGTATGTGGCCTAAAAGAAAACATAAAAGACATTTAATATCTGTTATAGGAAACAGATTACCAGATACTAAGATATATTCTAGAACGTACTCCGTAAAGGCACAGAACCTCGATACAAGCGATTTAAATAAAAAGACAGATAATTGGTCATGTATTTATAAAAATCTCTTATACGTCGATTATATCGATTATAGATACAATCTATATATTGACTCTTATATGTTAATAGAGAATTATGATTATATTATATTAGCACCTAATTTAATAGAATTTATAAGACCTATTACAGTAAATAAAGAACATACAGGTGATTATATTGATGTTAAAGTAGAATATGAAGGTGAATTAGAAGATTGGATGTTAAAAGTATATAAATATAAATCTTATAGATACAGATTATTTAATGATACAAATTTTATGGATATGTATTACGATACAAGAGGAGAAACAACTTTAAGATTAGAAAGAGATGATACTTTTAATATTAATGATAAAGGATTATACGATACTGAATATTATAGATTTAATCAAATGACTACTAAGTATTTTAGTAGTGAAAATCTAAATACAGCAGCTATGAATAAATATGGTGAAGAATTATACTATAAATTACATACAGAATTTCCTGAATTTGTTACTAAAGTTGATAATAATTTTATTATAACAGATAATATTAAATTTACATCTTTATCAGACATTCCTAGAAGAATATTTGCTCCAGAGAGAGTAGATCTTCAAGAATTAATTACTAAACATATAGAATCTGTAAAAATAATGAAATTTGAAAATAAGCATTTAAATAATGAAACAGATCTGTCAGATATAAATTATAGATATAAATCATTAATCCATCAAGGAGATTTATTTATATCTTCCAATATTCCATTAAACTACCTATTAGATAAATAAATAATAGGAGGAATAGAAAAATGGAAGAACTTAACACGCTAGAAACAATAATACCTAAAGGTAGAATATATGCGTTACCTTATAACATTGAGAGTAATTCAAATGTAGTATGGGATACTATAGGTAAACTAACCGATGCAGAATTAGAAGACGCTATACAAAAAGAGTATGATGTAGACGATGAAAGATATAAATATCTTAAAGAACTTTTAAAAGAAGAACAAAAATATAGACTAATTACATTAGATACTTTTCAACATGAGGTTCTATCACTAATATTCAAAAACCCACCAAAATTAGAGTCTTTATTTCAATTAGAGGATTTAATCGAGAAACATTCTATCGATGTAATCACTTTTAAAATGTATATAAAGACTCTGATATCACAAATACCATGTAATTTATTTTGTATGATAAAGAAAATGGAAAAGGATGTGAAAATGAATGGATAAAATAACAGAAATACAAAAATTTATAATGGATCAAAGATTATCGAATGATCAAGTTTCTATTATATTAGAAAACACAAATAGATCTTTTAATAGAGCATTAAATGGTATTAAAATTGATATGCCTGAAATAATAAAGAAAATGAATCAGTTATCCTATGAAGATCTTTTGTCCGTTCAAACTTTAATATTCCTAGAAGGTCAAGAAAATAGTCGTCTTAGAAAAAAAAGAGAAGGGACTCTTAAATTAATATCTAAAGAAATAGAGGACATTGATTATGAATGTTCTCAATGTAATGTAGAAGTAAAAGACCATCTGACAATAGCAAATAAGTCGCAAGAGGAGTTACTGGAATTAGATAATAAAATAGGTGGATCTATATCTTGGAGATTATACGATAAAATATCTAATAATGAAGCTTTACAAACCTATCAGGAAGAGAATAATAAGAAGGATGAAATAGAACACGTTACTATTGGTGAATATGATGATGTGAACGATAATAGTGAATTACAAAAAGTAACTAATGCACTGATCGCTATGTGTAAATCAGACGTATATAAAGATATTTTTGGTAATTTAATTATAAGTGATCCTTTATCTATTACATTAAATGAAACAGCTTTAAATTTAGCTCAAAAAAGCGATAATTCTTTAGAAAAAATTATCGACAGATGTACAGACGGAGAAAAGGATAGTTTAGTCAAATACGAAAAGTTAGAGTTGAGATTAAGAAAACAATTCTATGAGATTTACCAAGGTGAATCTGTAAAAGGAATTTTATTTCGTTGTATAAAGGATAGACATTCTTTAAATAGATTTGGTAGAGGTCGTGTTATAGTTTGGCCTTTAGAAGTTGTTTATCGGCTACATCAAAAAGAAAAAGAATTTTCTCAAAATAAAAAAGAAGAAGTAAAAGAAATTCCAGATAATGATATGGTAAATAAGCCTAAACACTATATGTTTAATGTGGATGGTCATGATGTTCAGGCTATAGATTTAGTAAAAGGATTATTAACACCTGAAGAATTCAGAGGTTGGATTAAAGGATCTTATTTTACTTATTTAATGAGAGCTGATAGAAAAAACGGGATAGAAGATTTAGAGAAAGCTAGAACTTTTCTGAATTGGCAAATACAATTAGACAAAGGTGAAGAATTAACTTTACCAGGCAAAAAATAAAATGACCCCCATTAGGGGGTCTTTATTTTAACGACAATTATTAAGGGATTATTTCACCCTTAATAAATTATCAAGAAATTCCAATACAGACTGGAGTGTTTGACCTCCAATCCATATTGTAAGGATTACTGACACTGTTAACATGGCAACAGTAACCAAGATAACTATGTCTTCATCCTTTTTTTGTTTTATTTTCTGGATAGTAATTTCTCCCATCCAGAAATTTATCACGATTAGCATAGCCGTTACGGCTATCTTTAAAACTAGCATCATAGTGCTACCTCCTGAAATTTTATTTTATTTCTATCATATATATAATATATAATTTCGTAATACTAATATAAACAAAAAAAAACCTCCGAAGAGGTTATCTGATACTTATTCAACAGCATACTCTACGACTACAACATCATTATCTACCAATTGTGAATCATCTAAGTTGTTAATAATACGACATAATCTACCATGTATGCTATCCCAAGTTGCGTTAGTTACATCATACCAATCAGCATTAGTATTGTCCCAACCAGAAGAAACCATCGAACGCATTAATCTTCTTATTTCGTCAGCTGTTAAATCATTCATATTTCTCATATTTATACCTCCAAAATTATATTAAAATACTCACAATAATACTAGTAATAAATGAAACAACAAATACTAATTCTACGACAAATAACAATTTTTTCTCATCAATTTTTTTCATTTTAATTACCTCCATATATATTATTAATTTCTATCCAATAATATTATATATAATAATAAATAATTAACTATATTTTAGACGTAAAAATAAAGACCCCCATTGGGGGGTCTTTTTATTGTATTGATTTTACTAATTTATTATATAATTGTACCTCATCTTTTATTATTTTAAATCCATCCATTTCTTCATATTCTAATATATATGGATTAACAGGATCTCCTTTAAAAGTAAAGTAAACTATTTCATGACCTATTTTTATATAAGTCTCTAATAAAGATCTAAAAAGTGATCTTCTTATATTAGCCATTTCTTCAGGCACTTTATCTAAATTCATTAGTGCATCATCTAAATCATTTATTATTAAAAGAAATTTCTCTTCTTCTCCTGATAAAGCGTCTATAAAATTACAAATTAATTCTAACATATTCTCTTTTAAAACAGCATTATTTCTGAAATTAATTTCAAAAATATTTAGATCGGCTATTTGTTTATAAGGAACTACATTAGAAGAAAGTTGTTCACTATTAATAAATAATATCATGTCTACTCCTCTTACGCCTTTTTAACTGAATTTTTAGAATCTTTAGAAGGTCTAGCTTTTCCAGTATATATTTTGTCTAAATTAGTTGTGATGTCAATACATGATAAGAAAGTACTGAATTCCTTAGTTATCTCCTTTATATTTAATATAACGTCGACCTCAACTTTTCGAATTGTGGCATAAAGACTTTGAAGACTTCCTGTATCTTCTTTTGAACTATGTATAACGTTATGAAGTTCATTTATAACATCTTTTTTCGAAGACATAAGTTCATCTATCATAGTTAATTGTCCTGCAAAGAAAGAATATTCATCTTCATATGCTTTCATTAAGTCTTTAGCAGTTTTCTTAACTTTTTCTAAATTTTTTTCTGATATTATATACGTATCTTTTTCTTCCTTAGCGATTTTATTAACAGCTTCTTTCAATTCCTGTCTATATTTATTAAAATCATCTGTAGCAGTATCTATTAATCCATCTGTAACTACGGTCCTCATAGAATCAGGATTTTTTATTATTTTATCTACATCTTTAAAAAAATTTATTAGATGATTGTGTAAATATTTTGTGATATTTCTAAATTTTATAATTACATCGTCAATAATTTCGTCATCACGAATTCCACGTCTCAGATCCATAAGATCTAATATAGAATTAGCTGCATATACTGTTATGTCTCCTTTAGAAAGATCTAAGTGACTAAGCTGTAAGTATTTCTTCTTTATATTTTCTACTTTTCTTTTTAAAAAGAAACCTGTGATCTTTTTAATTAAAGCTTGGCATCCGTCAATAAAATCATGCCATAGTTTTTTAAGCTTTTCTACAAAAGTCTCCCATCCCTCTTTTAAAGATTCTTTAAATCCTTCTCCATTACCTGATTTAAATGTAATAATTTCATTAATAGAATTCTTAAGATTAGTATTCTCCATAGATATAGTAGCTTTCTTATATTTAATAGCTATATCAAAATAAGATTCTTTAAATGCTTTTCTCTTAGATTCTACAAAATTTTCTTTAATACCTACCCTTTTTAGTAGTTCATTATTCACCATTATAATTCTCCTTTCAAATTTTAATTATCAATATCTTCTGTACTAGGTACTCCTTCTATAGAGTATCTTTCTTTAACATCTTCAATCAGTTGTAAATCGACCAATCCTTTTAATAATGTTTCTCTTACATAGTATTTAGCTATTTCTTTGTTTTCTTCTTCTATACTAGTGTCTTCATCTATAATTTTTTCGTAGATTTCAGAAATAGTATTTGTTTGATTTAAGCTTTCATTTAATGCTGTATCCATTAATTCACGAGGAGGATCGAATTCAATTATACATTCTAACTTCTCATTACCAGTCAAATATCTTATTCTTCTAGTACATTCTTCTGATATAGGAATAGTCATTTCATTTTGTAATGTCATAACTGTCATAGCAGTAGTTAAGTTTATTTGAGCTATTTTTTTAGCAAAATCAATATTTCCATTCGGATCTAAAATATCTGCTGGATAACCAAATGGAGCAGTAGCATTATTACGTAGTTTATCTAAGAACTCTTGATCCAATGGTTCAGGTTTTGTTTGATCTAATTTTTCTATTTCAAATAAATCATTTCCTGAAGGTAATTTTGGAATTATGATCGTTCTTCTATTTGCTAAAGTATTATTAATAGTATCACTATTAGCTAAATGTTCAAATGTAGGCATAGTGGATCTAAATAATCTAATAGCATTACGTGTCATTGTTGCTACAGATGCATCATTACTATGGGGTATTTTAAAAATAAAAGTGTCTTTATCCATAAATAATTTATTCAACATATTATTTTTAATTAACTCTATTGCAGCTTTAATATACATTTTAGATTTTTCTATAAAGCTTGTTCCCATAGGTCCTTCACCAGTTTTATAAAATGTTATATATTCAGCTGGTATAAATCTAACACGAGTTTTTAATAACGCACCTATTTCTAATTCATCTAAAAGATACTCGATGTCTTCTATTAGTGTCGGGTTATTACGTAATAATTTTTTAGAAATATTTCTACGTAAAGTATTTCCCATGTCGTCTAAGATAATACGTCTCATTTGCTCTTTTGTACTACTATTAACATTACTCATTGAGTACATCTCTGTTTGTTCAGGTGTTAACAACATTTTTAAAGATGTTCCCATTCTCATATTATTAAATTCATTTTCTTCTTTAATTACAAGAACACCCATAAGTTCATTTTTAATAAATAAAGGTAATGTACGTTTAAGATCTAATATATCAGAAGTACATCCACGTATTTTATCTATATTAAATTTTAACTTACGTTTTTCTTTTAATTCTTCTAATTTAGCAAATTCCATATCAGTAAATAAAGTGTCATTTATTTTGTCTGTAATATCTTCTTTACTGGCTATTAGATCATATATATCACCGTTAGCTACACCAGGATTAATATAACTTTCATTTCCAGTTACTAATTCTTTATCTAATTTAATAGAGTCTTGTATAGCAGAAGCTAAACTATCAACATCTTCTTGTGAATAAAATAGATTATCTATTAGATCATACCCATATGATGATTTTTCACTTCCTATTATAGGTGATAGATTATAAGTAAAAGATTCTCCCATAGCCTGTTTTACGTCAGACAATTGGTTGTTTCTTTTATTCTCATATGCTGCTTGTAATCTATCAATAACATCAGTTTGTACATCATCTATATAGAAAGTCTTTTCTTCATTCGGTAAATAACTTTCTCCTAATATTTTATTTCTTTTATAAGCATCATATAATAAATCATTTGCTATATTTGAATATGGTATTGTGACTACTAAAGTTGCACCATATTTCATTGTAGACTTAACTCTATCCATTAATTCTTTTTCTAAATTAAATGAATATAATCTTTTCGAAGTTAAAGTTAATGATATATCGTCTAATGGTCTTAAGTATTTTAATAAGTCAGATACACGTTCTCCATTTTTATTTTCATCATTATTCTTAAATGTAATCTTAAGACCTGATTTACCAATAGCATTTGGGAATACTACATCTGATGCCATTAAATCAAGAGCACGTCCTATTTCTGACATTTCCTTCACTAATATATCATATTCTTTATAAGAATGTCTATGTGACATTATTAATTCTTCTAGAGCATCTTCTGTTAAGTCATTAGCACCTGACATTTGAGCATATAAAAGTTGTGATATTTGATAATCTGTTTGGGAATCTTTACCACGCATATTAAAAAGATTAGACGATATAGATTTAGCATTAGACACAGATATATTATCAAAGTTAATATCATTAGTAGTAGGATCTATTATTTTACTAATCGTTCTACCATATCCTTTTATTTCCTTTGAACTTTGTTCTAATTGTTGTCTATTAGCTTCTAATTCTTTTCGTACTTTATTAATATTTTTATCAGTAGCCAAAGTTAGGTTTCTCCTTTCTATAACAGTATAATCCCAGAGTTTCACTACTTAAATAGGTAAAAAAAAAGAAGCCCCTAATTGGGGCTTTGTGTTTTGAATATTGAAACATAATCTTATATTTATAAACGAAACATAAGATTATGATCTAACAATACATCATATATTTCAACGGTAAATATTAAACCGAATGAAACTATAATGATTAATACGAAAATATTAGTAGAGAACGTATTCCATAATGTATATGATAGCACTATATGGAGCATGAACATAATAATTGTATCGTATTTTGTTAGATTGTATTCTCTTTCCAGTATGAAAAGATCTTCCATACCTTGGGCAAATCCAACCATAACTGGGATTACCATTAGTAACCACAGGTTATGTGGAGATGTAAAGAGTACATCCATGTGAATCACCTCCTTATTTTAATATCATATATATTATATATAAAAATATTATTTTAAGGAGACAAAAAAAAAGAAGCCCCCATTGGGGGCTCTTTATTTTAACGCATTTTACTGTTCTGAATCTTTTTCTTCTATGTCTTTCTCGCTGTCGTCATAATGCCAAGTGCCATCTTTAATTTGATACATGTCATGATCAGTCATTAAAATGTTTCTCAACATAGTGACGAAGAAGTATCTTCCTTCAGGTGAGCAGATTTCTTCCAGCGTGTGTTCTTCGATGTATTTTTCCATTTCTTTTATTTCGCAGATGTATTCATCTCTTGGTACATCCCATACATCCTCGAATCTGTCACATTCATGAATAAGATCGAGATTATTGTAGAATTTTTTCATTACTTCTTCTTTAGACTGAGGTGCATCATGGAATACTTTAGTAGTGTTATTCACCTCATCTTTTTCGAAGTAGTATTTACCAAATGGAAATACAGTAAAGTCGTGTTTCTCTCTTGAATCGACTCTATCTAATTTCCATACCATAGAATCATTAACATCACATAATAAAGCACCCAATTCATCATCTTTAATAGGTGCGTATTTGTTTCTTTCTTTTTCTATTACGGTCTTTTCAAATTCTTTTCTTTTTTCTCTAGCTTCGTCTACAGTTTCTTCAACGACTTCTTCTATTACATCTTCTTCAGCATAATCATCATCATCTTCTTCGTCTTTACCCCAGTAGTCAATTTCTCCATTTTCATCTTTTGTTTCTATTAATTTAAATAAGCCTTCTCCAGCTCTATATTTGTCATACTTATTTGTTATATGTTCACCAGATTCGTCGTCGTAATACGCTTCAAATAAAGTTACATCATAACCTCTTTCATCTGTTACCAGAGATTGAATTGTACATCTAAGCTGTCTATAAATGATACTAGATGTTTTGAACACGTCTGGATAAACAACAAGTGTTCTCACCAGATCTTTTAAAACAGAGTCTTTTAAACCAACCGTTCCTAAATGATTATCTTTAATGAATGTTCTGAAAGTATTACATAATAAGTCAACTTTAGCTGTTAGGTCTAATATATTTATTCTTGCACCTATTCTAAATAATTCTTGTGTATTTCCTTCAAGAAGTATTAAATCGACGAATGATGTGTTTTCATGTCCATCAGTAATAATGTTATGATTGATAACTAGTTTTAAGTTATTTCTCAATTCGAAATGTATTGCTCCGTTGAAATAGTGTTTTGCTTTTAGCATAATAAATCATCTCCCTTATTATTTTTTTATTTTCTATCCACATTCATAATATATAATTAAATATTTTTAAGATAATAATATAAGCCCCCATATGGGGGCATTATTAATTTTTATATAACATTATAGATTGTATTACTTGCAATCTATTATTTTTATCTATATCATAACTATTTCTTAATTGTAATAAAACACCGGATTCTGATACAGTACCTTTATCATTTATTACTTCTGATAATGTTCCATGTAATGGATATAAAGCACTATCTTTATCCCAAAATAATAATCTTCCCATAGCATTAAATTTATGTCCATTCAAATCCATGGTAAATGGTTTAACTTTTGTTTGTATCATTTCTAACATTTCTTCATCTGTAAAGTTTCTTTTGAATAATGTTTCTCCTAATTTAGGATAATTACCAGATGGTGCTAAATAAGAAATATAATCTTCGTGTCTATCTTTTATAATAGCATCTTTCATTAATAATTCACCACATATGAATCCTTTATTTTTAAAACCACATAATTCATTAAAAGTACCTTCTCCTTCTAATTTTAATTCTATTAATGTATTATAATAAGAGAATCTTATATAATTATTATCATTAGATAAGAAATATTTACTGATTGGTTGAACACCAGCTTCTACATCTTTAGGATCATATTTACTATTTTGCATTTTCCATAATAACTTACGATATTTCTCCATAAATTTATTTTTAGGATCAAAATTAATATCCACTGTATTATATCCTGATATTTCAGGTACTCTTCTTTTGTATATTGGTTTAACTTCATAATAATCTTGTAATATATTTTCTACATTTGGTAAATTAAAGAAATGTTCTCCTATAGAAGAGAAATTCTCATTTAATAATGCAAGATTAGCTCTTTGTGGTAAATTATCTCCTGTTTTACCATTAATAGATTGTAATATACCATATAAAGTAGTCTTACTACCATTATTAGCTATAATATTATTAGGATACATTGATGCGGCATCTAAATCTGCACAATTAACTAATTTACGAAATACATTTACTGGGAAATCATAAATATTATTTTTAGCTGTTCCTTGCCTAATCTTATTAGGATCTGCTACATGACCTCCTTGTATTCTATAAGGGTTATCATTCTTATCGTCTGTATTAGCAGCTCTTAACTGCATAATAACATTATATAATCCCGGATTAGCCTTTTCTATTTTCTTTAATCTTTCTCGGTTTAATTTAACGAATAAAGCATTTATTTCATTACCTGCTATAAATCCTTGTACGTCTGCTAAAGTATCAAAAACATTTACTGTTCTTTTCATTGGTTTGGCTATTCTTCCCCATTCAGTACATAGATTTAATCTTGTATATAATTGTGAATAACAATCATTAGTCATTCTATCTAATACTAACATCATAAATACGTCAATAATGTTATATATGATAAACATTTTAAAATCTACATATGGAAAATCTCCAATATAAGAACATATTTTAGAATAATCTAATTTAGATACACCAATTTCTCTTTTAGTAACAGCATCTAATGAATATGAAGCAAATAATTTACCTCTACGTAATTGTGCATATTGTAATAATTGGTCTACTATTTTTGTTGGATTATACGCATTATAATAATGCTCTCTTTTCTTTGGATCCGGATCATCATTATGATAATTAAAACTGGTATATTTTGGAGTATCAGGTCTAAATTGAAATAATTCATCATAATCCATACCTAATTTTTCAGCTCTTATTTTCATATGTCCTATATCGAACATTGCATTGTAAATATAACATATATCAGGATTAGCTTTCTTAAATAAAAATTCAACAGGTTTTCTAATAACTTCTCTTTCATCTGTTTCAAAAGTTAAAGTTAAATCTAATTGATCAGCCATACTATGAATTAAATTTTTTACTGTAGCTTCTACTTTAGCTTTCTTCTTTGGATCATCTTCATCTACATTTATATTTTCTATATGGTCGTATAATATTTGATGGAATTCTTTTTTAAATTTATCTATGTCTTCCATTACTTCTTTTTGACCTTTGTATTTATCATTAATCAAACAAGAAGTTAAAATTTTCCAAGATTTATTATCTATAACAGTATTAGCTATTACAGGTTGATCTTCTCTTTCTGCTTCTTCTTTTACATCTATTTCTATATCTAATCCCCCTATATCAAAATGATCTATTTTAGGGAAATCTATTACGATATTGCCAGACTCATCTCTATTAAGACAGAATTTAAAATATTCTTTCATTACTAAATCTTCTATATGTAAATCTGTACCAAATAATCTTTTATCTAAATGTATATGATTAGCTTCTACTTGTTTCTTTCTTAATTTATCTATAAAATCATTGAATTTTAATAAACGAGCTAATTCAAATACTCTATATCTATAACTGACCCAATGTTCTTCTAACTCTTCTTTTTTAGCAAATTCTAAATAATCTTTCTTTTTATATTTAGGCGATAATATATATACAGGTACTTGAGGTTTTGGATATTCCCTCATTATCTTTTCTCCTGTTTTTATATTCTTACTTACGACTAATAAAGAATCATCTTCTTCTCTATTTCGTGGTCTTATATAATGTGTATTAATTATTATTTCATCATGAGAAAAATCTTTCATTACTCTGTACATTTTTCGGTCTCCTTTTATTAAAATATAAGAAAATGTTTAATTTTTTGTGGGAAACTCCACACATATGATAAGATATACCTTATTTTTTAAACCTCGTTTTATATTTTTTAAGGAGGATTTAAAAAGATGAAAAACATCAAAGAAGTGTTATCGTTATATAACATAACACAAGATAATAATTACTATTGGAAAAAAAGTGATAACTATATAGGAGCTAAAATACATATAATAATTCCTTTTGGATATATTAATGGTGCTAAAATGTTAATACCTATATATATGGAATTTTTAAATAATGCTTTATCATTAGAAAGTAAGAATTTAAGATCTACATATAGAATAGGTATGAATTATAGTACATTAGAAATAACTATTATAGACAGTCTAATATTATTGCCTAGTCTAATGTTAGTATGGAACACAATGAAAAATCTATCTACACAAGCTGATGTAATTATAAATGCAGTATCTAATATGGATATAGTAGAGAACTTTAAGAATTTAAAAGAAGTTGTTGGATATAATTATATAAAAGGATTTGAACAAGCATATAATTCTATGATGGATATAGTAAATGATCCTGATAAAATAACTGAAGCAATTAAGTTAAGTTTAAAAGTTATATCAGAGGAACTGTGTTTCATAATATATCAATCTGAACATAGAATAGATTATTTTAAAAGACATGATTTAGAATTTAAATTAGATAACATAGAATATGATTTAGAAGAATTACAAAAATATAAAGACATATTTGAATTTGATAATTTATTTGAATTATTAATATGTCAAGAAATATTGCATAGTGCTAATGTATTTAAAACAGACGTTAAAAAGATGAATGGAAAATATTATCTTATATTAATGAATGAAAAAGAATTTAATAAAGTAGCATTATTTAATATGTCAGAACATTTTGACGAAATATTTAATGCAAAATACTTAAATGAATTATATTCTTTTGTAGGATCTAATTTAGTAAATATATTCAATAATCATTTAAATAGCATAGACTATATAGTAAAAGCTTTTTTGACAGATGGAGAAGTATTTGATGATAAAAATGAAATAAATAAAATATATGAAATGAACATGGACGATTTTAAAAATTTATTTATTAATAAAATTTATAATCGTCTAAATTTAGAAAAAAAGGAGTGATTCTAATGTTTATAGAATCTTTTATTGGCTAATGTTAGAACCTGTAATACGAATAGATGATTTTAATCTATTATCTAGAGATAAGTTCTTTATTCAAGTAAGATTAGAACTGGAAGAAGAAAAACGTATAGAAATAGTAATTATTTATATTGATGAAAAAGGTATATCGAAAAAAGTTAAAGATAAAGCAGAAATAACAATAAAAGTAAAGGACGTATTACTTTTACATAAATGGGTTGAGATAATAAATGCTATAAGAAAATTAGAAGATGATACTGTAAGTGAAATTATAGAAGGAATAAAGACATGTAAATACAATGTATCTGAAATAGATCATCCTAATGAATACACAATGTCTGAATCTTCTTGGTATAAGCATAATTTTATTTTCTTATCTCCATTTTATTCTTACGATGGAGCATTATTACGTTTAAGCTATTTAGTAGGAGAATTAATAAATGCTAAAGCGATAACAGAAGAAGATATTGTTTTAGATCAGATATTAAAAGATTATCCAGTAAAATTTTAAAAAATACGTAAAAATATAGAGCCCCCAATGGGGGCTTTTATTATTTTGTCGGAATTATAGCTCCTCTTTGGGCTAGAAGTTTATTCTTCATTCTGTTTAAGTTTACTTCTTCTTTGTTTATATATGAAGATAATAGATTTTTAGCTTGACTAAACGCAGTTACGTCTTTATACATTCCTTTACTTTTAGCTTGTTCTTCTAAATCTTCTAATACTTCCATGAAATATTTTGAAAGTGCTAAAGTAGAAGCTGAGTCTATATATCTTTTTTCGATATTTCTTAAACTACCGAAAACTGTACTAGTGAACCATATGTCTAAAACTTGTAATGGTCTAGCCAATACCTTTCTCAATAATACTGATAGAATAGCTATAGGTATTTGAACAATAGTTATAGCTAGTATACCAACGTTTATTGCAAATAAAAGGTTCATAACGAAGTAATAGAAAGTTATTATTTCATTATTATGAGCATATAAGTTTATCAATTTAGAAGTAAATGTTTGTGGGTTTTGTATATATTCGATTTTAAGATTTCCTTCAGCGTCTCTGAAAACAGATCCGTCCATTCTGTTAAATGCGTCCTGATCAAAATCATAATGTGTTACCAATTTCATAAATTTCTTCCATATGGATTTTGTGTCATCCTCCTGAACAATTTGTTTCATTTCTTCATCTGATACACCTTTTATTTTATATCCTTTTTTGATTAGCTGAGCAGCATCTAAAGTTTTAACAACTTTTATTGGTACTAATGCTTCTGCTGAAGGTGCTAAAGATTTTTTACCAGTTTTATAATCTATAATATCATTTATAGATCTAGTTAAATTCATATTCTCCATAGATATAGTTTTTTCTCTGTAGTTTATTATCATATTGAAATCTTCAGCAAAAGATTTAACCTTTTTTGATTCTTTAACTTTAATACCTAAAGATTCACCTACAGCATATTTTTTTAATATGTTATTTAAATCTGACATATTCTTCTTCCTTTCTATTATATATTTTTTAAAAATAAAAAACAGCCCGCAAGGGGCTGTCATTATTTATATGTTTATTTTTATCCTATTAAGAAGTCTGATGACTTAGGAACGTTCTTAACTCTGTAATCTACAATAGCTGTTCTATTTACATAGTCATCTAATGTTTTCTTACATACTTCCATTACGTTAGGTAATGCAGTAGTATAAGTATGAACTTTAAATGTTAATTCTACAGTAGGGATATCGTGTTGTCCGAATGTAGTGTTTAAATAATTTTGTTGTAGGTTATCTGTTGGAATCATTCCATAGAACACAGCTCCAATTTCGACTGTTTGATATGAAGGATTTGTTACAACATATACTCCAGTCATACTATGGTTACCTTCATGATATTCTAATCCTGTTAAGTGACAATAAGCAGCAGCCATTGATCCAGGGTTATAGATTAAGTGCATCCATGTTGTAACATAGTTATAGATTACTAATGAAGTAAATTCACATAGATAAGTTAATGTAATACTGTCTGTCTTACCAGTCAATTTAGTAACATATGTCGCACTATTCTGATCTGTAGCAGCATTAACTGTATCTACGTCCAATACTTCGTTGTTGAAACCACTGACCCCGATAATACATGTTGACGATAACACTTTGAAGTAAGCTGTTTCTTTTGGATATAAGATTTCCATATGTTTAGGCATTTGACCAGCAACGAATATACCACGACCTGTTATGAACGGTTGTAGTTGATTAAATGTTCTGTTGTCAAACAGTACTAACTCAGTAAAGAATTTATCATCTTGTGCTCTACCTTTTCCAGCAGTAGTTAAATTCTTAATGTGGTTACCTTTGTCACCTAATACATAGGACATTGTATCTAATACACTATTAATTTGTGCCATTATTATTCTCCTTCCCTTTAAGATTAACCAACATTACCTAATGCTCTTACATTGAAATGATGGTTTCTAATAGATCTATAGAATTTGATATCAAAGTCATGAGTTAACATACCAATTGATTTATCAAAAGCATTTTTATAAGATACTGTATAATTTAATTCTTCTACTTTAGGAGCATAAACAGATAATACAGCATTGACTGCTTTTTCTATTACTGTTAAATCCTCTCCAGAAGTTAATCTATGTAGATGATCTTGTAAACATACAGTAACATCTTTAATGATTCTATTTACTATAGAGTTATTGTGGAATTCTTGTAAAGCAGAATCTTCTGTTAACTTATAGTTAGATCTTTGGCTATTTAAATAAAGTGCACCATTTCTATAGTTTTTACATACTAAGAATCCATTATCTATAAGTATATCATTATTTTCTACTGACATATCTCCAAGACCTCTATGAGTATTAATCATGACGTCTCTTATAAGACCATTATTAACTGTTCCAGCAATAGGTTTTTCGAATCCATTTTGATAGTGAGCTACTATATTACTCATTAATGCAAATGACATAGGAACTCTAACTGTTCTATTAGATATTGGATCTAAATATTCGAAGTTAGCAGGACAGTAAGTATAGTTTCTATCTTCATGGTTAAACATTCTCTTGAAATTAATAGCTTCTGTATAAGAAGTTATACTAACTGGAGCATTGAAAATAATTTGTGTTTCTCCTCTTTTTTCTCCATACATAACCATAGCTTCTTTAACTGATCTAGGATATCCCATATCAATAACATAGTCAGATGGATTTGCCCAATAAGAGAATATTTCATTAGAAAGTTCTCCAGTAAATGCTTTCTTAAACATTTCTGCATAAATATATTTATTTTTTCTACTTCCGTTTTCAGTTACTTCGAAAACTTTTTCCCAATCGAATCTTTCTTCATTAGCTAAGATTCCATCAGAACCGCCATTAAATTCTACTCTACCTATATTTTGTACTTCGAATATATTTCCTAAATCTGACAAATCAGCAGGATTAAAGTATTGAAGAGCAGTATAGTTAGGATCCTTTGGTTTAGAGTAATCTGCTTTAATGTCATTAATTTTCTTTTCTAAAGCTAGTGCTTGTGTACCAGCTAATGTACTTCCTTGTGAGAATAATTTAACTTTATCAAATAATTTATATATAACTTCTCCTAATTGATTCATAGATATTTGATCAATAGATTTTATAATAAAGTCTTCTTGAGCATTTGCATATCTACCTTCAATATATATAGGTATTCCATCATATACATCATTATTTAAAGATACTGTTAATTGAGTATTCTCCAATGTTTCTGATTTAAGACCATCTCTTATGTACGTTTGCATAGTTGGTCTTCCATTTATAGATACTGTTGATTTCTTAGTTATAAATTGGAAATTATTACCATAAGATCCTTTACCTTTATACATACCGTACATTATAGGGAACAATCTTTTTGTACCAGGTGCTGTTTTAGATATTTCAGTTTCAAAGTCACTTTGAACAATTAAACTTAAGTCATCTATGGATTTAATATTTCTTATCTCTTTAGTAACAAAAGATATTCTACTTGTGTAGATTTTATGAGCTATATGTTGAACAGTAGGTCTAGGTAATCCAGCTTCTGTATCAGCATAAGGATCTTCTACGAATCCTGACCCATCAGATTTAATCCATCCTAAAGTCTTTTCTATAGAAGATGTATCTGCATTTTTTGTTTCTATTTGAACATATGAAATAAATCCAGCATTTGTTGCATCATCTGGTTTAACAGATATTACTACTACATCTCCACCTTTTAGCATATGTGAAACAACTGCTGTGTAAGGAAGACCGAATCTAACAACGTTAGGTTCTCCATATGTATTTATTAAATTTTTATATCCATTTGTACCACTAAAGTGTTTAACTACACCATTAACACCTTTTTCTGTATATATAGGACAAAACATTGTTCCTGTGTTAGGAGTAGTGGTAGGATAAGAAATTACAGACTCGTCTATAACATTATAAGATACATGTGGATCTTTATGTAGAGGTGTATTACCTGTATTTCTTATGAACTGTAACATACTTATTCTCCTTTCAATTCAATTTTTTACATTTTTGATTTTGATTAAAAAATTATATAATTTTTTAAATTCAACTAGATGATATAAAATTGGTCATATAGGTTGGATTATATGACGATTTTACAGCCATACTAGATCAATTTATAATATCTCAAGTTTTTATTGAACTTTTTACCATATATTAAATTTAGGAGGAAATATAATGCCAGAAGACGTTAAAATAATAGTGAGTGACGAAAGATCACAAGAAGAAGGAAAGAAAGTAGAAGTAATAAAAAATGGTGAATTTATTGCTGATACAGGAGAAGAAATAGTTCAATCTTTAGAAGAAATACAAAAAGATTTAGAAGAATTATCTTTAAGATCTATAATAGAAAAAGATGAATCTATAGGAGAAGAAGATAAAGAAATATTAAAAAAAAGTATAACAGATGAAGGTGGATTAGATTTCGCTACATTAATGAAAGAAAATGTACATAGAACAGTTAATGATCTTTTTAAAGACCCATCTAAAGGATTATATCTTTTATTACCTATATTCTTTACTACAGATAAAGATAGTATAGAACATGAAATGGATTTATTAGATGTAACATATGAAGGAATTACATATTATTTAAAAGATGAATTTAAAAGATTAGCACAATCTTTAGAAGGTGATGAAGAATATAAATTATATTTAGTAGACCCAGTTAAATTAAATGATACTTTAGAAGGAAAAGAATTATTGATTGATGGTAAAAATAAAAAATTAGATATTTTTGTAGAATTCTTAAATATCATTAATAGTGTAGAAGAAATGAGAGATGAAGAATTTGGAAAATTAGTTACAGAGAAAGCATATAAAAGTGCTGTAAGATTAATTTATGGTAAATATTTGAATGATGAAAAAGAATTAAAGAAATTAGTAGAAAATATTAGTAAGCATAAAGATAGTATAAGTAATATGGAACATGTAGCTAAAAGTAAAAGATCTAAAGTTAAAGAAGAAAAGAAAAAGAAAACAGACATTAGTCTGATTAAAGGTATCTTTTTCAAAAAGATGTTTAAAGATAGATTACAAAAAGGAAATGTTCCTGTAGGATTAACTAATGATTTTTCTATGTTATTAGATACATTAGCTGAAATGTTTATATTAGCATATGAAAGAAATGTATTAGGTATTAGTACAGAATTAGAAGAACATATACATGACATTAATAATGGTAAGTACAACATGTCTAAACAGCAAGTTATAGATATCAATTACGCTATTATACAAGATTTATACCATGAATTTAGAGACAAAAAAAATAGATGGGCTTTCGTGTCTATCGAAAAACAATTATTCGAAGTATCTTTAGATAAATCATATTTATATGAAACATTCGAAGAAATTTGTAGAAAGATTCCTCTAATATCTTTATAATAGTAAAAGGAGGATAAATGAAAGATTATTTCGGTAAAGATGGACATAAGATAGTTTGTAATAAAGAATGTGAATTAATAATTCATAAAGAAAATGTAGAAGAAGATGTAAACGGAAATCTTAATACGTTTTTATTTGGATCATTATTAATTATACATGAAGGTGGTAGTATGACTACTAAGACAATAACATTAGGTACAAGAGTTACTATTCCTTTATATACATCTGAACAAGTAACAGAAAGTGAAGATGGTAATCATTTAATTATACATTTTGAAGCAGGAGATGTAATTATAGAAAATGATGAAGTAGTAGCTACTATTAATAATGTATATGCTTTATTTAATAACTTCTTATTAGGTAGATTAAGTCCTACTATTCCCAGAGAGAAATACTACAATATTATGATCAATGCTATGAAAACAAATGTATCTTTGAATTTCCCTAGAGTGTATTTGGAAATAATGTTAGGACAAATGTTTGTTGACGAAAAAGGTACTATAGCTAGATTAAGTAACAGTAAGAACTTAACTCCATTAGGAGTAACAGATCTAGTACAAAATAGTAATACTTATAATAGTATGACATTTGAAGACTTTACTAAATCTACTATAATCAATTTAGGTAAAAGTACTCATGATCAAATTAAAGATCCATCTGTATTAGAAAAATATTTAAGATATTAATATGGCCCCCATTGGGGGCTTATATTTTTACGTAAAAAAAAAATACAACAGGAATAAACCTGCTATATTTTAATTTTGATACCTCCTTCCAATGCGATTTTTAAAGCGTCTTCGGCTGATATTCCGAATAGCTTTGAAATTGATATATGGTTAAGATGAGGATTACGTTTCCAATAACCCTCGATATTTTTCATTATTTTTTGATTAAGCATATTTACCATCTCCTTCAATATTATTTTATCATATATATAATATATAATTTAAAAAAAATAAAGAGAAAAAAGAAACCCAGTTAAGAGTTTCTTTTTTTTATTATGGACGAGGTCTTCCATTTCCATAATAAGGGTATGGTACATATTCTTTCTTTTTCTCAGTTTTTCTTTCCTCCTTTCTTTTTAAATTTTCTAATTCTTTTTCCAGTTCAAAAATCTTATTTGCTTGTTCAGCCTCATGTTCATTGATATTTTGAATATCTTTTATAGCATTGTATACCATTGGAAGAACTTCCAATTGGTATTTTAAAACGTCCTTAAGCTCCTCTGGAGCAAATTCCAACTCCAGATTAATATTTAGGTCTGCTGCTTGATCCTCTGTTAAAATTCCTAAGTTTTTAAGTTGTCCTTTTACATCGAATTTCATTTTCATTTCCTTCTCCTTATTCTAATGGCATTAGATATTTAAGATCATTTTGATCACCATTAGTTATTATTTATTTCTATCATATATATAATATACAAAAAAAAAACTTAAGATAACTAAAATTAACGTTAAAATAAAGACCCCCATATGGGGGTCACTTTTAATCTACTAAACCTATAAACATTTCTTTTTCTGCTTGTTTTATTAATGCAAAATTCGCTTCTATTTCTGCTTGAGTTTGTGGAGGTATAATAGTCATTCTTTTAGCATTTTTAACAGATTTCTCAGTATTCTTTTGAATATTATTAGTCTCTTCTATATTATCTTTAATAGCTTCAATTTGTTTCTCTTGTTGTTCTATTATTTTCTGAGTACCTAATTTATTCTGTACTGTACTATCTGTAATAGCACCTGTTAATTTAGTTAATACATTTACTATTTCATTATCACTATTGATATCTTGAACTGCTCCACTAGCAACAGATAATGCTTTAGCTAATACATCATCACTATCAGTATACGTAACATTTAGTTGACCAAATTTCTTTAAGTTCATTTCTTCATTACGTGTTCTCATATGTCTGTCATATCTAGCTTTAGCTACTGTATCTCTATAAGCTGCATTCGCATTTCTTTCAGCATTAGAACTTATTCTAAATGTTCTGTATTTACTATCCTTTGTTGCTATTTCACTAACTAATACACCAGGTTCATCAGGACTATTAAATGCACTATCTACAGTGTCCTTATATAATTTATCTACTCTATATGAAGAACTACCTGATGAATAATAATTAGCAGATTTATTATTATTTTTATATTCTTTAAGTCCTTTTGGTTTATCACCATTTCCTGTAGCATCTCCTCCAGTACCAGTATATCTCCATAATGTATATTTAGCATCTTCTGGTTTAGAAGATTTAGTTGTTGCAAAGTTAGGGTGACTACTTCTTGTTGATGGTGAATGGTAAACGTAGAAATGTTGTTGTAATCCATCTGAGATCCATTGACCATTAGCTGCTAACATTGTTATATGTCCATACCATCCACTAACACGTGGATCGTTAAATACTAATATATCTCCAACAGCTGGTGTTGATGTTACTGATATTGTAGTATATCCTAATTGCTTAAGAACATTAGCTCTAGATCCATCGTCACTTCTACCTGTTACTCCACTTGCACCTAAGAACTGGTTAGCATTTCCTGCTAATGAAGAATAATTCTTACCAAATGCTGTAGCTACAGATGTCATTACTCCATAAGCACATTTACCTTGCATTTTATTATTACCAAATTTTTGTACTGCTACTTCTGCAGCTTTATATGCTGGAGTATCTTTTCCTGGAGGAGATATTTTATCTCTTTCTACACCAGAAACCGCATCACAACTACCAGGTAATCCTAAAGCTCCAGCACTAAATGAAGTTCCTCCTGCAGTATTTACTGTATTGTTATTTCCATTTTTAGATGCTTTAGATCCAAAAAAGAATTGTTTAAGTTGTCCATCTTCTCCTTTAAAGAACCATCCACCAAATGATGCAGAAGTTCCTTTAATAGGAGTACTACTTTCTCCATTAGCATTGTCTGTTGTTAATCCAGTAGGATCAGCAGCCGAATTTTCACCACTATTGTCATTACTAGTATCTTCTTTAGCTATAGGAGCTCCTTTTTTAATCTTACCTTCAGCACCTGAACTTAATCCAGCAATATGTGATGTAGAATTCATTAACATATTTACTATTCTTCCACTATCTTTACTGTGTACTCCATAATCAACTTCTAATTGGGCTAAATCTCTTCTTTCAAATAAATTAAGTGGTCCATTTTGCATTGGGTCTAATATCCAAGGTACTCCACCTTGTCTCACTATTACTACCCAGTGACCTCCAGCATTAAGTATAGCTATTTCATGATTTTGTATTCCCCATTTTTTAGCATTACCTTTTCTATCTTGATCTGCAAATGTTCCTATTTTTACTTTTCCAACAGATGCTCTAATTTTATCAATATCGTATTTTTGCATTCCGAATCCTAAGAAGAATCTTTGTGATACACCTAAATCTTTATCAAATAGTTTATTACCATCTGCATAACGTTTAACTACTTTAGCGTCGAATTTCTTATGGTCATTAAAGAATACTAATTTTTGAACCATTAAAGCACATGCTATACCACATGTAGTATTTTCTTTACCATTTAGTCCTAATACTGTACCAACATCTTTTTGTTTAACAAAGCATGCTTTTAATGAGTCTGATGAAACACCTATTCCCCTACCATAATATTGTACTTCTTCATTATTTAAGTATTTCATATACGCAGGTTGAGGTCCTCCAGACCCTCCTTGTGATTTAACATTATTAGTACCTTGTTGAATTATTTTTTCCGTACCTGCATTTCTTTTACCTGCATAATAATCAATTAATTTTTCTTTTGTATCAGTACCTATTTCTTGTAATCTAACTCCCCTTAAAAAAGTTATCTTTTGGTCAGGAGTTAATTCTTGTAATCTAGTTGTTGAAGGAAGTCCTGTTGTTTTTTCTAATGTTCTAACGTAACCTACTTCGTCGTTCCCATCACTTTTAGGAGCGTATGTACTAACGAATTCTTTAAAAGTCATTCCTGTCCAGTCTCTTCTTTTAGACCCAGCATCTGGTTTTTGGAATAACATAAAATTCTGAGCAGCATCTGCATGAGCAGGTGAAGGATAAGTAACTTGTCTATCACCGTTCTTAGGAGGTAAAGCACCAAATTTTTGTATTGCCCATTCTGAACCAGCATCATGAGAATCTGGGTTAAACATTCTCCATCCAACATTTCCATGTCTCATAGCTATGGTACCATCTTTATATTTAACGACGTTATCCATTTTTCCGCCACCATATTTAGATCTGTCTAATACTTCAACGACAGGTCCATGAGGCATAACAACTGATCCACCATCAAATACTCCGGCACCAGATATTCCACCATTAGGATTTGTGGTTGTTGTAGTTTCAGATTCATCCATATCATTATTAAATATTGATGCTATATTTCTAGCAACGCTCTTTACTTTTTCTTTTACTGTTTGTACACCTTTTATTATTAAATCTCTACCTTTAGAACCAAATCCACCAGTAGCTCCTGTTCCTCCTTGTTTTCTCAATCCAGGAGTTCCTATTCCAGTAACAATAGCACCACTAAATATAGATGCTGCAATAGAATAAGATAAGAATTTATTGTCAGTATTAGGTAATTCTTCCCAACCTTGTTTAAGAGGATCTCCTACATATACTGTATTTTTATCTTTAGCTATAACAGCTATAAAGTGTTTACTTCCTTGGTTATATATTAATAAAGCTAAACAAGCAGTTGGACTAGCTATAGCTCTTCTAATATCATCTTTATTACTAGTAGAATTACCTCCATATGAATCGAAGAATCCTACTGATACTGATCCATTAGATAGTTTAAAATCATTCGCTTTAGATATAAGTTCATCATCAGTTACATGTATTCCTTTATGAGCTGCTATCATTTTCATAACAGCTAACGCACAACCATCTTCTTGTAAGTCTAGATTTCCTAAACGACCAGCAGGTAAATTATATTGAGAATAAAACATAGGAGCATTTCCAGTAGAAGTTCTACCACTTAAAGATGTTGTAGATCCTGACCCACCGCTACCACCTAATTCTCCATAATATTTAAACATTTCTTTAACTTGTTCTTCTCTTTGTTTCTGACCATCATCATAAGTATACCCAGTAGAAGTCTGTTGTCCATTTGGATCCTGTTCGTTCTTCATTCTTTCTTCAGTTAATTCATATTGACCTTTTCCTTTTTCTCCAGAACCCATTCCACCATCATCTTCTGGTTTATCTCCTTCTAATAATAATCTGTATCTTTCTTCTTCTTCAGCACTATCTCCCATACCAATAGCTTTTAAACAAGTATTAAGAATTTCATATGTTCTTCTACAGAACCATTGCATGATTCCATCTATAGCAGATACAATAGCAGTAACAATCATACATCCAGGTATAGATTCTATTAATGAAAATGTAGCATATGTAATTGCACATGCATATTTCTGTATAGCAGTAGGATTATCAGTATCAAAAAAGTCTTTAGCTTTCTTAGCTCCTTGCCAAGCGTCCCATGCTATAAATCCTATATTTATTGCTATTCCAATACCCGATAGAGTAAGTCCACCTTTTAATGCTCCTAAGAATCCTTTTTTAGCAGCCTTTTCTCCACCTTCTTTAACTAGTTTTCCACTAATCTTTTCCATTAATTCTCCAGCTAACTTTTTCATACCCGGTATAAATGTACCGGTTATTTTTTTAGCTATTTTTTCGAATCCTGGTATTTTAAATAATACTTTATCTAACATATCTATAGCTTTTAATACCCAGTTACCAATCTTACCTATTTTAGTACCATTCTTAGCTGCCATAGAAACAGTTTTCTCTAAAGTCTCTCCTGTAGCTTTTTTACCTAGATTTTTAGCTAGATTTTCTCCTCCTTTTAAAACACCTTCTCTTCCGTATCTCATTAATTTGTCACTATGTTTCATAAATAGTTCCGCAGCATCATCGGAATATTTTCCTGCCCATTGAGCTGCTCTGTTAGCCCATTTATTTTTTAAGAATTGACCTCCAACTTTAGCTACATCTCCAGCTGCCTTTACTCCTTTAACACCTAAACCAGCAGCTCCTAATCCTAATTTAGTTATACCACCGACAATTGGAATATGTTTTGCAACTGCTAAAGCAGTTTTACCCGCCCCTTTAGCTACTTTCCAAATAAGTTTTTGTGATTTAGCATCTTTAGCAAATCTAATTAAATCTATACCAGCAGATATCTTTCCACCTTTTTCTTTATAAGAATTCCACCATGTAGAAACACCTTTTTTTGCAGTATTAACAATATTCTTTCCAGTGTTAACTACACCATTCACAGTATAATTTAATATATTAGGTAAGAAATTAGTTAAAGCATCTTTTATTTGAGGAAAAAACATATATGTGAAAGCAGCACCTTTTAATACAGGTCCTAATACTCCTTGAATATTTTCACCAGAAATATCTCCTTGGAATAATCCAGTTAATGCTTCAACAAATCCTTTCTTTTTTGCTTTCTTTTTTTCTTCTTTTTCATTTGTTTTTTTACCAGCACCAGTAGCAATCTTTTCTAAGTTTTCTTTATTTTGTTCTTCTATTTCTTCTTGTCTATCTTGATCTTTTATTTCATCCTTAGCTTCAGGATCTGTTGTATTAAATTGTGTAGCTTGTTTTAATGCTAATATAGATGTAGATGCCATTTTCTGTATACCTTTAGTATCAGCGTCTGGTGATTGTTTTTTAGCATTTACTGTTGATTTACTAGTGACTGCTTGTACTTTATTTTTATATGCTTCTGCATCTACCATACCTACTACACCAATAGTATCTAAATGGCCTCCTACTAATCTAACATTCAACGTATTTGTTCTTATAGGTTCTAATATATCTTTAGAAAGATTTAATCCTTGTCCTACTTCAGACATTATTCCTGTATCATCAAAATTAATTTTAGAAGTATACCCAGTAGTAGATAAATTCTTTTCATGATCGATACGTGCTTGTAATGCTCTTTTTTTAGCATAATACATTTCCTCATAAGACGCTGCAGCTTGTGGACCAGCTTGTTTACGAGCATTTATATTAGCTAAAGATTGACCAGTTAATGTCGCAACAGCATAGTCAGTTTTAGATCCAGAACCTGCTTGATCATAAATCTCTTGCATTGTAAATTTAGGAGATCCAGCTTCAGCAAATCCAGCTTTTTCACGGAATATATCACGTATATTATCTCCCCAATTTGTATCTGCATTACCTGTTATTTTTTTACCTAATTTATTTAATAAACCTTTACCAAATTTAGCAAATAATCCACCCAATTTTAGTATCCAAGATGCTGCTCCACCAAGTATCCATCCTGTAGTCATACCTACTACTGGTCCTAAGATAGGTCCTAAACGTACGTTATTACGAACCCATCCTCCTATTTTTGCACCTTGTGATAATCCCCACGCTTTAGGTAAGAATTCTCTATACATTGCTTCTTGCATAGCTTGTCTTTTAGTTACACTTGTTTCATTACCGTCTTTATCTTTCATTTTTTCGTCACCTAGTTCAGTTGTCATAACATCCATTATTTTAGACATCTTACCAGACAACACAGCCGTTGTAGCAGCTCCAATACCAATAATAGACGAAGCGAATGGACCAGTCATTCCAGAAGATTGGAACATTTCTTTAACTAACATTCCATATCCTGCGGCTGCTCCAGTACCTACTATTCCTCTTACTTTATTATTATGAGCTAAATGCCACTTAGCAATCTCTGCTGCAGACTTAACAGCATCTTTTCTAGTCTTACCATTAAATTTAGGTCCTCTATCTATCATTAAATCAGAATAAGAAGATATCCCAGCTAATGTTGCATAATCCACTCTTTCAAAAGCTTCTTTACCACCTTTATCGAAAGCATTAACTGTTTTTTCTAAATAAGGTGCAAACGCATGATTGGCTTTTTTTAATTGAGATAATTTAGCTTTTAAATTAGAACGTATTTTATCAACAGACCCCATAAATAATGGAGCACACATTTTATTGTATTCACTTGTTATACGTTTATCTAAATCATCAGAGTTCATTACTCCTGTTAAATCTATAGCTAAATTTTCTAATTCTTTTATTGCAGGTGTTTTATTATTTTTATCGAATTCCTTATCTAACTCTCTACGTGTTTTACCACGCATTTTACCATTATTCCACACTTCTCCATATGTATAAGCTGCCCATTGTGCTACTCCACCTTCAGCATCTTCAAAGGCTTCTTCAGCAGCTCTAACTACACCATCACGTGTTTCATTAAATATTCTTAATAACTTCTCCCATAATTCACGAGCTTTTTTACCAGGTAAACTACGGAATGTTGTTAAGAATCTTCTCATATGATCGGCTGATTCTAAATATTTATCCATTTGTGCTTTAGTAGCATGTTCTAATATTTCTTTAGAATATAATACTTTTACGATAAATCTTAAATCTAACGAATCTACGTCTAAAACACGACCAGGATCAGATGCTCTTTCTGAGAAATAAAGAATCATTTTCATTAGACCATCTGCTAATTGAGGTCCTCTATATTTAATCATTTTTTTTAAGAAATTTAGATTAGCATCATTAACATCATCTAAATTCATTATATCTGCAAATACACCTATACCTACTTCATCATATTCATTACCAAATATATCTTTCTTTTTAGTTACTTTACCACCTGTTAATTCTTGTTGAGCATATTTCATTTGCTCATTCAGTAAAGATGAATAAGAAGTTTTCATAGATTGTTTAGCATCTTCTAGTGTTTGGAAACGATTAGATGCATAGTTATAATACATTGCAGCTTTACCTGTTAAAGAAGATTCTATATTAGCTAAGCTACGAGTTATAACACGTGTTAATGCAGTATGTGCAGCATTATCAAAAGATGTTCTAGTATCTCTATCTTTAAGTATATATTTAGATAAATCTATATCAGTATCTAATTTTTTATTACTACCAAGTCTTTGACCTAACCAACCTTTTACTCCTCCACCAAGAGCCCAACTATTCATCATAGTCTCTAAGAATTGACCAGGATTTCCTAATAAACCTAATGCTGATCTACCGGCATAAGATCCACCAAACATTTTATTAGCACCATATTTCATTCCTTCTTTTGCCCCTACAGAAAGAATACTTTTAAATCCACCTTGTGATTGTAATAAAGGAATGATAAGACCAAGTGCCATACCAGCTCCTCCAGTACCAGACATAAAGGCTTCTTTAGCTAAGTTAGATACAAGTTTCTTAGTATTACCTCTAAGAGATCCTCCTGCAAATACTTGTTTAATTAACGAATCTGCTTGTCTTTGACTTTCTCTTTCTCCACGAGGATTTAAATTAAATCCAGTCTTTAAAGTACTATTAATAGATTTTAATTCTTCCAGTATGCTATTTTGAGTAGTCATACTATTTTTATAAAAATCTAATTGTATTGTATTTTTAACTTTATTTATTTGAGCTACTTGATCTGATATATTTTTAACATGCTCTGTTAATGTATTTTGAAATTTACTATTTAATGCTATAGACTCAGAATGCATTTTAGACATTAACTTTGCTTGTTGACCAAACATTGATCCAAATATCTTCGATTGTCCTTGTAACATACCATTTGTTCCAGTCTTAGTAGACTGAGAAGATACTATACGTCTCATCTTTTTAGGAGCTGTTGTATTAGCATCACTATTATATAGTATTTCTTTATTATCTAAAGCATCTTGGTTAAACCCTGTATCAGCTACACCAGATGTATTGAATTCTTTTAGGTTAACTTTAAAAGCATTTTTACCAGTAAATGTACTATATCTTTTCATATTAGAAGATACATCATTTTCTACATTTTTTAATTGTAAAATTTGTTCTCTGGCTTTACGTGGTTTCTGTTTTTGAAAATTAGAAACTTTTTTAATGAAACCTTCGTTCATCTTTTTAAAATTATCATTTATTTTAGACATTAATATAATTACTCCTTTCTATATTAATATTAATAAGTATAACCCAAAAGTTTTAGTATAGTTCTATAACACGAAAAAAAAAACCTCCGAAGAGGTTTCATTAATTCGCCTTCATTAAGAAGTTAGTAACTTTGTTACCAACCTCGATAGAAGTTTTTAATATTGAGTCTATTTCATCAGTCGCATGTCCTGATTGTAACACTCTAACATAAAAGTCACGATAATTTTCGCAACCATTTTGAAACTGTTCCATCAGTTTTATTGTTCTTTCCATGTTCTCAGTTACCATAACAAGTAATGCTGTAGGTGCGGATTTTTCTAACAAGAAATTTACAACTTTCGCATTTGATATTTTAGCATCTAAAATATCAAACTTAGCTTCAAAAGTTTCTCTTATTTGTTCTCCTAAAATTTGTTGATCTTCTGTAAGTCCTTTTAAATTGTTGTCCATAATTTTTCTAATAGTTAACATAGCTTTCTCCTTATACATTTGGCATTAGATATTTAAACTCATTTTGAGTACCAAATGTTTTATTATTTATTTCTATCATATATATAATATACAAAAAAAAAACTTAAGATAACTAAAAAATGCGTAAAAATAAAGCCCCCATATGGGGGCATAATATTATCTGTATCCAAATTTATTTCTTGCTGCTATTATCATAGCTAATTCATTTACTGTTGATTTATGTTTAAGTGCCATAACATCTTCGTCTACGATGTTATTTAGATTAAAACTTTCACCTAACATTTTAACACTGGCTGCTTCTACATCTAATACTTGATTTACCATTCTAGATAAATCTATAGGAGATGTATTTATTATATTTCCTTTATAGAAATATTTAGCTTTTTCAGCTGTAGGTAATTTAGCATTTCTTTTTCCTAATGCTTCTCTTATTTCTTCATTAGACCTTTCTAAAATATTATTAATACCTAAAGCTTCTCCTTGTGCTACTAATCCTTTAGTATTTAATCCAGCACTTTCCATTTTACCTGATGGAATATCAAAATCTTCATTTGCTGGTTCTGTTTCTTCACCTTCTTCAGGTTGTTCTTCTGAACCTTCTTCTTCAGGACCAAACTCTTCAGCTGGTTCTTCTTCTGGATCATCGAAGTCACTGAATTCATCTTCTACTTGACCATCATCCATTGGTTGTTCTTCCATACCTTCCATAGCCATTGGATCTTCAACAACATCTTGTTGTTCTTCCTCTTCTTGTTCTCTTTTGATGAATTCATTTTTAGCTTCTTTTAATAGAGTTCTAAAATCTTCTTTCAGATCATCATCTAGAGCTCCTTCTCCTTTAGCTACTAATATAGCAGCATTCTGTAATTTTTTTACATATCTAGTTAAATTATCTGCAGCTTCTTCATATGGAATTCTTCTATTATTCAATAGACCTGTTCTATGATCTATTTTTTTATTAACTTGTGATATTAATGAAGATGTAACTCCTCCTGCATCTGGAGCTGATCCATAATTATCTAAACTTACTAAAGATTGTTTAGTTAAGTCTATCGGATTCTTTTCATCAAATAAACAAAAAGATTCTCCTAATACCTTTAAAGGTGTTTTAGAATCTATAACTGCTACATTTTCTGATACACCTGCTAAATATGCTCCTATAATTGTATGCGAAGATTCTCTTTTTAATGATTCTGCTAACTCTGTTAACAACATTATTACTTACCTCCTATATAATTGAATTTAATATGGTAGAAAGTTTTTCTTCCGTTATATCCTTATAAAAATCTTCGACAGTTCTATAAATTATATGAGATTTAGACAAGATCTTTTCTCTACTAAAATCATCTTTATCTATTTCTCTTAAACATTCAAAGAATTGTTCCCTCGTTCTAGGATATTGATAAGTATTCTTAAGTATAATAATTAATTCTAGATCTACAATATTTAATATCATTTCGCTTTACTCCTTTGAATTTTTTGTTCTGTTTTTATTTTAATGTAACACGCATCAACTATCGTAAGAATTTTATCCTTGGCTAAATCAGAATTATTTTCTTCTACTAATAAATCTAAATCTTTCTTTCTATAATAATTTAATACTGATTTTACAGCTTTATTAGGATTCTTACCTGTCCTTTTAATAAATTCTATAATAGTCTTAAAGAAAATTTTATTCCATTCTTTATCAGATATTTGATTAATGAACTTATATTTCATACTTAAAGTATGTCTTAAATAGTCATTAGAATTATATAATAACATTTTATACCATCTAGGTAAATTATCTGTATAGTATATTTCTATTACTACTCTTTCATCTTTAGGATCTTTTACGAATGTTTTATTCGTTCTACTATCTACAACATGTTCATCACGTAATAAGATTTGATATTCAAAATCTTGTGCTACATCATAATGTATTTTCATACCATTATCTACATCAGGTTTAGAAACAGCAGCCATTCTTTCTTGTTCTAATAATCTCATTTCATTTTCGTTTAATACCTTTAAATAATTTTTAGGTATTACAGAATATATACTTAATTGAACAAACATAGGTCCTAAAATACAAATACCTTGTAATTCAGCAGATTCATTATAAATTTCTTTAAAGACTTTCATTAGTTGAGCCTTATGTGGATTATAAGTTCCTATAGTACCATCTTTTTTCTCTAAGAACCTGGGTCTACTATCGATAAGTGGGTGGCCAGGTATTACGATTGTACATTTTTGATCGAATTTATAATCCAGATATTCATAAGGCTTTCTAAGTTTTTCGATTATGGTATCTGGTTGCCAATTAGAGTCTTTAAATCGGCGATCGATATCATTTTTTGTTAAACTTTTCATACCTTCCTCCTGCATAATATAATACTAAGGAAGTTTGAATTATTTAACGTTTACCTAAACCTTTCTTAACTGCATTAACAGTACCTTTAGCAGCATTAACAGCACCTTCCGGTATAGAACGTGCTCTTTCTTTAATATCTCTTGGTGCACTAGATAAAAGATCCCATGTTCTAGTTAATCCTAATCTTATAGATTGTGATTTTTCTTGTATAGCATACATACCATTTTCTCCTATATCTGCCCATACTTGGAATTTTCTATCTAATATATTTTTAAATGTACCTTCATTAGCCATATATTCTTTATACATTCTTTCATTAACATTCATTTTTTGTGTACGTGTTAATGTTGTAACGTTCATTCCACATAAAGTAGCTAAGAAAGTAGTCATTGATGATGATAATGTCATTCCAGATTCAAACCAACCTGGCATTTCTCTATATATGTAACTATTTAGATCTCTTAATGTTATTGCTACATCTACTTCTGTAGGCATTCCATAATCATTTAATGTCTCCATTTTTCTAGATATAGTCATACTCTCTATTAATCCATATTCTGTATTTATTACACCTTGAGAGAATACTCTTAATATAGGAGCTGATGAATAGAAACCTCCTGTACCTAATGGGACTGCTAAACACATTAATTTGTTTAATTGATGTATAATAGACATAAATACTGTTACTGGATCTCCACTAGCTGCTATAAGTTTAATATTAAATGAATAAGATTTCTGATAAGTAGTATCTTTCCATACATCTGGTATAATAGCATTACCTCCTAAAAAGGTCATAAGACTATTACCTCCGTCAAAAGCACCTAAAGTTTTACCCATAACCTCTTTTACTAAAGAAGACGTATCTCCTAATAGGTTATCTAACCCTTGTTTAAATTCTGACGGTTCTGCACTATTACTAATTGTATCAGATGCTTCTATAGCACCGTCTACATAGAATACTACGAATCCTGAAGATTGTTTTTCTTCATCATTAGATCCTGAACTAAATGCGATAGCAGGTACACCTTGAATAACTGAGTCTACCAATCCCACTCCTAAGTTAGCTATGTCAGTATGTTGAAATGTATTAAAAGATAAGGATCTTATTTCAGGTTTAGTCATTTTTAATCCACCACCATATGCTGATGCTTTATCATCTGTACCGAACATTGCAGCTGATATTCCTAATTCCTCTATACCCATTAATAATATAGCAATTCTATCATGTCTAGCTACTTCTAAATAATATTCTTTTAATTTAGGTTGGTTAAAGTCTATACCACCTGCTATAACTTTCTTTTGTAAATAAGTAACATTTTCTGGATTTAAAATGGTTTCCCAGCTTTTACCATCTAGTTTCAGACCCCATGTGATAAATCCGGGTTGAAATGCTATAAATGTTCCATATCTCATTACAGTGTTTATATACTGATAACCTAATCCATCATCTATTCCATCTAATGGAGGATCTGTAGTATCTAAATATGTAGCTGGTAATCCTCCTATACCGTATACAGCAGATTTAATAGCATATTTTTCTAATCTTTTTCTCGTATTAGTAAAATTCTTATTAAATCTTACAGCTGTTATAGAGTTCTCTAATGAAGAATCGGTAATTGATTTTTGTTTAAATCTTATTTTACTATTTTTTAAACGTTTAAATTCTTTAGATAAGAAATCCTTATCATATTGATCTTCAGCACCAAATTCCACATCAGGAGAAGTAGGCGACGTTCCTGTCGCCTTTTCTACTAATTCTACATTAGCTTCTCCATATTTCTGTATGTCACCTTCTCTTTTAGCATTCTTTAATTGTTTAGAAACACTATTCTCTTTTTGTTCATAAGTAACCTTTCCATTTTCTTTTTTAGTTACTATAGAAGTATTAGCATATCCAAGATCATGTTTCCCTAAATTTGCACTATGAGTTATAGGTTTATTTTGACTGACAAATGTTATTCCTCCTGTACTTTGTTTAGCCATTGATTTCCTCCTTTCTATCCATTAGTAAATAAAGATTTATTTTCTTCTACTGATGGTTTAAATAAATCTAAAAATGCTGTATTTACATTTTGACTATTTACTGTTTTCATAATAGTAATTAAAGGTACTTCTTTTTTATCTAAAGCTATACCTGCATCTTTAGTACTCTTCGTTTGTTCATTTAACACATCTGTATGTTTTTTATTTGTTTCTAACATATTTTGTGTGCCTAATTTGTTTTGTACTGTACTATCTATTAATGCTGTTGACAATTCTAATAAAGCATTAACTACAGGGGATTTCGTTTTTACATCTGCTATAGCACCTGCTGCAGTAGACAATGATTTTGTTAATACATCGTCAGTATCTTTATATTTAATATTTAAGATACCCCATCTTTTATTGTTTTGTCCTTCAGACATATTACGAATTTCTCTATAATATTTTGCTTTAGCTATATTATCTCTAGCAGCTAACGATAAATTTCTACTTCTATCTGAACTCATCTGGAATTTCTTATATTTAGACTCTTTAGAATCAACAGGAGTAGCAATTGTACTTTTATATTTTGGATCTGGTGTATTTTTTGCATTTTGTACTGTATTATTATATACTTGTGATGTATTATATTGAGAACTTCCTGTAGAATAATAATTAGATACGTTATCAGTAACATTTTTAATGATTGTATCTTTATCTCCACCAAATCCTTTAGCTGGTGTCTTATTAGATTTATTATTATTAGACATTAAGGCTGCAGTATTATTATTTACAGAACCTCCACCAGACATTCCTGTAGGTTTAGCACAAAATCTACTATCTCTATATAATGTAACACGTCTACCATATCCGTTATTTAAATTACTTTCATTATAAGGTGTACTTCTTCTTTGATCGAAGTCTGATACCCAACCAGAATTTTTTGCACCTGCTTGAGGACCACAATACATTTGTACGTGACCACTTTCATGTGTTCCAAATGGCCATATTATACAAACGTCACCTGGTTGAGGAGGTGATTGTACAGATATCATAGTAAATCCGTAATCAGGAGGTAATCCAATTTGTTGATCTATATTAGAGTTAGGTCCCGGTATTCCTCTACCAGCTGCTCTATCTTGACTACCTTGTCTCCATGTAGTTTGTAATGCAGATGAATAACCAGCTTTAATAAGAGCATTAACAGTATACTCTCTACATTTAGATAATGATTTACTAGCTGCTCTGCTAACACAATATTTAGCAGCTTCGAATGGTTGATCTCCGTCCTTTAATTGTAAAGCAGGAATTATTGGTAATGGTATTGTATCTTGCATCATCGGGAATGCTGCTCCAGTAGATCCAGCTACTGTTCCGTTATTATAAGCAGAACCATTTCCTCCAGCAGATTTTATATTCTTCTTTTTAGTACCAAAGAAAAATTGTTTCAGTTGACCATCTTCTCCTTTAAAGAACCAACCTCCTAAAGAAGCTGATGTTCCTTTTATAGGAGTCTCACTAACGGTAGAATCTGTAGTGGTGTTTGATGAGCCAGTTGACGTATCAGTAGTTGTAGAAAAATTATTAGGTTCACTTGAAATAACTCCACCTTTTTTCATTTTACCTTCGGCTCCAGAACCTAATCCACCAACGTGACTCACTTCTCCATTATTTAGTATATTAATAACTCTACCAGCATCTGTTACATGAACTGCATAATCTACATCTCTTTGAGCAATATCTCTTCTTTCGAATAGATTTATAGGACCGTTCTGCATAGGATCCATTACCCATGGAACTCCTCCTTGTCTAATTAATAATATCCAATGTCCGCCTGCATTTAATATAGCAATTTCCCAATTACGTATACCCCAACCTTTAGGATTTCCTTTTTTATCTTGGTTAGCGAAAGTAGCAACTTTAACTTTACCTTCTTTTGCACGTATCTGATCTATTTCATATTTAGACATTCCAAAACCTAAAAAGAATCTTTGAGATACTCCTAAATCTTTATCGAATAATTGTTTACTATCAGCATATCTTTTTACGGCTTTAGCATCAAATCTTTTGTGATCATTAAAATATACAAGTTTCTGTAACATTAATGCACAAGCAATTCCACAAGTAGTATTATCTTTACCTGTTAATCCAAGAACACTTCCGACATCTTTCTGTTTTACGAAACAAGTCTTAATTGAATCAGCAGATATACCGATACCACGTCCATAATATTGTACTTCCTCATATGGAGATTGTCCTCCTATAGATCTAGGACCTCCAGAACCACCTTTTGCTTCAGCTAATTTTTTAGAATGGAATTCATTAAATTTAGATATACTATCATTTAATGATAAAGCAGTTCCACCTTTCTTACCTGTAGATGTAGTTAAAGGTGCATTACTATCTATATAAGCTCGTCTCATACCACTCATTTCCATTAAGTTAGGATTACTTTTACCTATATAATTCATTGATGTCGGTAACATATGTGTCATATGAATCATACCTGTTGATACGTTATCTACTCCATTGTTAGCTAATACTTTAGCATCATGTGCCATTCTAGCTAAAAATAATGTACCATTTTGTCTAGGGTCGGTTAAATTTCCTCCTTGAGAAGTATCAGGTACTCCGTATGCAGCACCATTATATTTTATTCCTCCTAAGCTTTCTGTTAAAGTTGCTCTCCAAGAAGCAGCATTTAATTGCCCTAGTCCTGTATAAGAACCTGTCTTAGCATTAGGGTTAAGTCCTGATTCTAAATACATCATTGCTGTAATAGCATCTGCAGGTATATTAAATTTAGATGATAATGCATTAATAAGAGGTGCCATATTTTTATAACCTGAACCTGATACAGCAGGTAATTGATCCCATTTCCATCCCCCATTATCTGTTATACTTTTAGCACTAAATGTTAATCCACCTGCTAATCCAGTACCTGCATTAATTGGTTGAGACTCTTCAGAACTATCTGAATGATTGTTAAATATATTTGTTATATTTTCTCTCATACGTTGTATTTTTTGTCCTACAGGAGAATGACTCCAAATATTACTTTGTATATCTTTTCCTTTAGAACCAAAACCACCTGTTCCAGTTCCACCTTGTTTTTTAGCTTTACCTGGCAATCCAATATTTGTTACAATAGCACCTTGGAATATTGCAGCAGCTACAGAATAATTTAATAATTTAGCATCTGTATTAGACATTATTTCCCATTGTTGTTTTAAAGGATCTCCTACATATACATTATTTTTATCTTTCGCTATAACTGCTACGAAATGTTTATATCCTCTATTCTGTATTAGTAAAGCCATGATAGCTCTACCAGAATATAAAGCTGATTTAATGTCATCTCTATTAGCAGTTATTTTACCACCGAAATCTTCAAAAAATGCTGTAGATACAGATCTATTAGAAAGTATATGTCTTTGCATATGTCTAGTTAATGTTAAATCATCTATATTTATTCCTTTATGTGCAGCTATCATTTTCATAACAGCTAATGCACATCCGTCATCATTAGTATTCATAGAACCTAATTGTCGTCGTTCTAATTCTCGTTGTGCAAAGAATTGTGGAGCATTGTCTCCTACAAATCTATTAGAATCTAATGATGTATGGTATCTAGGACCTCCAGATCCTCCTTCATTATAAATACGAGATATCTCTTCTGATATTTCTTCTTGTGTTCTTCCTTCTTCTATCATTCGTTTTTGAACTTCATTTATAGTTTCAGCTTTTTTCTCAAGGTCTTCCTCGTTTGTGTTAGATCCAGAATCGGAATCTATCTGTTTATCTACTTTATTTTTAACATCTTCGAAGTGTTGTAAATTTTCCACACTGTCTCCAACACCTAATGGTTTCATAATACCCATCATCCATTCATAAAATCTAAAACATAACCATTTCATAACCGAGTCCATAGAAGATAATATTGCTGTAACTACAAAGCATCCAGGAATACATTCTATTAAAGACATAGTACCAAATGTAACAGCACACGCATATGTTTGCCATGCTGTAGCTTTATCTCCTTCTGGTATTTCAAAGAAATCTTTAGCACGTTTAGCACCTTGCCAAGCATCCCATGCAATAAAAGCTAAATTAATAACAGCTGTTACTATACCAGATGTTAATACACCTTTTATAGATCCTAAAAAGGATTTAGTAGCTGCTTTAGTTCCACCTTCACCTACTATTTTTGTTGCAAATTTATCAATTAATTTAGTAAATAATTTTTTAGCATAAGGTACAATTCCTTCAGCTAGATATTTAGCAAATCTTTTAACTCCTGGAATTTTATATAATAATTTACCTAAGAATTCTAATCCTTTAAATACATATCCTAAAATCTTTCCTAATTTACCTCCGTTTTTAGGATTTAATAATTTACCAAAAGATTTGAATCCACCTTTAATAACTTCTTCAGATCCTTCAATAGCTATTTTTAAAGCTACATCATCTACTTTAGAGATTACTTTATTTAATACTTTACCACCTAATTTTTTTGCTCCACCAGCTATAGCTTTACCAGCACGTCCTATAGTATGTTTTCCTATCCATGCAGCTGGTTTAACTCCAGGTATGAGTTTAGCAGCTCCCCATAAAAATTTACCTATGGTTTTTAATTGTTTTACATTTGTACTATAATGTCTGAAGAATTTCCACAGATCTCCCATGAAAGATATTCTTCCATCATCGAACCAGTCACCTGGTTGTTTTTTTTGATAAAAATGATCAGGTATATAATTGAATCCATCATTTATAGCTTTAGGCCAATTTAATGGATTTAAAGTATCTAAAATTACTGGAACTGTTTTCTGAGCAGCGTCCATTAATTGAGGAAAGAAAAAGTATCCTGCTAATGCAGATGCTATTAAACTAAACTTACCTTTCTTTTTCTTCTTCTTTTCTGCTTTACCAGATGTATTATCTGCTATACGTTGTAAACTCTCTCTATTCTTTTCTTCAATTTCTTCTTGTTTATCTTGATCTTCATATTCATCTTTAAATTCTTTATCATTAGTAGCAAATTGTATACTATCTTGTAAATTAGTTACAATAGCTTTCTTAATATTATCTTGTGCTTGTTGATTAGTAGTTGTTGATTTCTTTACATCTTGAGATGCTGATCTAGATAAAGATTGTAATCTGTTTTTATATGTCTCAGCATCTACTGCTCCTATTACAGATACAGCATCTAGATTTCCTCCTACTAATCTAATAGCTAAAGTAGAAGACAAAGTAGTATCTACAGATTCTTTTACAGTAGATATTTTATTTATCGATTGTTTTTCTTCATTGTCTGTAGATTCAACAGTTTTATTAGTATTTATTAGTGTAGGATTATTCTTTTCTGCTACAGCTGCTTTTATAGATTTATATCTAGCTTCTATATCTATTTTATTTCTTTTTCCTACTAGTATTTTAGAAATATTATGAGCACCTTTATCAGCACCACCTTGTTTTAAGACTTCTTTCATAGTAAAGCTTTCTTCACCAGCTGGTCCTAATCCCATAGCAGTTCTCATTAAATCTCTAATGTTATCTCCCCAAGACATATTTTCGTCACCTGTGAATTTTCGTCCTAAAGAGTTCATTAGACCTTTACCCATTTTACCAAATAGACCACCTAATTTAACTACCCATGTAGCAGCACCACCTAATAATTTACCAGTAGCAAATCCTACAACAGGTCCTAATATAGGTCCCAGTCTAACATTATTTTTAACCCAGCCACCAATCTTCATACCTTGAGCCATTCCCCAAGTCTTTGGTAGCATCTCTTTATATGTAGCTTCCATTAAAGCTTGACGTTTTGTGACATTTGTTTCTTTTCCATCTTTACCTGTCATCTTTTCGTCACCTAAAGATGTAGTCATTATATCGACAGCTGATGACAGTTTTCCAGAGAAGATAGCTGTTGATGCAGCACCTATTCCTAACATTAAAGATCCTATTGGTCCAGTCATCCCAGAATTCTTAGCCATAGCTGATACTAAAGAAGCATAAGCTCCTGCTGCTCCTACTGTAGCTAATCCTCTTACTTTAGCATTATTTTCCATTTGCCATTTAGCTATATTAGTAGCTGATTTAACGGTATCTTTAATAGTCCAAGTTACCATTTCAGGAGGTTTAGCTGCATCTAAGACATCTGAATAAGTATTTAATCCAGACATTGTAGCATAATCATTTCCTTCTAAAGCTGATAATCCTGATTTATCGAACGCATTAGATAGTTTCTCTAAATAAGGAGCAAACATATGGTTTTGCTTTTTTAATTGTGCAACTTTTGCTTTTAAGATAGCTCCTATTTTAGTATTACCATTCATAAAGATTGGTCCTACCATTTTATTGTATTCTTCAACTAACTTTTGTTTAATTTGGTCTTTTTCTGTTATTCCAGTTAAATCAATTATATCTGTACCTATATTAGAAGATAAAAAAGAAAAGTTCTTTCTTTGATCAGAATAAGCTTTATCTAACTCATGTCTAGTAGCTGCACGCATAGTTTTCTTCGTACTATCATATACTTCTTTATATGTTAATTTCTCCCATGCTGCAACCGATCCTTCAGCTTCATCAAAAGCATCATCCATAGCCGATGATACATTGTCTCTTAAATTATTAGCATAGCCAATTAATTTATCCCATACTTTCTTAGCTTCTTTTTGCGGTAAATCTCTTAAAGCTTCAAGAAATATCTTAAATGAGAAAGCAGATTCTGCCATTTTATTTAGTGATTGTTTATCTGCGTTTTTTACTGCATCACTACCGTGTATAGCTCTCATTAAAATTTTTACATCTATATTGGTGTCTAATATTCTACCGGGCTCATTAGTATGTCTAGCTAAAAATGCCACTAATCTTATTAAGTATTCTCCTAATTGTTGACCTTTAGACTTTATAGCTTTTTGTATAAAATCTAAATTAGCATCTTTAACGTCATTAGTAATTTTAGATAATTCTTTCCATAATCCATCTTCTTCTACATCAACCATTTCACCAAAGACATTCTTTTTAATTTTATAAGATGATATTATTCTTTTTTCAAGGTCTTCAACTTCTTTTTTCATTTGAGAAGTTTCACCTTTAGCTAACATTCTATTAGCTTCTTCAGGAGTCTCAAATCTATTTGTATGATAGTTATAATACATTACTGGCTTACCAGATAAAGTAGATTCTATTCTAGATAAATAACGTGTAATAACACGTGTTAATGCAGTATGTGCTTCCATATCAAATTGAGCACGACCCTTATGGTCTTTATTTAATACTGAGGAAATATCATATATCTTAGCTTTACCGTCTTGTCTACCAGCTTTTTTTCCTATCCATTTTTTAATACCTTTACCAGATACGCCCCACGATGTTATAATATCTTCTAAAAAGTCCCCTGGGTTATTTAACATTCTAGATGCGTTTTTAAAAGTTCTATTTCTTTTACCTAGTTGATCAATTCCCATACTGATGGCACCTTTACCACCGTATGTTAATAGTCCCTTTATACCACCCATACCCATCATTAGAGTAGGTGCCATGGTTAACCCCATAGAGAGTATTCCTAATTGACCACCAGACATTTGATCAGCACCATCTTTTGCTAATTGTTTTAATATCTGTTTACTTTTACTACGTAAAGATCCGCCACCAGAAAATAATTGTTTGATTAAAGAGTCAGCTTGTCTGTTAACATTACGTTCTCCTTTATCATTTAAATTAAATCCAGTCTTTAAAGTGCTGTTAATAGACTTTAATTCTTCTAATATACTATTCTGAACAGTTAATGAATTAGTATAAAAATCTAATTGTACACTATTCTTTACTTTATTTATTTGTGCTACTTGATCTGATATATTTTTAATATGAGATATCAACGTATTATTAAATTTAGTCGATAGAGTCATTTTTTCTGAGTGTAGTTTAGTTAAGAAATTAGACTGATTTCTAAACATATGAGACATCATTTTATTTTGTTTCTCTAAAGGATTATCATTAGAGGATTTAATACGTCTCATTTTCTTAGGGGCTACACCAGAATTATCACTACTATAAAGTACATCTCTATTTAATGCATTACTATCTATACCGACATCTGACACATCGGTATCTTTAGGTACTTTATAATTAAATCCGGATATATATTTACCATAATTACTAGATAATTTATTAGACTCTGATTTAACATCGTCTAAACGAGTATCTCTAAAAACTTGTTTTTTTGGAGTTTGTCGTTTAAAATTGTTCACTTGTTTACTAAATGAATCAACTTGTTTTTTAAAATTATCATTTATTTTAGACATTAATATAATTACTCCTTTCTATATTAATATTAATAAGTATAACCCAAAAG